CATCATTGGTTGACCCGACAGTCTGCTTGGTTAGCAGGGCGGACGCAACGAAGTAGCTTAACTAGCACGATGAAAAAGCCCTTTACGCCGAGAGTGTATTCAACTATGGTCAGTATTGGTAGATCCCGACCCAACTAGGTTGCTAGTCACAATACATAGGGGAAGGGGAATCGCCAAGAAGTTGCAAGAGTAGGCTTGACCGCCAGAGGGTAGCGACGCCATATAAAAACACACTAGCATAGAGTGACGAGCCCGTTTAGCGGCGGGTGTTATGAGTTACTCGAATGTCAATACTTTGGTGAGTAGCCGGCAAGGCGGTTCGATTCCGTAGTGTGTTTCTATATGGTAATGTAGGACAATGGTAGTCCACCTCCTTCATACGGAGACTGTTAGTGGTTCGAGTCCACTCATTACCACCATGGAGTTGTTAGTGTAAAGGTTAACACCACGGATTGTGATTCCGTTAATATGGGTTCGATTCCCATACATCTCCCCAATCAACACCGCCGCAGTAGCTCCAACGGTAGAGCAGAGGATTGAAAATTCTTGTGTTACTGGTTCGAGTCCAGTCTGTGGCACCAAAATTTACTCGATTCGTCTATCGGTTAGGACATCTGGTTTTCAACCAGGTAAGAGCGGTTCAACTCCGCTATCGAGTACCATTACAGCCTCATAGCTCAGTTGGTTAGAGCACCGTCTTGATAAGGCGGGGGTCCTGTGTTCGAGTCACAGTGAGGCTACCAAATTTTCGGGATAGACGATGGGTTCGAGTCCCCGGTAATCTAGCATAGTCGGGGTTGGCTATGTGACACCGCAGACGATTACCGGGTAGTATAAACTTGCCCATTCGAGACACTACTGAGTAGCACTCTTTAAGGACAAGACATTACCCAGTCGAGTTTATAAAGACTCTCAGTGTCCCGAAAACCTTATAGATGATATTTTACACGAATAGATAATTGGCCACTAGGCGGTATAAACTCAGTGAGTTTGCCTTCATCCTTTTCCTTGTTGATCATAGAAAAGATAGGACCAATGGAATATTCGCCAGTTGGATCAGTGTCTACTGTTATTTCTTTGTAAAAAAGATCATTGATAAAAATTTGTAAAGTTCTTTGCATCAAGTATTTAAAAACGTTATCGAATATTTGTATAGTACAAAAGTTTTACTCCCGGATAGTGTAGTGGTAGCACAACAGACTTTGACTCTGCTAGTGTAGGTTCGATTCCTACTCCGGGTGCCAATAAATAAAGAATGCGGGATTAGTTTAATGGTCAAACGAAACCTTGCCAAGGTTTAGTCAGGAGTTCGATTCTCCTATCCCGCTCCAAATACAAGGAAGTGTGGCAGAGTCCGGTTTATTGCACCTGTCTTGAAAACAGACGGCCTGAAAGGGTCCGTGAGTTCGAATCTCACCGCTTCCGCCAATAATAAAAAGAATGTATAACCTTAAATACATGATGAAACAACCCATTAAAATTATTCCCAAAAAATCAGTTATAAATGTATACTGGAAACTCACTGATTTTTGTAACTTTAAATGCAATTACTGTCCTAGTTTCTTGCACAGCGGAAAGTATGCCAATGGAAAATTACCCGGCTTTCCGATTTATTCTGACATTATAGTTTTTATGGACAAGCTAAAAGCATTATCGGCTTCCGGAACGCATTTAAATCTTCAGTTTGGCGGCGGCGAACCAACCCTACATCCTAATTTCCTTGACATCATAAAATATATGAGTGCAGAAAATGTGTATCTCGGTGTCACTACCAACGGATCTAGAAGTGATGAATGGTGGAGCGAAGCTTTGCCATTTTTAGATAATGTAACAATGTCTCTTCATCCAGAGTTCACAAAGATAGACAAAGTAAATGTTCTGGCAAAATCCATAGTAGAGTCTGACACTTCGATATTGTTTAATCTTAGTTGCGATCCTGACAGATGGGACACTGTATTAGAGTTATACGACAATATAGACGATTATTTGAAACCAATGGTAACTACAAAAGTTCTGAATTATTTAGAAACAACTAGAGAAAATTATTCTTATACAAATGAACAAACCGCATGGATTAAAAACCACATTGCGAATCCGTCATCATCCCGTGGTTTTATTAACTCGGTGATATATTTCGACGACGGATCATCTGAAAATTTAGTCCTGAGTAAAATTACTATCAATAATTGGAATGAGTTTGAAGGTTGGAAATGTAAAGTAGCTAGTCAAAGTTTAGTGATTGATTTTAACGGAAAAGTCAATGCCGGAATATGTAATGCTAAATCTTTGGGTCACATAACTGATTTTAATTTAGATACTAACTATCTAGCCTGTCCATTTAAATATTGTACCTGCCCAACTGATATCAGGTCTGAAAAATATAAAATTTAACCCGCGGTCCTTAACTCAATTGGATAGAGTGCCAGTCTTCGAAACTGGAAGTTGGGAGTTCGAATCTCTCAGGACCGGCCATTATTAAATAGTTTCTTCCCAAGGTCCAGGAAACAATCTTATTAAGATCATGATCCTAGTCTGATCACCATTATTGACAACTCTGTGCGGAGTTTTTACTCCCAATATGTATGGCTCATATGTTTCAGCTTCATATATTAGTTCACACTGGTCTTCGGTGTATCTAAAATATTGATGAGTCTTACCCTTATTGTTTACTTTGGCAATGGTATAATCAGAGTTTACTTTAAAAAAATTAATCCAAGTATTTTCACAGCCGATTATTGGTATATTTAAACTATGTTTAAAAGGACCACTGTCCATGTGATAAGTGCCGGCGTCTTTTCCAACGGTTACGTTGACAGCAATCGAACCCACTGAATCGAACATTTTTTTACTTTTTAAAAAATCGCGTAGTGCGGCAACTTTGAGAAATATTTCTCTATTATTTTCTATATAAGTTAATGTTGTTTTATCAAGTAAATATTCAGGTATTAATTTTAATACTTCTTGTTGTATCTCGTTGAGATTTTCAATGTGTACGGGTTTATAAAAATCAGCAGTGTTCATAAAAAGTATTTATACCTATAAATATAATTATGCAATTTATCAAACTTAATAAAAAATTTGATGTTAGTAGTTTTACAGAAACATCACTGATCAACGAATATGCCATCAATGGCAAGGGCATTGGATTCTATAACATCGACAATTACAATAAAGAATTGATGCTTTCAGTTATACCAGAGAGATTTAGAAAAGATTTCTTTGCAAGAGAAATGAAAATAAATTATAACATTCCTCCTCATACAGATAGCTACGTGTATGCTACTATAAATTTTTATGTCAAAGCCGTTGATTGCCAAACAAATTTCTTTAAGAAAGTAGATGCTAGCCTTGGAGTTAAAATGACCACTCAGACTACTGGCAGGACATTTAAAGAAGAAAATTTAGAACACGCTGGAAGTTTTGTAGCAGAATCTGGAGATGCTTGGTTATTGGATGTGTCTAGCCCACACAGCGTTAAGAATCTAAAATCTAGTACTGTTGACAGAGTTGCTCTGGTATTACAATCAAGTAACTATACCTTTGATCAAGTACACAGTATGTTACAAGAAACTGGTTACGTCGACGATTAGATTATAAATTCCTGCAATCTAAGTTTCGCTTCTGCCATAGTAAGTCTTTTTTTTGTTATTAAATCAACCAATACCACAGTAATGCATAAACGATCTTCTTTTGTAGTAGTTACATTATGCGGACATCCTGCTTGCACTAAACTAGGATAACTCAATGGGCTACTTTCCGCCAAGTCGACCATATCTGATCTCCATGGTATATATTCGGTATTGATCGGTGTTTTTTCTACTACGGCGGGCGCGGAAGATGTTTCTTTTACTTTATACCAATGCATTAGACTGCCGTGGCCGCCGTATATAAAGTTTATTTTAACGTAATCACCGCCCATGCAGTCTGTGTGGATTCCTTGTTTACTTAGGTTGGCATACGGACGAGAATAAAATGATTCCATGTACCAAATTTGTATGCCAAGATTTTTTAAAAAATTAATAAAATCAGGATTTATATTTTCATGATCAATGGGAGTTTGATATTTCTTTTTCAACTCGAGATGATCTATGATCGCTGGATTAATATTTAAATTTAAATATACGTAATAATCGGACATAACTATATTTAGTCACTAATTGACACAAACACCAAGATGTAGTATAATATAACAAAGGAGAAAGTTATGCCATGGATTGAAAACGTAGCCGCAGATGATATCCCAAAGAGATTTCATCACGAGCCTGGTGAGAACAGTATGCTGATCAGTATTGTCGATCCAGCAAGCTGGAGACCTTCACCTGCTCACAAGTTTAAAGAACAGCATAACTTTGAGTTCCTTGATATTGAAAAAAATGACTTTGCATTAGATGAAGCCATGCGTTGCAGTCAAGACCAGGCCAATGAACTTGTTCATTTGTTGCAACATGCCTTGGCCAATCGCATGAACGTTGTTGTTCATTGCTATGCAGGTATCTGCCGCAGTGGTGCAGTATGTGAAGTCGGAGTCATGATGGGCTTTGACGACACAAGACGATTCCGTAGTCCTAACTTGCTGGTCAAGCATCGCATGATGAAAGCCTTGGGTTGGACATATGATGAAGATGAGAAGCCAAACGTTGATGACTGGAGAACTTTTAAAAATGATGTATAAAGTGATAAGCAAAAATAATTTAACTTTGAATGAATATCCTACACTGGATCAAGCATTGTTATTTGCCAGTACAGTCGGTGTGTTTGTGACTATTGCAGGTCCAGACTTCGAAGCTTGTGGTATTTTTGGAGTCGATGAAGTAAAAGATCCCGACTACAATGGATGGATATCAAGAAAAAAAGGAAGATAAAATGCCAATAGCATATATTTTAATAGGAGTACCCGGTAGTGGAAAATCCACTTGGGTCGACGAAGCCGAATTTGCCACAGACACTGCACATATTTCATCAGATTATTTCATTGAAGAATATGCCGATTTGCACAGTACAACATATACATTAGTTTTTAAAGATTATGCGGCCACAGCAAATAAACTAATGTTCGATGAAGCATTGGAAGCAATTCGTCAAGGAATGGATATTGTATGGGATCAAACAAATACTACAATATCTACCCGCAGAAAAAAACTTGCCATGCTAAAAGACTATCACAAGATTGCAGTAGTGTTTAAAACACCTAAACCAGAAGTATTGCAACACCGTCTTGAGAGTCGAGGTCATTGGAAAGAAATTCCCAAGGATGTAGTGGAAAGTATGATTACACAATTTCAAGAACCAACTAAAAGCGAAGGCTTTGATGATATTTGGTTTGAAAATTAAACTAGGAGAATGATATGCCCTCAGTATTTTTAACCAGCGACACGCACTTTGGACACACAGGTGTATGCCGTTTTACCCGTAACGACGGAGTTACAAAACTTCGACCATGGGACTCAGCAGAGGAAATGGACGAGGAAATGATTCGTCGTTGGAATGATACAGTTAGACCCAACGATAAAGTTTATCACTTGGGCGATGTTGTTATCAACCGTAAATCATTGAAAACTCTTGCTCGTCTAAACGGCGACAAAGTATTAATCCGCGGCAACCACGACATCTTTCGAGATGACGAGTATCGAGAATACTTTCGAGAACTACGTGCTTACCATGTTATGAACGGGATGATCCTTAGCCATATTCCCGTACACAGTGACAGCTTGGGTCGTTTTGGCACTAACATTCACGGACACACCCACGCAAATCGTGTACGTAAGGCCCGTGGAGTCGATGCACGTACCGGAGAAATCTTATACAGTGACGAACCGGATGTACGCTATCATTGTGTTTGTGTAGAGCAAACTGACTTTGCTCCTATTTTATTTGAAGATGTTATCAAACGTATTGAAGCAGAAGGCGGAAGTGTGGGATTTAAAAACGGAAATGGTTCTATAATGTGATTGTAGTATTGCTAAAATCAGATATAGCACCAATCTTGTACACTAATCTAAAAACTTTAAATCCAGTGCGAGGACCATTTAAATAAATAGGATCTATTTCTTTTATAAAATTTCTAAAGTCACTTACAATAAGATCAAAAGTTCTAGTGTTATTGTGCATTTTGTAAAACCAATCATCGTGTTCGCCTAAAAACATGCGTGTGGGCTTATGTCCTTGGAATACTTTTCGGTGAGTCTGAGGATATATGCATGGTATAATAGCTCTTTCATAGAAACTATGCCTGGTTCTAGATTGTTCCAAAGACTGTATTGGCAATCTAAAATCAAGCATCTTTTCTTTAGCAAAACGGTTCTCTGGCATGTCTATCCATTTGGCTAATACATGCGCTTGCTTCACTTGCATTTCTGGCATTTCTGGGGCAAAATAAAATAATACATTTTCTACATTTGGATACTTGTCCTTGAATGGAGGGCGTTGCACATTTACTGTAAGATCAGACATCATCACATTGACAGTATTATCTGTATCGTAGAACAGATGCGGCTTATCAATGCCATACACTATAGCAATCTTCTTACCTTGTTCAGCTAACTGTTTGATATGCAACTGTTTGTCTAAATCATATCTTGCTCCGCTACTAGGATGTATCCATTCGCCGCATCTAAAAATCCAGTCATCTGTTTCATAATTTAGTAATGTTTCAAAATAGTCGTTGATGGTGATTTTTACATCAGGATGCTTGCTGTGAATTTCGTGCATCAATGGCATCTGTGCCAGCATTGTTTCACTCATTGTATTACCAGCACTGGTATCTTTGTTGGTTTCAGTCCACTGTGATAAGCCACTGATAGGAGCACTGGCTACTACTTCATCAACTAATATACCGTTGTTCAAAAAGCTCCATATCACATTGGTGCTATCACCACCACCACTGCACAGGATCACTACATAATCATATTGATCCCTGATCTGCTGTGCTCTAAGTTTGTAATACTGATCGAGACTGAGTTCCGGTTCAGTAGTCCAATCAGTGCGGCTATATATCTCATCATTAAAATGCCATTCTATTTCTTCTTTAGTTAGACTCGCGTCAAGCACGGCAGCTAATTTATCAGAAAATACTTTATTTCCTACGGTGTAATATCCGGTGTTTGTTTTCATTCTAAGTAACCTATGTCTTTTCGGTAAGTAAAGTTGTACATTTCAATATTTTCTAAAAACTTGTAAATTCTATCACTTGCTTCCATTCTTGTTGGTGCAGAACTAGTTATGACACTATTTAAAAGTTTCCTATCTTTATTAAAACTTATATGTATGTCAGGCAATTCCGGCCATAATTGAGGATTGTGGTGCGGCTCCAACTCTGCAGATCCGTACATGGCCTGAATATTTACGATATTATGATAATCAGAGTTTACGATTCGTAGACATACGGCTTGCTGATCATTATTTGACACTGGATCTATTTTTGCGCCAGTTGCGGCTTGGTATAACATATTTGAAATACTACACTTGCTGTCAAATGTCATGGCAATTGATTGAAATTCAGGGTCGCCTGGTCGGACGTTAATTTCAATCACATATACTTTGCCTTCCAAATCCTCCATAATGCCCAGATACAGAATCCCCACATAAGGAGTACCTTGTGATTTTAAGTAATTTAAAATAGTATCCGCATACTGATGCACTATGGGGTTAATATTAACTGGGGAATAACAACCCATGCTTGCAGTGTTGCTACCTGTGTCGCCTTCTCCGAACTTTTTATAATCTCTTGCAGAACCGAGATACTCCCAAGAATTCTCATTGCACAGTATGTGATAGGAATACTCACGTTTCCCGGTTATGAATTCTTCTACTAGAAAATGCTGATCCAAGAACTGGCCGAACCCTTTCATATACCTGTTCTGCCCAAAAGATTGCAAATTTTCAAATTCTTTATTCACGTTATCGTCGGTTATGATGACAGTCTGTAATCCTGCACGCCAGTCTCTTTCAAATTTTAATACCCATGGTCTGGGTATATTAAAAAATACTTCGAACAGTTTACTTTTATTATATACTCTGGATTTTGCAGTTGGAATATTCAGCTTTTGAAGTAAAGTCTTGCCATGAGCTTTACTCCATTCTAAGAATGATAAATCATAGCTCGGAGAGCAAGAAGGAATATTTTTTTCTTTTAGGAAATTCTGAAGACGTTGATTTTGTAGATAATTTATAGTAGTCAACCACACCAAATCCACTGGTGTAGTAGTCAGAAGGTCTATGATTTCGTCCACTGATTTTAGATCCAATGTGGAGTATCTTAATGAAGGTTGTATTGCAGGATTCGCTGTAATATGATAGATATGTTCTACTTCGTTTTCTTCTAATAATTTTTTAGAAAAAAAGTGTACCCCTGCGTGTGATCCAAATATTGCAATTTTCATAATGTTTATAAACGTGTTGGCCGGCCAACACGTTTATACAAGGCCCGGGTTTTTAAATAAGATATTATTCGCCTAATAATTCAACGGTGTTTGTGATACCATTTGATTCATTGTGTCTTATTCGAGCTACGCTATTAGCGTTTGTCGAGCTCAGTCCTTTAATTTCAAGATAAGCAGCTTCGTCTCGAAATACATAGTTTCTAATAATAGAGTTGGCATTGAGTTTAGTTTTACTAACGCTCAATAAACCCGGCAAACTTTTAAACCAAGACGCCCATGCGGCATGACCCGCAGGATTTGCATCGCTAAACCATGCCGCATTGGCTGGCTTTACTGTTGTTACTCTTACTTTATATGACATAAATGTCTCCTTTGATATATTATTATTTATCTAAGTACGTTCTATTTAGCATAGTATGATTGTGATCCGTAGGTCCCCAGTCGCCGTCTGGGTGAAAGGCAATAACGGTCATACTACTATCAGTAGTACAGAAACGATGTCTTTCTTGTTCAGTTAAACAAAAGCTAATGCCAGTAACAAGCTCGTCTTCCTTTAAGTTGCCACTATCGCCGTGATGACTAATACCTTTACCGTCTATGACACAGCCTAATCGGATGCTGGGATGAGTGTGATAAGACTGTGTGATGCCCGGCGGAAAGAACAATAGATTCAAACTAGCGTCTCCCAGCCTAGCAGGATATACCAGTAAACTATCACTACAACCGTCAATATAAGTTAATCTGCCCTTGGATTCTACCCAGCCCATAGTATCTGGTACGATGTATCCTAGTCTAACGATTACAAATAGTTTGTCAACGACGTCGACACTAACAGAGTCTCTTACGCCTAATCCGAAATATTGCCCTTTTTCCAGTGTATGTTTTTTGCCATCAATTGTGATTGTGGCTGTGCCGTAGCTGTAACCATACACTGAGCAGAATTTACAGAAATCTGGGAACGTGAATTGCTGATTTTCAAACATGTAGCCAGCTGATGGGTACATACTATTGTACAATTCTAATTTTTTTCCATCTATCATTGTTGTATAAGCCTTTTTTGTTAAACAATATTTAGTTCTAAAAACCTTTTTGTAACACCGGTCTGTGATTTAAGGTGTGCTATTAATTCTTTCCACGGAATAAAACACTGACGTTCTTTACGTACAGTACGAACTTCTTTGTACAGCCAATCAATGTTTTCATAGCCACTGAACTTTGGGAAATATACCAGATCTTCTCTCCAGTGTTTGGCATACAGCATAGGTTTGATATAATATTCATAGCGCAATACATCATTAATTTTCATGTTATATAACTTAAATCCGTTGCCATCGTAATAAACCCAACTGTCTAAAAAGTAATGAAACAAGTCATCATCGATACTGCTGAGGAAATATTCACTGCTATCTCCGAACATGACAATCTTACCAGTACGCTCTATTGCATTAAGCGCACGATATCTAGCAATCTCCGGATCATAATAACTTTGATACACATAGTGATTGCCATCTTTTTTATTGGTTATTAACCACGGATCGTGTAGCACTTGTATTATATCATAGTCCTTGGGTAATTCACTGACAAATATGTGTTGAATGCAATGATTGGCATGTGCATCTAGTTCGGGCTTCAATGCTTCTATTTCATCTCTGCGAGTGTTGGGATTTATGTTTACAACATTGGCAGTAAATCCCCACTTCTTTTCCAGCATCTTTAAGTTTTCGTATTCATTTTCGTTGAAGCCATCTAATCTAAGAAAGCTACATTCAAGTGGAATACCCTGCTTTAGAAAACTTACCAGTGCTATTTGACTGTCTAAACCAGAACTTAGACACAGCATTATTTTGCCGGGATTGTTCAGATAAATGTCACGAGCACGTCTGTCTGATTCTTCTTTTAAATTACCAGCGGGTCTAGTACAGCTGGTGTGTTCTACGTAGAACTTATTATTCTCATCAAAACCCCAATGCATTGTTATCCTTGTATTGGTTGTTTAGTAAATCTGTAAACACCGTTGTCTTCGTAGATAAAGTCAAATGTATCTTTATAACGTAGCAATGCTGGCAAGCTAGGGTGCTTGGTTTTGTATTTAAAATATTGCAAGTCACCATCTACTTGATAGATAAACTTCTTCATGATACCTTTATATTCGCCCCAGCTGGTTCCTTTGAAGTAATGACCTTCTTGTAGACTCCATTGTTGGAATGTATCTGTATTAAAGAAATGCTTTAAGTTTTTAATTAGTTGATTGCCCACTGCTTCGTTGTTGGCATGGCTTACTATGCGAAAGTTAACTGCCTGCCACTTTAAGTTAAAGTTCAAGTACCACAGCAAATCATGACAAGTAACCAATTCAACTGGGCTGGTTGAAATTTGTTGTTCTATAAATTCATATAGTTTTGGTTTTTCTTCTGTGGTTAAATTTCTAGCCATCCAATCAACTGCCATTTGCAATGGCTTGTGAACAGTGCTAAAGTCATTGAAATAATCTACACAACTTTTCATAGTTAAACTGCCCACCAAGTTATCTGCCATTTCGCCTGTGATGATAACCTGATCCGGCTTGGGATCAGCAATAATCTTATCAGCTTGTACTACGCATGATATGAATCTATTTTTAATAAATTTATTATAAAAGTTTGGATTTTCGCGGATACTGTCCATGTTCAATCCAATGGTCAATCTATTTTGTTTGTATAGTTCGTCGGCAATGCCAAGGTCAACCATTAATGCAAAAATAAATGTACTGTCGATGCCGCCACTCCATAACACATTAACATGCATATTATGATCTGTTAATTCTTTAATTCTAGCAATGCTGGTTGCCATGAAGTCCGGACACGGTGTATCAACACTGGGCATGGGAAACATATTAACGTAATCGAAATTAGGCCAACGATTTGCGGTTCTGTCCAACACACTGATAAGTGGGTTGATTGTTTTATGAAAGACTTGTTTTTCTTTCAATGCTATGGGATGATAATAAACTAGATTCATAATAAAATATTTGTAAAGAACAAGCGTAACATGAGTTCACGAGCATTGACGAAATCATCTGCATTTTTTGCATCGAGTATTGCGGATATAACCTGCGTTTTAATGTTATTTAAATTTTGCATTAACTGCATTTTATTCTCGTATTGAATGCCTGCATCAATGGGTGCAGTTCCTGTAATAACACCCTGTGAAACTAGGTATTCATGTAATTCAATAATTGTAAAATTAGAATTGCTTATTCCTAGATTCTCCATGCTGGCTTCTAATCTATAATATAACTCTGCAAAGAATTTTAATCTATGCCCTATAATTATAGATTCCCGGTTGACCTCGGCTGGACTTGTTGCATTAGTATTAACAGTGACACTGGTCCAACTATTTGTTTTTAACTGCATAGGGCAGGATATTGGCGTGTCTATGGTAAATGTTCTAAGAGTATACCAAGGACGGTCTTGAATCGCCCAGTGCATTACTTCTTTAATCGAATGCTCGCCTATTACCCAATTATTACTGTCAAGTATTACTGTTCGCCATTGCATCTTTTCTTGCCTTAAATATTTTTTCTTTGCTGGCCCTAGTTGCTATTAATGGAACAAATAATAAACTAGGATCAAATTCATCTTTGCGTCCACTGACACTAGTGCCGAAATCATAGGAACTTGCTTTGGCATGATGGTTATTATGCCATGCTTGCCCCCATACAATTTTAGCCATAATCGATCTATTGTTGCTGTCATCCTTGGTTTCGAAGTTTCTATACCCCTGTCCTTTTAAATGACATAACACATTTACTGCTGATTCTTGGTGCAGACTATACACTGCTGGAATTATAAACATAAACAATAATATTTGCCAATCTATTAGTCCGATGATTGCATAACTAATAAAGATAATTTTAATGTAGTTGTGGGCAAAAAACAAATGCATGGGATCTTTGAGTAAATCAATGGCATACTTGGGATTAAAATAATTCCCCCAATCATGCAACCAAAAGTGATAAGCATACAATTTTCCTTTGTTGGGCGTGTGTGCGTCTTTTTCAGTGTCACTGAATCTATGATGACTGCCTCTATGAATTGCGGCCCAACCCAATGGACTTCCTTGCAAGCACAAACTTGCTGTCCACAATGCAATGGGTTTGATTCCTGGTCGCAATTCCAAGGCACGATGGCTGACAATACGATGCAATGTCACAGCACTTCCGAACCCAGCAAGTAGAATCCAGCCCGCAAATAATAATAGTATTTGTTTTAATCCAAAATCAAAGTAAAAAGGAAATACAAATACGCCCAGCAATGCAACAATATGTGCAGGGTAAAGGACGTAGTAAAGGAAATTGTTAATTTTTGGTGTATTCATATTAAAGGAAATCTATGTCTCGCTCATCAAACTCAACTGAGCCCTCTGATGTACACAAACTCTTCGACATGTACATACTGATATTTATATCGTAAGGAAACAATTTTCCGCCACTAAACTGTAAGTGATCCAACCATTTTGGCATTGTATTTGCTGCCACTCTGGCATAAACATAGTGATGATATTTTTCTCTGGCACCAGTGAAAAGTTTTTGCCATGCATCAAACTTTTCTAATTTGCTGACAACAAACCATTGATAAAATCCACTTTTTTCCTGATAATCAATAGCAAATTTTAAAAGTTCTTTTATAACCCTGATGCTATTGCCACCGCGATGTGCAGTCACAATAAAACTAAAAATCCAAGAAGGACTGTTGTCTAAACAACGTAGTCCTATAATAGCAATTAATTTTGAATCTTCATCAAAATATCCAAATGCTCTCATTTTATCAGAACCATAGACATTCTGCGGTAGCACAAAATATTTAAACACCTTTGAGTTTGTATTGTCTTCGAAAATGCCAGAAGCAGTATTAGTCATAGCAAACTTTTCTTCTGCCATGGCTTCAATCATACTCAAGTCTTCTTGTAATAATCTTCTTATATATATTGACACACTGTTCCTTGATTTGTTAAAATATCTATCATATCATTGTAAGAAATATAAGCATTTCTTGGTTTGAATTGTAATGTTTGTTGTATCAATTCTGAATTCTTTTGATTTAAACCAGGTATATGATCACCGCTGACTGTTTTAACAAACTTGAAAGTATTTCCATCAAATAAGTTTGTAAAACCTCCTTGATAATAAATTAAATTCTTTAAACTGTTTAAAGAAATTTTTCCGCTGGTTTGTTTTTTCACTAATTCCCGTATTACGGGAAGAGTTAAAAAACTATATATTAATTCTGGACTGTATGAGAAGAAATTGTTAATAACTTTATTCTCATTAAAACTATTAAACCGCTCAGGCCAAAAATCAAAATCTTCATTGCGAATATAGCTCCAAGATAAGTCTGGATTCACATCTCTTCGAAGATTTACTTTATCAACTAATAACACATCCTCATGTAGTTGCTCCATATAATATGCATGTAAAGTTTGAACAAAACTGTACGTTTGATATTTTTTTGCAGTATCTATCATGTGCTCGTTTACAAACGTTTCAAAATTCACGTCGACTAATTTAGGTATAATATTATATTTTTTACACTGTTTTACTGCAATCTCGGTGTCATGGGAATTTAATCTAATGGGAAATTTTAAAATATATACATTTGGAGTAATGCCGGCTTCAATAAACGAGCGTAAACAAATTTGACTTTCCCATCCGCCCGACAATGCAATGTATATGTTGGGATATTTTAAATGTATTTCTTTGGCAGCAATTATACATTCTTCTTTCAAAGTCAATTCCTGTCTAGTTTTCGAGCTAATCTTAAGGTTGAGAATCTCAAGAGCTGTTGTCCTAAATTTATTACCAACATCATCGCCATACCAATAGTCTAAATTTTTCATTATCATTGTATTTAATTTATAATTCCACTTTGATTTACAATTACACGGTTTGTCATATTTCTAATCCATGTTTCGTTGCCTAGATTGGTTAAATGATGTACAGCAACATATTGGATACAGCCTTCTTGCTCGTCATATGTATGCCCACAGACATTATATCTATTTGGTTTTATATTAAAGTCTAAATCACAATTAATTTTAATTAAATCGATGTATTGTTTAAATCCGATTAAGTTATATTCTCTGCTTATGAAGACAGCATCGAGACCGACTTCCTTGGCCTTGTTTATCTGCACAGGTAAACAATATGTGGAGTTTAAAAACTTTGCACCGCCAGTAAACTTACCAATGCCTTTTATTCTATAATCAGGATGTATCCACATTCTACTGCTAAATCGTGCAATTCCTTGGCCCCAGCGACGCTCATTATAATGCAGGCCACTGAAGCAAATTATTTTGTTATTCTCAACTACCGCCGGGAAACTCAAAAATTCATTAAATTTAATATTAGTATAATTACTCTTAAGTCGATCATCGGTGCCACTGATATAATCAATGGTATCTTTCCATAGTTGATCTTGTGGAGCAACAACTAAATCAATGACTTGCAATTTATTTCTGCCAGGAGTTGAAAATATTCATACGATAAAACTCTCTAGATTTAGTATGAAGTTCACTGTGCAATGCTGTTCTAGAATGAATCATATGCACATTATTCCAAATAGCAAAGTCTTGTTCATCCCATGTTAAATCGTAGATGTTTTCATCTTGAATTGTTTTTTCATGAAGCAAACTCACATAGTCAGCAGTACATGGAACTTCATCACGTTTGGCGCCAAATATCCAACCATGCACAGTCCAACCATGCCAATGATGACTGTATTTTTTACCGCTGTTACTGAAGCTGGTGAACTGCAAATACTTTTCACCGTTGTATGGACTAACAGCAACTACAGGAAGATAAGTCAAGTGTGTGCCCGGTTCGTACCAACTTTGATACAACAGTTTCCAGTGTTCTGCTTCTGCTTGTTCTTCATCAGTCATATTTCTATAACCCCAGGCACGGTCAGCAAAACTAGTTTTGCCATAACGATTGTCTGGAATACTCACAGCATAAAAACTGCGTAATGGTGCTTGGTGACTTGGCCACAACGGAATATCAACATGCCAGCTCATATCAGCATCACCAATGGCCTTTGCAGTACTGCCTACATTGCTGTAATGAGCATAGACTCTTCCACTGGCATCATCTATAGGAAAACATTTTTCTTTTCCTACTTCGTAGTCTTCTCTAGTCCAGCCGCCTTGGCCAAAGCGTGTGCTAAAGTCCCAAAACTGTACATTATTAATATTTTTCATACCTTTAATGACTAGTAATTTGTCTTGATATACCCATGCATCTAATTGTTCTTTGGGTATAGACATGGCTTCTTCATAACTGTCTACATGAACAATTATGCCATAGTGCAGGGCTGTGCCGGCGCGAGATGTTAATTTTTCAGTACGCATTTTTCTCTGATAACTTATTTAGGTAATCTGGAGCAAGACTTGGATCGGCATATTCGTCTTTGCGTCTAACAAAAGGACTGTGCAAATCGTGGGGCATTAGGTAATTCTTTAAATCAAAGTCTAAAAATGTAAATGCGGCACAGACAAAATCAGCACTGGAAAAGTATCTATTTCCTATTCTGTTGTTGATTCTATATATATTCCCAGGAGTAAGAATGCTAGTAGTGTTAAAATCGTTGGTTGCAATTTTAACTTGCCCTTTTAATGGAATCAAAAATAATTCACCGATTCTGTTTAAATATCTCGAATGCTGTGAACTATCTCCCATTAATGACTCTGGAGGCTGGCACAGCATGGTTTCATAAATTACCATATTTTTTAACAATGCATATTGTTGACTATAGATATAAGATCCAATGGCAGTGACATGTCTAATTAAATTTACTGGCATCTTGGTAACAATTTGTATTTTATTATCTTTACCAATAATTGCCCTTTTATCGATCTCAGTACTGATCTGCGATTCGTGTTCTAAGATGTTATCTATAAAATATCTTGGAATAGTGTCTATGGTTTGTGTAAGGTCATTAAAGTACATATTTTTCTCCTACGGCGTCTGCTAGTATCACAGACACAATATCTTGATGTGATTTAAATTTATTATACAATCTTTTTGGCATCATATCAAAGTATATTGCTCGTCTATTATTAATATTATTATTTTTTAATCCATGTGTTATGCTGGTGTTTAATCTATAAACATTGCCGTATTCTAATAGATAATTAACTTTCATATTAGATGTGGCCCAATGCCAATTTAAAACGTCAGGAACATCGTTGACTAATACTATCACTCTTTTTGCCATACGATGAAACATCATGCGGTCGGTGTGATCCACAACTTCACTTTTGCCTTTGAGATAACTCACACTCCAGCCAAATAATTCATCTTCAGGAAACATAGCTGTTACTGCATTAATTATTTCTGTGCCTGCAATGTCTTCTAATTTGTAATTTTCGGGATTGTGATAGCTGTCTAAACGCAGCCATTCTCCGTGCTTGAAGTTATATGCTTGTTTCTGTTCAAATAGTTCTATGTTAGAATTAACTTGTTCTAGTAAAGTTTTATTTACTTGCCCTATTAATTGATAATACCCAGAAAAAAACATTATAGTTGCACCTTTAAACGTTTTTCAAATTCTTGATTAACTCCAAATATTGTAAGTGCGGCAAGCCTATCAGGATGATGGTTGAATTTTGTTTTTAGTCTTGCATCGAATGTATCTATTAAAATGTTATATCTATCAGTATCCTCTAAATTAAGAGCACTATGTATAACAGCGTTATTAATTCTATAAATGTTGCCAAATTTCAATGGGTATATAACTTTTTCATCATCGTAGTAGCCATAGTTATAATTCACATCACTGTGTGTCAACGGTACCAAGTATCTATTTGTTATTCTGTGTAAGAATCTGCCATCTGTGTGTTCATCCAAGACTTGTTTGGGTTTCAACATACTCACACTAACTGAGTTCAGTGGATCAATTTTGTATGTTTGTTGAATGTATTCAATGACTGTGAGAATAGCAGAATACAATGGCATTCTGCGCGAATCTGTTGGCGCTTGCATGAAATCCAGTCGCAACCAACTGTGTTCTTTGTTTACCAAATCTCTGTCTTTATAATTATAGTCATCGTCTGTTAATGCCAGTGAAATTTGTTCATTGACTGCATTTAGTAAATTATCAGGTACTGTTCCGAGAATTTGATACGCGGCATTAAAGTTCATATAAGTATTTATAAATGTGTGCCGTGTTTATAAATACAAATATGAATAAATTTTATAACATACGCGATGATTTAAAATCATGGAATATTAATCAAATTAATTTGGAATTAGAAAAAGCAATTACCGCGGCTGGCATTAATTTTAAACATTGGAAAAGAACAGTTGAGCTCAAAGATGTAAAAGGACAATGGACACATAAAAGTCTCCATCATAATAGTTCAGCAGTTAACCCTGCTAGAATTACCAATGGTGATGTTAATATAACTACTAATACGTCTATGTTCACTGAGTTAGATCAGCAATTATTCGGAGGCACTGGTCGCAGAGGGCGAGTCGTAGATGGAGTGGGCGTAGAAGAACCAGCAATGACTGATGATCAACTAGCAGAATTAAATCCTATTTTTAAAGGTACTGTACTAGAAGAATTGCATGAATTTGCTAAAGAAAAATTTCAAGCACCTGTAAGAATTCGTTGTCAAAATAGAACTGTCAGCGGCACAAGTCAAGGCTTATATTGGCATAAAGATGATCCTGTGGAAAATAGGTTTCATATTCCATTGTGGACCAATCCAGGACATCTTCTATTGTTTACAGAACAAAATTTTAAATGGAAAGCAGGCTTTGATCCAATAGAAGCCATGCAGCCATTAGATGTAGTTGGACATTATATTCCTGCTGACGGACAGGTATATGAAATATATACTAAAGATTTTATGCATGCCGTGGCCAGTGTGGGTGTGGGTTGGTATCAGCCGAGGGAAGAACAGACTAGATGTCATTTAAGTTTCTGGGTAGGAAAAAATTAATGAGTGATTGTTACAAGTATTTAAATCTTCCGTTTGAAAATAAATTAAGTCCAGTTGACATGCAACAGGCTCATATTAAATTAGACAGACAGTTAATAGACCCAGTCTTTATTGCTTGGCTAGACAGTTTAGATATTGTAATAGGATTTAGTGAAATATTTAAAAAACAACCTGGGGAAGATTTCCCGCATAGTTTGCATTTAGATGGTGATGATTTTGATAATCATGTTAAGATAAACTTTGTGGTAAATCCAGGAACCAGTGTCATGCGTTGGTGGCGCCTTAAACCAGGCAAAGAACATCAAAAAAAAATAACAATAGTGGGCACCAGTTATTTGTGGGCATACAGAGATGATTGTGATATGGTCGCAGAAAGTGAATTATCACAGCCAGCATTAGTGAATGGCGGCCAATTACACAATGTAGAACAAGTAGATACAGTTAGATTGTGTTATAGTTTCATGTTATTACATAAAAAAACGCATAATAGATTATTATGGGATGAAGCCGTAGAAATATTTAAGGACTATTTAAAATGACATTCACATATAGAAAAATTGAATTACCCGTTGATCCCAGTACTATAGAAGAGATACATCGTCAATATCCGTGGCCTGCAAATCCAGAAACAGGTGTCAAGCGTAGCTATTTTTCACATTACAAATTCGATCATAGAAAATTAAATCACAAGTTTATTGAAATGATGGAATGGGGTGGAATGACCATTAAACACAGCGAAGTATTTTATCGTCCTGGCACTGGCGAAACGTTTGATGCTTTTATTCATGTTGATGGACATAAACTTGTAGATTGTATAGGCAAGATCAACTGGGTCATTGGAGCACGTGGTAATATCATGCACTGGTTTGAAACTGTGGTTGAGATACAACCAAGGCACATGCTAGTAACAAATGCAGGCACAAAATACCTGACATTTTTACCAGAAGATGTTAAAAAAATAGATTCCACAGATATGCATGGTTTGTATGTAGTTAATGCAGGTATTCCGCACAGTGTAGACATGATAGACGGCAGTCCTGATGAGCCTAGAATCTGTTTGAGTATCGTACCTACATACATCCAAACGCCAGCAGGTAAAAAACCAAACAGCAATATAGGCGGCAACGAGATTTATCTAAGATTGATATTTGGTTCTGTTATCATGGGAATTAACACCGTGGAACATTATGTACAAGAAAATAAAAGACTGACAGGTGAAGAACCTTCTCAATATGCTATAGAAGTATTGGCAGATAAAATGCAGGAAAGAATCCAGAGAGACTTGAAAAATTAACCTAATGCTGCCGCAACTTGCTCAAAGTCTGGGTTAGTTGCAAATCTAAATGTAATCAAACATCTAGTACGATCAGTTACAGTGACCGCATGTGGCTGATTAACTGCAACCAAAGTGGGAGTATCGATAATTACTCTGTCAGCGACATCCGGTATGTAATCGTCGTCGTCATCGCTCCAAATTAATTCCAAGTGTTTTCTAACTATACCATCTCGTCCCTTGACTGATGCTACTGAAATTTCGTAGTCTCCTGTGTACCATTCCATGTAGCTGTCATCGCAGTTAAGCAAAGGAATATTGATAGCACATTTAATACCCTGTGGAGGATCGTCGTTATTACAGTCCAAATGTATGGGCTGCTGATAACCTCCAGGACGTCTAAATAATATACAATTATATAGACTGGGCAAAGCTGGGTAATTTTCTTTGAGATACCTGCCCAGAATATATTGTGGTTTCTTTAAAAAATATAATTGCATTGCACCAAATTGCATGTCCTGCATTTCAGACAGGGCACAATTTTTAATTTCTTCTATTATAGAATCGGGTAAATTTAAAGTTTTAAAAAGTTTCATATCATATATTTAATATTGCGGGTAGGTTTTTCCATGGAGTAGTAACGGTTAAATTACTGCGACAACTAATTGTCCATCTAGGTTTATTCTTTATTTCCACAGAATGTAAAATATCTGTTCTGACTAAAGTAGGCTCTTTGCCTATAACTTTCCTGGCCGGCACCTGTTTATTACTTACATCTACCAGTATGTACGGATACTCGATACCTTTATTATTTTTTCCAATTCTAATGTCACTGTCAGTATTAATATGATCATGCCATATCATTTCACCATTAGGTTCGCCTATACACCAATTTAATGCGTTAGTCGCAATAGTATTTTTATCATACAAATCATAATGTGCTAATCTAGGATTACTATTAACTGCCTTGTAAAATAAAAAAACAGTGTCTATTTTAAAATTCAATCGACCGTGTACATATTCTATAAATTGAGATTTTAAGATTTCAGTAGAATAATAAAAAAATAAAAAATTATCTTTTTTAGTAATTTTAGGAAATACAAAATCTTCCTTTATAGCAAATTGTGCTCCTACTAAATTTGTGTCATAAAAATAATCAGTTGACATACTCTATTTTATCAATATCCGGATCCGGGGAAAATCTAAATGTTGTTACTATTCTTCTAGCAGACGTATTATTGACAACTTTATGTGGGATTCTATTATTAAACATCTTAGGAGTTTCTAAATTGTATCTTCCTATTTCTTCGGCAATTACCTTATCTTCTTTAAAATATATCCATGGTTCTCCTTGACCTGGAGTAGAATTAGTTTGTTCAGGAAGCCCGTAGATTTTATAAAAAATATTCCAATTGTCCGCAGCATTTTCTAAACCGATATTTAATGCCAATTCGTTATTACCAGAGTCTGCATGAATCCATCCATTAGTCATTGGTGGGATATTAAGAACTTTTGCCACTGTGCAATTTAAGTTATAGCCATCAAAATATTCAAACAATCTGGGACAATTCTTTTTTAATTCTTTAAAATCTAATGAGATTGCATTATCGATACTCAGGGTAGTTGCGTTTACTACAGGTAAAACAAACTCTTTTAGTTCTGCTGTTAGAGATTCGAGTTCCGCTATCAGCGGAGTTTTATATATGAAATTTCTGTGCTTATCTAAACAATCTACTTTATATTCTTGCATAATATCTTATTTTTCGAATTTTTGTCTAATTGTATTAAAGTCATCATTAACAACTCGCAGACTGGCACACCATCTCGATGATGTAGTCTTTTGCATAACAATATTATGTAATACTGACGTATCAACTAGACAGGGATTATTGTATGACACTTCTTGTATTTTAACACAATCTTCTGTGGCATACTTACGATATGTATAAGGCTTGATTGTTTCTCTACCATCTTTGTCTAGCCATTTATAAGTTGAACTGACATCGATATATTTTTCAGGAGTTGCATACCAACGCATCACCCAAGGATCACATGGTAACAAAGTCCAGTTAATTGCCATACTTGCACGGCGAGCAGGATTATCGCCGACAGGGTCAAGACCATCTATATGTATGGGCACAGGTTTCCCCGGCGCTGTGTAGAATACTTGTATAACATTGTAGATTAATCCCATATTTTTAATTTCTAAAGCCAAGTCAGGCCTGCACATTTCAATAGGATATGTTATAAACTGATGATTTTCCCCTTGCGGTAACACGACACCGGGTATTAAAGGCCAATCTTTCCAGACAGCTTTTGTAATCTCATAATATAAACTTTTCATATTGCTTGTATTTATAAATATCGTTTAAATTGAATTTATTGTTATCAGGTACTTTTTTATAAATTCTTGTTTACGTCTGCGAAATTCGTCGCTGTTGTTGATTCGATCCTGATGCTGTGACATAATTTCTTCATTGGTATATCCCAGTGTATGTAATGCTATGTGATTGAATCCTGCAAAGTTTAGACGTTTTCTCTGAGGATTTAATTTTTCAGCATAGGCCAGCACAGACTTTCGTTTCCAGGTGTCATTATACCATTGATTGTTTGAATCAAATTTAAAACCGTACTTGTCTGCATTGCGTTCGAATTCGCTGATATAACTTCGTTCATGTAGATTATTAGTGACCTGTAAGCCAAAGAATATCACATTTATCATGTGCTGATTCGCCCACAGTAAGCTACCTTGAAGATCATCTGCGGTTTCGCCTGGCAGTCCCACTATCAGTCCGCAATGAGCAGATATTTTATTTTTCCATATTTTATGAACTAGCTCTGGAACAAACTCACGGGCGCTTTTACCACTCCAGCCCTTGCCTACAATTTTACTAGCAGTAGGATGTAGACTCTCTATGCCAAAGAATGCGCCGCGCAGTCCAGTCTCTGCCAGCTTGTCTGCCATGCCCTTGAATCTATGCACTAAGTCTGCTCTAATATAGGCTGCATATTCTATATTAAACGGCAAGCTTCTTGTGAGTTCTAAAAAGCTGTCTATCTTATATTCACTGTCATTGAATGTGTCGTCCAGCATGATATAACTGGTAGTCTGCCACTTATTATAGTTGTTTTCTAGATATTTTTTTACAGAATCATTAGATTTTAAATAATCAAATTTCTTTTTACCCAAATGGGGATACGCACAAAAACTACATTTGAAGATACAGCCTCGAGCAGTTTCCATAGGCAATACTTCGCCAGTCTGTACACAGTCTTCATCCTGCCACATAAAGTCACAACTTTGTATCTGGTAATTTTTGTTTATGGGATTTCTATAAGTCAGCTTATTCGTAGTGGGATTTATTTCACGTTCAGGTTCTGATGCTTTTTTTGTCCAGTAATCCAGAACTTCCGCAAAAGTATCTTCACTTTCTCCTATGAACACACAGTCTATGTCTTCTATTCGTTTTCTCATATAACTACTGTGCGCTCCACCTAGTATTACTTTGATATCTGGATATTCTGCTTTGATTAGTTTTACCGCTTGATAGATGTTGGGAGGAATACCGTTGTCATATGTATAATAATGTTGTGACTCGTCGAACCAAAATGTACTACTCAGTGCCAAGCATATAGTATCAGCAGTGACAAAATTTTTAAATAGCTCCAGTAACTGAGTTGCAGTCCACTCTTGGCAAAAATCTATAACTCGACTGTTGTATCCTCGTTTTTTTAACTGATGTTTTAGTAGATAGGGACCTAACGCACGTTGCGGAATAACTGAATAAATACTGTTTAGAAATATAACGTGCATGCCTTATTTATAGTGGATAAATATATTCATGGAAACTTTAAATTATTGCTATCACCAAAGTGACTTTAAATTCAGCGCAGAAGCTGAAAAATGGATACGTGATACTTATCACTATCCTTATTTAAATAAATTTGTAGCCTACGACAAGTATTCTACTGCTAACAGCGAAAAAAATATTTTAAATAAAAAAATTACATGGCAAGGCACTAAGGCTTTGGAAGAACTTCGAGACTATTTGTCAAGTTGGGGGATTGCACGTGATTACGTTGGTAGTGAACTATGTGGCCCTGACGTTTTTATCAGTAACAGTCAGATACATGCACAACCTGGCTGGCCGCACATAGACGGACATAAATGGGACAATATCAATCCCAATAAACGATTACCAGTATTAACACGGTTTAATGTGGTTATAGAATACAATCCAGATGATCCCATGCATTGGTGGGAGGATGTAACTCCTGGGCATCCAATGGTTGGGCAAATCGATCATAATGTCAATGGCCATCGTAACAATCAATATCTTGCTATTAAAGGCGCAAACCATAAAGAAAAATGGAATAACCTAGGAACACCCAGTACGACAAAACACGGACTATATAAAAATCATTGCTCTGCATTTTTGCGGACAGACTGTGCTCATTGTCTAGATATAAATAAACCAGGATTTAGATTGGTTGTTTCACTGGCATTAGACTGTACCCTAGAAGAATTATACAAACGTCGAGGCTTATTATAAATTCAATAGCAGTTGTTTATAGTCATCAACATATTTTGCTTTACGCTTTAAAAAAGTACTATCTGTTAAAAAACCGTTGTGTGTGAGTTGACTACTTGTAATTTTCCATAGTTCTTCATCAGTATATCCAAATGCTCTGAGTTGAATATGAAACCAACAGCTGATACGTTTCAGTTTACGTTTGTAGTTTAAATCTTCCATGGCGAATTTTTGAGCTTTGTGATGTGTCCATAAGTCATTGTACCACCAACCCTTGTCGTCAAATTTATAACCGTACTGTTCTGCATTACGTTCAAACTCACTGTAGAAAGCTACTCCGTCCATACTGCCTGCCATTAAACTTGCAGGACTACTGATTCCCAAGCCAAGCCAGAATGTCATGATATCGTTGTCATTGACCCAAGTCAATGTATCACGTAGACTGTCGGCATCTTCGCCCGGTAAACCTGCAATAAACCCAGTAGTAACATTAACTCGATCTTTCCATATGTCGTGTAACAGATGCGGGATATATTCTTTGGCACTTTTACCACTCCATCCCTTTCCCACAGCCTGACTGGCAACAGGGTTTAAACTTTCTAAGCCAAAGAAACATGCTTCTAATCCAGTCTCTTGTAATTTTTCCGCCATACCATTAAACCTATGAACTAGGTCAGCACGTATATAAGCAACATATCCAATTTTGAATGGTAATGTTCTTGTCATGTCTAACAATGTGTCTATTTTATATTCACTGTCATTAAACGTATCATCTAACATAATATAATGTGTAGTTCCCCAATTCTCGTAATTATGCATTAAATGATTACGGATATGATCAATGGGTTTTAAGTAATCCATTTTCTTTTTACCCAAATGCGGATAACTACAAAATTTGCATTTAAAAATACAACCGCGAGCAGTTTCCATAGGCAAAGGTTCTCCGTGAACAATAGCATCTTGATTGCTCCACATAAAATCACATTTGCTTATATCATAATTTTTGTTTATACATTGACTGTAATACGGTTTGTTAACTGTGTCATTTGTTTTCATTGGAGGCTCTTCTGTACCTTTGGTCCAATGATCTAATAACTCTATGAATAAATCTTCTGCTTCACCAATTACTAATGCATCGACATGATCTACCTTGCTACCTACATTACGTATACCAGCTCCACCTAATACGATTTTAATATGTGGGAACTCTGCTTTAATTCTACGGCTAGCGATGTCCAGATTAGGAGGCATGCCTCCGTTGTTATCCCATATTTTTTGTTCGATATCACGCCAGAACGTTGTACTAAAACCCAAGCATATTGTAGTGTCATCGATGAAATGTTTAATCAATTCATACATTGTGTCTGCTGTAAATTCTTGACAATGATCTATCACTTGACAAGAATAATTATTTTTTTCAAGTACGTGTCTAAGCAAATATGGCCCAAGACTTCTACTGGGCATGATATCATAAATGCCGTTGATTAAAATTACATTCATATGAGTTTTAATTTTTCTTTAAAGTCGTCTGTGAATAACCCATCTAATCTAATACTCCATCTGAGTCCGGACTCGGCTAAAGTATAGTGTTCCACATAATTATTAAACCATGCAATATGTGCTGTTTGTACTTCATTGACAAACAGTTTCTTTCCCATGGTGGGAGATGTTATCCATATGAATTCAGAATTTTTTCTATACTCTTCCGGTGCATTTTTTAAATCTTGATCCACGTGTTTTGGAGTATTGGAATTTTGCAACTGAATAAACACTATCTGCCTGCCTACTTGTTTGAAAATATTGCTGTCTTTGATCCATGTTTGTAACAAGAGAAAATTTTCAATGTTAGCAGTAGGAGTCCAATGTTCTTCATGTCCCAACTTATACCATGCATCATGCCATGTATTTGCGGTAGTTAATAAAATGTCTAAACCTTTCAATGAATCGCCTGTGGTAATCGTTTTATGCCAAACTTGCTGCTCTGGTGTTAGGCCGGCTATGCTATGATTGTGTCCATAAAATATACTTGCTTTCTTTGCAGACTTGGCAATACCCAATGAGATTTCATCCCAGGGAAATAAAGTAGTGTCTATGATAGAAGTTAAATCGTAGACATCTTTCATTCTTTAATTAGTGGTGTAAATTTATCCAAAGCACCTTCCCATGAATGATTGAAATCTTCTTCAAAGAATCTAACACTTACTCCTACTCTGACAGTATTGGGATTATTAAAAAGAGTTGCATGTGGAATATCAGTTCTAACCAAAGTCGGGCCGTCTATAGTTGTTTGATCTAATAATTTTGCATTTTCGGGTATTCCCATTTTAAAACGTTCACCAAAATGTATACCATTTAAATAATTAAATTTACTTTTATCAACTGGCTGTCCAACTGGCCAACATTCTTTAATTCCAGTCATGTCATACCAATAAAAATCATTATGACTGCCTTCTATTTCCCAATTAACTCCTGCAACCAATTTACGCCAATTCTCTGGAACGTTATCATCATAAGCAATATCTGCGTGTATCATTCTATTTTTTGGCGATGATGTACTGTCTCCGCGACCAAACAGCACCACCATCTTTGGACGCAATCCGATATTTTTAAAAATATCCAATACCTCGGATGTCAAAACTTCATTGGGTAAAACAATATTGTATCCAGCAGTGATAGCACGTTGTGTTACTTCTTTGCTGTTCTTCAAAGGATTAATCGGCAAATTTAATTTTTTAAAATATGACATAAATGTATTCTAGTTACAGTTATTTATATTTCATAATGTTAAATAAAGCACAACCGAGGAATATATGGACTACTGGGGTTATCATTTAATTTTAGACTGTGGACAATGTGATCCTGCAAAGATGTCGGATTACGACAATGTTGATGTTTGGATTCGTAAACTTGTTAAAGACATTGACATGCAACCAATTGGCGAACCACGCATCGAATACACTGCCGCAGAGTTTCCTGATAAAGCAGGCTTTACTGTAGTGCAAGTGATTGTAACTAGTTCAATTGTTGCTCACTTTGTTGATGGTCTGGGGCAAATTTATTTAGATGTTTTTTCATGTAAACCGTTTGATCTCGCCGTAGTTGAGCAAAGCATGAAAGAACATTTCGGCTGTGCTAAGAGTAGGAAATACTTTTTAACTAGACAAGCAGATTAAACTAACGTTAAGAAATCTACGACCAAATGTGTTCTAGGACTTGTGCCGTTGTTTTGTACTGAATGCCGCATTAAATTATTAAAAATAAAACATTCTCCTAGATCAAAATGACGCTTTTCGCCATTGCACGTTATGTAGCTTTCGTTATTTGTTTCTAATACTAAATGAACTCTAGTAGTTTCTTCTACAAGTCGATGGCCATCTATATGACTTTTAATTTGTGTATTTGATGGCAGTGTGTTGATTTCCACTCCGTGTGTATAATATTGTCGCTGATTGTAATTGTTCAATGCTGCCATCATTTTTGTAGCCAATGGCATAATTAGATCTCGTACATTACGACTAAACTCCATGCGTTCAATGCTGTTATCAAGTCCAAGATGCCAAAACAAGCCGGCCCAATTGGCATCAGTGTTTTCTTCAGGATTGATACAGCCATTTGCCAATCGTATATATTTAGATTCAGCGAAGTCGGCTCTTCCTTTGATGTTCGGAGTCAGTAAATGTTGTACTGCCGGATCAGTTATGTATGCTAAAAGATTGTTTATTTCTTCTTTTGCAATATCAACGGTCAATGACTGGAAAGGAACGTCTAGTTTGACATTGGATTTCAAATAATTGAGCGTTTTAAATAATAGTCCAAATTCCATAATATTATTTATAACAATAAATAGACTACAGTATTAATTGACACAAAGTAAAAAATGTTGTATAATAGACTTTGTTAAGCAGTAATTCATCGTACTCATTGTTTAACAAGAACTAGTTAGCCAAATTTAATTGACATTAATTGAATTCTATGTTACAATAGTTCTATGTTAAGCAATTAACAATGTTCTTTAAAAAGTTATCCCACATATGAAACGCTGTGAAGCGTCATTCATATGTAAATATATTATAGGTTACCTACACCGTTAGGTACTTAAGGCGAGGACTGTGAGGCCGCTCACGCTCAATCTAAGTATATGAAACAGGAGCGCAAGCTCTGGAGATGTGGCGGAAGATGTAGGAAGTAATGACCGTGCAGGCCCTTGACGGAGACGTTCCCCTGGGTAGACATAGATGCACAATGGTTCCTATAGTATTTTTACATATGAATGCCCCGGTGGCGGAATGGTAGACGCGGTGGTCTTAGAAACCACTATCGAGAGGTGTAGGAGTTCGAGTCTCCTCTGGGGCACCATAATTTGAAGGTTAAAAAGGAGAGGCCATATCGCCTGGATACTTCCTTTGGTAACGAAGCACTAGGTCCTGCAACCTTGGCCTCTCCTTTTTAACTTACATTAAAGTGTGACTGCGAGATTTGAAAAAGTCTAAGGCCTGTTCTAGCTACAGGACATTAGTGTGAGTTGATATCATAAGTAAGTATATTGGAGCATTGGCCGACCGGTTAAGGCAACAGATTGCTAATCTGTCATTCAGCAATGGGTGAGTAGGTTCGATTCCTACATGCTCCGCCAAAGTAAAAGGTTAATATGACAACTAGCGAAGTGATTGAAAAAGCCTATGGGAATATTCCCAAGGATGTCGGCATCAATTTCGACTTATCATGGATACCTACACCACGTGGTGTTAAGTATTACTGGTTAGTTCTAGTAAGAAAATTTACAAGATAATTTGGGTTCTTAGCTCAGTTGGTAGAGCGTCTGCCTTACACGCAGAATGTCGTCAGTTCGACCCTGGCAGAACCCACCAAATTATTCCTCAGTAGCTCAGTTGGTAGAGTAGCGGACTGTTAATCCGTTGGTCGCTGGATCGTGCCCAGCCTGAGGAGCCAAGTTTTTATAATGGGGGTGTAGCTCAGTTGGGAGAGCGGTTGCTTTGCAAGCAATAGGTCGCAGGTTCGATCCCTGTCTCCTCCACCATTTTTCGGAGCGTTCGTCTATCGGTTAGGACACTGGCCTTTCACGTCGGTAAGAGGAGTTCGATTCTCCTACGCTCTACCAAACACGCCAAGTATCGTTGGCTACTCTGACCCAGAGGATGAAGTACAGTGATGTGTACGGGTGGTTCGAGCAAGGGCCTGCCCCAGCAATGAGGATGGTAAATCTGCTCCGGCGCAAGCCGCAGTTAAACCGAACTGGCGTTAGCAATACGAGAACGGTCCCTGTCGGGAAGCGGGTGGAAGGTACGTGTGATGGGTATGATAGCGTCATATCTTGATGTACTACAATTACCGCCGGGGGATGCAGAGCATCTACATAATTGACACAAAACAAGTTCTATAGTATACTACAATCTTAGTACAAGGAGACACAATGTCCAAAAGAGAGATAACTGTAGAAAAGTTTAAAAACAAATTTACAGACGTCATCCGCCATTCCAAAATGGAAGTGGTGGACATCGTCATTGCCTTAGAGAAAATGGATCCTACAAAGAACTTGCAGTATGTTCCTTGGCTGGCCAAACAACTAATAAACGAGCAGTTTAAATTTGAAGATACAAAAAGAGTTAAAACTATATTAGAACACTTTGAAACTCTAAAACCTCGTTTGGCTAAGCGAGACATTAACCAGTTTAGTTTTTATGAACTAGACGATACTATTGAACAAGTTCTTAATCCTAAAATTGGAATTAAGGAAGCTAAAAAACAAGAAGGAACCTTTCCTGTTGTTGCAGACAGCGACGTACTATACAATGGTCCTTTTGGACAGTTAGCTATTCCTAAAACAGCCCTGGCCTCTAAAGAATTGGGTTTGGGCACCAAATGGTGCACCACTGAACCGGGTGCATTTAAACAGTACAATAGAGATGGTCCTTTGTATATATGGAGAGACCGTAGTGGTGACAAGTTTCAATTCCATATTACAACTAAAACTCCTAGCAAAGTACGTTTGGTAGATGCACAGGATCGTTATGTTAAGGCTCCGGAGGCCAAACAGTTTAAAGAGCATCCTGTAATTGGTCAGATTATAAAAGAGCAAGATAAAATTTATCGTCAGTACTTAGTTGATGAGAAAAAAGATCAAGAAGAGAAATGGCGAGCCCAGGAAGAACGCAACAAGACACAACGGCAAAGACAACACGAACAAGACAGGATACACGACCTTCACAAATTTATTTTAGACGAGTACGGTATAAATGTTAAACACATTAAAAAGGCCAAGTCCTATCCTGGTGGATTGGAAGGCTTTTGTAAAGACGTTCTGGATGAGAACTGGGACAAAATTAAACCGCAAATGGCATTGGGCCCACGTAGTAGTTTAGAATTTGCTATACTAGTTATTAAAGGTAGATGGATAGAACAAGAACCTCTTATTGCTAAACACGCAGTAAGTTGGACAATGTACAGTAGAGAGATCCTGGGCACTAACAATATGACAAAAGAAGGTCGTACGCAACGAGATAAGATGCGTAGGGAAGTGCTAAAGACTATTGGTCTTAAACTTACAGCTAAAATGAAAAAGCTACCACAATGGTGATATAATGGCAACAAAGAAAACACAAACACAAACTAAGATAGACTTAGACCTTAATGATATATTTAAGGATAAGAAAGCTCAGCCAATTACTAAACACGTTGATGACAAGCCCAAGGACAAGCGCAAACAGGCCAAGCCTAAAGTTGTAAACATTAAAAAATCTAGCATTGCTAACACTTTAAAAGCCACAAGTAGCATTAAGCCTACTAAAGCTATGGAGGATATGCTAGGTAAGATGATAGACATTAAGCTGGATGACGACTTACCATCCTATGAGGAATCTCTGGGCTTAGAAAAAGGCACTAAGGTCAATACAACTATAATTAATAAGACAACCGTTGACATAGAGATCAAGTTAGATACAAAGTCAAAGCAAAAGTTTGAGTCCGAGGAAGAAGAAGGCGAGATACCCGTACCTGGAGAGATTCCAGATAAACTGTTTCCTAAACCAGAAGATGAAGAGGAAGAAGAGGACTTACTTAAACCTGAGATGTTGCCAGCAGTTATAGTAACAACATTGGCAACAACAGCACAGAACGCACTACGCAAAGCAGGATACTTGGTACCAGCCTTCCATCAAGTAGCGGCGCTGCCAGGTAACATACAAGACCAAATTAGGCAGCTAGGACGTAGCTTGTTTAAGTCTATGACAATTACACCTACAAATAAAATCTTTGTAGTGGCTAACTTAGGTGGTATGGGACCTAATACTAATAGGGAAGTACAAAGTGTGGCAAATTGGATTAGAGACTGTGGTGATGATTTTGGAGATGGTTCCATAGACTTTGACAGGTCTATCCCAGGCTATGAGGCAGAAACGTATATGTATACAGCCGCAGGCATTGCTTGGTTACTGGTAAGAGATTTTGCAGGCATATACATTTATGCTTGGCCAGAGAATGACAGCTTGTTTAAAATTGAGACTAACAAGTTATTAGAGAAGTGTGCATAATTTAGATTTTGGAGGTGCCGCCGTAATGGTATGGCAGCGGACTGTAACTCCGCCGACTTCGGTCATAACAGGTTCGATCCCTGTCACCTCCACCATTTGGTAAACCACAAGTTGACAGCTTGTGCGAGTTTTGTTATAATAAGTTTAAAGCACCGTTAACTCAGTTGGTAGAGTACCCGACTGTCTATTGGGAGGTCAGGGGTTCGAGTCCCCTACGGTGCGCCAAGTTTGGTAGTAGTCTTCCAAGATAACTACCCGGAGGAAAGAAAGAGATGAGAACTAACACCGTTATCGCTTCATGCGATACCGAACAAATTACTGGCTGGCGCCTTGAAAACGCCTCGTGCTTGTGTGCTCCAACCCTCGGGATGTGACAGAATTGTGTCTTGCTCCTGGATATACACAGGTCTCTGTGCCTTGTGCATTGTGACTTGTCAGGATTTTAGTTAAAGCTAATCCGCATGTTATTTGTCCAGTTGGTTACTTTCTTTCTTGACTCTGTTTTTATTTTGTTGTATAATTATTTAAAGGAAATATATGAATATCAGTCTACGTAAAGCCAGTGTATTGCAGAACAGCATCAATGATGCTGTCAAAGGCATTGACCTCAAAGGTCAAGTTACACTAACAGAATTCCATGCTCCGATCATGGAAATTGACAAGGCCACAACTGTGTTTAAAACTAATTTGAATCGTCGCGATTCTTTGGTTAAAGCACTGTATGACATCCGTAAGCAAGTCAGTGCAGTTAACAGTCGTGTGGGCATAGATGACAAACTCACAGAGATTGCTGGTCTTGAAAAGCAAATTCAGAACTATACAGAGTTGTCTGGCTTTGCAGTTCGCGAACAAGAAGCAGTTGTGCTGGGCAAGTTGGATAAGATTAAAAATCGTAAAGAAGAAGGTCGCAGTATCTATGGTTACGAAAGCACAGTAGCCACTAGTGTGTTCACAGAAGAAGACATCAAGGGCTTTAAAGTTTTTGTAAATCTAGCCAAGAAAGCCAAACAACGTCTTCAAGACGAAGTTCTAGAATTGAATGTGCGTACTGACATCGGTCTAAGTGTAGACACAGTTCAAACATTGAAGTCAGAAGAATTATTATAAGTATTGTTTGAACATTTCAATTGATTCTGCCATAGTTAATCTAGTATTATCTTGTTTTTTTAATACTAAACTTAGGCAGTATCTAGGTTCTTCAAAATTATGTATGTTATGAGGAATACCAACTTGAACTATACTAGGAAAATTTACTGGCTGTTTATCGATTAAGTCAACTTGGTCTATCTTGTAATCAATATAAGAACTATTGAGTGCGTTGAGTTCTGCACTATTCGATATATTAGGTTTTTGTTTCCACCAATACATTAAACTGTTTTTGCCGCCGAATACATAATTGAGTTTGATATAATCTCCGCCTGTGTCATCGAGATGTATTGTACTAAAACGAAAAGGAAGATTGTAAAATAATTCTACTCGGCCAATGGTTAGATTTAAAGTTTTTAAAAATAAAATTAAATCATTGTTAATATCGTCAATTGATATTTTAATATGATTGTGTGTGCCATATGAGTTTATATTTAAATCTTCTCTCAGAGGATTTATGTCTAGATTTATATTAAGACTGTTAATCATAAATATATTTATCGCGGGGTACGTCAGTTGGTAGACTATCAGGCTCATAACCTGGAAGACGGAGGTTCGAGTCCTTCCCCCGCAACCAATTATAAACTGTGAATGTAATCTAAAGCAGAATCTAAGTTAGTAAAGTACAGCATTTCAAAGTCATTGCTAAAAATATCTTTGACAATGATATAGCAGATACCTTGCTTGCTTAGACTTACATGAAAATGTAGGCCTGCTTCGGTGACAATGTCATAGGATTGCATAGTAGTATTTAATAGAAAACCCGGTTACACTTTGACGTCTAAAGTGGGTAGGGCAGTTACCATAAAGAGTGCTAGGTATGTAGTGCTATGACCATCCGTGCTCTGTGAAGGAGTGGCGGGAACGCATTAGGTAAGGTATAACACCTGCCCAAAAGAACAAATGTTATGGACAGAGTAACAGCTCAGTCCGGGGCCTATGTGGTGTAGGTAGCCGGACACTTTATACGTGCTTTCTGTAGTAGCTACAATGGAACACCGAAATACTTGTCAATGTCGACCATGTACAAGGACCGGCCATGAAGAGCAGGGCTACCGTGGATTCAAGCGCCGCAGAGAGCACCTATAAAGTCAGCGGGATTAGTTTAATGGTAAAACAGCAGATTTCCAATCTTCGGTCAAGAGTTCGATTCTCTTATCCCGCTCCAATTTATTAAAGGATTCATCATGGCACATGAAGCAGGCAAAGGTTCAACTCCTAGACCATTTAGTATTGCACAGGAAGAGTACAATTCTAGATGGGACGCTATATTTGGTCGAGATTCGAAAAAAGAAAAACAAGAAGACGCATTGTCCACCGACAATCGTTTAGATTCTAAATACGATAAACCTAAAGAAGAAAATTAAAATGTTACATTTAATTCAAAATCTCAGTGATAAATTTGTCGACTTGATTAGTCAAGATCCGGTGCGTCCGCACATTCCCCGGACTGAACGTGTTGGTGCAAACAAAGACATTTTTGTAACTAGAGACGAGAATGACAATGTACAAGCAATTACCTGTGTCAGTTATCAATTAACTGTGCCTTGTTCTGAATCTGAATTATTCGAAACCTGCAATGAGCCCCAAGTTGCTGTATTTTATACTATTTGGAGTTATGCCCCAGGCGCAGGAAAAAAGTTAATCTTTAACGCAGTAAAACATATCAAAGAAAATCAAAAAACAATTAACAGATTCGTAACACTGAGTCCGAAAACTGACATGGCTAGAAAATTCCATATTAAAAATGGAGCCGTGGTTTTTAGAGACAACGAAGAATCTGTTAACTACGAATACTTAAACAACGAAGTCGAAGGTTAAGTAAATATATTATGACATTCGATACCAATGTACCCGGTTGGATGACATCATCAGATCTAGCCGTATTGCACAAGCTAGCAGGATTAGTTCCAAAATCTGGATCTATTATTGAAGTAGGATGCTTCTTGGGTAGATCAACTGATGCATTTTTCAATGGCAAGGATTCATCTGTTAAAATGACAGTGGTGGATTCGTTTCAGGTACATGGTGGATATGAAACTCATCGTAATATATTTGCTAAAAAAGTTAATGAAAAAGGACAAGAATATATCGATGCATTTGGCAGTCAAGAACTTTATGATGCAGCCAAAGAATTAGCAAATTCAACTGGAGATTGGTTAGCAGGATTTAAATATTGTGTGGGTCAAGATCTATTAGATGATATTAATTTACACAAATCTTATTTTAAAGATTTTAATCTAGATCCCAAGGGATATGATTTGGCATTTATCGATGCATCACATAAATTTGAAGATGTATTATTTGATATTTCAAAATTCATTACTAATCAAAAGACTTTAATAGTCGGAGATGATTTTACTTGGGCACAACCCGGTGTTGCTAGGGCCTTAACAGAAGTAAGACGCGGTGATATAAATGGCAGATCAACAAAAAGGTTATTAATTGTACCTGAATGTAGTAAAATATGGATGTTAGTTCCAGTCGAAGGATACTGGAAAGAGCAGTTTAGAAAAAAAGATAGTTTCTTCTTCGAGTAAATATAATGTCGGAGTGTAGCGCAGTCTGGTAGCGCACCTGGTTTGGGACCAGGGGGTCCAAGGTTCGAATCCTTGTACTCCGACCAAGTTTAAGAGCAATTTAAATAAATATCGTTATGTCCTACAAACGAATCATCAATAATGCTCTTGCGTCTAACACGCAATATCTACCCTACGTACAACTCAGCGCCACGGCACTGGTTCTACTCTATGCATTCCTTTTACCACAAGTTGGTTTACTGTGGTTACTGAGTGTGCTGATGTATGTGGGCATAGGCGGCCTCGGCATCAGCATAGGCTTTCATAGATTATTAACACATAAAAGTTTTAAGACTAGTAAATTCTGGGAATACTTTTGTGCAACATGGGGTGCCCTTGCATTCACAGGCAGTGCAATCGGTTGGGTGGGTATGCACAGGGATCATCACAAGTACAGCGACAAGCCTGGTGACCCACACAGTCCCATGGTCAGTGGTCCCAAGATGTTGGTAGCTGCCTATGACTATGAGCCCAACAAGTGGAAAATACGACATTTGATTTTTGACAAGTATCATATCTTTATGCACAAGTGGTACTTTGGTTTGCTATTATTATGGACAATATTCTGGGCTGTTATAGATCCTGTGTTGGCCATGCACGTTGTTGTCATCCCTGCGGTGTTCAGTGTTTGGAGCAGTACAACCAGTAACTACATGAACCACCGTTGGGGTTATAAGAATTTTGAAACCAGCGACAACAGTCGAAATCTTTGGATCAATGCTATATTCACATTTGGCGAAGGCTGGCACAACAATCACCATGCTCGACCAGGCAACTATGACTTTGGCAGTGGCACCAGTGGCAAGTGGTGGGAATTTGATCCCGCCGCCAGAGTCATTGAATTAATTAGACGATGATATTTGGATCCACAAGTAGAAATATAAATCTACTAACTATTTTTGTTTTTATTAGCAGTGTAGTTGGATTGTTTTTTGTTGATTACACATTGAACAACATACTAATCATGTTAACAAGTTTTTATGTTTTGAACATCCTGGGAGTATGGATGACATTTCATAGATATTATAGTCATAAAAGTTTTGCACTAAATCCCGTGCTTAAATGGCTGTTTTCTATTATTGCTTTATTAACAGGTCGCGGTAGTATCTTGGGCTGGGTTTACCTACATAGACTACATCACGCATACAGTGACCGAGACAAGGACCCTCATAGCCCTCATAATTTAGGATATAAATTATTTGGCTTTGGACACATGAAACAGCAAGAGGGTGAAATGAAGATATTCTTGGTTAAAGAATTAATGACACCGGCTCAATTGTTTATACATAAATGGTACATGCTGTTGTTAATACCCGTGCTTATTATTTTTGCAGTAATAGATTTACAATTATTTTATTGGGCTTGGCTAGTGCCTGCAATGTTAATACAGTTCAGCACCAGCAACTTTAATTACTTTGGCCACACGCATGGCTATAGGAATTTTGAAACAAAAGATCATAGTAGAAATAACGCATGGCTTTGGCCCATTATACTGGGCGAAGCGTGGCACAATAATCATCACGGCGACGCAAAGAATCCCAGCACAACATATAAATTCTGGGAAATAGATCCTTTGACATGGGTGATTAAACTAGTATGTACAAAGTAAAAAAATACAATAAATTAACCAAGTCAGAACTACAACGTTTTTGGGATACTATAGAATTAGAATGTCAAAAAGATACCAGTCCTGCCATGATCAATATGCACAGCAAAACTTGGAGAAATGAAAATAATACTCTACGCTATATATTAGAAGTAGAAAATAAATTCGATCACGGCGAATACTTTGTGTTGTTTGACGATAAATTACCAGTGGCCAGCGGCGGCGTTTACTTCAGTGAATGGACCGAAGATATTGCAATGGCGGGTATCAGAACATGGGCACACACCGAACATAGAAACAAATTATTAGTTGCCGAATACATTCTCCCTGCATGTAAGGCATGGGCAGTTAAATACAAATGTAAATTTATTACATTGACATTTAATGATTATAATAAAAATTTAATCAAAGTATGTATTAGAACTCGTGCTGGAGAAAGTGCTACTAGAATTTCTGGCAGAACTCCACGCCGATTATTCTATAATGGCGCAACAGTGGTTGACTTTCCATTAGAAATCAACTATACTAAACAATGGCTGATATACGAAAAGTTGGACAGTGAATTTTTATTTAATTGGGAAGAATTCAAATGGCAGGACAAGATAAAGATTGTGAAGAGAAAGCTGGGCTGAGTAAAAGCCCTGATAGATATACATTCCAACGTAATAATTATCTTGCACGTAAAATAGAAGAAGGCAAGCAGGACGATCCTAATACTATTGCTATGCTAGAATACTATGATGAACTTCCAAAAAGGCAAGCGGACCGAGAAGAGAATCCTGACTGGAAAGAAAATAACATGGAGTACGATCTACGCAATACTTCTTGGATCTGTGATAAAGTAAAAAGCGATGATGTTTACGCACAAAACTTATATGCTGCCATGTGTAACAATGACTTTCAACGCAATGATATGATGCCCATACTCAAAGATCAACAGTGGAGTTGTAGTTGGAGATATGCCGGTGGCATTGTAGCAGACATGCAGGGAAAAGGTGATTACATTGACTGGTACTGTAGTGGTATTAAAAATACTGGTCCAATAGAACAAAGTGAATGGGATAATTTAACTTTAGAACAACAACTACGATACAAGGAAACAGAAGCCTATGTATCGGAAAGTGTGGTCACTGACGAGATTCGCAGTGACCTAAAGAAACTAGGTTGGCTAGTTTTGGAAGACAACAACGAAATGGATATATAATGGCTAGAATTACCAGTGAAAAAGCAGTGGAAGCAGTGGGAAATAGATTTGATCTAGTGTTGATCGCTTGTCAACGTGCCCGCGAATTGAAGCGAGGCGCTATGCCAAAAGTTTCAAGTAAAAATAGCGCAGTAGTAACAGCACTGCGTGAAATTGAAGCGGGTCATATAGGTCGTGATTATTTAAAACGTATTCAATAATCAAATTTATCTTCTGATGACTTGTGCATCTATATAAATATTGTATGAGATCATCGGAAGATAAAGAATTACTAGTGTCTAGATTCACTGATACTATCTATGTAGAAGAATTTCTCCAGCCTGAAGAAATCCAGTATCTAGTCCAACTGTTTGATAACTCAAACGACAAAATTTATAAGAACACCGGACCCGTGACTTCTAATTCTATTATGAAAGATTCTATTTTGGAATCTATAGTAGAAAGACTCAGACCTTTAATTGGTGATTTTAAGATTTATTCTGCGGCATTCTTTAATGTAAAAACGCCGCATATCATACACAATGATGATGAGAAGTCATTTCCTTTGACTTATAAAGCAATTACATTGCCATTGAAATTAGAGTATTCTGTGGTCTCTACAGAGCTACCCAGTCTGTGTATCTTTGATCAGTATTACTTGGAAGGCCCGAGTAAATTTTTTAATGGCTCCAATGATATTCCCACATATTATAATCAACAAATCTACGAATACTCCGAAGTACAAAACAAATCTTCAACCGGTATCAGGGTAGATGACATACAGAGATATCTAACACATATAAAACCAAATTGGTTACATGGACTTAGTTTAAATTCAATACATGCATGGAAGCCAGGATCTGCAATTATATTCGATGCATTAAAACTTCATTGTGCCAGCGACTTTAGACAGCACAGCATTATCAGCAAACTGGGCATTAGTATTTTTACATACACTGATTAATTTTACAAAAATAAAATTTTACTGTCGTTGACATTTTTTGCGGCATCTTCATAGTCTTGGAATTCTTTTATGTAGGTAAGGTCAAACAAAAGACTTGTTCTTTTACCTACATAATTATCCACTGCATGTATAGCCGAATTATTAATCAGATACCATTTGTTAAGATCGAATCTATATCGATTTATTTCTGTCAATTCACTTTTTTCAAACATTCTAGCAGCCACGGTATTATTAATATCCTTTTGTTTGTAAAATACAGTATCAGCCGCGCCTTCTACTACATAGATTATACTCATCTTTCTAAAGGTATCTGTATGTGGCGGCAGTTCGTTGATACTTCGTTGCAGTGTTATATATTCTAAAAATTTTCTATTAATTTTATGACCATGAAAAATCTCATCAAGGAAATTCATATGCTCTGGCCATTTCTGCAATTGATACGATCCGGCCGTTTCAACTAAAAAATCATCCTGAACCATACTTTTGCCCTGTTCTATTCTTTTGAACCTTTTTCCATAATGCTTGTACTGTTCATAATGCTTGATTATTTTTTCAGAGACTTCTATCCCCAATGGTGGCCAGTTTAACTCAATGGCATTGTTCATATAAATCAATGCCCGTGTTTAAGATTTGCAATCAATTTAGATACATTGTCAGTGGTAAACGGTACGTTGAGAATCAGATGTATGCTGTTGTCAACCCAACTAATTGTTCTATGTGTTCGTCTAGTGTTGATGTAATAAGCTCGGCCTTCTTCAATTTGGAGTTTTGTATCGGCACCGATTATCCAGTCATAGTCATAAGTCCCACAATGTTTTAAAAACACTGCGATTCTAAATGTTTCTCTTGGTATTTCAGGATGGTCTCTGTGTGGAGTAAAATATCCGCCTATGTTACTTTTTACTAAAAATGTTCTGCCCAATGGAGAGAATGTATCCAATAAAGGATGTAAACTGGGACAATTTTGATAAACTGCTGTGTGATGAGAAAACTCTTTCTCAAATACTTTTCTGCCGGCAGCATGACTGGCCTGTGCTTGGCTGGGATTATCCTGATGTGTTTTGCCTTCGAGGTTAGTAATTGCTAGACCTTTTCTATTATTAAGTCTATCTGCTCTTGGCAAATAATCTACCCAGTCGTTGTCAAATTTTGCAATTTCACGATTGAACTGCCCCGGATCTATAAAAAAGTTTAAAGATTCAAAGTCTCCCAGTGTTAATAATGCCAATTCATCTGTGACAGTTTCTTGGCTAATTGCGGCGCTGTTATATTTGGTAGGTCTTCTCACAGCATGTTTTTTACCTACAATAATATTTTTGTCATTCATATTATAATTTATTATCTCTATTCAGAATACAAGATACACATTACGATAAATCAATGTCAATCTCACCGATACCGCCTGCAAAAGCCTGTTATTGCGATAAACGACATTGGAGATTCGGCTACCTTGAATAAATATCAGTATGCATATACAGTTTAAATCAATTTACCCTAAATTCAAAGAAGTATTGGATCAATGTATATATCTAGGCAAAGAATACGCTGATTGGCCGAATAACGAAGAAGGCCAGTTAGCTATTCAAACAGATGATCCAAATATAGATAACTGGACTTCTGGAATAGGAAAAAGTGTTGCAAAAACTCCCGAGTGGGAGCAACAATTTAGATATATTCAACCAAGTTTAATTGGCACGCCTGTAGATAGATATATCAAATGGCTGGGTATTCCCGTTTATCGAACAAGAATTATGTTATCTAAATCTAAATCTTGTTACAGTGTTCATCGTGATTACAGTCCAAGATTGCATCTCCCGTTGATAACTAATAAGCAATGCAATTTTTTAATTACAGATCCCATACAGTTTTTTCATTTGCCAGCCGATGGCAGAACAACTTGGGTAAACACAACCATGCCCCATACTTTCATGAATGGCAGTTTAGAAAATAGATTACATCTAGTAATGATAACAAAGGAATAATATGATCACAATTACAGAAAACGTTGATACAAAAGTATCGTCAATATTAAAAGAAGAAAATGATCCTACCGCAAGTCTACGAGTATTTGTGCAAGGCGGCGGCTGTTCAGGAATGAGTTATGGCTTTACTTTAGAAACTGAACAAAATGAAGATGACTTTGTCATTGAACAACAAGGCGTAAAATACCTTGTTGATGCAATGAGTATGCAATACTTACAAGGTTCTGTTATTGATTACAAAGAAGACATTGAAGGTTCAAACTTTGTAATTAAAAATCCCAATGCAGAAACTAGCTGTGGTTGTGGTAGTAGCTTCAGCGTATGATGGTCAGTAAGATCACCGAAGCAGTGATCTACGAAAGTCCGGATGGTGGCGAAACCATCTATGTTCGAGAATCGGGTAGTAGTCAACGACAACTTCATGTTGAAAGTCCAAGAGCAGTTAGTCTGCATGAACAAATAAAAGAAAATCAACTTTGGGGACAAATACGCAGAGCTGCCAAAACTAATCCCACACTACAACGTGTTCTTGAAGAAGCAGTTTTAATTTATACCTTATCAAAATAATTGACATAAAATCTCAGTTGTAGTATAATATACAAATATTACTGGAGAATCTATGAGTATGCATCTTCATCACCCTAGCCTTAGCTATAATGGCAAGAAAAAAGGCAAGGTTAAGTTTGCCAGTGCGGCAGCAAAACACAAGGCGGAACAATTGGACAAAGAATGGCGAGAACTACAGGCTAAATGGGGTGTAGACGCAGAAGAGAAAAAGCGTAAGCGAGCGATGTCTGCCGAACCTTTGGATTATAAACTGTCTGCTCCTGTGGGGCGAGAAACACAAAAGATTGCCAGTCGTGACACTGGACATAGTGGTGCAGTTAAAACTAAAGGTATTCCACAATACACAGGTACAAAAGTTTTAGGTATTGGTACTATGCATAAAAGTAATGCTGTTCCAATTTTCAGTAACGAAGAAGCAATATCAATTTCAACAATGCGGAGATAATATTATGAATCAGCAATTAATCAATATGGCATTTAGCAATTACTATCGTAAAGAAATTTTTTCTTTAGAAGAAGCACTGCATTTTCTCGGAGACCGTAACTTGATTAATATTGGAGAACTTGCCGAATTTGCTATTCAACGTAAAGGCAAATTAAAGAAAAATGCACGTAATACTAAAGGCAGCGACTTCGAAGATAACAGCGACAGTAAATATGTCACCGTTTCGCATTATGAAACTAAACTGGGGACTATTTCCAGTTATGCTTCAATCAGTGGATTGAGAAATAAAATTGGAACTTTGAGAGTAATGGTTTACGAACCAATAACTGATGTTAATTACTTTTTTAGAATTCCTCACAGGGTTTATGCTCCCTACACTGACGCAGATGATAGTTTGAAAATCTGGTTTGACAGCAACGGGTCTCCGCGTGTGCCAACACGTAGTAATATTAGATATAATTTATGGGACTATGAATGCTCGCAAGCAGAATATGTATCTTAAATAAATAAAGCAAAAGGAAATATAAATGACTTATGTCGTAACAGAAAATTGTATCAAGTGCAAACACACAGATTGCGTGGCCGTTTGTCCAGTGGATTGCTTCTATGAAGGACCAAACTTTCTAGTAATTAATCCCGACGAATGTATTGATTGTGCAGTATGTGTACCGGAATGTCCCATTGATGCGATTTATGCCGACACTGATCTGCCAGAAGATCAAAAAGTTTTTATAGAATGGAACAAAGAATTGAGTAAGTCTTGGAAAAGAATTACTAAACAAAAACCAGCCCTACCTGATCACGAGGCATGGAATGGTAAACCAAATAAACGTGATTTATTAGAAAGGTAATCGAAATGGAATACGCAGTTTATAGAAGTGCCGGTGAAATCAATTCAGCAATGGGTCGTGTCTATGGACACATGAGTCTAGCTGTTATTGTATCGATGTTTGTAAGTTATTTTGTAGGTTCAAGCCCTGAACTATTGCAGTTCTTCTTTACAGGTGTACTGAAATGGATTATAATTTTTGCACCATTGGTGGCAATCTTTGCAATTAGTTTTGCCATGGAAAAGGCAAACAAACAAGGTGCTCAACTCATGCTCTATGGTTTCTCAGCATTAATGGGATTAAGTTTTGCTATGATATTTGCTGTATTTACAATGGGTAGTATTGTAAGTGCATTCATGGGAGCGGCAATTTTATTTGCTGTAATGAGCGGTTATGGCTACTTTACCAAACGCAGTTTAGACAGCATGGGACAGTTTATGTTCATTGGTTTAATTGCCATTGTCATTGCCAGCATTGTTAATATCTTTATCGGCAGCTCAGTAATGCAAACAGTTATCAGCGCATTGGCAATTATTATCTTCCTTGGATTAACTGCCTATGATACACAAAAGATTAGAGAAGAAGTTAGTTATGAAACTAACGGAGTTGCTGAAGTTCGCGGCGCATTAACGCTGTACATGGATTTTATCAATTTGTTTCTCAACTTATTAAATTTATTTGGAGATAGAAAATGACATTGGCACTAAAAAAAGGACAGACAGTAGATCTAGGGGTTGTATATAGAATTAATCCTAATGGACTTCATGAAAGCGTGAATATTAAAGACTTGTTCGCAGGCCGAAGATTATTAGTATTCATGGGTCCGGCACCTTTCAGTAAACTAGATACTGAACAAGCCATTGAATTTGAACGTCAAAGTAAACAAATCCTTGCACAAAAAATTGATGACATCATTGGCATCTATGTACAAGATGCGTTTGTAATGAAAAAATATCAAGAATTTGTATATGAGTCTGGCGGCACTAACAATGTACAATTTTATGGTGACGGTGATGGATTTTTTGTTAAAGCAAATAACTTATCACATGACTTTACATTTGAAGGATTGAGTACAAGATCCGGTCGGTGGGCGTTTGTAATCAATGACGGCGTTATTGAATATGTAACGGTTGACGATTACTCGGTAGTAGAAACAACCAGTGCTAACAGTATTCTAAAACAATTGAAGAATGAAGCCTAAATTTAGACTACTCTACAGTATTATGGCGCAGGAAGTAGCTAAAATGAGTCATGCTCGTAGGCTACAAGTAGGCGCAGTTATTGTCAAAGACGACAGAGTTATCAGTATGGGCTACAATGGTATGCCCGCAGGTTGGGACAATGACTGTGAACTTCGAGAGTATATGTCAAGGGATGCTGGTGGTTGGCTCAGCCCAGTTGAAATAATGGAAAACTGGCCGTATCAAGAAGATGAAACATCTTTTCAACTTGAAAGACGATACCGATTAAAAACAAGACCAGAAGTACTTCATGCAGAATCAAATGCTATAGCAAAATTGGCGAAGAGTAACGACAGTGGTGATGGCGCTGACATATTTGTTACTCACGCTCCTTGCATGGAATGCAGTAAACTTATTTTTCAGTCAGGTATTCGTAGGGTATATTATAGTTCGGACTACAGGGACGACAGTGGTATTAAATTCCTTAAACAAAGCGGAGTAGAGGTAATCAAACATGACGAATAAATGGACAATTACATTGGAAGAAGCCGAAGATGGCAGTGGTGATTTGGTTATGCCATTACCGCAGGACTTGTTAGACAGCGCAAGTTGGCAGGAAGGCGACACGCTTAATTGGACAGATCTGGGCAATGGCACTTGGAGCTTGACAAAGCAACAGCCTGATGTTACAATAGAAGAAGAGGAAGCATGGCGCGACCTTGAAAGTAAAATAAACAAGGCTTAACATGGCAGACATTATGGTGGACATTGAAACTCTAGCCACCACACCTGAAGCAGTAGTCATCACAATCGGCGCAATTCGCTTTGATCCTTTTGCCGACGATAGAACTAGTTATGAAGGCGACAAGATCCTCATGGATACTTTCTATCGTAGAATTGACCCTGAGAGTTTTACTTGGCCCAGTGCTCACATTGATGACAACACTCTAGCTTGGTGGAGTAAACAAAAACCTGAAGTACAACACGAAGCATTTACAGACGATGATAGACATCCTATTCAAGAAGTCATGCTGGACTTTCATCGTTGGTGTGGCGGTTATCAAAATATGTGGGCCAATGGTCCTGCATTTGATATTGTTATTTTAGAAGAAGTGTGTAAACAACTTAAACGAGGTGCACCTTGGCAGTATTGGCAAGTAAAAGACACTAGAACTGTGTATGGTCTAGTGGAACACGAACGTCCTAATCCCAGACTGCATCATGCCGCGTGGGACTGTTGGAGTCAAATTGTTGCATTACAAAGTTGTTTCAGAAACTTAAATATAACAAAATACCCAGAGAGAAAATAATGGAAACAAGCGGTAAAGATACACTGAGTTGGTTGCATGGCTTAGAAGATTATTTGAAGTTTATGGATTCTTCTTTGGCCGAGAATTATGTTCATCAATTGCTATCTCTAAATTATTCGGAAAATCCTTATTTTCCGTTAAGAAAACTTATTGTACATGCAAAAGAAAATATCGTCGGAGACTCTGATTTATTCAGGAAAGCAGTTGATGAATTACTAACATCTTTTGAAATTATTTGCACAGAATCTGACAAGGAACTAAGCATACGCACATTTGCATACATTGCCAAGCTAGCTAATCCAGATGAAAATGTTTTTTATATACTACATGAATATTTTAAATTACATAATGGCGAGCAAGAAATTAATGCTATCTCCGATGCATTTAGTCGTAGTCAAATTAAAAGTAAGGTATGGCTAGTTGAAGAATTATCTAAGATAGGATTAAAGTACGATAATGTCGTAATAATGGCTAGTTGGTTTGGACAATTAATTCGTTTGTTAGATAAAAAATTAATATTTAAAAAAGCTCGGTTGCTCGAGCTAGATAAATCTGCATGTATAATTAGTGATAAAATTTTTAACTTTGATAATTTAGATGGATATCGAGTCAAGAGCATAAACGCTGATATTAGTGCATTAACCGCAGTTAAGTCTGGATATATTTGGAACATCGAAAACTTTACTAATAACAAAGTGTACGAGGAAAAGTTTCTTCCAGACTTGATTATTAATACCAGTGCAGAACATATGGACGAAGAATGGTTTAATCAAATTAGATTTAAAGAATTTGAAAACAATCCTGTTGTTGCGATACAAAGCAACAACCTATTCGACATTCCTGAGCACATTAATTGTGTGCATGGCATTGATCATATGAAGAAAAAGTTTCCAATGAAAGAGATTTTGTTTGAAGGTGAACTTCAATTAAAAGGGTACAAACGAGTCATGCTAATCGGCAGACCTTGATAAGTACTAACAGCGGCCTTTGAGCATCATCCCGCTTTACAAACTCTGCTGCCTATGCTATAATTAACATAGGAGAAAACATGGCACAATTACAACCTGTACAATATATGTACACATCAACAAAAGAGTATCACGACGCATTTCCCTGCGCTTATCGTCAGTGGAGGGCAGATAGTCACTGTAACACAATTCACGGCTACTCGTTTAGCATGAAGTTTTACTTTGGTACCAACTATCTAGATGCACGAAACTGGGCAGCTGACTATGGCGGCCTAAAAGAACTTAAAGGTGTGTTGGAAAGCCAATTTGATCATACACTACTTGTTTCCGAAGATGACCCCCATATGGATCTGTATCTAGAAATGCAAAAGCGTGGCATTGCTAAACTTACTATACTACCAAAAGTAGGTTGCGAAGGCCTAGCAGATCAGCTTTACAAGTATATCAATGGTGTGTATATCCCAGATTATCTAGGACACGGCGAGGCACAACGCTTGTGGTGCTATCGTGTAGAAGTACGTGAGACACAAAGTAACATGGCTTTTAGAGAAGGTCATCGCGAATGGAATGAGAATTTGTTTGCGTGAACAGCTTAGAACGCATTTGGGCTAGGGCAACGGGACACCTAATGGGCGAGTCAGATCATGATCGCCCAGATGTGCCAATACTTTCACTACGTGAAGCAAGGATTGCACTGTTCTTTAAAACCTTTTGGGTGGTGATTCACATCATCACTTGCTTGTTTATTATAGCAAATACTATTCGTCATTGGTAATATTATAAGTGTGCTTCGAACAATTCAATACATTCGTTCCAGTGATGAATTCTGTCAGCAAGTCCTAGTGTGCCGCCGTTGATGCGTTTAGACAATAGTACAACATCACCCTTGTCGCAGATATCGTTTAATTTATTTTTGTGCCAAAACCAGCAGGCACTTAGAACTGCGTATTCTGGTTCACAGACTAGATCTGGATTTTGCACAAGACAATCATCACCAAACAAGTCTTTGCTACACTGTGTGTAATTTGCACGGCCTGTGAGTTGCACTAGTCCACGACCACGGAATTTAAATCCGTCACCACTGGCTTCAGGGCCGTTGCCCATGCGATTAGCATAAACTCTATTGGCAATCATTTCTGGTTTTCTTGCGTAGGGTTTAGCTGTGTTTAAATCGGGAAAGTATTTTTTAAATGTGCCCACAAGACCCTTGTCACTGTAGTTTAAGTTTTCTACTAGTGCTGTGAAGTCTGCACTTTCATGTTGACATTGGCTGATAAAACCAGCAACACGGGCCGGTGTAACAATGGCAAATTGTGGCAATTGATTGCATAATCCTTCATACCACTCGTTGGGGTTTTTATTCTTCTTAATGCATTGTGCCAGCATCTCGGCAGTAAATTCAAAAGTAAAGTCCATGATTGTCTCCTATACGAATATTTACCTTTTTGCAATCAAACTAAATTTATGTCAAGTCGACTCGTTTAACTATGTCTTCAAATGCAGGTCGAGGATATACTTTTTCTACATTAGATGGAGAGAACGGAATTCGTTTAAAGCTGTCAACTCTAGGGTCAAAATAATTATGCCAAGTATGTTGATCTTTACCGTAGCCTATTCCCATGATAAATCTAAAATCTAATGCTCGAGGATCATTATCTATGTTAAAAATCTCGGTGGCTCGTTTATAATTATTACAAATATTTTGACACATTCCAGTTTGTATACCTTTGTTAGCAAGAGCCAGCATTATATAGGCAGAGAATATTCCAATTTCTATATTTTCTGTTTGTCTCTGGCCGCCGTCGATGTCATTGGTTCTGTGTTTCCCTTTTCCAAAGCCGTCGAGCGTTCCTCGAATTGATTCAGTTTCGTATCGCGTTTCTAAATCACCAACCCATCTAGCACTAAAACCCAGTAACCAAGGTGCAAGTACTTGTGGATTTCCATGATCTTCTTCAATAGTTGCATGACCGTTTCGTTGACATATGGTCATTATTTCTTTTCTAATAGCAGGGTCATTATTTCTTAACAAGTGTACTTGATATGGAAATTGCAGATTCTTACTTGGAATATGCTGATATACTTCTTGTAATGCTGACAATATTATACTTTCTTCAGGTACAGTATCGTCCCAAGCAAATGTTGTATGCCTGGCTGTTATTAGTGGGATCCAATCCATGTCAACTCCTTAATATTATTCTTGATGCATTATGTCGGCATCTCGCCTATAATTGACTCTTATATGAATATTTACCTTTGATAAATCTTATCCCAAGTTCCGGCATCATTTTTCTGCCAGCCTGCTTGTGCTTGTTTCCAAGTTCCATCGTCATGTTTGACATATACTGCTTGTGTTGGCCTCCACGTATTTGTAGCATCTTTAATGTAAGAATATGTGACGTCTCCTACTAGATTAATATAAGCAATGCGATTTCCTCCACCATGCAAACTGCGTGTATTAGCATAATCAGTAGACGATCCTGTGGTATATAACATATTGGATGTTGCATTTGAAATTACTAAATCACGAATTTGTGCAGGTGTGTATCCTGGATATAATTGTAATAATTGTGCGGACAGACCTGCAACATTAGGACTAGCCATAGACGTTCCCGAAATACTCATAATTTTGTAATTACTGTTGAATGGATAAGCTGTGGCAGCGCCATATTTATTAGTGGTGCTGGCGGTACTCACAATATTCGTGCCAGGGGCCCATACATCGACTCTTGGACCTGATTCACTTGATCCAGATTTTTCTTCAGGATTGTCACTAGACGTAGTTATATTTCCGACACAAATAACTCCGGATGCAGACGTAGGTGAACCACCTCGCATATAATAAGTACTAGATCCACTAGTATTAGTATAATAGTTATTGTAATCCAAACCTCCCGGTGCATCAATGGTTTGATAATAATTACCAGCGGCACCGCATATTATGATTCCGGCTGCAATCATTTCTGCTATGTCAATATCAACCGAATCAACTCTGACACCAAAAATATTACCAGTGGAGCCTCCGCCAATCATACCATACTCGGCCATTTTAGTTGAAGTTGCATATGTAGTACCACGATATGTTACACTTTCTATACTACTAAATTGAGTAATATAACTCCAACTCATATTAACAACAGTTAGACGTTTATATCCCGTTGCTGGGTCAATCGGTTTATTATTATGCCAGCCTTTAATAGTATCAAAACAATCAGTAACTGAAATGCCCGTTGTAGGTGACACTGTAAGACCACTTACTGACATTACATATATGCGAGAATTTTTTGCTCTGCCATAAGTTTTGCCGGCTGCTATACCTGTGCAGTGAGTTCCATGTCCGTCATAGTCTGTATAAAATGTTGCAAAACTAGGCATAGTACCTGAAACGCCACTAGCGGTATACCAGTTGATTTGTTGCACTCTTGTCACACCACTGGCATCAGTAAATTCAGGATGGTCTATTTGACAACCCGAATCAGAAACAACAAAATCTACACCTGTACCATCTAATGAATAATTGTAGTTCAGTGTACCAGATGATCCGGGTGTATTATTAGTTGTAGAATTTAGACGAAAGAGCCCCCAATTTATGCCAAGATTATTTGCTGGATTAGTTCCTGGACTTTTATAATACAATCCCGTTTGCACCGCACTGTGTTTAAGTTCAATATCAGTACGATGTTCTGGTGGAATCTCTGCACAATAAACTCTAGGATCATTGCGTAGTTTTTCTGCCTCTTCATTAGACAGTTCATACCAGCATTGTCGTAAACTAGTAGGGCGTTCATTGACTATACTAACGGATCTGTTAGGAATATATGTACTATCGGATCCGTTAGTTTCTATTTCATTCCAAAAAGCATCATAATCGACACCTTCGTTTAGTGCTACGTTATATGTTGTCATAATTCTTTATAATTAATACTGATACCAGATATCACCAGCAACTCCTTCACTATTAGTAGGAGCTCGTTGTTCACGCCATACTTTTACACTTTGGCCGTTAGTGCCGTTAGTGCCTGCAACTCCATTTGCGCCAGCTGGACCTCGTGCGCCCGTAGCACCTGTCGGACCTGCAGGTCCTGTGGCACCAACTGCGCCAGTATCGCCTTTTGCACCTTGTGGTATTGTAAAGTTTAATGTTGCGACATTTGCAGTTCCTGTGTTAGTAACTATTACAGATGAACCAACTGCGCCAGTAGTCACTGTGCCAACAGCAACGGTTGCCGCTGTTCCCGTAGCACCGACTGCGCCCCGAGCTCCTGTTGCACCTATAGCGCCGCGAGGAATTGTAAAGTTTAATGTCGCGGCATTAATGGTTCCCGTATTAGTAACTATTACAGATGAACCAACTGCGCCAGTAGTCACTGTGCCAACTGTTAATGTTGCTGCCGAACCTGTATCGCCTTTTGCGCCTATAGGACCCGTAAAACCAACTGGGCCCTGAGCTCCAGTCGGTCCTACAGTTCTACCTGCATTTATCAATGTATCATTTGTTCTTGTTAAAATTAAATTTCCACTAGGATTTACGACTGCGTCCTTGATGCCAACACCTGTGGGGCCTATTGGGCCCGCTGATCCTGTGTCGCCTTTAGATGCGACAGCACCTGCAATGCCTTGCGATCCGGCCGGCCCTGTATCTCCAGTATCGCCTTTTGGTCCAGTATCTCCAATATCGCCTTTATCGCCTTTTGGTCCAGTATCTCCAATATCGCCTTTATCGCCTTTTGGTCCAGTATCTCCAATATCGCCTTTGGGCCCAATAGGTCCTAGAATTCCATTAGATGGGCCTTGTGGCCCTGTGTCTCCTTTATCACCTTTTGGTCCTTTGTACCCAGTGGGGCCTGATATTCCTCTCGGTCCTTGCGGTCCCCTAAATCCCTTTAGACTTGTAGCCATAATATATTCTCCCGTATCCAATATTTACCAAAATCTACGACTAAAGTACTATATTATTCATAGGTTATTCAAAATTAAATAAATAGTACTATAATTTAGGAGCAGGATATGAGTTGGTTTAAACATCGTCCACGTATTAAAGAGCCTGCTGTACCTCACTCACACAGAACTTCTAGTCCTATACTAGATGAAATTAAAAAGAAGGCCAAAGAGGCTGGACCAAATTCAAAGCCTAAACCGGCTAAAAAGGAATAAAATGGCACTAATTGATTCAGTATTAAATTTAATTAACAAACAACCTAAAGATCCGGATGCTCCTAAGCCACCGGTAGGATCACGTAGCGAACGTGAAGCTAAACTAAAAGACAAAGCCGGTATGGTTATTTCTATATTTGCATTGTTACTAGCAGTTAACAGTTGGTATGGTGGTACATTGAGTAGCTTAACATTAGGTAATACTATTAAAGCAAACAATATATGGGCATTCTATCAATCTAAGAGCATTAAACAAACTCTAGCAGAACAAAGTTTAGATGATGCTACAGTACGTAAAGATACAGCAAAGATGGCCGTGCTACAAGCCAAGATTGACCGTTACGAAAGTGATCCTAAGTCAGGTGAAGGCAAGAAAGAGCTAATGGAAAAAGCACGAGTATTAGAAGTAGAACGTGATGAAGCTAAACAACGTAGTCCATGGATTGGTTATGCTAATACATTATATCAACTAAGCATTGTTGTGCTATCAGCAAGTATTCTTGCAGTCAGTGTAAGCATGTTTTGGGGTAGCTTCTTTGTTGCAGGTTTAGGTCTGTTGCTAAGTGCTCAAGGCTTATTTTTATTCATATAAATTATGCAAATAACATATTCACAAGGCTACAAATATCAACTAGAAAAGGACTTTATAACTGAAGTCGACTTATTCGGCGAAAGCGTGTCAAGTCCTTTTATTGACCTTAGACCCGACGGGTATCTATTAATTAAAAAAGGATATTCATGGGATGGTCCGAGCGGGCCGGCCGTTGATACTAAAAACTTTATGAGAGGAGCATTGATACACGATGCTCTTTATCAACTAATGCGAGAATACGGATTAAATCGAGACCATAGACCTATTGCCGATAAAATTATGAAGCAGTTTTGTTTAATGGACGGAATGAATCCTGCTCGTGCATGGATAACATGGTTTGGTGTTAGACTATTTGGCAGAGATAGTGCTAGGCCAGAAGGCAGTTATAAAATCACAACTGCTCCGTAATACTGACAAATTAAGCATAAATATAATTACTATGAAAAAACTTCTTACCCTTTTATTCGTACTGGTTACCTCACTAGCACAGGCACAGATGCCAGGTTCCACAGTACCCCTGCCCGCAGATATTGCCGCAATTAAGAAAGCCAATGTTCTTGTTGTTGCAATGACCAAAAATGATGTTCCGCCTTTCTTCTCTGGAGAAGGCGATGATATCCGAGGTCTTGACGTTGAGATTGCTCGACGTATTGGCGTCCTGCTTGGCGTCCCTGTACAGTTCAGACGAGATGCAGTAAGTTTTGCTGAAGTTGTCGAACAAGTTCGTGACGGCAGAGCAGACATTGCAGTTAGTAAATTATCTGTAACTGGTCCACGTTTACAAGTTGTTAAGTTCAGCGCACCCTATGTTAAACTAAGACAAAGTTTGGTCATTAACCGACTATGGTTAAGTCAAAATAGCAAAGGCAAAGAAGTTTATCAAGTCGTTAGAGATTTTAATGGCAAGATAAGTTTTATTCGTAATTCAAGTTACGACACATTTGCCCGTATCAACTTTCCTAATGCAACCTTCCTCCCGGAAGATAAATGGGATGTAATCATTGACAAGGTCACACGTGGCGACATCGCTGCCGCTTATCGTGATGAATTTGAAATTAAGAAAATTGCTTTTGAAAAGCCTGATGCAGCCATCACTACCAAGAGTATTACAATTTCAGACAGCGTGGATAATATTGCTATTGCAGTGAATCCCCGAGCTGTCCAACTATTAAGTATTGTAGATCACGTAATTAAAAATGAATTCAATAACATTGACACTAAAAAGTTAATGGACAGATATAAAGCTGAAAAGAAATAAGGACACATCATGACAACAGCACATTTAAAAAGTTTCCTGGTTAGTCCCTGGACTATTTTAGGATCAATTATTGTAGGTATATTAAGCGGAGTATATATTCCTGAGTTTAGTATTAGCCTTGACAGTATTGGTAGTATCTATATTAGTTTGTTAAAGGTAGTTGTACTACCATTCTTATTAGCAACTATCCTAGTTGGTATCATTGGCTTGCTACAAAAAGAAGGCAGTCAAACATTAATTCGTAAAATCATCATTGGCTTTGTCAGCAGTATGTTTATTGCCGCGGTCATAGGAGTAGGTACTGTAATGGTCACCGGTACAGAAATGACACCTGAGAAGAAAACACAGCTTGGTGTACTAGTCAACGACAAAGACAGCGGCACTGATTTAAACATCACGCTTAAAGAACCAATGCCGCAGGCAGCAGAAGTTAGTGCTGGTAAGATGGCAGAGAAGTTTATTCCAGAAAATATCTTTAACACACTAAACAATGGTGAGAGTTTAAAGATCGTTATCTTCTGTTTAATCTTTGGTGTAGCATTAGGACACTTAAAAACAGAGGGTCAACGCATGTTGGTTGAAGTACTTAAGAGTATTCAACAGGCAAGTATTAGTATCTTTAAGTTCTTAAACTATTTCTTGCCCATTGCACTATTAGCAATGATTTCATCACAGGTAGGCAAAGTAGGCGTGGGAATCTTTATGACCATGTTTGACTTTGTGTTCCAACAGTTTATTGGCGGAATGCTAGTTATTGCGCTAGGTACAGTTGTAATCTGGATGCGTTCTGGATTGAGTCTAATGACTGTTATACGTGAAACTAAAGAAACGCTAATTGTTGCTGTTAGTTCACGTAGCTCATTGGCCTGTATCCCATATGCACAAGAAGCACTACACAGACTACACTTTGACAAAGGCGGAGTTGAACTAACTGTTCCACTAAGTTTCACTGTTAACCGTATCGGTAGTATTGTTTACTATGCTATTGCTACAGTATTCATTGCCAACATCTATGATGCACCATTGGGCCTAACAGGACTAGCAGTAGTATTATTTGGTAGTATCTTAGCTGGATTAGCAAGTGCTGGTACAACCGGTATCCTTACAGTTGCTACAGTGGCAGTTGTTTGTGACTTGTTAAAACTACCAAGTGAAGCGGTATTGGTATTACTAATTGCAGTTGATCCATTAATGGATATGATCCGCACTGCAAGTCACGTACACGGAAACGTAGCAGTCACAGCATTTGTCTGTGATAAAGAGGCACCGGAAAGTGGACAAACTTAAAGATTTTCTTTTAAGTTTATTAACATATATAGGCGAAAGTCCATTTCGTCTATTCACTGTTGTATTCTTATGTATACTGGGCTTTGGTGGCTGGATAGTTTATTCTGAAAAAGATAACTTCATGGCCAGCTATCGTGCCCAGCAAGCCATGCCCAAGATGAATGGTCGGTATGAAGAAGCATATAATTTCTTGTTGAAGCACACAGACATAGAACTCGTGTCTATCATGGAAGTCAACACATTAATAAACACAAGAAAAATTGTGTTCTTGGCCACACGCAATGGCGGAAAGATTAAAGAACACAATGGATTAGACGTTGGATTGTTTAGTAAAAACTACGACAACAACAATGATGTCATAGGACTAATGTCCGGTAAAATTCCTTGTAGTCCATATCTTAAGCCGCAGAGTCTCATTGGCTTTACCTACAAGGAAACTGGTGTAAATTATATGTGCAGGATCAGTGTGCCTGCAGAGCCCGGAGTGTTCATTGGACAAATCAGTGTAGGTTGGAAAGAACAGCCTGCAGATGTCGAAGCGGCACAAACAGCATTAGTCATTGCTTCTGCGTTATTATTTAAAAAATGAGACTTCCTACTGTCATTGTTGTTGGCATTTTGATAATCATTGTATTTTTTATACTATGAAACGACTAGGTATACTTGGTGGCATGGGTCCTGCAGCCAGTGCTGAGTTCGTTAATAGGCTTATAGCACAAACTCCTGCAAGTTGCGATCAAGAACACATACCTTTTGTTTTGTGGAACAATCCACAAATCCCAGACCGCAGTACAAGTATGCGTAACGGTGACAACAAACCATTACCGTTTTTACTGGAAGGAATTCGAGGTCTAAAAGCCGCAGGCTGCGATACTATTGTTATACCTTGTAACACTGCACATTTTTGGTTCAATGATATAATTAAAATTAATATTAGAACTATTCATATTGTCGACAGCGTGGCCAGTGCATTGCGTGATGTAAAAGTAACTAATACAACTATAGGCGTCATAGGAACACAGGCCACTGTAGAACTGGGATTGTATCAAACTAGATTAAATGATCAAGGATGGAATTGCATTGTCCCATCTAAAGAAGAAATGTCGACATTGGTACAACCTGCTATTAATTTGATTAAATGCGGCGAACTCGAACAGTCACATCCAATGTTTATGTCTGTGGTAGATAGTTTGATAGCACGTGGTGCTCAAGCAGTGGTATTGGGGTGTACTGAAATACCATTGGCAGTCAAGGAAGACAACCATAATGGTATTCCATTAATCAACAGTATAGACAGCTTGGTCAAAGCGGCCATTAAAGAAAGAAGTAGGCCTTAAAAGTTATTTGTTGGCCAATGGATTGTCGATGGCTTTTTGTATCTTACTATCAACTTCTCTTTTCAGCGTTTCAACTTCACGATTAATTTCTCTACGAGCCGCAGTAAATTCACTGTTGATTTCTTTACGTGTTGATTCCATGTCCCTGCGAATTGCGTTAGCTTCGTTTCTTGCTCGTTCTAAGTCTTCACGAACTGCCTTACGCATATCACGCATTTCACTTTCAGTTTCACGCTGTGCAGTTTTAACACTGCGCTCTACTTGTTCCGTAACGGTTTCATTACGACGGATATCGTTCTTTAAATCAACTTTAATATCACGAGTATAGTCAGCACCTTTTTGGCTGTTCTCTTCGATGACTGCTAGACGTTTATCAAAGCCACTTAGATCTGGTGCAGAGTAGTCGGCAATCTTTTTCTTCATACCTTGATAGTCTTTGTATACTTCAAATGTGCCATAAAGTCCACCTAGTATAGATGACACTAATGTAAATGCCACCATCAGTTTGGCCGGTGTAAATTCATATCCACCAATACTGATAACAGTGTCCTTGCTGGCATATTTCTTTGCGGCTGCTTCAAGTTCATCAACTTTAGCGTTTACGTCTTTAATTTCTTCTGTCATTTTATTTTCCTTTATCTATATTGTAGGTTCACCAAATCTTGGTGTAATTTATCACTAGACAATTGACGCAAAACTTTTGCATTGTCTACATTCACTTGATTCTTGTAAATCTCTTTTGGTGCATAGAATGCTACATCAGGTATCATCATTGAATATGCTTGATATCCTGCGGGCTGTGTTGCCATGCCAGCAATATCCACACGTCCAGCCAGTTCATTTGGCTGTACATTTCTGTTTACAGATTCAGTTTTTTGTTCTTGTGCGTTATTACCTTGTAATATTGGGCGTTGTTCCATTGCGTCATTCAATGCTGAACGACCACCAATTTTAATACCCTCGTTTTGCGGTACTTCTATTTCTGGTTGTTTACTACTATTTGTTGGTGCCTGCAAACTATACATATCAACTTGACCCTGCGACATGTTTGATGACGAAGACATACTAGGATCAGCAAATACACTTTGCGTTACTGGTCGTAAGCCACCGACATTGACTACACTAGTTTGTGATACACTAGCTACATTTACCACAGTCATTTGTGATTGACTGCTGGTTACTACTGTCGATCCAGTACTTGTACTAGACTGTGCCATACTGCTGGTAATGCTTTGTGTAGTTAATGTGCCTGCTACTGTTTCTGCTTGTTGCTGTGCTTGTTGTGCATCTTTGGCAGCGGCAGTTTCTGCAGCCTGTACAACAGACTTGGCCTCATTGCCTATTCTAGCTTGATTGCTACTAATCATACTTATAACATTGCCTAGACTAGGTCCCGTCTTATCACTTGCTGTTTTATTATCACCTGCTGTTTTAACTTCACCTGCTCGAGGTTGACTACCGCCGCCCTGCGGAGGAGGTTGATTTGCTGGTGGAGGTGAGCCAGGATTATTGCCTGGTCCAGGAGCTCCGGGTGGTGGTGGTGGGCCTGCCATAGGTCCATCAGCAGGAGGAGGACTACCAAGCGGGGGTGGGCCACCAGGTGGTGGCGGAGCCGCTTCGTCAGGTGGCGGTGCCGGTCCAACGGTTTCAGGATTAACTACAACTGGATTTAGTTTGGCCATTGCATCGTTATAGCCTCTGCAACTAGGAGAGTATAGTGGATTGGTAGCACAAGGATCAACACTATATTTCAAACTAAAATTTACATTGATGATTTCCGGACCGTATGGTCCAACCCAATAATTATTGTCTCTGCCAACAAATCCATACTGGGCATTGCCAACATTAGATACACTGTATGCGTTGGTAAAAGTTTTACTGTACTCAAAGGTTCTCCAACCTTGTGTGTTATAGGACAAGTCCCAGTTGTAGTTTTCTACCACTTTTGAATTTGTATTGTTGTAGATGTTTACGTAAGCACTTAGAGTGTCGGTCATTCCGTTGTCCCAGCCGTTGCCGTTCTTGGCTTGAAAACTAAAATTGAAACCATTGACTTGCAATCCTGTACCACTGTTGGGCAATGCATTTTTAATAGCAACAGTTTGATTTAAGTCAGTTAATCCATATGAGAAGTTGATAACATTGCTGCCAACACCCCAGGCAGCAACTCTAGGCAATGGCCCGCAATATCCTGGATCACCGCTTGCCCAGCAAGTTAGTGGTTCTCCAATTGTGCCGGCGTTTTGCCAAGTAGAGGTAGTACTGTTAGCCTGACTAGTAAAGTTAGTCAGGTTACCGGTCGTATCAACTTGTTGACTGTTAGAATAACTTGTGGACAAGAACGCCAAGGATAGCGCCAATGCCAATTTTCTTATAAGTATCATCTATTTTTACCTCATCCAATTTTGGAATCTTATCTGGATTTGCATCCCAAGATGCTTTGGCTTGTTCACCGATCTTACCTTCATATGGGCACGGTGTTCCTGCGGCTAACATGGCATCAAATACTCTGCGATCTTGACACATAGTGGCAACTGCGGCTACTTTCATGCCCATGTCATATAATGTTTTGGATAACTTTAATCTTTCGCAATTCATGTCCCGAACAGTGCCGCCCGAACTTACACCGAAAACTTGTGTCTGCACACTACCACTACTACCAGTACTACACAAATCAGCATTACCACCCGACAACATAGCAGGAGCCACTGCTGTTGGAGGAGGCTGAATAATACGTTGTGTAATCTCAGTGGAGTTGATATTTCGATTAGTCATGTCACCTGTCTGTACGTTTTGATTAACGGCTGTACTAGCGTTAACATTATTATTAACATTATTACTTGTACTTGTACTTGTATTGACATTTCGATTTGTCATATCACCGGTGTTGACGTTGTTGTTGGTCGCAGTACTTGTGCTAACATTGTTATTATTGTTGGTGGCTGTGCTGTTGTTGACATTGTTGTTATTGTATGTCATTGTACCAGTATTTTCGTTCTTGTTAACATTGGTATTATTACTTGTGCTAGTACTTACATTGTTGTTATTGTATGTCATTGTACCAGAGTTGACATTGTTGTTATTGTATGTCATTGTACCAGAGTTGACATTGTTATTGTTAACAGTACTTGTGCCACTATTGATGTTGTTATTTGTGTTTACACTAGTGCTATTGTTAGTGTTGGTGTTTGCACTAGTACTATTGACAGCGGCTGTACTTGTGCTGTTGCTGTTGCTTATAGTATTACTGTTAGAAGTAACTGTACTGGTACTGTTGCTGGTGCTATTGGTATCTACTAGTGATTTAGAATCATAGCTTCCTTGATTAATTAATGTGGCAGTACCGGTGGTTGTTCCACCTGTTGTGCCTGATGTGGTGGTTGTTTGTGCTGATACAGAAATTGCAATGGCTGTCAAAGCAAATGTAACAAGTGTTCTTTTCATGATCTTACTCCTATACCATTTAATGGCTTTTTAGTATTTAAAATAATATGCGGTCAGGTAAAGTACTATTAAAACTAATTGCGTATAATGGTTATACTGACTTTTTTTATAAATAGTCAATGAAACATATTTTAATTTTTCTAACTTCTATGATGGCCATCACAGCATCGGCTCAACCGGCAACCACAAAAAAAGAAGTTTACTGCGATAAAACTGAAACAATGATTTCAGTTTTAAAAGGCCGAGACTATGAAGAATCGCCCTTATGGTTTGGTACAGAAAAGGATAGTAAAGCATCAAACTATTCACTGTTTGTTAATCAAGAAACCAAAACCTGGACTATAATCCAATTCAACAAAGAAACAGCCTGCGTTCTAGGCGCAGGCGAGGATTTCATCGTACTTTCCAAAAAATCATACATTTAACCGTTTAACTTGACAGTTAAGCCATTAAGTGCTATTATAACGAATGTATCGTAACAGATACGTAATTAACCAACCGCGTAAAAGGAGGAGACTTATGATACGCATCATGAAAATCGTCGCTACTTTTGTAGGACTAATACTGGTAGTTTTTGTAGCAAAATATGCTTATGACTATAAAGTAGCGTCACTGAAGGCAGCTCAAAATTTAAATTCCAGTGTGATCACTGCTGAAGTTCGCAATACCCAACTCGACTGTTTGACCAGAAATATTTACTACGAAGCAGGACACGAACCCTTCGAAGGTAAAGTTGCTGTGGCCCAAGTTACATTAAACAGAGTTGACAGCGGAAAATTTCCCAATGACATCTGTAAAGTAGTTTACCAAAAAGACAATGCACTAGGACTGTGCCAGTTCAGTTGGTACTGCAACGGCGATGTAAGAAAACCCAAAAACTTGGCCGCTTATCGTGAAAGCGAGATTGTTGCAAAACAAGTTTTACTGGAAAAATTTAGACTACCAAGTCTAAACCATGCTCTTTATTTTCACGGAACATATATTAATCCGGGATGGAAAAAAGAAAAAGTAGCCATTATCGGCAATCATATATTTTACAAATAAGAAAGACTAAAATGAATATTTTCAAAACACTCAACGATTTTACCAGCGAGAGTGCAAAAAATCTGAAAGAGCAATTGGTCACAGTCAGTGCAGAGACACTTGGCTGGGTTGCTGTTATCCTTGTACACTTGGCTACTATTCCTACGTTAGTTGCCATACTAACTGGTCTCACTGAAAAGACTCCTCCAGTTGATCTAGTATTGTTAGCTTGGGCAGGTTTGTTCTTATTCTTTGTTAAAGCCACTATCAGTAAAGATATTTTAAATATTGTTACAATTGGCTTTGGATTTTTTATTCAAGCATGTTTAATGGCACTTATCATTTTTAAATGATCAAGTTAGTTGTCAAGACTCTTAGAGTCGGCGATGTTGAAGATCCGGAAATATATCTAGGTGCAGTTGCACACGATTGGTTACAGACCGACCATGGTAAGTATGTTAAAGAGAAAGCAAGAGATTTGACGTATAATCAAGTACCTTTTGTATTGAATGAAGGCTATTATGGATATCAATTTAATATTACAGCAGTGTTTGAAGATGAAGAAGCAGTGATATATAAATTAAAATTTGGTGATGTCAAGTAATCCCACTGCACATTATAACAGTTCTAAGCTGTGCTGGGAAATTCTCCTAGAAGAAGCGCAGGGTGATAGAATGGTGTTAGTGCATAAAGAAGCTAATACTGCACACAGGATGTTAAAGGAACGGGGCATTAAATTTGTTGATGCAAAAGTCAGTAGATTTGGTGCTCCTATGTTATTAATCTCCGACTTTATATTCTGGTATCAGAATGAAGAAGAAATATTTGACTGGTGCACCGAAAGTCGTGTACAATGTACACTAACAGGTATGATACTTGAATTTGATAGTCAACAAGATAAAATGATGTTTATGTTGCGGTGGAGTTAATGTTTGATCCCATTGGTAATGTTGCTAGGAAGATAAAAATGGCACCTTGGACGATTTGGTTCGCTTGGCATCCAGTTTACACTGTCAACAATGAACGTGTTTGGGGTAAGCGGATTTATCGCAGAAAAATCAACACCTATGTTGATCACGATGATTGGTCACGATACGAATATGGCAACATGTTCGATATATTAAAACGATGAATGAATTAGAACAAGAATACACAGCAGGGTTTACTACTAATGTTGAAAGTGAATTGACAGGCAAGGGCTTGAATGAAAACACTGTTAGACTTATCAGTGCCAAAAACAATGAACCCATGTGGTTGCTGGAGTTTAGATTAAATGCTCTAAATAAACTAGCTAGTATAACTGAACCCAACTGGGCAGAGATTAAATATACCCGACCCGACTACGATAACATTTATTATCACAGTCGTCCTAAGAAACAATTTAAAAGTTTAGATGAAGTCCCGCAAGAGATTTTAGATGACTTTGAAAAGTTGGGCATTCCTTTACACGAACGTGCCAAACTTGCAGGCGTAGCAGTTGATGCTGTGTTTGACAGTGTCAGTATTGGCACAACATACAAAGCTAAACTAGCAGAAGAAGGAATTATCTTTTGCAGTTTTACAGAAGCAGTACAAGATCATCCGGAACTAGTTAAAGAATATCTAGGATCAGTTGTGCCTCAAGGTGACAACTGGTTTGCCTGCATCAATTCAGCAGTGTTCAGTGATGGTAGTTTTGTATATATTCCTGAAGGTAAACGATGCCCTTTGGAGTTAAGCACTTACTTTAGAATTAACAGTGCCGGTAGCGGTCAATTTGAACGCACCTTAATTATAGCAGACAAGGATAGTTATGTATCTTACTTGGAGGGATGTACAGCACCCCAACGTGACGAGAATCAGTTACATGCCGCAGTGGTCGAACTTATTGCCCTTGATAGGGCAGAGATTAAATATTCAACTGTACAAAATTGGTACCCCGGCAACGAACACGGGATTGGCGGAGTCTACAACTTTGTCACAAAACGTGCCCATTGTCGAGGAATTAAAAGTAGAGTTAGTTGGACTCAAGTGGAAACAGGATCAGCCATTACCTGGAAGTATCCAAGTTGCATATTGCAAGGTGACGGGAGTACCGGAGAGTTTTACTCAGTGGCGGTTACCAAAGGCCATCAACAAGCTGACACTGGTACAAAAATGATTCACATTGGTGCTAATACTCGCAGTAAAATTATCAGCAAGGGTATTAGCATAGGTAACAGCACGATGACTTATCGTGGACTTGTGCGAATGAATCCCGGTGCTAAAAATGCTCGTAACTATACGCAATGCGATAGTTTGATGATTGGCAATAACAGTCGTAGTAACACTGTGCCTTACACAGATTGCAGAAATGATTCAGCGCAGATTGAACACGAAGCGACAACTGGCAGAGTAAGTGATGAAGAATTATATTATCTAGCCACTAGAGGATTAGATCCTGAACAGGCAGCAAGTGCCATTGTAAACGGCTTTTGCCGTAGTGTATTAAACACATTACCTTTAGAATTTGCGGCGGAAGCGAATAAATTACTAGCAGTAACCATGGAAGGAAGCATAGGATGAACTTAGAAGAGATTAAACAATTGGTAGAAACAAACAAGGTAGTACTGTTTATGAAAGGTACACCACAATTTCCAGAATGCGGATTTAGTCAGCAGGCCACAAAAATTTTACGGGCTTGTAATGTTGAACAATTTGAAAGTCGCAATGTTTTAGCCGACGAGGCTTTGAGATCAAACATCAAACAATTCAGCAATTGGCCCACTGTTCCACAATTATATATCAAGGGCGAATTTATTGGCGGCAGTGATATTATGATGGAAATGTACCAAGCTGGCGAACTGGAAGTTTTATTAAATGATTAAAGTAAGCAATCTATCAGCAAGTATCGGCAATAAACAAATTTTAAACAAGATTAGTTTTACAGTAGAACCCGGAGAATGTTTGTTGATCACAGGACCAAACGGCAGCGGCAAATCAACCTTGCTACATACTATTATGGGTAGACCAGATATTAATGCCACAGGTAGTATTAAAATTCGCAGTGGAGAAATAATTGACATGCTTTGTCATGATCGTAGTCAAGCAGGAGTATTCATGGCGCATCAAAGTCCTCCTGCCATCGATGGTATCAACACTATGACATTGTTTAAAGAAATACAAAAAGTTCAAAACGTTGCAGGCAGTACCGGTGAATTAATTAAACTTACCAAGTCATTATTTAAATGGATTGGCTTGCCCGAAGGCTGGGAGAAAAGACAGTTCAATAATGGTGCCAGCGGCGGTGAGCGTAAAAAAAATGAACTCACACAGGCCGTATATCTACAAGGCAAAACACAAGTCTTACTATTGGACGAACCCGACAGCGGATTAGAACAAAGCAGCCGTCAAAAAATAATTGATTTAATTCAAGAAACTAAAAATCGACGCGGATGTGTATTATTAGTCACACATGATAAAGAACTACAAGAATTATATAGTGCTAACAAATTGGATTTAAGTAATGCGTAAAGTATATTTAGATGCTGACAGTTTGGATTTAGTATTGGTTCCTACACGACCCGAGTATGAATTTGTATTCATTCAGACTGAAGGTAAATGTATTGCTAACATCAAACTAAAACCTTTTCCCGATACAAAATTCAAAGTTAAGATTTATATCTACGCAGAAGGCACCAGCGAAGTAGATTGTGTTTGTACATTAGATGTACCTAAAGATGTCAGCGGAGTTGAAACAGATATTCAAATTCGCAGTTGGCCTTTTGATAAGAGTAAAATTAAAGCTCGTCCTGAAATGTTTATTGCTAATAGTAATATTATTGCTAATCATGGCAATGCTCTGGGAACATTAAAACCTGAGGATAATTATTATCTTGCCAGTAGAGGTATCACTGATTACAAAGAATTAGTTAAACAAAGTTTATTAAATGCGTGAATATTTTCCTTTCTTCAAACGTAGACAAGATATAATTTATCTCGACAGTGCAGCCACAAGTCAAACTTTGTACACCGTTGTCGAAGATATGCAAGATTTTATGTTGAGTAATAAAAGCAATGCACATCGAAGCGGCAATAGCATGGGCACTTATGTTGACCAACAATATCAATCTAGCAAAGAACTCATAGGCAAATGGTTAAACATTAACAAACCCGAACAGCGTATTGTGTTTAACAGTGGCACGACACAGGGATTGAATGATGCCGCGTCAATGATTATGTGTGCAATGTCATCCGGTGTAGTATTTATTGGCATCGATAGTCATCACAGTTTAATCTTGCCCTGGACACAGTCTGGTAATTCTAAATGGCGAGTTGTTTTCATTGAGTTAGACAAAGATGGCCGTTTAGATCTAAATGATTTAAAAACAAAAATTAAAGAAGAACCAATGGCTTTGGCAAAAGTCATTGCTGTAAATGCCGTTAGCAATGTACTTGGCCTAGTCAACGATTTAGATGGCATTAAAAAGATTGCTTTAGAATATGCCGCAGTAAGTTTAATCGATGCCAGTCAAGTCGTTAGTAAGCGTCGAATAGACATCAGTGGCTTTGATTTTGTTGCTTGGAGTTGGCACAAAGTTTACGGACCCATGGGTCTAGGATGCTTGCTCATAGACCCAGTGTGGCTAAACTTCAATCCAGTTCGCCCCGGAGGAGGAACAGTCACCAGTGTAAGCATGGATTCAGTGACTTGGCAAACCAATGCCGGCAAGTTTGAAAGTGGTACACAGAATCTTGCGGCTATTTGCACATTGCCTAAACTCGTTAATTGGTTAATCGAACATCAAGATGAAATAGAATCTCATGATATTGGACTTGCTAGAATCACTAATGACCACATATCCTTGGCACAATTTACTCCGGTTAGTCGAACAGACTCCGGACTGATCTGCTTAGATCCGGTTGTTGGCGCAGTAGAAGATTATACAATGATGTTGGATGCCAAGAACATTATGATTCGTAGTGGAAAATTGTGTGCCGAACCACTGATAGCACAAATTAGTAATAATGGCCTGTTAAGACTAAGCTGGGCTTGTTATACCACCAGACAAGAAATAGAACAAGCATTTGACAGCTTGGGAGACATACATGCAAGACTTTCAAAACATGTTTAAAGATTTATTTGAACTAGATGATGCCATGGACAAGTACGAATGGATCATGGAATATGATGCCATTACCAAACCTGTGTTTACTGTTGTTAAGTCAGATGCAAATTTAGTTCAAGGTTGCACTAGTAATTTATGGGTTGAAAAGATTGATGAATGTATCTATTGCTATGGCGAAAGTTTAATTGTGCAGGGCATTGCATCAATGATCTGCGATTGGTTCAATCAAGCAAATAAAAAACAACAAATGGACTTTAGCTTAAATACACTTACTAATATAGGATTAGCACCATTGCTAAGTATGGGTAGACAAAACGGTGTTGCTAATTTAATAGCAAAGATTAAAACATTATGAACGAACTCGAAACTTTGTTGAAAATGCATGACTGGGGTCATGCGGGATACATTACTCGGCCAGCAGTGGATCAAGCCATGCGAGCTAATGCAGGTGCAGAAGCCACTGCACTATGGGAAAAATACTGTCCTTGGAGTGAGACTAACGGCGGATACATTGCCTGGAGCAAACAATGAACGAACAAATTGAACAAGGTATTGTTGCTGGTTTAAAAACAGTATACGATCCGGAGATCCCAGTAAATATCTATGACTTGGGATTGATATACAAAATTGACGTTGATGATGTCGATGTTAAAATTTTAATGACACTGACATCAGCATTTTGTCCCAGTGCGGAAGAGATTCCAGCAGAGGTGCGGGTTGTGGTAGAAAACGCTTTAAAAGAGTTAAATACTACGAGAACTATTTCAGTAGAAGTAGTGTTTGATCCTCCGTGGACTCCTGAAAGAGTATCCGAAGAGGCAAGATTAGAAATGGGAATGTACGATTATGATCAAGAAAATTCTAGCCTGGATCACTGGCAAGAGTGATACAGCAGTGGCAGAAGCCGCTCCTTATAAAGTTGAAGTAGTTACACCAAAAGCAGAAGAAATTCCACTTGGTACAGAAGCAACAATTATTGCAGTTTCGCATTCAGACATGCCGATTAATGCTTTAACAGTTGAAGTTGTTCCAAACGCAGTGGTACCAGCCGCAATTGAAACTTCTACAGTTACAGTTAAAGCAAAATATAAAAAAGCTGACTTGACTGCAATGACTAAAGCACAGTTAATGGAACTTGTTACAAAACATGGTGTAGAAGTTAAAGCTCGCAGTACCAAAGAAGAACTAGTAAAAGTATTAGTAAAAGTATGATAGTTCTCACTGTCACCGACGAAGCCAAGAAGCATATTATTGACATGTTGGATCGGTCCAATATGCCAGCAGTTCAGCTTGGTTTAGAAGCTCAGGGTTGTAATGGATACATGTATACCTGGACACCCATTTCTGATGCCTACGGTGAAGTAATAGAGCTTGACGACACACATAGTATAGTGTATAATAAATCTATTGTGCCACATATCATAGACAGCGTGGTAGAGATTGAAAAAACTGGATTTAATTCTAGATTAGTTTTGAACAATCCCAACGTTGCTTATGCGTGTGGTTGTGGCGAAAGTGTAAACTTTAAAAATGACTGAACCTGATTTAAACAAACAATTAAATGAGTTGATTGAACGTGAACGTGAGATTCTTAAAAAGATGAATGTTGCACGCCGCGCAGGCGTCAGCGAGGGTATTATCAGTCAGCTGACATATATGTTAGACGAAGTGCAATTTGCACAACAAGACATTAGAGCCAAGCAGGCTGCTGGCACAGGCAAAGACAATGATTTTGGTAGTTTTATCAGTATCGGATAATGTTAGACAACAAAGGCAATATGTACGTTGAAGAAGATGACATCATTGAATTAATGCTGTTGAATAGGCAAGCAAAAATTCTTCCTCGCAATATTCAAAGTTTTAAAATATTTGAATCAACTTGTAAATCGTATGGAATTAAAAATCCATTCGAGTTAGACAGTTCCACAGAAGATATAACTTGGAATATGCCCGAAGAGTATCGCAGACTCGATATTAGACAACATATAGAATCTAACTATACGTTGAGTAATATGCAGTTGGCAAGAGTTAATTTAGAATTAGATGAATTTGAAAAAAGAAACTTAACTGATCTATTAAGATTTTTAGTTTATTTTATCGACACAGTAAGAAAAAACAATATTGTCTATGGTGTTGGCCGAGGTAGTAGTATCGCAAGTTATGTATTATATTTGCTTAAAGTGCATCGTATAGATAGCATTAAATATAATTTAGATATCAAGGAATTTTTAAAATGAGTAATCATAGAACAGCCAGAGGTAGAGAATTTAATATGCAGGGTTTTGTCTCAGATAAAGGACAGACAACTGCTGTTGGAAACTCTAATAGAAATGCTCAGGGAGATTTACTAGGCCGAGGAGGTAAAATTGTTGCCAACTCGAAAGAAATAACAAACGCTGTCTATAATAATAACAAAAGACCGGCCAGTAAAACAGTGAAGATTAATCCCATGGAGCAGGAAATCAGCCGCAAGGATATCATAGGCGCTGACGGTGTTGGCCGTGTTGAAATAACATATGCAGACGGCAGCGTAGAGATTCAAACTAAAGAAGATGCTGTTGCGCCTTCTAAGCCATTAGATTTTGATTTTAACAATATTAGCAAGGAACTATAATGAAGGTTAGACCATTACCAGGTAATATTTTTGCCGTACTAGAACAGGGCGAACGTGTGACTAAAGGCGGTATCGTACTCAAAGACGATAACGGTAAAATGGAAGGTATTCGCCCACGTTGGGGCCGAGTATGGCAGGTCTCTGAAGATATCACAGATGTTAAAATTGGTGACTGGATTCTCTGCGAACACGGACGTTGGACCATGACCATTGAAATTAAAGATGATGCTGGTGAAACATTTAAATTTCAAAAGATTGATCCCAACGGTATTCTTATGGTGTCGGATCATAAACCCAATGATTCAATGTTTGGCGAAGGTTTCGACGCCAGTGCTCCTGCTCATCGAGCCGAAGACTTCGGCGCTAGATAAGTCTTGACATTCGTCAGGGCTTAGTATATAATAATACTATGACTACACAAAATTATCTCTGGGTTGAGAAGTATAGACCCGCCACTATTAAAGACTATGTTTGGATTAATCCTAGTCAAAAACTTATGGTCGAGGGCTGGGTTAAAGATAAAAATATTCCGCACTTGCTATTAAGCGGACCGCCTGGCACAGGAAAAACTACTTTAGCCAAAGTTCTATGCAATGAACTAGAAGTTCAAAAGGCGGACATCATGTTTATTAATGCCAGTCACGAAACTGGTGTTGATAACCTGCGTGAGAAAGTCGGTAACTTCTGTCGCAGTATGAGCTTTGGTGACTTTCGTGTTATTATACTTGACGAGGCAGATTATCTAAGTCCTAATGCACAGGGTGTACTGCGTGGTATGTTAGAGCAGTACAGTAATGTAGCAAAGTTTATTCTAACTTGCAATATGCCACATAAGGTCATGCCAGCGTTGCATAGTCGTTGTCAGGGGTTTAGTTTCAACAACTTAGATGAAACAGATTTTACAGTTAGATTAGGACAAATCCTAGCCGATGAAGGCTGTGACTTTGATGTAGACACGTTAACTAATTTTGTTAAAGCAACATATCCGGATCTGCGTAAAGCAATTAACACAGCGCAACAATACAGCCGCAGTGGTAAGTTAGAAATGCCAGGTGCTGGTCAAAGTACAGACAGCAGTGAGTGGAAGTTAGAAGCCATTGCGTTATTTCAAAATGGCAAAGTTAGACAAGCACGTGAAATGATCTGTAAGAAAATTACATTAGAGGAATACGAAGAAGTTTATAAGTTCTTGTATCGTAATTTAGCGTTTTGGGGTGACGATGAAGACACACAAGATGCAGCCATTATCATCATTAAAGAAGGAATGGTGAATCACAGTTTGTGTGCTGACCCTGAAATCAATTTAAGTGCTACTATTGTCAAACTAGACCGTATGCGCCGCGGATTATAAAGTAAAGTGGACTAACCCCAAGTTAACTATTACTTACAATTTACTCTTCACCGTAAATCTTTAATACCTCAGCTACAGCGGCGTGGCGTTCTACGTCACATCGCTCGAACTCTACTACACCTATCATCTTTGACGATGATTTCTTTAGTCGTGCAGTAAAATCTCTTAATCCGTTTTCTTCAAAACCGCGATCATGCTGGGCCAAGTCGCCAGTTGCAAAGATTCTACTTGCATCACCAATACGAGTCAAAAGCATTTTCATTTGACTTGGCGTAGCGTTCTGCATTTCGTCTGCTAGAATGATTGATTTTTTAAATGTTCTTCCCCTCATGTAGGCTAAAGGAGCTACCTCGATTACATTCTCCTCGATCATATTCTCTATGTATTTCGGAGCCCAATATTCTTCGAATACGTCGAATATAGGTCGAGTCCACGGAGCCATCTTTTCGATTAATGTGCCAGGCAAAAAGCCGTGTTGTTCGTCGACACTGACTGCTGGTCTTGTAATAATAATCTTTTCAATTCTGCCAGCTTTTAGTTCGCGAATAGCCATCATACAAGCTAATAGAGTCTTGCCCGTTCCGGCAGGACCCACTGCAAATACAATACTTTTTCTTTGATCTTCTAAAAGCGCAAGATAGTCTTCTTGTCTAATATTCTTAGGCAAGATTTCTACATGTCGACTGCGGTCCTTACGGAACTTTTCAATGTGCAGAACAGATGCGTGTTCTTGTGGTTGAACACGTTTTTGTTGTCGTTTCGTCATTCTAATACCTCCAATTTGGATTTGATTAGTTAGACTTGGGGTTTGTTTGTCCACAAAAGTATTTAACCAACTTGTCATTTTGAGCAAAGATATATGCACAAAAACGGTAAATACTAGAAACAGGAATATTCTATGTCATTGATTACAAAAAGCACGTATTTAAGAGGCCCAAAGGGCGATATTGGACTACAAGGACCACGCGGTGACCGCGGTCTATCCGGTGCCCTAGGTCCACAAGGCCCACAAGGGGAAACATCCGTTCCCGCTAGCACTGACGATATATTAGAAGGCTTTAATAATCTATTTTTTACCAACGAAAGAGCTGATGCAAGAGTTACCATTGGTATTAATAATTTAATCAACAGTGCTCCTAATTCATTAGACACATTAAATGAATTAGCCACTGCTTTAAACAATGATTCAAATTTTGGCAGCACAGTTGTTACTAGTTTGGCAGGCAAATTGGCTATTGCAGGCGGCACGATGACTGGTGCATTAATATTAAATGCTGATCCTATTACAGAATTGGGTGCAGCCACAAAGCAATATGTAGATAATTTATCTACATCAGATATAGCAGAATCAACTAATTTATATTTTACAACGGTACGAGCACGTAATAGTATTAATGTCACAGGAAGTTTAAGCTATAACAGCGAAACCGGAATTATTAGCTATGTAACTCCACTTACTGTAGCAAGCATTGGTAATCATAGCACTTCTGATCTAGCAGAAGGTTCGAATCTGTATTTTACAGAGCAACGAGTACTAAACGTTATAGAACAAGCTAATATGGACGGCGGCGAATATTAATCTATAAGCATAAATATTACTATGATTGATATCGACACAATATACACAACACTAGACGATGTTTACGGCAGCGAAAACATTCTAGACATTCTCGTTGAATTTGAACGTATCTTTGATCAACTTGACATCTATGTATTCAAGAATTGGATCAAGGGTGAAATCGTTGAAGGTCCGAAGATCGACCGCTACTGGATTACAGTTACATTAATGTATCCTTACAAAATGATGCCAGATCCAGCAGGTGCAGAACGTCTAATGGATCGAGGCTGTAAAGTTTGGTATGGACAGGATACGCTACAGCACGTTGCTAACATCCGAGGTCCAGAAAGCTACGAAACAGATGAAGAAGGACACTTAGAGCCAAAGTTAATTAAAAGTCCAGTATGGACAGTTAAAGTAACTATGCCACGTCACTTTGTCGATGAAATTCAAACAAACAAAGTTGAAGCAGGTAATCAAACCATTGACATGGATGAAGTAACCAGTGCTTATGACGAAAACTTAAATGATGCCGAAGTAGCAAAAGGTAATGCCGCAGATGAAACCCAAGAACCAGCACCACAACAACCTCAGTGAAAGCCTATTCGAAGACGACCTTAAATGGTTAGTCGACGATGGTGTTCTCATTGACATGCACAAAACTAAATTAGGTGCCAACAAAGATTATATCGTATTGGCTATCATTGTCAATGACAGAACTCCTGCACATGATCTAGCAAGTTTTATTGAAAACTCTGTGTATGATTTTGAAGATGTAGAAGTCAGCAGTGCCACTGATACAAAAGGTCGATATTTGATTTATGTTGAATTAAATCGTGATCCTGGTGCATTTAAAACTATTAACGGTATTTTAAATGACAGTAAAAAATTAACAGGCATTGAAGAATGGAAATTCAAAGGCATGGGAATGTCTAACATGGTTCCCTTTGACGAAGAAACATTTAATTCTTCTATTATAGTTGACCCCATTGAATATGATCGACTTCATCCCGAAGTTGAAGAAACTACAAAAGAAGAACCAAGCACAGAAGCCGAACCCAGCGAAGAAGAAATGCAACAAGAAGCAGTAAGAGAATCTATCAAAAATAGATTAAAATTTTTAATGAGTTATTAATTAATGAGCAAAGAAGAAACAATTAAACTTGAAGGACAAGTTATAGAATGTTTGCCAAACGCAACATTTAGAGTTAAGTTAAACAGCACACAGACAGTTATCACAGCAGTGATCAGTGGCAAGATTAGAAAACATAATATCAATATTTTAAATCTTGATAGAGTGGAAGTAGAAATGAGCCCTTACGATTTAACTAAAGGCAGAATTACCTTTAGATTCAAAGGATAAATTTATGTGGATATTTGAATGGTTGCCAGATGCAGTAATTCATACTATATTTCTAGTAGGAGCAGTTGGCGTATTTGCTGGCTTTATTTTAACATTCATTCCGTTTGTTAAGCAATACAAAATAGCAATACAAATTGCCAGTATCTTTATATTTGCCTTGGGTGTTTACTTGGAAGGCGGATTAGCAGACAACAAAGAATGGACTGCAAAAGTCAAAGAATTAGAATTAAAAATTGCAGTTGCTGAAGAGAAAAGCAAAACTGCCAATGTCATTGTCGAAGAAAAGATTGTTACGAAAACTCAAATCGTCAAACAAAAGGGCAAGGACATTATTCAATATATTGACAGAGAAGTTGTTAAGAACAACGAAATCATTAAGTATGTTGAGAATTGCCCAGTTCCAAAATCAATTATTGACGCTCACAATCAAGCCGCTACAATGAATCAAGGAGATAAAAAATGAAATACCTAATATTAAGTTTAGCTATTTTATTATCTGCTTGTTCAACGGTGGTTCCAGTCAAGCAAAAGTTTCCAGAAGCACCGGCGAAACTAATGACCAAATGCCCGAATCTAAAAACAGTCGAAGGCGATAAAGTGTCAATCACCGACATGCTCAAAGTAGTAGTCGAAAACTATTCTACATATTACCAATGTGCAGTTGTCACAGACGGTTGGCAGGAATGGTATCAAATACAAAAGATTATTTCCGATCAAGCTGCCAAATAATATAATAGCACTGAATTAACGTTTCGATATATTAAATAGTTGACAATAAACTAACTATTTGTTATACTAGTCGTAACACTACGTTTCTGTGCTATTTAAGGATTATTATGGAAGACAATCAACATCACTCAATCAATGAGATTTTAGAACAAGCATTTAAACTTGCTCTACATCGCGAACACGAATATGTTACACTGGAACATTTAACTATTGTACTTCTGGAAAATGAAGAAATTCGAGAATACTGTAAATTGATGACAGCTATTCCAGATGCAATTATAGACGATTTAACAGTGTTTTTAACCGGGCAAGATTATCTAGTAGTTGCCGGTTTAACTCGTCCACGTAAAACACAAACATTAGAGCGAGCATTTAATCGTGCATTTACACAAGCCATCTTTAATGGTCGTGCAGGTATTGCTCCACAAGACATGTTACTGAGTATTCTCAGTGAACGTAATAGTCATGCCTGCTATTACCTAGCACAGCATAATGTTAGTAAAGAAACATTCTTAGAAGTACTAGGGAAAAATGCAAAGCAAGAAACTAAAGTTAAAAATAGTGCTGAAAAGATTTTAAATGAGTTTTGTATTAATTTAAACGAGGAAGCAAAAAATCTAAAAATCGATCCATTAATTGGACGTAATCGAGAAGTTGAAAAACTTACACAGATTCTTGCTCGACGTAAAAAAAGAAATGCTATTCTGGTAGGCGAACCTGGTGTGGGTAAGACCGCTATTGTAGAAGGTCTTGCTCGCAAGATTCATGAGAAAACTGTGCCGCACACACTCAAGGATTGTATAATTTATAGCTTAGACATGGGCGCATTAATGGCAGGCACAAAATATCGAGGTGACTTCGAGGAACGTGTTAAACAAGTTATTGATGCATTAGAATCCCGCACAGATGTAATCTTATTCATTGATGAAATTCACACAATGGTAGGCGCTGGTGCCGCTGGAAATAGCAACACGGACATGGCTAACTTGCTTAAACCTGCGCTGACCCGGGGCAAAGTACAGATAGTTGGCGCCACTACCTACGAAGAATATCGTGAAACAATTGAGCCAGAACGTGCTCTTGCTCGCCGTTTTACCAAACTTGATGTGGAAGAAATGTCACCCGAAGATTGCAAGAACATGCTTCACTGCATCATGCCCGAATATGAAAAATATCACGACATTGATGTCGACAGTGATGCCATTGACGCAGTAGTTGATTTAACTGTTGAACACATGCACGACAAGTATCTGCCTGACAAAGCCATTGATATTTTAGACAGTGCCATGGCTAAAATAAAAGTCGACAGTAGAGAAACTTTAGTAACATTATTTCATGTTAAACAAGAAATCAGTGCTCAAGCTAAAGTTCCTATGGAACAACTTAATACTCAAATTGAACCAATGAACTTGGACTATGAATCACAGATCAAACGGTTTGTTTTTGGACAAGATCAAGCTGTGGAAAAATTATTAGACAGTGTATATATTGCCAAAGCGGGGTTAAAGGATTTAACTAAACCGATGGGTAGTTATTTGTTTGTGGGACCAACCGGTGTTGGTAAAACAGAACTTGCAAATCAACTTGCATCCAGCTTGGGTATGCATCTTCTTCGCTATGACATGAGCGAGTACATGGAAAGTCATAAAGTTGCTAGTTTAATTGGTGCGCCGCCGGGCTATGTTGGCTATGGCGAAGGCGGCACAGGTGCAGGTAAACTCATCAATGATTTAGAAGAACATCCCAGTTCGGTGCTGTTATTAGACGAAGTTGAAAAGGCTCATCCAGATGTTCTTAATATTTTGTTAGGCGTCATGGATAATGGCATGCTTACCAGTAGTGGTGGCAAGACTGTGAGTTGCCGTAATTTGATTCTTATCATGACCAGTAACTTGGGTGCCCGTGATGGAGAACGAAATAAAATTGGTTTCAATAACAGCATCAATGGCACAGCCAGCCTTGAAGCAGTTAATAAACACTTTACTCCGGAGTTCCGCAATCGTTTAGATGCTATTATAGAATTTAACAGACTTACAACTGAACAAATTACACCAATTGCCATCAAGTTTGTCAATGAGCTCAACGATCTATTGGCTGCTAAAAATATTACTCTTACATTGAATAATTCAGCGTTAGATCGTTTAGTAGCAGAAGGCTTTGACGAAAAAATGGGGGCCCGTCCAATGAAGCGTTTAATTGCGGATAAAATTAAAAAGCCTTTAAGTAAGCGTATTGTCTTTGAAAATCTCAGCAACTGTAGCTTGGTAGTTTCGCACAACGGTGTTGATTATGAACTTAATAATACCTAAATTTGTCAAGCAATTTTCCATTGAAAGAAAATACTATAAAAAGTACTTCTATAAAATAGTTCTCAAAGTTGACGAAAGTAAACCCGGAGTTCCTAGGATAAGTCGTCCTTACGGATTTACTGCATTGTATGGCGCACGTCTGGATCTTTTAAAAGAAATCACTGCCTTGCCAATTCAAGATGCTGATTGTAAAATTCGCAGTGAAAATAAGTGGGTCAGCGTGTTTACCAATGACACTGAATTCATTGAATTATTATTTAGAGACTTGGGACATCGTATCGCTGAATACCACAGACCTGTCAGCGACGAACACAAAGATGTCATAGATCAAAATCGACGGATTCGAGTTAGAAAACGGCTATTCGAAAATGACTTCAAATATAAAGTTTATTTTACTCAAGACTGGAAGTACAGAACAGATCAGTATGTTGATGTTAAAAATTGGTTGTATGGATTGGATAATACCAATGGTGTTCGCTGGGAAGTCAACAAAACACTAAGACAATATTTTGATAGTATTCCGGGATATAAGGGTTATACGGCAGCGGTTTATTTAAATGAACCAGAAGACTTGATGATATGTCAAATGCGCTTTCACAGCGAGATTCAATACATCGAGGAAGCCGTGCTTATTGACAGTTTGTAAGCTGATTTTCGTAGAAATACCAAAAGGTGTAATTTCGGTTACACCTTTTCTTTTGACTAAATACTGTAACGGAGAATAAAATGGCAAAGATCCAAGAAGAACTAATTGTTATTAAACTTAGCAAACTACACAAGGATAGTCAAACACAAACTTCTAACCTAGCCGGCGACGATGTTGTTATCGGATTAGAAGCGGTTGTACAGGAATTGGTGGGCGCTGATGTAATTGTAGAGGTCATACAAGACAATGAATAATACCACTGTAGCAACATTAATGTTGGGCGATGACGAAGTCGATCAACTCAGCGATCCACTGCGCGGCGACGGTTATTATGGCTATAGAGATGGCAGTCAAACAATAGCAGTTACTTTTAATAATTTTATAGGTAGAATTCAAATCGAAGCAACATTAGAGATTAATCCAACTGAACAAGATTGGTTCCCAGTTTGGATGAATCGTGCGACTCCGTACAAACAATATGCAGCCGCTACCAACGGAACCGAAAGCTTCAGTGTTCGCGGTAATTTTGTTTTGATACGATTTAGAAAAATGCGTAGTTATTTGAGCGGCACATCATCAGTAGGTGATATTACTAAAGTAATGTTGAGTATTTAAAATATGGCAATATATATCGATGATATTGGGCAAGGCGAACTTCCCCTACAAATTAACAATCCACAAGAGGGTGAAAGCCTGATATGGAGTGAAGAACTTGGCGCTTATGTAAACGCACCTGGTGGGGGTGGGCCTAGCACTGAACAGATACAAGATACTGTAGCGGATATGCTAGAAGTAGATCCAGATGGTACTCAAGTTGCTCTAAGATTAGTTAGCTCATATGACGATGCTACAGGTAAGATTACTTTCAACGTAGTCAGTGATGGTGGCAGTTCAGGTGGCAGTGGTAGCAATAATATTATTATTAAAGAAGCCGGAACAACTCGCGGTGTTGCTACAACATTAGACTTTATCGGTCCTGCAATTAGTTTTAGTCAAGGTGTTGCAACTATCAGCGGAATGATGGATAATATTGGTATCAGCAATGCTGGTACAGGTATTGGTAACGTACACAACTTTAACTTTGAAGGTTTTGAATTACTTTTAGATGGAGACACAGTTACAGTAGTTGCTCCACCAAGCGGCAACGATTATACACTACCAACAGCAAGTGGAAGTACACTCGGTGGTATTAAACTGGGCACTGGTTTAAGCATTGATGGCAATGGTATCGTCAGTGTTACAGGCGGTGGTAGTGATTACACATTACCAACAGCAAGTACAAGTGTACTTGGTGGCGTTAAAGTTGACGGCACAACTATTACTATTAGCAATGGCGTGATTACATCAGTTGGTGGCGGCACTGGCGGCGGTATTAGTATCGGTGATGTAAGTTCATATCTAACTACAAATGGTTATACTACAACAACTTACGTTGATAATCAAATCAGCAACTTAGTTGATGGTGCTCCGAATTTATTAAACACATTAAATGAATTGGCAGCGGCATTAGCTGACAATCCAAACTTTGCCACAGACGTATTATTAAAAACTGGCGGCACAATGACTGGTGCATTGACATTGTCAGGTGCTCCTACTTTAGACTTACACGCTTCAACTAAGAAATATGTTGATGATACTATTGCTGCTCTTCCAAGCACAACAACTTTAAATTCTTTTGCAGACGTTAACACATCCAGTGTAAGTGCTGGACAGATATTAGGTTGGAGCGGTACCGCTTGGGTACCAGTTGCTAACGCAGGTGAAAAAGGTGATACCGGTGCAACTGGACCGCAAGGTCCAGCTGGTTTATCAATTGCCAGTGCCGCAGTAAGTTTACAAGGTAAATTATTAATTACATTAAGCAACAGTCAAGTAGTCGATGCTGGCAACGTTGCTGGTGTCAGTAGTGCCACAGTAAACCTAAACGGTGATTTAGTTTTAACTAAACAAGATGGTACAACAATTAACGCTGGTAGCGTAATTGGACCACAGGGCGAAACTGGCGATACTGGACCAAAAGGCGACACAGGCAATACAGGTGCTACAGGACCTGCCGGCGCAAAAGGCGACACAGGAGAAACAGGTGCAAAAGGCGACACAGGCAATACAGGTGCTACAGGATCTACTGGCGAAACCGGAGTTGGTGTAAGTACTGCCACTGTTAACGGCAGCGGTCGTTTAATTATTACAAAAACAGATGCTACAACTGTTGATGCAGGTAGCGTAATTGGGCCAAAAGGCGATCAAGGTACTACGGGTAATACAGGTGCTCCAGGCGCAACTGGACCACAAGGCGTCAGCGTTTATCAAGCAGTAGTAGATGGTGACGGCAACTTAATTGTTACATTAGACGATGCTACTCAACTCAATGCTGGCAGCGTTGTTGGTCCGCAAGGTGCTCAAGGTGTACAAGGTCCTGCGGGACGTAGTATCGCTGACAGCGGCGTTGTTGTAGATGCTAATGGTAATTTACAAGTTACACTAACTGACAGCACAGTTATTAATGCTGGTTATGTTGTTGGTCCGCAAGGCAGCACAGGTGCTACAGGAGCCAAAGGCGACAAAGGCGACACTGGTGCTACCGGACCCACAGGCGACACAGGTGCTACAGGAACAAGCTATACTGTTAACAGTAAAAGCGGTAGCGTTCAAGTTTATGGTATAGGTAATACCACACAACCAGGTTATGATTTAGAAGTCGACCTAGCCAATAAAGCCAACAAGTGGACAACAACTCGTTCACTTACTTTAAGTGGCAAAGTTACTGGTTTAACAAGTTTCGATGGTAGCGGTAACATTACAATGACTACGGCATTGAATGCCGTATCAACTAATGATATTAGCGAAGGTACAAACAAATATTATACAGATGCTAGAGCAAGACTAGCACTAAGTTCTATCAGCGACAGCAATATTAGCAGTTTAATCAGTTATGATGATACTACTGGTGTTATTAAATATCGTGCTAATACAAGTTATATTACAGAAGGTAGTAACTTGTATTTCACAAACACTCGTGCAGATGCTCGTGCAGATGTTCGAATTGGTGTAAGTAGCATCAATGCATTAGTAGATGTCGACACAGTTACAACAGCGCCAACTAATGGACAGGTATTGACTTGGACTGGTAGTGCGTGGACACCAAGCACAGTTTCTGGCGGTAGTGGAGCAGTATCTAGTGTTAATAGTAAAACCGGAACGGTTACATTAAACACCGACGATGTTTCTGAAGGTTCTACTAACTTATATTATACAACAACTCGTTGGGATACAAGATTAGGAACTAAGACTACTGACAATTTAAATCAAGGTACTACTAACAAATACTTCAGCGATACATTAGCTCGTAATGCAATGGCAGCAGGTACTGGTTTAAGTTATAACTCTAGTACTGGTACATTTACTATTAATGCCACTACAAATAATGTAACAGAAGGCGATAACTTATACTATACAAGCACACGATTTGATACACGCTTAGGACAGAGTAACTTAGCACAACTTGCTGACGTTGCTGATACAACTCCTACAAGCGGACAGGCTCTTGCTTGGAATGGTAGTGCATGGGCTCCGACAACTATCAGCGGAGGAGGCGGAGGAGGAACAAGTTCTGGAGTATTCAGAGCCGCTGTCCAAGTTGAATATGATGCCAGTGGTAACTTGGCAAGTGTCAGCGTATTAAATGGTGGCATTAGTGCAGTTATTGCAACAGCAACTTCTACAGTTGCCACAGTTACATTTACATTTACAGGCAGCGTATGTACTCCATTAAACACACAAGTATATGCGTATCAAAGAACTACTAATACGTATGTTACAACTGCGGTGACTAGTAGCTTTACAGCGGGTAGAACTCTTGCTGGTGGTGGCTCAAGTGGTAGCCCAAGTGCGTTCAGCGCATTTGATCCAGCAGTCAATACAATGACCATTGGATTGACCAAAGGTATTACTGGTGCCAGTGCAGGTGTAGGACAGACAACTCACTGCGTGGTACAATTCTTATTAAGTAGCGTATAAGGGTAAAAAATGACAATTAATGCTTGGAAAACTAATTTTATAGGATTAAACAAGCCAGCTAAAGTACTTTCGGGTACTGCGAATTCTGTGGTATCACTGAGTTCGTGGCCATATGCTAACAGCAGTGATGATCCGTATTGGAGTGGTGGTGCTAACCCACAATACTATCGCTGGCAAGTTTCTTTTACTGTTGCGGAAAGAACACATGGTAGTAATTTAACTCGTACACCTTTTAGATTTGATGCTCAAGATATTGAAGTAGGTGACTTTGTTGGAGGAGCCGCGGACGGTAAAGTTCTGCAAATTATGAGTGTTATATCTAAAACAAACAGCGAAGTAGTTGCTGTTGTCGAGGATAGACTTCGTTATAATACATTCAGGGATCCAAACGGTTTAGGTATTTTTAACGCACCAGGTCCTGTTATCTTCTTCCAGATCAATGAACTGGGATTCCCAATGTTGGATCCTATTCCGGGAGATGCTGCCGCAGACTTCTTTACCAACGTAATGAGTAGATTCCAGTACATGAATCCGCTGACAAATTATTTGTTGGAACAGGCTAATCATAATTTTGAACAAGGTGATGCAATCTGTATCGAAGATGGTGTATTTGCATTAAGCAATGAAGACAATATTGGCAGATTCATTGGTACCGTGATATTTCCAGGCCCTGGACCAGATCAATTTATTCTACGACCAGCCAATGGTATCATTGACTTTGTTCCAGGACTCCCTGGCAACATTGGAGATTATATATATCCTAGTTTGAATGGCACAGGAGATTTAACAACCAACGATAACAGTCGTCGTCCAATTTACATGAAGATTGCCGATGCTATTACAACATCAACTACCGGCACGGGCATAGATCCCGCTGGTACAGACGGAGATATAGTTGAAATTAACAGAGTTCAAGTTACATTGGCTAGTGGCAATGGTACATATGATGTGGAAGATGCTGTTACATTAATTAATGCACAAACTACCGAACACAAAGTAACCGCAGTTAAAGTTGGTGCTGCCACCGAAGTATTCAGCGACATAGCCGGACAAGGTAGTGCATATGGTATTATTGCTGGCTATACTCCTTTCAGCGCAAGTATTAACGGAGTAACAATCAACTTTACAACAACTACCAATGGTAGTGCAGCCTATGGCGATCCAATCGTAGCCGATGCCAACGATATGGTCTTTGATATTAATGCTGCCAAGATCACAGACATTGTTGCCAGTGTAGTCAATGGCAGCGATATTAAACTACGTCATAATGCAGGCGGCGCAATTACTATTGTAAATATTACACCAGATGTAAGTGGTAATAACTTTGCCGGCGCAGTCTCTTTATCTAGTTTGCCGGAAAGCACACCTGCAAACACAACAACATCTGCACTGCGATTAATGCGCTTAGATGGTGGCCCTTTAACTATACGAGACTTTGCTGGTTCATTCTTAGACACGGCAGGAGTGTTAAGTGGACAAAACGGTCGCTATGCACTGGGCCTAAACATTGAACAAGGTCTACGTTCTAGTGGCACTGCGGTTGTTGCAAATATCATGGCACGTAATGCATTAAATGCATTGGTCGGAGATAATTGCTATGTCATAGATGATGGCAATGGTGACTGGGCTACATTTACCTATGATGGACAACAATGGATTAAAGTCGGTGGCGAGCGAAGTGTTGCAACAGATGCAAGAACATTAGTATTAGATGTAGATTTAAGTACAACAACAGGCACACAGAGTATTGGGTTTATCACAGCAGACAGAACCGTTATTGGTGTTAGAGTATTAGTGACTACTACTTCACCTTCAGATGCAGAAGTTACTGTAGGAACTAGAGCAAATACTTCGGAATTTGCACAGCCAAGAGATAGTATATTATCAGAAATTGGACAATATACTACTAACCCAAATTATAGAACAACAGCCTACACAGAAGTCGTAGCAGAAATTACTAATCCAACACCGGGTGCTGGACAGTTTACAATTATATTAACATACGTATAAGGATTTAATTATGCCAAAAATGGAAGAAGACGATATTATTGACACGGGCAGATTGCCGCAGATTGCCGCAACTAGAGGACCGCCTGGACCAGAGAGTTCATTCAGTGGAGGATTTGGAGGATCATCAAATGGCTTTGGAAACACATCATCGAGCGGGTCTTCAGCATATGGCTCACCTGCGGCAGGAGGATTCGGCTCATCCAGTTCGTATGGTTCATCAGCACCAAGCAACTTTGCATCAGCACCAGTTAACAATACCAGCGGACAAGCCGCAGGAGCAATGCATGCCGGTGGTGAATCAACTGTTGCCCTAGACAAAGATGCACAAGATTGGATCAACAAAAAATGGCGACCAGTTATGGGTTGGATCTATATGCTGACTTGTACTATGGACTTTGTTATATTCCCAATCTTATGGAGTTTATTACAAGCTCTAAGTAAAGGTGCAGTAACAAGTCAATGGCAACCACTGACACTACAAGGTGCTGGACTGTATCACATTGCCATGGGTGCTGTTCTTGGTATTGCCGCTTATGGTCGAACAAAAGAAAAAGTTGAAGGCAAAGCGTAAGTAACACTATGATAATAGATGAATTTGACCACTACTTTAGATTATGCTTAAATCGAACACTTAGCAGTGAAGAAGCTCGAGCATATCTAATGGTGGTCAATGAACTTGCGGATGTTGAACCAGAAGATGACGATACTGTAATGGTTTATCATTTAGACGACAAAGAAGAAGATGGCAATCCACATTGTTATGATGTTCGATTAGCCGAGAGCATAGACGCAGAGCAAGGAGACCAAATCCTTGCCAGTCTAGAAGAAATGTTCCCTGATGATGATTTCGACTGTGAAAGCAGTATGGAAACAGTCGAAGAACAAAGTTACTTACACAATGCTGTAATGGAACAATTAAGTAAAAAATTATTCTAAATAACGATTCTGCATTTTAAATAGTAGATGGAACGCATCTACGAACTACCTATTTCATTTACATTTGAGCAAGTTATTGCATTTGGAAATCTAACTGGAGATAATAGCCCTGTTCATAGTATAGATGGAGTTGTACAAGGCGGATTTATTTTAAGTATGTTACCACAATGGTTAAAAATGACCAATGATGGACAGGAATTCATTAAAGATTCAAAACAAGCTGTAAGCATAATGCTAGATGTTAAATTTAGAAACAAATTAATTTCAAACCAAAATATTTTTGTTAAATTTACATACACTCCAAATACAAGATTCACTAAAATACTTTGGAAAATATATGACAACGAAAAAGAGTATTGTAGCGGTAATTGGATAATTCATAAAATTTGACATAAATTGAATTATAGTGTATAATATATACTATGACTAAACGAATTGGTTTTGCTTGCAAATGGATTGACCACCCAGAACAAGTCGATGGAATTAAACCCAAAGACAATGCTAAAAAATATAACACTGGCAGTACTACTATCACTTGGCTTAACCGTCAAACTCGTGAAGTAGCTGAACAAAAGTTATGGGACCTAATGGTTCAAAATCTCGAAGCTACACGTAAACTCGTAGAAAGAGTAGGACAACTTGAAGAAAATCTTAGGATGGTGCGCCTTGGCAGTGATCAGCTACCTGCTTATACCGAACCCAGCTGGAGTTATTTCTGGCGCAGGCCAGATGTTATGGACTACTGTAGTAGAGTTTTTTCGAGTATTGGTGACATTGCTAGGACTACTGCTGTTCGCCTTAGCTTTCATCCTGGACAGTTTTGTGTTCTTGCTAGCGAAACTCCTGGAATTGTTGACCGGAGCATAGAAGAATTTGAATATCACACAGACATGGCTCGCTACATGGGCTATGGCCGTACGTTTCAAGACTTTAAGATTAATGTGCATATCGCAGGCCGTCGTGGTCCTCAAGGTATTAAAGATGTTATGCAACGTTTAACACCAGAAGCACGAAACATGATTACCATCGAGAACGATGAGATTTCTTGGGGCATTGACTCGAGCATAGAATTAGTGGATACTTGTGCATTAGTACTTGACATCCACCACCATTGGATTAAAACAGGAGAATATATTGAAAACAATGACGACCGTATTAAAAGGATTAGTGATAGCTGGCGCGGTGTGCGCCCTGTTATTCACTATAGTCTCAGCAGGGAAGATTATCTTGTCGAACACACCCGACACGAACGTCCCGCCTATGATGCGCTGATGGCTAGTGGCTACAAGCGCGGCAAGCTCAGAGCGCACAGTGATTTCTATTGGAATGACGCAGTAAATAACTGGGCCATAACACACAGCTCATGGGCAGATATTATGTGCGAAGCCAAGGGTAAAAACCTTGCCAGCTTTAAATTAAAGGAATTATTAAATGGAGTTTAGATTTGTTATTAGGGACGATATCAATGTTCGAGCAAGATCATTGATTGATTTGAAATATAAAGATTATTCTAAAGAAGATATAGGTCGTGCTGTGGCATTTTATTTGGACTTGATATTAGATTCCAAATATGAAAAAATAGCAGTTGGATTTGGAAATTTATCTTTACTGTCAGTGGCATTCATGTTGGCATTGCACAAAAGCGGTAAAGAATATACCATGGTCTATCATGACGGCACATTTAACTTTAATGACTACAGTCATTTATATTCTCATTTATTTTTTACTGGTGTACCTGATATTAACGGTGTTAAAAAATTAGATGAAATTGTCAAAGATGAAATTATCAAAATTGATCCAAGTAGTATTACATTAACTGATTTTTTAGAAAGTTCTGCATTTTCATATTACAAACAAGATGATTTAGTATTTGATTATAACAAGAATAAAAAAGTTAATATTGTCAATCATATTAAAGCCAACGATGTTGCATTACTGTATACCACAGAAAAGATAGAAGGCAGTAGCATTTCCGCCGCCATGCAAAATTACTTTATTGAAGACGATTATGTAGTTATGTTTCGGCCATTTAGTCATTTAGGTGTTGGTACACTGTCTATCTATCCAGCATTTTTTAAAGTTAAAAATATTTCAATATGTACATTTCCTCTTGATTGGGCCGAAGAATATCATAAGGCTACTCACATTCATATTGCAAAACAAATGATGGATTATAAATGTGATTTGCCAAAAAAATTAAGAATGCTGACTTCGGGCGGTTATAATTTTAATTCCGAATGTGTTAACTATGTGACCAGCAGATCAGAAATTGAAAACATTATAGATTGTTTTGGTACTGCTAAATGCCCTCCTCCGATGGCAATTAGACACACATTAAAAGATACAAACTTTGAATGGATCAATGAATTTATCAGGCTTGGTATTGACGAAGGCACTAATCAATTGATGTTTTCTGCTGATCAGGACATGGTATTCAATGAAATGCCTGGTTCATTGGGAAATAGTATAACAACTGATGATACCATTGAATTATTGGATAATGGCCGTAGATTTTCTTTAACTGGAAAGGTAATTCTTACAATAAGAATGGCACATGTATTATATGAGCTTAAAGATTTTGAACGCTTGTTCTCAGAACGCAGTGGCATTGATGATTTCAATATAAAATTTGAAGTAATTGACGGATTAAAAAATCCAGTTCTTTATGTAAATGAAAAAGATTTTGATCACGCAAACGCTGTTTTTAATAAATTTTTCATCGAATCTAAATTAAAAATTAAATGACCAACGAACAAGTATTAGAATTGTATTCAGCAATGGAAGCAGAATTTGGTGAGTTGCCAAACTTTGAACACTATCCTCGACAATTCATTTATTATTATAAACTTTTTAGATTGATTCAGAATGTTCAAAAACCTAATCCTAAGTAATATATTTGACGATTTCGCAGATACACTGCCATCAAAGCGTGGCAAAGAACCTTCATTAAAAAACATTGTAGATACTATTTACAAAGATAGTACACAAGAACAAGGTCCGTGGATTGCCGGCGGCATGGGACGTCAACTTGCAGTCGATCCCACTTGTCAAGAGTTCGCTGATATTGATGTATGGTTCTCAGGGCCCACTATCTACGAACAATGTATGATTAGATTGAACAATACATTTGGTAATTATATGTATGAAACATTTAGCAGTGACAACGCTAAAACATATACAATCGGTGATTATAAAGTTCAGTTAATTCGTAGAGCATACTATGATAGCCTAGACGATGTGTTTGATAGTTTCGACTTTACCTGCTGTCAAGTTGCTGTGGATCAAAACTTTAAATTGTCTGGGCCTGGATTAGATGATGCTAGAAACAATGTTCTTAAACTAAACAAATTGGATCACCGCGGGTTCTTGGCACGTTATGCCAAGTATGTGGGCTATGGCTATGTTATGCCCAACGAAGAATTTTTAGACATTATCAACAATGAAGAAATCAATTATGAATTTGACGCAACAACTCTTGGATACTGAGCTAGGGCAAGCGGCTTTAATTAGCAAACTTAGCGGCAGGCCTGCCCATGTCTTCGATGATATATTTGCTTGGAACGGTAAAGTTGTAGATCGTGCCACTGCCGTTATTGCTTTATTAAAAGTGTATAATCAAGTGCCGGTCAGCGACGGCGTTAAAATAAGTGTATTTGAAAAATACGCAAATAGATTTGATGCTATCAAGGAAAGTGATTTCTTCATTGATGTTTATTTTGACGACACTCGCGACCCTACTAGAGAAGCAAAAATCTGGTTTAATAAAGTCTGTACAGCAATCAAAGGAGATGTTACAGAATTATCTTCTGACAAAATTAAAGATATTTTGGTTACATTACATAGTTAAATTAGTGATCAATCACTAATAAAGTATGATAAAAATGTTGCACTGCCGCATAAATAATGTTATAATAAACACATAGCGTCTAAGATAGAGCTATTTTATTACTTGCTTACATTAAGGAGAAAATTATGTTTACAGTAGATCAATCAGTAGATACCATTCAAAATGGTAAAAAACAATTCGTTAAGACATTTGTTCAGAACGAGACAGCGGCAACAGCGATGAATGAGTTCATTGATGCACAAGCTGATTACACAAAGAAAGCTGCCAAAGTTGGCATGGATACATTCACAGTATTGGCCAGCGAAACAACTAAAGCCATGCAGAATGCCATGAAATTTGACTACACCAAGTTCGGTGAAGGCATTATGAAGGCTTACACAGCTAACACAAATAAGAAATAATTAAATTTCACTTTGTGACCAATCCTTGCTAAATAACATATTAGCAAGGATTTTTTTTATGCGTTTTAACGAATTAACAGAACAATCACAATTAGATGAATTTCAATTGAATCCGACTGGTGCATTAGCCAGCATTATTAGATGGGGTGCTGAAAATCCAGCCGTGCTGGCGGCATTGGGTATTGCAGCCGGCGGCGGCGCATTCGCATTAACAAGTGGTGCAGCCGCACTAGGTCCATTGATGGCTGCTGTTACTTCTATTAATGCGGGACAAGGCGCATTAGGTTTACTTAGTCTAGATAAACTCAAAGATTTAATTCAACAAAATCCCAGTCAGGCAGAAGGTTACATTAAAAAGTTAATTTACAAATATGTAGGTGATCAATCAGACGTTGAAGAATTTGAAAAACTACACGCACAAACTGCTTATAAAGGTGAAACAGAATTCCGATGGAGAGCAGAAAATTGGCCAGTAACAATGGACAAGAATGCCGCCGAAAGTTATTTAGAAAAGAATGACAAATATTGGTTGGATACTTACAATCAACCGCAAGGTGTGGCGGAAGGCGGCAGCGATTACGAAGAGTTACAGGACAAAATAGAGTGGTTAATGGGTGCGCCAAATTATCTAAAATCTGACGAGGCCAGAGAAACAGCAGCCTATACACCAGATACTGATTCTGTCTGGGCCGGTTATCGTGATGACCAATTGACTAAGAAAAATGAATCAGTAACCGAAGCAAAGAGCTTACATAAGCGTGTTAAAATCGTCAAAGGACCGTATGCCGGAAAGTACGGCTGGATCCGCGAAATCAAACATGGCGCCTACAAAGGTGCGCCAAAAACATATTATGTCGATGTTGAAGGCGGTGGACAAGCTAACAACTTATCATCAAGTGAGTTGCGTTTGGCAAAAGAGCAAAATGTAACTGAATCCCAAGAAGATATGACTCCGAATTGGGCCAAGTATGTACTGGATCAAATTTACAACAGTGATGGCGCAGTCACACTGACTGACCTGTTTGACGAAGGTATCCCGGGCTTGCACGACATGTTCATGGCAACTGCTAAAGCACATGGCCTTGATCCAGAAGAAGAATTTGAAGATGTTCAACATGAACTAACTGTAGAATTAGAAGATATCATCAAAGGTGGCCATGGATTGGACGAAGGCTATTACGATCTTAACAGTGATCTTCCAGGAATGGAACCAATTGACTTTTCATCTAATCCAAGTTTTAAAGATCTTATTACTCGTTATACACAACTTGTATATCAAGGTCATGCCAGTGAAACAAGCCCAGAAGAAGATCAAGAACACGACGAGATCGAACAGTATGTTGCCAAACGTTTCGGTGAAAAAGGTTCTGCACATTTACAAAAAGCAGGCGAAGTTAGTTATTGGGGTCGAGATGACGGTAAAGGTAGCGGACACATTCGTTCCAGCAACTTAGGTCGTCCAAATCAACCAGGTGGTAATTTCCGCACAACAAAATCAGGCAAGATGCACGGTCAAGATGTTAAAATGATGAAGAACAAAGTTGCAGATAGATTAGGTCGTCATCCTGAACCATCATTACCAGAAGGTAGATATGATAACCGCGATGCTTATCAACGTGATTATGACAACAGTGTAGCAGGTATGGGCAAGCGCCAATCTTATGCTTATAGTCAAGACGGCGGTGCCAACGATGAAGGATGGAACAATTATAAAGAACCAGAACCTAAGCGTAAAATTTACTCTTTGCAAATCAACGGAAAAACATGGACACAGGATGGCAATACTGTTACGTTCTTTACACGAGAACGTGCAGAATCTGCAAAAAATTCTATACTGAACAAGCGTCCAGAAACAAAAATTGTAGTAATGGTACAAGAAGTTTAATATGAGACTAAATGAATTCTTAGACAACGATGTTCCTGAAATAGGCGACATTTTAGAAGTAGAGATAGGCGACGAAGTTGTTGAAACTGTGATCACTGCCATAGACAATGGTGACTACATCTGTGAAACAGACAACAACACTAGTATGTCATTGCTTGAAGCAGAATATCACGGACGCAAAGTAAAATTGGGCAAACCCATGCCAGGCGATGTTAAAAAATCAAAAGTCTATGTTAGAAATCCTAAAACAGGTAAAGTAATCAAAGTAAACTTTGGTGATCCTAATATGCGTATTAAAAAATCTAACCCTGCACGTCGTAAGAGTTTTAGAGCAAGACACAACTGTGCCAATCCCGGGCCGCGAACTAAAGCCCGTTACTGGAGTTGCAGTAAGTGGTAAACATTATAAATAATACTATGAAAAAACTATTAATCTTAACCCTGCTAGCTATTAGCTCATTTGCATTTGCACAAACTGCACCTAAAGAAAAACCCATGGTCATATATGACTGGAAAATAAACCGTGTTGTAGATGGTGACACAGTAGAAGTGGCCACACCTTGGGTACCAGATCCATTACCTAAAAAGATCAGCATTCGTGTATTTGGGGTAGACACTCCGGAAAAAGGACACAGAGCGTTATGTCCCAGCGAAGCACAGCGTGGCGAAGCCGCCAGTGCATTTACTAAAAAAGTTATCACAGAAAGCAAGACTGCCCGAGTGGCAGTCTTGAGCTGGGACAAATACGGTGGCCGTATGCTGGGCGATATCATTTTAGATAATAATGTTAGCCTACGTGCGCTATTAATCAAGAATGGTTTTGCTCGAGAATACTATGGCGAAGCCAAGCAAAGTTGGTGTAATTAATTAAAATTTAACTTGATATTTCATATGCTTTATGTTATAATAGTTGCACGAAACACTCTACCTTAGGACCTTTGCGTTATAAGAGTGTAGGCGGCTGCTGCCTAGAATGTAAGTTACGCCAGACTTCATTCAAAGTGAGCATTAATTTTGGATATTATGTTTACAGAAAAAGTCACTTGGGTTCATCACTGGAGTGATCGTACATTTAGTTTTAAATGCACTCGCAGTACAGCATTTAGATTTGTTGCCGGCGAATTTGCCATGATTGGCTTAATGATTGATGGCAAACGTGTGATCCGTGCATACAGTATAGTAAGTCCTCCCTGGAGTGAGGAACTGGAATTTCTCAGTATTAAAATACAAGACGGTGAATTAACCAGCAAACTTCAACACATAGAAGTTGGCAGTGAAGTCGTAGTCATGCCCAAATGCACAGGCACATTAGTAAATTCTGCATTAACACCTGGCGGAGAATTATGGATGCTGGCCACTGGTACAGGGCTTGCGCCATTCATGAGTTTGATTCGTGATTTAGAAACACTGGAAACTTGGACGAAGATTCATATTGTACATAGTGTTAGACATAGTTCAGATTTAGCGTATAATGTAGACTTATCAACAGCGTTCAAACTTCATCCGGTAGATGGAGAGTTGCACGACTTGGTTGATGCTGTATTGGAATATCATCCTATACTTACTGGGCAAGGTGAACCCAGAATCGGCTATCAATTAACCACAGGCATGCTAAAGATTAACACTGACATAGATAAAATAATGCTATGCGGCAATTTAGAATTTAATCATCAAGTCTCCGATTGGTGCGAAGCTCGGGGTATGATGGAAGGAAGTATCCGTGAACCAGGAACATTTGTAGTAGAAAGAGCATTCGTAGAAAAATAAGCAATAAATACTACTATGAAGACAGCAATCATAGTTAATGGAATGTGTCGACAAACATTAGTATCGTCAATGTCTTGGGACATATTTCCTTTTGAAGCTGATTGGTATCTTAGTACTTGGGATTACACACAAGAAACATATTTTCCAGACTCATTCACAAGCAAGAAAGAAATCGACAATATTAGGCATTTTTTTAAGCACATAGAAATAAACAATTACGAAGAATATTTTACAAATTTTATAATTAAAGGTCGCGTCAACCCAATGTTTCGAAGTTTTAAATTATTAGATTCTATTAGAGATATAATTTTATCACAGAAGTATGAAAGAATTATTATATTTCGACCAGATTTATACTTTAAAAAATTAGAACATCTTAATAATAATGACTTTGAAATTAATAATAACACAGTTAGAATTTTAGGAAGACATGAACCAGATAGTTTCTATGATAGAAAAAGAAGCACAGCAGATGATGTATTTTTTGTAATGCCCACTAATATATTTAAGATGTATTCAGATTTAAATTATATGTCTGAATTAAATGACAAATTTAATATTAGATCCGATGTACATAAATTAACATTTCATTTTTTCGACTCTTTGGGTTGTAATGTAAAACTCATAGAAAAAATTAGATCGACTATTGTACGTAAGGACGCCGGCGACTATTATACAGAACATAACAATATCGATTTTACAATAATTGCAAGAATATTCGACAAAATGTATGATGAAAAAGATATGACAGGTGTTGGAAAGTTTTGGTGGCAATTTAATAAAATTATTATACATGAGCCAGCAGATCCAGAAAAGATTAGAATATCACAAGAGACTGGTGGAATTTTGAAATTAAGGAAACAATGAAAACATTGATATTAGTAGCGTTACCGGAAGAGTTAGATAAGAATTTAGTAGATTGCCCTGTTGTTTATACAGGTGTAGGTGTGGCAAATGCCGCGATGCATACAACGTTGGCTTTACTTAAACATCGCCCTGACTTAGTTATTAACTATGGCAGTGCTGGCAGTTTAAAAGGTATCACAGGATTAAACAGCGTAGCCAGTGTTTGTCAACGGGATGCTGATTGCAGTCCACTTCGCCAAAGAGGTTACATGTTAGGCGAAAATGTGTTATACTATCACAGTGAAGAAGTAGGCGTTAGAGTAGGAAGTGGTAATAACTTTGTCACAGATCCTGATGCTTGGACACTTGAGCATTGTGATTTAGTGGACATGGAACTTTGGAGTATTGCTAAAGTCTGCGATCATGTTAAGATACCGTGGATAAGCCGTAAGTGGGTCAGCGACAATGCTGACGGAGATGCTGGTGCAACATGGGAAGATGCACTACTAGCTGGACAAACAGAATTTGTTAATTGGTTTAATAACCGTTAATAATTACTTTTAATTTACACATATGTTTGATTAGCGATGGCTAATCCCTATTGAGGTTGTACAGATTGTGCTGTGCCGTCGGAGTCTTAGGTTGTGTACGTCAGGAACTAACGAAAGGTTCTAAAAGATTGCGGCTCTGTGAAAAAGATACAACCGCAGATATTCACAGTTTCGCTGTATGGGATTGTGGAGTCACCGCTGACAGTCAAGTCTTGAGTAAGGGGTACCGGTCAACCGCCTCTGTTTTAATTAAATCTCATCAATACAGTATGAAAACGAACTCACGAAATGTTTTTATTTTTTGCCGGTTAACGGCAAATTATGACTTGAATCTACGAAATATTAAACCAGTGTTAAATCAAAATTCAAAACAATAAAGAGAATAGAAAATTGTTTCGAATACGAAGTATGAAGAAACAATGTGCAGAGCACATACTAAGATGCGTGTAATATATGGATAGTTACGACTATCAGATAAATATTCATAATTACAGGAGCTTTTATGTCAACAGATAACTTTGGCGCATTAGGCGCAGACTTTTTTATAAGAACATTTGACAAGAGCTCGTTGATGAGTCAGTCAGATCTAGATCAACTCATTCAATATGTACAATTAACCACAACGATTATAGCCGTAGGAGAATTTACTCCCGGTGTACAACAAAGTGTTTGGATGATACTTGAACGTGTAGATGTGCCATCAGCGCCAGGATACACAGTAACTAACAACACAGAAGTTACAATGACTTCCGGCGGCTTGGTGACAATTGACTCGATACCGTGGACAAAGATAACAGGCAAGCCAAGTATCCCAACAGATATTAACGATCTAACAGACACAGGTGGTCTGTTAGCAAATACAGGTGACTTTACATTCACTGGCGGTACTGCTAGTTTGCCGGCAGACAGTACTATGATTCTTGATACTTTTCAAGTTGGTGGAAACAAGCAATCTACTTTAACTCTAAGTACTGCTACAATATCCAGTTTAGATGCTGGAAATAATCTAAGACTTAGAACTGGTTATGGAACTGGATTTGAAAAAGATTGGATACTTGGCGCTGATGGTTCTATTAGATTCCCCGATGCCAGTGTACAGACAACTGCTTATACTGGCAGTGATCATGCAGCCTATGAAATAACAAACACAAGTCCAGAAGGCTCTATATATTCTGTTAGCGTAGGCACTGATGGCGTTGTTAGTATGGTTACAAGTCGTGGTGGCATTGAGTTTGGCGCCATGCCAGAAGTTGGCGGACCAACACACTTCCACATTATGCGACCTGCTGGTGATAATGGTACAGACTTGTACTTCGGTGACGACTACAACTATGTTCTTCAACGCCCATCCGCATACGGCGGCGCCCCAGCATACGGTGTAGAGATTGGTGCCAACGATAATAATGGTGGTGCTCAACAGGTATGGCGTTTTGGCACAGACGGCCACTTAACATTGCCAGCAGGTGGCGATATTAAAGACAGTACAGGTGCTAGTGTATTAGGTGGTGGTTTCAGTGGTGACTATGATGACTTAACCAACAAGCCAACATACAGAATAGCTGTGCCAACTGGCACAGGCCCTGGTGGCAACTTGCAAGCAGATTCACTGGCACTGGCTGGTCTTAATCCTGTTACAGATATACCATCAACTTGGGGTGGCGACTTGATACTTCAAGGTGGTGTAGGTGGCGCCAACAGCGACTTATATGGTGAAGTTAGAATCAAAAGCGGCCAGATTGGTGCAAATTATGAATGGCACTTTACCACTGATAAAAAGATTAAACTACCAGCAGGTGGTAGCATTGTTGACAGCACTGGTGCAAATGTATTTGTTTCTTTGACTACTCTCAAACAAGTTGTTGCAGACAGTACAGACTTTGCTGATTTTCAAACTAGAATTGCAGGTATGTAATAGACCCTAGCATAATAAAAGCCCCTTGCGGGGCTTTTTTACGACTATAATTTATATCAATTAAATGTTTTATTTCTAATAAATACTAGTTATATATTGGAGTTAGTATGATATTAAATGAGGGCGGTGATGTATTTGCAGACACCGAAGAATATGACCAAAAAGAAGCAACCGCTTTACAGGCTGTTGTAGATAAGGAATTATCTTCTATTGGTCTATCATCCGTTATGATTGGCAGCGGTTTTCATCCTACTCCTGGACAAATGAGCGGGGATTTGGATCTACAAATAGAATTACAAGATATCATTGATCGCTTCGATGTACAACCTGACCCTGCTGTTAAAAAAGATACTATAGAAAATGCTGCCCGCAGAACGCTGGCAGCACATCTACAAAGTAAAGGATATCAAACAAAACGAGCAGGTATAAATGTTTTTATTCGTGTTCCTTATCAAGGTAAGTTTTATCAAGTAGACTTGGAATGTATATATAAGGTAGCAAAAGTAAGCAAATATCATCAGCATAAAATTCCTCAAGGTAGTACATACAAAGGCGTGGGCAAACAAATAATGATATCTATGTTGGCCAAAGAAAAAAATATGATGTGGAGTGGTTGGGAAGGTTTATTTCAACGTACTCCTGATAATAAAAAAGGCGACATGGTCGCCGATGACTTTGATGATATAGCAAAAGTATTACTCGGGCCGCAATATGGTGAAGAAGATTTAGGCAGTGTAGAATCTATATTGGCTGCGCTGCCAAGTGCAAAAGCACAAGATTTATTGGCCAGGGCCAAGGCCGACAAAGCATGGAAAGAACGTGTGCCACGTGTAGAAAGTCTGCGTGTTGGCACCAATGAATGGTTCCGTAATATGATGAACAAGTTATGAAAATAAACGACATTTTACGCGAGTACGACCAAGACTCTGCCAATAGTAAACAAATCATAGCAAAGCTGAAACAACTTGGATACAAGAGTGTTGGCAGCGGATATGATGCAACTGTATGGACCAAAGAAGAAGGCAGTGTTATTAAAATCATTATGCCGCAGGAGTTGTCTCGAGCAGAAGGAGACGCATCGTTTTTAGGGTTTTATGAGTTTTATACTACACATAAGAAGTCACCATTCCTGCCAAGATTTATCAGCATTGGTGGCGCCGATCATACTGTGTTTACACTCAATGGAGTAGACTATAGACAAATATCAATGGAGAATCTTGAACCCATTGCTAATAACAGCTTTATGGAACAGATGGTGTGGGCACTCAGTGACTTGTCCATTATACCTTTTATGAAATGGAGAGACGCTAAAGAGCAACTGCTTAACTCTGAGTTTTGGACAAATTTTGAAGGACCAGGTAGAGAAAGCGACATCGTAAAAGGACTAAGTAATTCGGCAGTAGAGAAGATGTATGCAAGTTTATTTGCAGTGATGCAAGAGCTTTTTCAATTTGGAAAAAGTCAAGGACTGGGTTGGGATTTACACACTGAAAATGTTATGCGTCGAGGTGATACACCAGTTATCACTGACCCGTTTACCGGATAATAGTATGCTAATTAAAGAACTAACAGAAAACGAAGAGCCAACAAGAATCAAACTAGCTGACAATTCAGCCGCCAAGTCTTGGATTCAAAAAGTCTATAATTTATATCCGCAACAGTTTCAAAACAACCACGTCATGCCCATGGGTGGTCAAGGCGATGATCAACAGTTTGCCATGTTTGAACTTGTTCCAAGTTTTAGCAAACGTGGTGCAGTGGAAGTAAAATGGTTTCAAGCATATCCGCTACGTGCAGGAGTAGGCAGTCGTGCCATGAAAGAATTACAGAGCTTGGCCAGTGAAGATGGTATTTCACTTACATTATTCCCGTGGGATAAAGGACAAGTCAGTCAAAGTAAGCTAACCAAGTTCTACCAAGGTCGGGGATTTAAGCCCGCTGTCAAAGGCAGCAAAAGTATGCAATGGAGTCCTGAATGAGATTATTGGAACTAAAAGAATTAATGGAAGCAGTGGATCCCAAGCTGGGTCGTGCTTTTAATCACTTAGAGGATCTTGTATTCTTCTATGGTAGTGCTGGTACTATTGAAGCATTGGAACATTTAAAAGATATGAACACAGAACAAGGTAGTTCGAGTGTTCGTATGAAGTGGGACGGCAATCCTCAAATTTACTGGGGTCGTGAGCGTGGTGTATTTGTTCCTCCGCATGGTCATAATCAGTGGAGTCGAAAAGCAATGCCTGCTAATCCAACGGATGTATCAGACTTTATTATGTCTAGTGGTAAAGCGGTTACTCCGGAAGAAGTCAGTGCGAGACAACAGTTTGCAGATAAGTTTGCCAGTTTAGCACCATTATTTGAACCAGGCACTCCTGCAGACTTGGATGGCAACAGCACATTCTATGTCTATGCTGATGCACTATTCTTATCACCACCCGAGTTAAAGGACGGAGTTTATAGTTTCAATCCTAATCCAAAAAGTCAAACAACATATCATGTGCGAGCAGACAGTGATCTAGGACGTAGAATTGCAGGTGCAGAAGTTATGGTTGTTGGCCATGCTTACTTTACTGAACACGGCGCACCTGATTCAGCACAAATTCCTATCAAAGACTTTACAATGTTTAATGCTAATCCAAAACTAATTGTCCTGGGTCCAATATATAATGTAGCACCAGTTAAAGTTGATAATACAATGATTCAACAAGTAGAGAATCATATCAAGCAACATGCAAATCAAGTTGATACATTCCTACAAAGTGTTGCAGGTTTAAGTGACTTAAAACAAATCATTTATAACTATGTAAATCAAAGTGCTAAGGCAAAACAATTAGATAGTTTAAGTGCTAATCACTTCTTCCAATGGATGACTTCAAAAGTCAGTGCTCCGAAACAAGCAAAGATCAAAGAATTAAATTCTGCACAGGGCAATGTATTAGAAGAGATATTTAAAATTGTTCGTGCTATACAAATATTAAAAGACAATGTCATTGACCAAATTGAGTCAGGACCTCGAGCAGATATCTGGGACACCAACGGCGAAGGTCGTGTGCGTTATGCAGATGGAAATAAACAATTCGGCAACGTGAAGTTTGTACCGAGAAAGCGTTGGACACCACAATGAGAATAAACGAATTAGATACAGCAAAACCAAAGACCAATGCAAAACAATTGCCTGGTTATGATAGTTCCAATCCCTTACACTCTACTTGGAGTCGCGTGTACAGTAGGCAAACATATGAAGCTAAAAGAAAAGGTTTTGCAGTGAATATAACAGCAGCCGATGCATGGGAAGTTATTAATAAACAAGGATGGCGATGTGCTTTAACTGGAGTGGCGTTTGTTCCAGCCGGTGCTGCCAGTCCAAATCAAGCTAGTTTAGATAGAATAAATTCCAACCAAGGTTACATACATGGTAATATTCGCTATGTAACATATCGTGTAAATATGTTTAAGAAAGATTGGCCGGATGATGTATTTTTTGCTCTTTGCAAACAAATTGCGGCACACGTAGGATAAAAGAAATTATGAAAATAAATCAAGTATTAGTAGAATCAGCAAGCGCAACAGTGGCGTTTGCTTTTGGCAGATTTAATCCTGCACATCAAGGACATATTGAAGTATGGCGCACAGTGGAACAAGCTGGCGCAAATTGGTTCATTGGAACCAATGCCACTACCATTGGTCCTAATGATCCACTTACATTCCAACAAAAATCTGCTTGGATGGAAGAAATTTATCCTCCTATCTCTGGACATATTGTTCCTGAACAAAGCGTATTGACATTGGCAGCTTACATCTTTAAGAAGACACGTAAGAATGAACGTGCCACGGTAGCTTATATTACTGATGAAACCGATTGGGCTTGGAGTGGTAAGTTATTAAATCAATACAATGGTGTCGAAGGTGTTCACGGTTATTACAAGTTTGCACAGATTATTCATGAGCCAAGCCCACGTGTAAGTAGTGCCACAGCATTACGTGATGCGGCTCGTGCCGATGACAAGGTTGCGTTCTATCATGCCAGTGGAACTGATCCTAAATCAAAGGTCGCTGGACTAACATACTTTGACACAGTTAAACAAGCAGTTGAGAAATATCCATTGCCAGTTAAACGTGGACAAAAAGTTAAAGAGCCTATTGTGGCGGAAGGCTCGGACGATGTTGCTAGTGCTACACCAGCAAAAAACGAACGCGGAAGATTCACGGCGTGGGATGATGATGAACCGATGCGTTTGAAATGTGAAGATGGTGAGTTTAGAACCATACAAGAAATCAATATGCTTAGACAGAAAATAGGAATGAAACCTTTTTCTATCAAAAGTCAGCAAGGTGTGGCGGAAGGTAACTTAAACGAATTTGCACCTGGTGCTGGCGATGAAGGTGGCGGCGAAGATCCATACAAGTACCCCAAGCCAGAGCGGTATCGTCGTAGTGTAGATTTCTTTGGTCAGTTTGAAGCAGATCATTTTGATCGTGAAGACATGGATGACGCCAAGGGCGAGTTCAAAGGCTATTGGGGCAAAGATCAAATTGCCTATTTTAAATTTGATAACCCCAAGCGCACAGGCAGCGATGACCCGGGCATGGGCTGGTACTATGAACCCCAGTTGAGCGGTCATGGTGATAATACCAGTGTGACACCTGCTGTTGATAATACCGAACAACGCAAGCAACAAGAATTAAGCATGATTCGTGCGTTTTTAAAATCTGGCAATCGACCAAATCCAGACAGTCAAATTTATAATTTAATGAAACGACATGGTATAGCGGAAAGCGACGAAGATCGTATAGCATACAAATTACAATGGCCCGAACTTGTCAACAAAGTTAACAGTGCAATGAGGGCCATGGGTTGGAAAGGCCAACGTAAAGACGATGGTTCTTTTATGTTCATCACTAAAGGCCAACTCGACGATGAGTTTTACATTGTTATTATAGACAACAAAGGCAATGACATGTTTACCTATGCATTAGGCACAGTCGAAGAAGGTTCCCCACATATCGGCGAACAAGATACATTGCCCAATACAGAAGCTAGCATAAGTGAATTGATGAATTCTATTAGGGAAGGATTTGGATTAAATGAAAATGCTGAACAACCTAATAATCCATATGGTTACAAAGTAGGTCAAACAGTCAAACTACATAACAAGCTACAGGGTCGTGTAATTGATATTTTCGATGACAGTATCGAAGTATTATTAACTGACGGGCGCACTGTTACGGTGAACTTCCGTGACGCTGAAGTTCTAGGAGAGCACAGTGTAGCCGAAGCAGAACAACAAACTGTGGCCAAGACCTGGGATCAAATGACAAGTCAAGAGAAACTAAGTGGTGTTAAAGGTCGCACAGTATGGAATGAAAAAACACAGAGATATTACACAGTGTTTGATGTTCCAATAAAACAGCCCACAGACGAAGCAAGTTTAGCAACTATGCGTGATTACTTTGCTGGTGATCAAAATGCTCAAGATCCTACTACGCTGGCAAAACAACGTACTTGGTTTGATAAAACTAAAGATAAAAACGGGCGTGCCATTGTAGATAAAAGATTTAGAAGTCCAGAAGAATTTCGACTATGGTTAAAACAAAACAAATTAAAACAAATTTCCGGCGTTAAAGAAGATGAAGAGCAGGGAGAAGTTGAACAACAAGGACAACTTATTCCATGGCCGGCAGGTACTGCTAAAGTTCATGTCAGCGATGTATACGATTGGTATAAGCTAGGACAAGTTATCAGTGATTTAGATGATGCTAATCCTGAAGCATTTGGACAAGGTGCTCCGCAGACAGTTATTGCTTTTGGCAGCGAAGAAGAAGAAAGCAAACTAATGCCAATGTTAAAGCGTTTAGGTCTGCGTATAGATGATATAGATCCTGCGGGCGCCGAATTAGATGAAGCATATCACGCAGGAGAACTTTATGAATACTTAAAGAAAGTTCATGGCAAGTGGGCATTAGTAAGTAAAAGCAATCCAAAGAAAGTATTACAATACTATCGTGGCGGAGATGAAAAACCCAGTGATGAATGGGTTAATAAAGTAGAACGTCGTGTACATAGCTTTGAAAGTAAAAAGAAATGAGATCCGTAAATCAAAGTTATACAACTATTGATATCATTGTCGATGAATTTGACGAACAAATTATTGATATGTTAAAACAACGGTATCCTGCTTTATCTATTGCAAGAGTAAATGCTACTAGATTTAACAAAGATTCTACTAACTTGTTAAAGTTTTATCTATATCATTGGATATTTGATAACTATGAATCTGCTATCGTTGACATTAATAATTATTACAATAAATATACTATTAGCACGAAAGTCGTAGCATGAAATATCTAGAACTAAAAGAACAACTACTCAACGAAATTAATATGAGCCCCAGTGCTTTACGCCGTGCTGCCAAAGACATTGGTGCTAAGGCAGGCATGGAATTTGAAATGATTGTTCCCGGTGCTGCCGAAAGCGAAGAAGGTGATGACTATCAAGAACCAGACTACGACAGTGATGAAAGCATTCGCAGTATTCAAGATGCCTATGATTTCTTCTACGATGGTGATTTTAATAGCCGTAGAGATGCAGAGCGCCTACGTGATCAAATGACAGACAACTACACTGATTGGCTGGGCACTCAATCTGGGGATCGCTGGGAATCTGATAAAGAAGAAATGATATATGATTGGCTGCGCTACAATGCCGCGCCCAGCGATGTATTTGGTATACTAGAAGTAGCTGCCAGCGCCAGCGGAGATTATCCTGATCCCTCTAAAGAAGATTACAGAAATGCTGCCGCCAAAGTAGCTGAAGATAGAATAGATCCATGGTATGACGATGCTTATCAAGATTTTACTGACAATTTCTACAGAGATGCAGACATGGAAAGTGAATGGCTCGAACATGAAGCTATAGAAAGTATGGTCGACGTTGAACAGAATTATAACATTGTTTGGCCACATTATCATAATCCGGATAACTCAGGCGGTGATGTTAGTATACAAGATGCCGCAGACAGTTTCAGTAATGCCATTGGTAAAGAAGTACAGGCCAGCGACAATTATCACAGTCGTAGTATAACAAGACCCAGTGCCACAGAATTACACTATGTTGTGGAACCTGACGGTAGCTTAGAAGCAGATGAACCCGGAGATGGCGGTTTAGAATTTGTCAGTCCAGCATTGCCCATAGATGAATTATTAGATGACTTGAAAAAAGTTAAAGCATGGGCAGATAAGTTTGGCTGTTATACAAATGACAGCACAGGTTTGCACATCAACGTCAGTGTTCCAAAATGGCAAGGTGATTTGCAAAATCTAGACTATGTTAAACTTGCTATTTTAATGGGCGACGAATATGTTTTAGAAAACTTTGGACGCAGTGGTAATACCTATGCCAAAAGCGCACTAAAGATTGTTAAAGATAATATCACACAGCGTCCAGAAGATGTCAAACGTTTGTTAGACACTATGAAAGAGCACTTAAACACCAGCGCCGCAAAATTAATACACAGTGGCGCCACTAGTAAATACACCAGCGTTAATACCAAAGATGGTTACATTGAATTCCGTAGTCCAGGTGGTGATTGGTTAAACAGTAACTTTGATAAGATTGAATCTACATTATTACGTTTTGTTGTAGCCATGGATGCTGCCGCAGACGAAACAAAATACAAAGAAGAATACGCCAAGAAACTTTATAAGTTATTAGCAGGCAATGACAAAGATACTACAAATACCATGGTTTACTTTGCCAAATATGCCGCAGGTGAATTGCCTCAGAGCGCATTAAAGAGTTTTATTAAACAAGCACAGTTTGAACGTAAGGCAGGCAAAGAACCCAATGGTAAAAAAATGTGGTATCGTGTTGACAAAGAAGGACGTGGTAAGAGTGGTGCAAGCATTGAAGTTGTTGCTAGATCAAAAGAAGAGGCATTAGAAAAAGCAGCCAGTAATTGGAGTTTAAAGCTAAGTGCATTAACTGCGGCCGCTGTTTATCCAGTTCGCCCCTATGAAGAGCAACGCTACGAAATATTTAATTTAAACACAAACAATAGCGTAGAAGATGCTGAAGGTATTACTAATGATAGAGATGCATTAGTGCGTTTGCAGGATTACATTGAACATGGTCCTCACGGATTACAACGTGGACAAGCAACAGATATGTTTGGCATAAGACGAGTTGGCGGAGATGGCGAACCTATACAACCAAATCCAATTCGTGCTACTGTAGGCGCTCCACAACCTGCTGGTAGTGTTGGACAATCAACTCCTAGACCTATTCCCGGTGTTATTGATATTGAGCCTGATATAGAACAGAACTTTACACCTGTACCAGGTAGCACAACAAACTTACAGCAACAACGTGCAACACCCGGCACGTTTACAGGTGCTTGGAAAGTAATGAATGTCGACACTGGACAAGAATTATATAGATTCAGCGGCATTGGTAATTCGCAGTCAGATGCTAATGGTGTCGCTTTACAATGGATAAGACAACATGCCCCGAACACAGACTTGGTACAAATTGAAGTTGTGCCCATAATGAGCTAATATGAGACTACTAGAATTAAAAGAAGATAAATCATACCAACCTACTAGCATTGATGTAGGTGACGAAGTACTTGTGGGTAAGTTTAAAAATCGCAGAGCAGAAGTTAAAGGGTTTACCACTGATGATAATAATCAGCCTGTGCTAAAAACTTCCAAAGGTGATCAACATTTATTCAAGCCACGCATTGCTAAACTTATGCCCAACGAGGTTAATGAAGATTCCGGTAACAGCCTTCAAACTATTATTCAATCCTTTGTCAATAGTCCTTTAGGACAAAAATATAAACAATACGATTGTAAAACTGTAACCAGAGCATTTGTACAATGGACAGAACAAAATAAGATTTCAACGCAGGTAGTTTCATTGGCTCCTCCCAGTGCTGATTTTATTGCAAAGAATCCAAGATATAAAGGCAAGAGTGGACAGGGCGATGGACACATTATGCCTATAGTAAATGGCAATGCCATTGACTTCACTGTTAGACAATTTGGTGTTAGTAGACCTTTTAACAATCCACTAGTAACGCCAACCAATAGTCTGCCAGCAGTATACGGCAAATTCGGATATTTTACAGACAAGCCTGAATGGTTTTTAGGAGGCAAGTCCCATTGGATTGGTGCATTGAACGCAATACCAAAAGAAATCTTTAATCAAAATTTTGGCGATGAAATGTTAGAGCATACTATGACAGAAAACTTTGCCGATGGTCGAGTAAAAGGTAAGAGTAGTCCTGGACGTGTTAAGCGTAGTGGCGCAAGCTGTGACGGAAGTGTCTCTGATCTAAGATCAAAAGCAAAAGATGCCAGTAGTGAACGTGCTAAAATGTATCACTGGTGTGCTAACATGAAAAACGGCCGTGCTAAAAACGAATCAGAAATGTTAGAAGATTTAAACGTTATATGGAAAGATGTATTAGAAGCAGGTGTATATAAAGGTTATCCTTGTACCAAAGACTGTAGCGGACATGCCGCAGGCGATCGTTGGGCAGATGCTAGAGATATAACAGATCCCAACGAGTGCCCTTACAGTAACAACAGTTTCTGGGAAGGCTGTCTAGCGCATACCGATGAACAAGAATAACGAATAAATATACTATTATGCGATTACTAGACCTTAAACTAACAGAAGCGGCACTTAGTGCAGGCGAACTAACAAAATACTTTGACTCTGAAACAGAGCCGACAAAGTGGAAACGTCTTAACGTTTTCTTAAACAAAGTCCTACAAAAAGAACCATTCGAATTAGTAGATGGCAGCACAGCATTAGTTAATACATCTGAATACAAACGTATAGCAGATATTTTTAATTTAGGAACTGTGCCAAGTAATTTTAAAGTTGACACAGATAAAGGCCCAATGGGTTTAAGTAAGTTTTTTAAATCAGCAGAACTGGGAGGCAAGGGTGCTGGCGGCGCCGGTTTGTCTAACAAAGGTGAAGTCAGTGAGGGTATTCTAGGTGCTAGTTTATTTGCTAAACTTATAGCAAGGACTCGTGGTAAGATTGATATTATCAGTGGTAATGACATTTGGAACGTCATTGACATGTTAAATCAAACACAGGAAGATCATTACGGTGTTAAAGTTAAAGATGCTAGTAAATCTGCTGTTAATGATAGTATTCAATATACATTAAAGTTAAAGCCAGGACCATATGCAGACTTAATGGACGAAGCAAAACGAGCATTGTTAAGTGATGTAACTAACAGCGCAGTAGCATATGCTAATAGTGCAGATGCTCAAGCATACTGTGAATATTTTTACTTAAATGGTAAGCCGGATATTATTCATGTTATTACAGACGGTATCAGCGGAAGCACTACTAAGAAATCTGACATTGAAGTTGTTGTCACAGATCCAAAAACTGGTAAAACTACACATCAACAACTTAACATTAGTCTTAAAGCAGGCAGTGACCAAATGGGTCAAGTCGGTCAAGGTGATGTTGGCGAAGAATTTGATGCTCAGAAGAAACTATGGAACTCTTTTGGCATTGACATCGAATCAAGCAGAGCTGAATTTAATAAAGTATTAGAGAAAAAAGGTTTAATAGCAGCCATAGAATCTATCTATCGTGATGCTGCCACATTCCTTCAAGACTTGTTAGCAGGCAGTTTTGATGATGCCGAATACTTGTTTTTAAAAGACTTGGTAAAAGGCATTGACTATTTTGCTACATTAAACGATCCCTCAGTTATTTTAGTTAGTTTAGAGCGCGGAACTTATGAAGTTATGAGCTTTGCTAACTTAGAAAAACAATTAAATAACATTGATTTAGACGCTAGTTATAACGAAAACTCTGCTACTCCTCAGATAGAAATATTTGATAAAAATAGTGGCAGTCAGTTATTTAGAATAAGAACAAAACGTGAAACTAAAAAGGGCGGTGGCATTTATGTCCGTAATTACATTGAAAAAGGTCCTTTGTTAAAACAGTTGACCAGCATCAAGAAGTAATACGTTATATTGACATAAATTGGCATAAATAAACATATGAAAATAAAAGAACTTATCAGCGAAGACGGCAGCGCAGGCGGTATTAGCAGTGGCGCTATAGCTTCTGCTCCAGCCAGCAATTTGTTTGCTGTACCTATGAAACGCAATATGGCAATGACTCGCAAGCGACCTAAAAAGGAAGCTGAAGAATTTAAAACTAAAAAAGATAAGTCTAATGTTTTAGAAAATGGAACTAACAATGGATAAGCAAAGAGCCAGACAGCTTTATGAACTAGCAGATCGTTTAAGCAAGCTAGACATTAATTCGCTGTCAGAACAACAATTAGAACAACGTAATACAATGATTTCTAAGTTGCAAGAAGAAGTTAAAACAATTAAAGAGTTTGCTCCTGACGATGGCGACGATGGCGCAGGTGGCGAAGAAGATACATTACACAAATATGCCCGTATGTGGTATAATGGCAATGAAACTACACAACAACAAGTTGAAAAAATATTAGACCGTATGGGTTGGGAAATTGGCGAATTAGAATCAGAAGAAGGTGGCGCTTTTGTTGTACAATCAGGTGACGAAAATGGTAATAGTTATATTGGCTTTGCAGTCGCTGACTTGTTAGAAGGTATTACTGATAATAAAGACGCTGGCGAATATGATCAAGAAGGCGATATGGCTCGTCAAGATCTTGCCACTGCCGCTAATGCCGCAGAAGAATTACGCAGTATTTTAGACAGCGATGAGAACTTGCCAGAATGGGTTCAATCAAAGATTACTAAAGCAGTTGACTATTTAGATACTGTTCGTGATTATATGAAAAGTAAAGATCAAGATGTAACAGAAGCTTCACAGCGAGTTGATTCACTGGTCACTGACGCATTAAAAATAATGCGTGGTTCATCAATGAATGATGCTGTTCAAGCATTAAAGACTGTGCTTGGTGATAGAGAATACAATGGCCGACGCAATCATTACAATTTCTATGTTAGACAAATCATGGATATGTATAGTCAGCAAGGTGTGGCGGAAGGCGTTGAGGAATCCAATGTAAAGATTTTACAAAAGTTGCTTGCAGACGAAGGTTACACTTATCCAATTGGAATACTAAGTCGAAGATTAAAACTTCTTTCCACAAATCAATCAAAAGTGCTTGCGAGATTGTTTGTGAATGCTCAAAGGGCACAAGATGAAGAATTAAAACTTGAATTGATTGATAAAATTGATGGTGTAATTTCCAGGGAAGCAGAGAGAAGAAGCGATCCATGGAAAGGTGTGGCGGAAGGCGTTGCAGAAACTTTGTCAATGGACGAAGCCAAAAAAGTGCTACGTCATTATGGTGCTGATAATTTCAAAACAACCAGCAACGAATTGCATTTTTATAAAAACGGCCGCCCATTCAGTGTTGACTTGATCATGAACGATGATGCAACTCGCAGTGTAAGTCTAAGCCAGTTAAATTCAGCTACTCGTAGATTAAAAGGCCAAGGTGTGACTGAAACTAAAAAGACAAGCCCAAAACTCACGCCAGTTAATATCAAAAAAACTGACCCAGTCAGTGAAGAAATAAATACAGAAGCATACGAAAGACTACAAAAGGTTTTCGCATTTAAGAATTATGAAAGTTAATTATGAAACTATTTGAACTATATCAACAAAATACCCTACAAGGTACTAATAACTTAAAACAGATCTCAGAAGCTGTGGCCAATAAGACTGGTGCAGTTATTACTGTAGGTAACACTCAAGTTAGACTTGGCATTAACAGTGCTAAGTACGTTCTTGGTTTATATGAAACCGCAGTTGCCAATGGCACCAGCGAACAATTCTTAGAAGGCCTGGCCAATCTAAATCCAACAATGGTCATGGAAAACGATAACACAATGCGTCACATTGTCAGCAAGTTCAAGCATGAAGTTAAAAACTTCTTAGCTGGTGATGATATGAGCGATGACTTATATCATGCATTGTATGACTACTACAGCGACCACGGTGAAATGCCATATGGTATTGCTAAAGCTCGCGACGGTGATCCTTATGAATGGGTTCACATGAGATTCGATCGTGATGTACATGATTACGTTGGCGGCAACAATCCAGATGTTCCAGCATTACCACAAGCAAATATGTCAATGATGCCGCGTCAAGAAAGCATGTACGAAGCATCTACTATCAATGGTAAAGTACAAGACCCTAAAAGCCTAACTTGGAAACAAACTAGTATGAGCTATGAAAAAGCTGTAGAAAAATACGGTAAAGACAAAGTCAGAAAAGAAGGTAAAAATCGTATAGGCAACGAAGTAATTGCAGTACATGTTCCGCTAGAGGAAAGCAATATGTATGAATCTAAGAAAACAAAGATGAAAGAAGGATGGGATGAGATGATGGCCGCCGTTCGAGCCAGTGCTCAAGATGAAAAAAGTGCTACTGGTAAGTTTTCCAGATCAAAGAATCCTGACTCAGGCGGAACAGTTTATAGCCGCAAATATAATGCAGACACGGGTCAATCCATTGAGCCAACTAAAGATCCAGAAGGTAAATCTCCTATCAAGCGTAGTGTAGGTCGTCCTAATGCTGGAGTTACAGGCTCAGATGAAGCAGGAACTAAATTTGGCGATTATTCAAGCTGGTATCATAAATCCAAACGCACACACGGCGATCGTAAAATTGTTGGCGGTAGAACTGGTGCTATGGCAGTTATTGAAAAAGGTAAAAAATATCTAGTAGTCGGTAAGTGGGAAAACGACGAAGGTGTTATGTTTGATAAACCCAGTGAATTGGTTACATTAGATGCATTGAAATCTTACAAAAGCGGTAAAGGTCGTCCGAAGAAAGTTCGTGAATGGATTGAAACTCTGCGTTTTGTATCTGAGGGTGAAACAACTAAAACAGCAACTGGTATTAAACATAGTGCTAAAGGCAAATATGGCGCCAGTGAGGAAGAAGAAAAAGAACCGGAAAGTCTAAACAAAAGTTTGACCAGCAAGTTAGATAAGAGTATGGGCATTAAACACGATCACGGAAATAAAAAGAAATGAAAATTGCTGAAATTCTTAGTGAGATGAAATGTTGGCCTGGACATCGAAAAGTCGGCACACAACCTGGCACAGGTAAGAATAAAGGCAAGCGTGTCAACGACTGCGAAAAGATCAAAGAAGAATTAGATGACGATCAAAAGCGTGTAGGACAAGTCGGTGCAAAAGAAAAAGCAAAAAAGATTGGAACAGTATTAGGCACAGCTCCTAAGCAACATTCATTTAAAGGTCGATTAGTAGGTGAGTCTGAAATAAAAGAAGTTGCTCCTCCTGGTATGGAAGACTGGATCAAAGATCGTAAAGCAGACTTCAAAAAGCGTTATGGCGATAAGTGGGAAGAACGTTTATACGCCACTGCTTGGAAACAGCATAATAAGTAAATGACACATTGGCAAGAATACATTCGCAGTAGTTATGAATTGATTCTTGACGCAGAGGGTAAGACTGCTACTTACTTAAACGAACCGTTAGAATACTATCTAGTTAACTTAATGGCCAAGTGGTTTGACAAACCTAATATTCCTCCCGATACTCCTGTGGCAATACTAATGCTCACTGCCATGCAAAATCCTAGAAAAGAAAACTTATCGGAAGTGGCAGATATTTGTTTATTCTACGACAGCTTTAAAATAAAACAACGCAAATGGCCTACGCTTAAATACTACAAAGACATGGGTACTACGGCATACGGAATGGCTTATGTTGCTAGCAATGATAATGTATACAGTCAACTAGAAAACAGCTTTGATATGTGTAGTAGGATTTTATCTAATACTATTAAACAAGTCTAACTATAGTATGAGTCAATTTTATATAAAAAACTTTAAGTATTTAAGTATTAGTCAATAGAACTAAATATACTTATAGGATAACATATCATGGATGAATTAGTACAATCAATGAAAAAGGCACTGGCAGATACATTTGCCTTTTATTTAAAAGCACACGGCTTTCACTGGAACGTAGAAGGTCGCACATTCTGTCAAGACCACCAAATGTTTAGTAACATCTACGAAGAAGTATACGGCAGCATCGATCAATTCGCAGAAGAAATTCGTGCTATGGATGCTTATGCTCCGGCAAGTTTTGTTCGCTTCAGTGAACTAACTAGTATCGAAGACGAAGTTAAAATTCTTAATGCCCAGGGTATGTTCGAGAAATTACTAGCAGATAACTCCGTTGTATTAGCCAGTGTTGAACAAGCATACGCATTAGCTGAAGCAGCCGGTAATCATGGATTGAGCAACTTCTTAGCAGAGCGCCAAGATGCACATGCCAAACATGGTTGGATGTTGAGATCTACACTAAAACAAAGATAAATGAATCCTACAATCAAAGAGTTAGTTCGGACTGAGCTAACTAAAAATCAAATCCTTGCCCTTGAGTCTTTTATTTCAGATCGGGGCGAGGAAATTTTCAAAAACAGCAATCTACTCAAAGTCATTAACCGCAGTGACTTTGATGCTGTGCCCAACGAATTGGCAAAATGGGTCGTAGACAATGGAAAACGTTGTCCCGAACTTGCCGAACTTCGTGAAAAAGAAATATCCTTGTTTACCAAATAACACTTGACTGATGATGCGTGATACTATATAATAGTATAACACATTTTATTAAGGAGTGTTTATGGAACCGCGTATGTTTTCTGGCGATGAGAAAGCCAAAATTAAAAAACTATTTGCTGAAGGCATTCAAGTCTTGAGTGAAGTTAATGCACTCAACGAAGGACTAACTGAAACTATCAAAGCCATTGCTGAAGAACTTGATATGAAACCCAGTGTACTTAAAAAAGCATTGCGTATCGCTTACAAAAATGAGTTTGCAAAAGAACAAGATGCATTCACTGAAGTAGAAGAAGTATTGCAAGTAGCAGGCCATCTTTGATCAAATTCCTAAAAGAACAAACGTGGCAGTTCTGGTTTGAATGGATTGCCACAGCTATATTAATAATTGGTGTTTACCAATCTTCTTTTAATATATTTCCATCTTACTTATGGTTTTCTTTTGTAGGAAACTTGTGTTGGATGGTGCTAGGAATTGTTTGGAAAAAATGGAGTTTGTTTGTTGTTGAATTGATCATTGTTGGTATATACTTTGTAGGATTAGTAAATGAATACTTAAAGGACGAAGTAGAAATGATTATGGCATTGATTAGGACTGTAATATGAGTTATGTTGACGCAGTTTATGTAAAAGATAAAGACCTTATCAATGTCGTAGAGCGAGTTGACGGTGTGAGAAAGTTTAAAAGTTTCCCGGCACATTACTTGTTTTACTATCAAGACAACAAAGGTCAATACATGGGTATTGATGGCAAGAGACTGACTAAAGTTGCTGTAAATAGCAACAAGGCCTTTGAAAAAGAAAAGCGTATTTACGGACATAAACAACTTTATGAAAGTGATATCAAACCTGTTAACCGTTGTTTGGAAACAAATTATCTAAACAGTGATGCGCCAAAAGTCAACAAGGCATTCTTCGACATTGAAGTTGCTTATAATAAGATCAAGGGCTTTGCTGATCCCAGCGATCCTTTTAATCCCATCACTGCTATCTCTGTACACTGCGGCTGGCTAGACAAACTAATCACTTTAGTTATTAAGCCAGACAAAATGGCACAAGATCAAGCAGAAGCTATTGTAGCTCGCTTTGATAACACTATTCTTTGTAGCACTGAAGAAGAAATGTTGGACATGTTTCTAAGTCTAATTGAAGACGCCGATATTGTCAGTGGTTGGAACAGTGGCGGATATGACATTCCTTACACAGTGAATCGTGTTATCAAACTAATGGGCTCTGATCATAGTCGTAGATTTTGTTTGTGGAATGCCAAACCTAAAAAGCGTGAATATGAACGCTATGGCAAAATCAGTGCTACATACGATCTCATTGGTCGTGTGCATTTAGACTATCTTGATTTATATCGCAAGTTTACATATCACGAACTTCATACATATCGTCTTGACTATGTAGGTGAGATTGAATTAGGTGAAAATAAAATTCAGTATGAAGGCACATTGGATCAACTGTATAACAATGACTTTGAAAAGTTCATTGCTTATAATAGACAAGATACTATGTTACTGTACAAGATGGATGCCAAGCTACAATATATTGACTTGGTTAATGTATTGGCACATGCGAATACCGTTACGTTCCTTACCACAATGGGTGCGGTTGCTATGACCGACCAAGCTATTATCAATGAAGCTCACGGAAGAGGAGTAATGGTAATGGATCGTAAGCGTGGTGATGGCATTGAAACACAAGCGGCAGGTGCGTATGTTGCTTACCCAGAAAAAGGTGTTCATGACTGGATCGGTAGCATGGACTTGAACAGTCTGTATCCAAGTTTGATTCGTGCTCTTAATATGAGTCCAGAAACAATTATTGGACAAGTGCGCCAACAACAAACTAAACCAGAAATTAAAGCATGGTTAGACAGTGGTAAAGGCTTTGCTGACTATTGGGATGGTAAGTTTGCTGTTCACGAGTACAATGAGATTGTTGCCAAGAACAAAGGCTACAACATTGTCATCGACTGGGAGAATGGTACTAGCACAGAACTCAGTGCGGCAGAAGCATATGACTTGATTTACTTGCAAGGCAATCCTTGGATGCTAACTGCCAATGGTACAATCTTTACCTACGAGAACCAAGGAGTTATTCCCGGATTGCTGACTCGTTGGTATGCCGAACGTAAAGAACTACAAGCAAAAGCCAAAGAAGCATATGGCACTGATATGTTCGAGTATTGGGACAAGCGACAGTTAGTTAAGAAAATTAATTTGAACTCGTTGTATGGCGCTTTGCTTAATGCAGGAAGTAGGTTTTTCGATCTTCGTCTTGGACAAAGTACAACGTTGCTAGGTCGTAGTGTTGCTCGACACATGGCGGCCCAAGTTAATGCCGTATTTGATGGTGACTACAATCATAAAGGTCGAACTATTATCTATGGTGACACTGACAGTTGTTACTTTAGTGCTTATCCTGTGTTCAAAGGTCAAATTGACAGAGGTGAAATTGATTGGACTCGTGATAAGATCATTGAGCTATATGACATGGTTGCCGACGAAGTCAATGCCACCTTTCCACAGTTTATGAACACAGCATTTAACTGTCCCACTAACTTGGGCGAGATTATCAAAGCTGGTCGAGAAGTTGTTGCTAGTAAAGGCTTGTTCATTACTAAAAAGCGTTATGCTGTTCTTATCTATGATAAAGAAGGTAAACGCAAAGACAAAGATGGAAGCCTTGGCGAGATCAAAGCCATGGGTCTTGACTTAAAGAGAGCAGATACTCCTGAATTTATGCAACGGTTCTTGGAAACAATTCTTCTAATGGTTCTTAACGGACAGGACAAGCAAGACGTTATTGATGCTATCAATGAATTCAGAACGGCATTTAAAAGTCGTCCGGGCTGGGAGAAAGGTACACCCAAGCGTGTTAACAACTTAACTAAACATACTGAAGTCTTTGAAAAGACTGGCAAGTGCGGAGTTGGACATGCTATGGCAGCTATCAATTGGAATAGATTTAAGAAGGCACATGGTGACCAAGCAAGTTTGGATATTACAGATGGTATGAAAGTTATTGTCTGCAAGTTAAAATCTAACCCCATGGGCATCACAAGTATTGCTCATCCAATTGACGAAATGAGATTGCCAGAATGGTTTAAGGACATGCCTTTCGACCATGGCGCAATGGAAGAAACAATCATCAACAATAAAGTGGAAAACTTAATTGGTGTTCTTGATTGGGATATTCGAGCAAGTGATCAAACAAACACCTTCGAAAGTTTGTTTGCGTAACTAAATAGAATACGCGACATGCTTGGCGCATGTCGTATCAAAGGTCAACTTAATCGTGTTTTGGTAACATGGATAGTTATAATAGTTGACACTACAACCTAAATACGCTATACTAGCGTATAGGAGAGAAATAATGAAAGACGCAATTTTTGATATCGTGCGACACACAGCCAGCCTCGGCTTCTTTGACTTGGCAAAGATCACAGGCACTGATGCTAGCACAGAAATATGGACCTGTGACGAAAAACGTAACGTAGTCCTTGAAGCCGAATTAAAGAATCCAGTGGCATCCTTGATTGGTGAAGTTGGTTTAGGTAATTTAAGTTTCTTAAATGGTTTAACTGGTCTTTATAATAAAGATGGCGTTGAAGTCGAAGTATCTACAGTAAGTAAAAATGGTGCAGAGATTCCAGATTACTTTATCTTTAAAGATGCTGATGGCAACAACGACAAGTATCGTTTGATGAGTAAAGAAATCATCGACACACAACTGCAACAAAGCAAGTTTAAAGGTGTTAAGTGGGATATTAGCTTTGAACCAAAGAAAAGTAAAGTAAGTGAAATGAGTCAGAAGGCAGGTATCTATTCTGCATTAGAGCCTACATTTACTGTTAAGACAGAAAACAATGATCTTGTTTTCATCTTCGGTAGTGACACAGGTGGCAGTCACTTTGGACGTATGACCTTTGCAAGTAATGTAACAGGCTCTATGAAAGAAGGTTATTCTTGGCCCATTGACAAGTTTTTGAGTATTCTTAAACTTGGTATGAGTGGCGAATGTAAAGTACAATTCTGTCAAGTGGCTTGTATGATTACCATTGACAGCGGCACTGGTGTTTATAACTACATCTTGCCGGGACATACTCGTTAAGGAATTATTATGGTTACTAAAAAACTTACCCCAGTTAAACCAGAAGCATCAGAACCTGATTCGATTCAGGCGGCAATGTTATTAGAACTGCAAAAGCACACCGAATACATGCATCGCATGGATTGGAAACTATGGATGATTATGAATATGTTTCGTACTATCGGTGAAGAAAATGGTTATACATTCAGTGTTGTACACAGGGACGAAGACGACATAGATCCACGTCGAGAGGTATAATATGACAGATAATCAAACAGAAAAAATTATATCCCTTCTTGAAAATATAGAAAAGCATCTTCAAGCAATCGATTGGAAATTTTGGAATTTGCATCAACAGTTTGATAAAGAGAAAACAAATCTCGATGTGGAAAATACTGAAAAACCAATCGAAGAAATAATTGTCAACGATGAACTAGAAAGTCTTGCAGAAATAGTCAGTGCTCCGGCCACTGTTCCTGAGCCTGAAAGACCTGTAGTAAAGCACACGCTGAAATATCCAAGTATCGAGGTTTTGAAATGAAAAAAATGATTTGGGTTACCTTTCAAAAAGAAGGCATACACAAGTATCCAGCAGCTCTAACTGATCCTAACTTGGCTACTGGCGATGAATATGATGTCAGCTTTCTTGGCTATCCCCACAGACATACATTTCATTTCAAAGTATCCATTGAAGTATTTCATGATGATCGTGACATTGAATTTATTCAATTCAAACGCTGGTTGGAAAATCTTTATAAAGGTGCTATACTAGCATTAGACTTTAAAAGTTGCGAGATGATCGCAGAAGATTTGTACACACAAATTAATGCTCGCCATCCCGGTAGAGCAGTGACAATAGAAGTAAGTGAGGACGGTGAAAATGGATGCTACATTCAATTTGAACAGAAGTAAGGTGAGAACAGTGCATAACAATAATAATTCTTATGTTAGTCGTGCTATGATCAATATCAACGATATCAAATATGATTTGTTGAAGATCAGTGAAATGTACGATGGAGTGTTACAAGATGGTCTTGGACACATTGCCGCAGACATGTTCTGGAAATATCTACAAGATATGTGTGACCAACGTTGGATGCACAGTTTCGAAATTACAGAGATTGTGTTGAAAGAACACAGTTACACATACGACATTAATATCCAAATTACTAATGATCGTACTCCAAAGAAATTAAAGATCCATGTGGGTCTTTATAAGAGTGCATGGTTTGACTTGTCTAAGTCAATGAAAAATACAGCAAACGGTTACGTAAATGCTTAATCATAAAACCCGTGTAGATTTAAAAACTCGCAATAAAGACTATGCAGTCTTTTTGCCAAGTATCAGCGGGTTCTATCAAACCTTTATTAGTAAACAACAAAAAGAAGAATTCGTTCCTTTGAATAGAATTCCAAAAGAGTTTGAAAACGGTATTGAAGGTATGAACTTCCTTAACAAGGAACAGGCATATTTTTACTACCCCGATGCGCTATATTCTGCAGGTCACGCACAGTTAGATGTGACCAAAAGCTATGTTGAAGAATCCATGGTTCAACAACGTGATAAAACTAACCCCGATAGTTTTATCCTTGGCGACAGTGGCGGGTTCCAGATTGGTAAAGGTGTTATTAACTTTGACTGGCAGCACTTCTGGGAGAAGCAGGGCGATGCAGGTTATGTAGGTGCCGCGGATAAAACCCGTATGGCAATTCTTAACTGGCTAGAGTTCACTGCTGATTATAGCATGGTACTTGACTTGCCAACTTGGAGTGCCGCGCCTATTAACCAAGCACGTACAGGACTTAAAGACTTTGGCGATTGCCTACGTGGAACATTGTTTAACAACGATTTCTTCTTAAAACATCGTCAGGGTAAGACTAAGTTCCTAAACGTGCTACAAGGTGGTACTAATGAGGATGCTGACACTTGGTATGAAGCTGTCAAGCATTATCCATTTGAAGGCTGGGCCATGGGTGGTAATAACATGAAGGACGCAGACTTGATGTTACGTAGACTTGTCAAACTACGTGATGAAAAATTACTGGAACCAGGACGCGATGTTATTCACTTCTTGGGTACTAGTAAACTTGAATTGGCTTGTTTGTTAACTGCGGTTCAACGCAATTTACGTGAGCACGTTAATCCTAATATGAAGATTACGTTTGACTGTGCTAGTCCATTTTTAGCCACTGCTTATGGTCAGGCTTACACACAGCACGTTCATCGTAATAATCGTTTTAGTTACATTATGGATAAGGCCATTGATGACAGACGTCTTGCTGGTAGTGATACGCCATGGCCTTGGAATAGTCCTGTGGGCGAGCGTATGACCATGGGCGATGCTTGTTACTATAAGCCAGGTGATTTGAATAAGTTGGGTAAAGAAAGTAGAACATCTTGGGATAGTTTTGCTTACTTCTTAATGATGGGACATAACGTGTATCAACACATTGAATCAGTGCAACGTGCCAATGCGTTAAATGATACTGCCTGTGTTTTACATAAACCTGACCCTGGACATTGGCATCCTACTAAAGGCACCAACGGTGAACTTAGTAACTGGGTTCCACGCAATGTTATCTACATCACAGAATTAGTTAATCGTGTGTTTACCAGTGAAACACCTTTTACTGAACTTGATAGAGCTTCTAAGTTACTTGCCGACTTTAACAATAAGAAAACTCTTAAGACCAATGCCAAAGCCAACAACATGCTTTTCGAAATTAAAGATTCGAAAACAGGCGAAAAGATCATTGACAAAGGCAGCGACAACGATTCTGCCATCGTTGATGACTGGGATCTAACCGAAGCCGAAAATATTTTAAAAGCCGCATAATGAAAGCACTTATAATTGGTCTAGGTTTCGGCCAGGCTGTTTATCTGCCTGTGCTAACTCAACTTGGTTATGAAGTAATTACTGTTGACATGGATACATCTAAAGGTGCTGATTTTTCAGACATTGAAGATGCTATTCGTGTTCACAGTAAATTTGATACTGTGAACATATGTACTCCAAACTTTACGCATATCAAATTAGCAAGAGCTGTGGCTCCTCACGCGAATATTGTATTTGTTGAAAAGCCAGGTGTTGTTAACAGCGAAGCATGGCGATGGCTTTGTGCTGATTATCCCGGGACTCGTTTTATGATGGTAAAGAATAATCAATATCGTGATACTATTACACAGTTTAAAACACTTGCAGATCAAAGTCATACTGTTAGGGTTGTTTGGAATAATAAAAATCGTATTCCAAATCCAGGTAGTTGGTTTACTACAAAGGAACTGGCCTTTGGTGGTGTTAGTCGAGATTTGATACCTCATATGTTAAGTTACTATGTAGCATTGACAGACTACACAAAAGGTAATAAACTATATGGTAACGCAACACAAAGACATGAACTCAAAGATCTTATTGATACTGATTATGGTAGCGTCAATCATGATGGCACTTACAATGTCGACGACTTCTGTGAATTTGAATTCAAAAACGGAGATACTACTTGGATATTAACTGCCAATTGGAAAGATGACAAAGCAGATGATGTTTATATTAGTTTTGACATGAAGAATTCTGCTGTTAGACATAAGTTAGGATTATGTCCAGAATCTGCATACAAAGCAATGATAGAAAACGCTGTTACAAACCTAAATAATGATATGTTCTGGAAAGAACAATTACAACAGGATCTTTGGATTCACCGACAAATAGAAAACTTATGAACGCACGATCAATAACACGTAATACTCTAGCTGGTATTACTACTAGTCTTGCTATGGTGCCGGAAGTTGTTGCCTTTGCGCTGTTAGCACACGTCAATCCTTTAGTGGGATTATATGCCGCAGTAATACTGGGATTAGTCACTGCTATATTTGGCGGACGTCCCGGACTTATCAGTGGAGGCGCCGGTAGCCTTGCAGTTGTCAGCGTGGCATTAGTAATCACACACGGAGTTGAATATCTATTTGCTTGTATTGTACTCATGGGCATTATACAATTCGCATTTGGTGCATTTAAGTTAGGCAAGTTAATTAAATTAGTTAGTCCTAGTGTAATGACTGGTTTTGTCAACGGCTTGGCACTAGTAATTTTTACAGCACAGTTTCATCAAATTCCTACACAAGGATTTGAATTGTATTATATGTTAGGTTTAATTGTAGTTACAATAGTTGGCGTAATTGTTGCTCCTATGATTACACGACATATTCCTGGTAGTTTGTTGGGCATTGTTCTTGTAACTGCTGTGGTATATATCTTTGGTATCAGTACAAAGACAGTGGGAGACATTGCACATATCAGCGGAGCATTACCTAGTTTCCATTTGCCCGATGTTCCTTTTACATTAGAAACACTACAGATAGTATTACCTTATAGTTTGATCCTTGCGGCAATTGGTTTGATTGAAACTTTACTCACTGCTAACTTAGTAGATAAGACAATTGGCGGAGTTAATCAACCCAATAAAGAAAGCATAGCACAAGGTGCAGGTAATGTGTTGACAGGCCTGTTTGGTGGTATGGGAGGTTGTGCTATGATTGGACAAACAGTTATTAATTTAGAAGCCGGTGGACATCAGCGTTTGGCAGGGGTGGTTGAAGCATTAGCTATTCTTGCTTACATTGTATTTGCTAGTTTTATAATTGAATCGATTCCTATTGCGGCTTTAATTGGTGTAATGTGTGTGGTATGTTATCATACATTTGATTGGAACAGTTTGAACTTTAAGGACAAACCTAAAGAAGATATTGCTGTCATGCTAACTGTCACTGTAACTACATTTATATTCAATTTGGCTTTTGCCGTTTTGTTAGGCATTTTGCTAACAAGTATGTTATACTACTGGAAACACGTTAAAGAAGCAACATGACAAGAATATTACAAACAACAGGCACTGGCAATTTTACAGAAACAACTTGGATTAATCCAAAATGCAGTGACGATGAAATTACTGTACAAAGTATTATGACCGGTGTATGTCGCAGTGACATTGATATGATGGAAGGCAACTTCGGTCCTTTGCCAATTAATATGCAAGGGCACGAAGGCTTGGGTCGAGTAATTAAAGTAGGTAAAAACATTGAAGATGTAGTTGTAGGGGATATCGTAGCTACTAGAGGTGAACCTGCGTATGCAGACAAATACAATGTTCGTAATAGAGAATATGTTGTTGTGCCAGAAGCACATCCAAAATATATATTAGAACCAGTTGCCTGCGGGATTAATATTATCCAGCAGCCTATTAGAGAAATTGCAGAACGTGCTGGATCAACTAAACGTTTACTGATACTGGGCAGTGGTTTCCTTGCGTGGGTTGCTTTCAACACTATTCTAATACATCACTTGGATTTTGAAATCACAGTAGTAGGTAACAGCAATAAAGAACTATGGGGAGAAATCCTGCATCAAAACTATCAAGGTACTTTTGATGTCATTATTGACTTGAGCAGTAAGATGGATGTTTTTGAGAAACCTATTCTAAATAATGAAGCATTAGTGGTGTTTGGAAGTCAAAAACAAGTTAGCACAGACTTCAGTAATTTACTTTGGAAGGCTTGTACAATGATATTCCCAAGTCCGAGAACCGAAAACTTTTATCATCGCATGAAAGATGCGGCTTACTGGATTGAGCAAGGTGATATTGTAGTTGACAGCTTCTGGACTCGAGCGTATAATAGAGACACTGAATGGCAACAAGCATTTGCTGATGGCCTTGACCGCCCTGCTGGTTATAGCAGGGGATACATTTATTGGAACGAAAATGGCAATTGACACAATGGGCCGTAAGGCAACAACTTATTTTATTGGCACGGAAGTAGAACGTACTGCTATGTATGGCGAACGTACATTGTTCGTAGTGGGCGTTCAGCCTGTGGATAAAATTGTTAGTCTACTCAATGAACATAAGTTACGTCATGTTTATCTTGGTACAAGTCAAAGTTTTACTCCCACAGACTACGATGACTGGAAAGCCTGGGATAAGATGATCATCGAATTGTTAGATGCAGGTTACTGGGTAACTCTTGACTTTGGAGTAGAATATGCTGATACTTTTAACGAAGAAGGTTGGAGTGAGTACAATACGTTTATTCCTATGATCAGTGTTAAACTTCCGTATATTAAATTATATAACTATAACGCTACACTAAAGATTGATGACACTACTTGGGGTCATAGCAATCCAGGTGTATGGTGTCATAGTCTGCACGACTTAATGGACAGAAAAGTTTACACAGACTGGAAGGATTATGTCGGAGACGAAAATGTCTAAAGTATTTTTAGTTGATTTAGAAGCAGTTAGCACTCGCTATACTGGACAGTGGAAAGATCACGTTCCACAATTACTTAAAGAGGCAGGACACGATGTCAACATTATATCAGGTCCTACGGACATTCCTAGTGCTACCACTCCTGGGGCATTTCTCAACTTTGGCGGAACTAATATCTACAAGGCTAGTCAAGTTGAACAATTGGGTCGTTTATTTTGTAACGGAACCATTCGCTCAGGTGATCACTTTATCTTTACTGATGCTTGGCATCCGGGCATTATAAATCTAAAGTACATGAGTGAGTTGTTGGGTATTCCAGTAACCACACATGGACTGTGGCATGCTGGCAGTTATGATCCTCAAGACTTTCTCGGACGCTTAGTTGGAGATAAACCTTGGGTAAGGCATGCAGAGAAAAGTTTTTACCATGCGTTTGATCACAACTACTTTGCCACAGACTTTCACATTGATATGTTCTGCTTAAATCTATTACGAACCTCATCGGGTTTTTATAAAGACTGGATCAATAGTGGAAAGATTGTTCGTACCGGTTGGCCCATGGAGTATATGGAAGATACGTTAACAATGTATAAGAACATGACCAAACGTGATCTTATTTTGTTTCCACATCGCATTGCTCCAGAAAAACAAGTTGAGATATTCCGAGACTTAGCTACACACTTACCACAATATGAATTTGTAGTGTGTCAAGATCAGCAACTTACCAAGCACCAGTACCATACATTATTGAGTCAAGCTAAGATGGTGTTTAGTTGTAGTCTACAAGAGACATTAGGCATTGGATGTTACGAAGGTGCTGTAGTAGATGCTATCCCAATGGTACCAGATAGACTTAGTTATACAGAAATGTATTTTGATACATTTAAATATAAGAGTGAATGGACAGAGTCTTGGGATGCTTACAATGTCTATCGTCCAGACTTATGTCGTGCTATTATTACCCACATGGATTATTACAATACTAGATTACAGCAACTTAAAGAACAAGCAAGTTATTTGACTATGAATTTCTTTAGCGCGAAAGATTTATTAAATAATTTAAAATGATTTATACTAGCCAAGATAATTGGTATAAATGGAGTTATGGCGACACTCTTTGGGGCAGGCAAGTCGGCAACTTAAAATGGAATACCAGTTACAAATGTACAAATGTACAGCATGTTGGTTCGTTTAAAGAAGAAATGTTGGCGGCTGCTCGCAGTACAATGGACCACTTTAGTGGATTAAAGCCATGTGTACATTTTAGTGGAGGCTTGGATAGTGAGTTGGTGTTACGTTCATATATCAATATAGGTGCTGATCCTATTGTAAACATCTTTAGGTTTGAAGATCACATCAATGAATATGACGTAAGTTATGCTATTGTTATATGCGAAATACTTGACGTAAAGTATAATATTATTGATTTTAATATTAAAAAGTTTTTTGAAAATGATGCTGAATCTATTAGTGATATATCGCAAATAGACAGGCCACGGGGACTTCCTCAATTAAAGTTTTTAGATTATACTGAAGGATTTTCTGTTTTAGGTATTGGCGATCCGAGATGGACTCGTAGTGTAAAAGATAATACTCCTTGGATATTACTCGATCAAGAGCATGATACTGGATGGGACAAATATATTTTATACAAAGACATTCCTGCTATTGCACAATGGTTTAAATGGACTCCTGAATTGGTACTAGCATATACTGAACTAGATTGGTTTAAGAATCTTGTGATAAACAACAAGTGGACAGGCAGAGAAGGTGTGACATCTACTAAGATCACAGGATACCGAGAAGCATATCCTGACTTATTACAACGAGATAAAAAAACTGGTATGGAACCCGTTGACATTTTAATAAATGAGTTTGAGAAATTTCTAGAAAAGAAAAATAATGGACTGATTTATAGGCAAGTAGTACCCAGGACATTAGAAGAACTTAGGAAAGAAATATTAAATGATTAAAATACAAAGTTATGGACCAGTGCCGAGCTGGTATCAAGTTGATCAAAGTTATAACCTTCCTAGCATTACCGGAGTAGTTCAATGGAATGGTGCTAGCAAATGTTTTGAAGTTAGCAACGGTGTTAGTTGGCAACGAATAGATAATACTGTACAAATTAGCAATACTTATGATATGAGTATGATTGCTCAATGGGCAATGAAGAAGATGCAAGAGGAAGAAGAAACTAAGAAACTGCGTAGTAAATACCCAGCACTAGATGAAGCATACAATCACTTAGATTTGATTAAAGCATTAGTTACAGAACAAAAATGATATTCAATAAAGTTAAAGACTTAAAAGCCAAGGGACTAAAGATAGGAATTACCTTTAGTACCTTTGACTTGCTTCACGCTGGACATATTGCTATGTTAGCTGAAGCAAAGAATCACTGCGATTATTTAATCTGCGGCATTCAAACTGACCCTACTATTGATAGACCCGACAGCAAGAATCCTCCTGTTCAGAGTATTGTCGAAAGACAAATACAGTTGTCGGCAGTTCGCTATGTTGATGAAACTGTAGTATATCAAACTGAAAAAGATTTAGAAGATATTTTACTTACATTGCCTATCGATGTTCGTATCCTAGGCATCGAATACGAACAAAAAGACTTTACTGGTAGAGATATTTGTTATGATAGAGGCATCGAGTTAATATTCAACAAACGAGATCATAGCTTCAGTTCGAGTAATTTGCGGAAACGTGTAGCACAGGCAGAACTAATCAAGGAAATAAAATGAAAATTGGTATTATAGGACATGGATTTGTAGGCAGAGCTATTGCCAATGCACATGATCGGGACAACTTGTTGATCAATGATCCAAAACTATTTGACAGTGCCAGTATTGAAGAAATCAAAGATAACACAGACTGGATATACATTGCGGTGCCTACACCTATGTCAGACGCAGGTGAATTGGACACTAGTATATTAGAAACAGTGCTAGACAGTTTAATTGATTATAAAGGTCTGGTTATTTCTAAATGCACTGCATTGCCTGACTATTACATTTCAGCTAAAAAGCATTATAATTTTAGACTCGTGCATGTGCCTGAATTTTTAACTGCTGCCAATGCCAACATAGACTATATGACTCCAGAGATGATTGTCATGGGCGGCGGCATCGACGACTGTCATTATTATAAAGACGTTGTGGTACAAGCAGATAAAACAAATACCATGGCAACTAAATTCATTGCCACTGACATTGGAACAGCAAGCGCCATGAAATATTATGCCAATAGTTTCCTAGCAACTAAAGTTGTATTCAACAATCAATTTGCGGCATGGTGTACTAGTCAAGGTATCGATTGGAACAACTTATCTGCTATTAGCAAATTAGATAAAAGATTGGGTAATACACATTGGGCGGTGCCGGGCCCTGACGGCATGTTTGGTTATGGCGGATATTGTTTCCCAAAAGATGTCAGTGCGCTAACACACAGTGAACACGGCGAATCATTGTCTTTATTAAAACATCAATTCGAAGTAAACGAAAAAATTAGGTCTATTAAATCGTTGACAGAACCTAAATAATACTGTATAATAATACAATATGGCAACTACCTCTGCCTTAACATAGGAGAAAATTATAATGACAGCAACATTCAAAAAAAACGAATCCATTCATGGAACTTCCTTTGCGTTTAAAAAAGACAATATTGTCGACTCTACGGAAATCACAACCGTGAATGAAACAGGTCTGGACGCAATGGCAGGCGATGGTGGATACCAAGAAGCGTATCTCGGTGATCATCTTCGATTTAAGATGAAACGTGAGGGCAAACGTTTTTGGGCAGGCGATAACATCAGCGATTACCTGCACGAAGGCGATATAGAAAAACTAATCGACGAAGCAACTCCAGCATTTGAACAAGTGCTAGATAGTTTGCTAATTGATCGTGAGAATGATCCTAACAGTAAAGGTACTGCAAGACGACTTGCTAAAATGTACTTTAATGAAATTATGGCAGGAAGATATGAACAAGCTCCAGACGCAACAGCATTTCCAAATGATTCGGCAGACCGTTATGAAGGCATGCTCGTGGTTCGCAGTGAACTTCGTAGTATGTGTAGTCATCATCACCAACCCGTTACTGGGGTTGCTTATATTGGCATTATCGCGGCAGAGAAACTGATCGGTCTTAGCAAGTACACTCGTATCGCACAATGGTGTGCTAGGCGTGGTACTTTACAAGAAGAACTTTGCAATGACATTGCCCGTGAGATTAGCAAAGCTACTGATTCGGAAAACGTAGCTGTGTATATCCAGGCTGTTCATGGATGCTGTGAGAATAGGGGTATTATGGCACATAGCAGTTTGACTCAAACTACTGTACTTAAAGGATTCTTTAAAGAAGATCCGGGTGCAAAGAAAGAATTCTTTGATAATATTAAACTACAACAGGAGTTTGCACCAAGATGAAAGATCCAGTAATAGAATCCAAAGCCAATGAATTAAAGTCGTTGGTTGATCAAGTTAATCAAATTATGAGTGATCTACAAGACATGAATGTAGAAGTTAGAATTGCATATATTGATAAAAATGAACATAATCCTACTAATGAAAAATTAAGACAGGGCATCAAACTTTGGCGAGTAGAAGAGCACAATGGCTACCTCTAATCCAGGTTACGGTGCTATTCCACCTGGGCCACCTGGGCCACCTGGGCCACCTGGGCCGCAAGGATTAAGCGGACAGATTCTAACTGCTAATGGTATGAATGGTAGTAATTGGTCGCCGCAACATACTAATGCTGTTCAAATTGGTAGTCCTGATCCTGTTATTACATTTAAATTAGACGGTGACATCGTAACCAAAGCAGGAACTATTACAGCAGATGATTGGATTTCTGTTATCAAAGTTATGAAACAGTTGATCATGGATATGAGCCAAGATGAGGAATTAGTATCTAAATATCCATATATACGAGATGCGGCACATATATGGATGATTAACAAACTTAAAGGAGAATAATATGGCAACACGCAAAAAGAAATCAGACAGTATTACTTTAGAAATGCCCGGCACTATTGGGGGTGCAAAAATAGTATTTGCAGAACCCACAGTGGTCAAAGGTAGTCATTTAACTGTTACTACTCACTCAGATGGCAAAACTACACTGGCGTGGGATGACGAAGCATTGCTTAATGATGTACGTGCGGCATTACTAAAAGCAGAGAGTACCATTCCTGCAACCACAGAAACTACACCAAAGCGATCTAAAAAATCAAAATAAAATGCCAGCGGTAAAACATCAGCAGATGAAAACACAACAACTGATTTCTCTTAATTTTTGGGAATCTAAACAATTAGAATATTGGCTGGCTGACAATTTTCCAGATTGTCGAGTTCGTTGCCTTTATGATACTTGGTCCGGACATCCAGAAGTAGTCGAATGGTATGCCATAGAAGGTGATATAACAGTTGACATGGAGTGCCTTCTGAAGTTAAAATACGGTAACAAATTAAAAAGCTCAAACGCAGGAATAAGACATGGACAAAATTAAAGTAAGCGAAATATTTTACAGCGCACAAGGCGAAGGTCGCTTTATTGGCGTACCCAGTGTGTTCTTTAGAACATTCGGCTGTAACTTTAAATGTGGCGGCTTTGGCTTGCCCGTAGGTCAAAAGACAACAGAACCAGATGACATTGGTGCAAAGGTACATTTATATAAATCTTTTATGGATTTGCCACTAGCACAAACAGGTTGTGACAGTTATGCTAGTTGGCATCCTGCATTTAAACATCTAAGTCCTTATTACAGTATTGATGAAGCTATAGATGAAATGCTTAAACTAACTCCTAATAATGCATGGAAGCAAAGCAATGGCAATGACGTACATCTTGTTATTACAGGCGGAGAACCTTTGCTGGGATGGCAACAACTATATCCAGATTTGCTAAGTGAAAACAAGATGCGCGATCTCGAAAATCTAACCTTCGAGACAAACGGCACTCAGCACTTGCATGAAGACTTTAAACGTTTCTTGTCAGACTCTTATCACTTACGCAAAGATCAAATTACATTTAGCGTTAGTCCTAAACTAAGTGCCAGTGGTGAGTCTTGGAAGGATGCAGTCTGTCCTGAAGTAGTAGTAGAATATCAAACACGTGGCTTTACTTACTTGAAGTTTGTTGTTGACAAGTTAGAAGACTTTAAAGAAGTAGATGCAGCCACAGCAGAATATAGAGATGCAGGATTTACCGGACCAGCGTTTGTCATGCCGGTGGGTGGCACAGATACGGCTTATTTTGCCAACAGCAAACATATTGCAGACATTGCATTAGAAAAAGGTTACAGATATAGTCCTAGACTACACGTAGACATTTGGAGTAACGGATGGGGCAAGTAATGAAAGCACAACAACCGGCAAAAGGTATAATGTTTGATGCTGATTATGGCAATAGTAAATCATATACTATTGCCTGCGATTGCCATGATGGAGATCATCAGGTTCATATGTGGATTGAACTTAATGGCGAAGAAGATACCAAGGACGTAGAAATGACTTTCTACGTTAATACTACAACACCTTTCTGGAAACCGGGATTCAGCAGAGTCAAAGCCGCTTGGAATATATTAATCAAGGGCTACAGAGAAGATCAACATACATTGATTTTAAACAAACAGGCAGCATTGAATGTTGCCAATACTATTAATCAAGTAGTAGAAGAATTACAAGGAAAAAAATGAGTTATTTGTTTACCAGCGAGAGTGTGTCAGAGGGACATCCGGATAAAATTGCAGATGCTATCAGTGATGCGATTTTAGATTTAGTAATGGCCAAAGAGGATCTTAGTCTTCGGTGCGCTTGCGAAACATTAGTAACTACTAATCGTGTTGTTCTTGCAGGAGAATACAAAGGTATTTTAGACAACGTAGAAGTAGAAAACGCAGTAAGAAAAGTTATTAAAGATGTGGGCTACGAACAAACAGGATTTGATTGGCGTACTGTTGAAATTACTAATTTACTACACGGACAAAGTGCCGACATTGCATTAGGTACAGATAACTTTGGCGCAGGCGATCAAGGCTTAATGTTTGGTTATGCTTGTAATGAAACTGATAACTATATGCCCAGCGCAATTTATTGGAGTCATGAGATCCTTCGGCACTTAACCGATGCTCGTAAAAATGGTGTTGTAAATTGGTTAGGACCTGATGCAAAAAGTCAAGTAACATTTGAATACAATGACGATGGCACTCTAAAGCGTATTGCCAAAGTTGTTTGTAGTACACAGCACAGTGATTCAGTGGGTATCGAAACAGTTCGCAAAATTGTAACTACACTTATTCGCAATGTACTACCAGGTAAGTATATCGATGAACATACTGAATTCTTTATTAACCCTACTGGTCGATTTGTTATTGGTGGTCCTGATGGTGACACTGGTCTCACAGGACGAAAAATCATCGTCGACACCTACGGCGGTTATAGCCCTCACGGTGGTGGTGCTTTTAGCGGCAAAGATCCTACTAAAGTAGATCGTAGTGCCGCATATATGATGCGATACATTGCTAAGAATATTGTCGCTAGCGGTAAGTCATCTTGGGCTAATGTACAGATTAGCTATGCTATTGGGCTTGCTGAGCCAATGAGCTTCTATGTTGAATGTGACGACATTGATGTTGCTCGTGAACTAACCGTTTCTATTCCTAGTTTAGTAGATTTAACTCCAAAAGGTATCATTGAACGATTTAACTTGTTCCGTCCTATCTATAGTAGCACAACCAACTATGGTCACTTTGGTAAAGATTATTTGCCATGGGAAAAGATCGACTTGTTCTAAAATATTATGCTAAACAAACTAAAAAACTTATTTGGTAAGAAACCAGAAGCCACAGGCAAAGAAGGTAAAGAACCTTGGGTCAATGTAGTTAACACTAACTTTGATGAAGGCAATCCAAACCAAGGCTTTATGGAACTCGAATGGAATAAGCCATTCATTGAATTTCTACGTAAGCATGGTTATGAAGGCGCCAACGACGAGGAAGTAGTTGATAAATGGTTTACTGATTTATGTAAAAACATTGGCGGGCAAATGGACGAAGAAGCCAAATTTGTTGCAGATGCTGACAAGTTACCAAAGAAGCGGAAAAAGTCTTGACTTTAATTGATAATCGTGTATAATAACGTATGTCAACAAAATTAAATTGGAATTACGAAGTTAAGTGGGTAGGAGATACTCATATACTATTGGTTCTACGTAGAACTGACAATGAAGACTTAGTAAATGAAATGCTAATGACAGTTAAAGAGTATGCTGAATTTATGGGCTTGCTACAAGAGTTCAACATACACTTTAAAGAAAAAATTGACCAACAACTTATACAAGATTATTTAAATGGGTAAACAATACATCCTAGTAGATGCCGCTAACATGTTCTTCCGTGCTCGTCACGTAGTTCGAGGCGAAGACGCTGAAACTAAGGTAGGCATGGCTTACCACATTATGTTTAACAGTATTAACAAAGTATGGCGCGACTTTAAAGGCAGTCACGTCGTTGTCTGCCTCGAAGGTCGAAGCTGGCGTAAAGATGCTGATAAAAACTATAAAGCAAATCGTACTGCGGCTCGCATGGCACTGAGTCCTAAAGAAGCAGAAGAAGATAAAATCTTTTGGCAAGCCTTTGATGAGTTTAAAGACTATCTTACATCTAAGTCTAACTGTACTGTTCTACAGCATGAACGATGTGAAGCAGATGATTTCATTGCTCGCTGGATTCAAAATCATACTGAAGATGAACACGTGATTGTCAGCAGTGACAGCGATTTTTATCAATTGCTGGCGCCAAATGTTCGCCAGTTCAACGGCATTAGTAAACAGTTAATTACTGTGGAAGGTATCTTTGATGAAAAAGGTCGACGCATTAAAGATAAGAAAACTAAAGAGGAACTAGCCGCTCCAGATCCACAATGGTTATTGTTTGAGAAATGTATGCGTGGCGATAGTTCAGACAATGTGTTCTCGGCCTTTCCAGGTGTGCGTGAAAAAGGTACTAAGAACAAAGTTGGTTTGAGAGAAGCCTTTGCTGACAGACAATCCAAAGGCCTTAATTGGAATATGATGATGTTGCAACGTTGGGTCGACCACGAAGGTACCGAACACAGAGTTCGTGACAGATATATCCATAATAAGATGCTTATTGACTTGACAGAACAGCCAGAAGACATTAAAATAGCGTTAGATACAACTATTAGCGAATCCGTTAATAAACAAAGAGTGCAGTCAGTGGGCTTACACTTTGTCAAGTTTTGTAGTAAATGGAACCTTGTCACTATCGCAGATAAAATGACAGACCACGGTGAGTACTTAGGAGCAACATACAAATGATTTTAGCAAAAAGTGTAATTAAAGATAAGTTTTGGATTCTTGAAGAGAATGCCAAACGGGTTGGCATGATGAACTTCAAAGATAATAATTATACTATTAATCTTAAACGTAAAGACTTAGTAGTTCAAAGTGAGGACGAACTTAAGAATATGGGCATTGAGTTTGTTGTTCGCGACTTAACACATGGTGGTCATCTTGAGGTCATGGGTTATCCAACGGATCAAGAAGAAGTCTTTAATGTAAAAGACATTGACGGATTTCCAACATTTACTAAAAAAGCAGAAAGTAAAAGCATCCATGTTGCAGGTTGGTATGGCTTAAAGTTTAAAAATGGTTGGTGTACTAGTTTATGTCCCAGATTATCTACTGTTAAGACCAATGTATATGCGGGACCGTTTAAAACTAAAATGGATCTAAAAGTTGTTTTAGGACAGAAAAAAGACGTAATTTTAAACGAAGACGATAGTTAAAATAGTATATAACCTGTTTTCTGATAAATAATATATTGGAGAACAGTAAATGGCAAGACCTAAACCTACTATATTATTAACACACGTGGATCCTAGCTCATATAAGAGCGAAGAAATATTAGAAGCTGATGCTATCTATGCAGTATTCTATCAAGGAAATCCGTTTAATCTTCGTACGTTTTTAAACAGCTTACAAGACTACCCCGGACCTAAATACAAGAAGGTTAGCTTCTCTAATCCAGGTCATGCGTTTAATCTAATGGAAAAAATGAACAAGTTGTTCAAGTGTTCAGACTTTACTGTAGTAGAATTAAAAGAAGGGTCTTTAGTCAATGAATCAGACCTTATCAAAAAAGCAGTTAAGTGAAGCAATCTTTGAACAACTTAAAAAGTCTGTTGGTCGAGACTTAGAGTTCTTTCAAATATTCAAAAACGTCAAAGGTACTAGATTTACCAGTACAGGTTTTGAACTGGCTAAAATCCTATGGCGAGTGTATCCAATAAAGTTCAAACAAGAATATAGAGTATTAAACAAGACTCTACTGTTGTTAGACGAACGCATGGATTGGCCATATTACCTGAGCAAACGTCAATTGGTATTGTTCAGCGAAATGGATGCGTTCGAGTTTACATTATATTCAGGAGATATAAATTTATGGTCCAACAAATTATAAATTATAAATTATACAATTTCAACTTCGACTGTAGTTGCGTGGCCATGAATAGCATTGTACTCATCACGAGCTTCTTTAAATAAAGGCATCCCAGCTTCTACAGCTCTGGCATCGTTTTCGGCGAAAAGTTCATCTCTGCCCATAGGTGATGTAAAGATATGAGTAACTGTCATCGTTAAACCATCAACTGACTCAGTTCTATCAAATGAAATTATTGCATTTGGTTCATCTGGACTTTTGGGACGTGCAGTTTTTGCAGCGACCATTTGCTCTTGATATACTTGTCCTACCGCTGTATTGATAAAAAAAGGCGCATTTGCAGTTGGTCTTACAGTAGTGAGTGAGAATTTGAACATAATTGTCTCCTAGAATATGTTTACTTTATTTATCTTTAAATTTATTTTTTTAGCATTTTCAATGGCTTTTTCGTATCGAATTGTTAATAACTTGAATATTGACAAACTATTTTTTAAGCAATTTAGTTACAATTTCCTTCCAATATTGTCTTTCATTAATATACCAATCGTTGTATTTTGCTACTGAAAGAGTAGTTGGTGTAATTAAATCCTTTTGATATGCTTCTAATGCTTTGCTACTAGCTGTAGACTTTGCTAAAATTTTATTAATTTCGTTATATTTGTCAACGGGCATTTCGTTAGATGCAAATACAGCATAATTAGCTACTAACTTATCAACTCCAGATATGCCTTGTTTAGTTAAGAGTAGACCTTTAAACTCTTCTAAATCTCGAACACCAGTATATCCAATTACTGAAACCTCTTTAGCATCAATCACGGGTTTAGCATCTATGACAAAGGTTACTGCGGCATCCACATGCCCGCCTGCAGCCGCTATTGTAGCATCGATCATACCTTTAAAATTTACAATGACTAAGTTAGGATTCTTTTCTTTAAGGACATTGGCCAGCATATCAGATAAGCTGCCTATGCCACTAATGCCTATGCTTGGATTAGGTTGCTGAAGTAACTCGTTTATATTTTTATATTTTTTGCTAACTACAGCTAAAGGTGCGCCTCCACCTTGCACTAATACTGGCTTAAATTTATCTAAGTCATGGATACCTGTCGTTTCTACTGCCGGTCTAATAAAGAAACTAGAACTCATCCCCACTACGGTATTATTCGGATTCTGTAACACATGATTGGCAGCAATGCTACCGCCTGCGCCTGATTTAGATTCGATAATGAAATTGTATTTTGATTGAGACTTATTGGCATCTTCTGCAATGTGTCTTAATGTTATTGCTTGATTTGAGCCAATGCTAAATCCCCATAGTATAGAAATAGTTTCGGCTGCTGAAGCTGCTGTTGCAGTTGCTAATGTGACAATTGCCACGATTGTTTTAAATGTTTTCATTCATGTTTCCTATAAAATATTTATTTGAAAAAGTTGTAAGGCCGCTAACTACCCCATCACGCTTGCCTGCCACAACATAGTTTTTTGCATTCTCTGCAACATAATTTATGCCTTCTTGCCATATTTGAAACTCAGGAGTGTTGTTGTACAGTGAAAAAAACCAGTCATCAAATTCATTGTTCCAATCTTTTGTAGACTTATCTGCTTGATACCAAGAATCATTCCACGTCGAGTATATAATTTTTCTATACATTCTTTCGTGTATCAGTCGGTGTTTTGTAAACAGATCTACCAAATCAACAGGGCTCCACAGTGGTTGATATTGGGGATATACTCTTAACCATTTTTTAATAACATGCGCCTGCTTGCATATTATTGGCAATGCGCTTGGGTCCCAATAAAAATACTCAACTGTAGCGTTATCATATTCAGACAAATGGTCACTTGCACTAGCAATATTAGCACTCTTATCGCTGAATAGTACATAGAATTTATTCTTTTCTATGTAAGTTCTAGGCTTTTCTATTCCTAATATTACACATATGCTCTTACTACGATCGAATTGATTTCTTACTTCTTTAAAATATGTGTAATTGTAACGAGTTGCACCACTAACATTTAATGGCTCACGACTAGTTTCTACCCATGACGCATTTCCTGCTTTTCTCAAAGTATCAAAAACATTATCGCTTAAATCTAATACAGTAATTTTAGTTTTAGGACTTTGATCTTTTATATATTGTAACCTGCCAATAGTTTGTAATTCAAATTCTGCGCCTGCATTCCAACTTCCTCGAATACTAGTATCTAATACAGTTAAGCGATTAGCTTTGGACATGTGATTAACAACTACTTCATCAATTAACAGACCTTGCCGCAAAAATGATTCTAATATGTTGTGACTATCGCTACCTGCACTATAGCTTAAAATAACATAATCGTATTTCTCACGAATTTCTCTAGATCGTCGGTCATACAGTTGATCCAGTGTTTCTTCCGGCTCTATAGTCCAATCAAATCTGTCAAATTCTTCGTTATTAAAATGCCAATTTAATGGTTTATTTACTTGAGAAGAATATACACACGCTTTAATCTTAGAATCAAATTCTAAATTGTTACACGAATAGTATCCCAGTTTTTTGTTCATTTATAATTAAATTTCCTATATAGTATTTTTTTGACAGAGTTATGTATATATTTATTCTGTCAATCCTGCTAGCAGGCCTGCGTCATAGTATTTTCTAAATCGTTTTAATCCATCCCCGCTTTCGAGAACATAGTTCGATAATTTAGAACTTACATAATCCACGCCTTCTTGCCAAACATTAACTGCTTTTGAATTAGAGTATCCATCTTTAAACCAAATATCAAATTCACTATACCAATCAGACGTTGATTTATCTGCTTGCCAGTAAGATGCATCCCATGTGCTGTACAATAAACTTCTCAATATTGGTTCATGAATTAGCCTCGAGACTTGATAGGTATTATTTTCTAGATGCCAAAATTTTTGCATCTCTGGATTGGCGCTTAGATATTTTTTAATAACATGACATTGCTTAATCAACAAAGGCACACAATCTGGACTCCAGTAAAAAAATTCAGCTGTACTGTTATTATAATCTGTTAAATGTTCTGAAACAGTTTGTTGGTTTGCCGACCTATCAATGAAATTCATTATCACATGATCTTTATAAGGACCTTTTGTGGGAATTATTATTTTAGGTTTTTCGACACCTATAATCATACACACGCTTTTTTCTTTGTCAAATCTTTTACGGACTTCAGTGAGATACAAATAGTTAAATCGGGTTGCACCAGCTGGGTTCAGCCCTTCCCTTTTACTAAGAATCCAACTAGCATCTCCGGTGTTCTCCATTAATCCAAAGAGATGATCGCTCATGTCTGCCAAGGTAATTTTTGTTTTGGGTATTTTAGGTGAAATCTCTTTTAATCTAGGCAAGGTCTGTAGATAATGTTCAGCATTGGCATTCTTTGCGTCTTTATTTGCTGGATTTAAATCGACGAATTTTCCAGCTGCTTTTTCAAAATGGTTAACAAGTATTTCATCAATGTGTAGCCCTTGGCGCACAAAGCTCATTAAAATATTGTGACTATCGGCGCCGCCGCTGTAACTTAATATAACATAATCATATTCATTTCTTAATTGTCTTGCTCGGCGATTATATAACTCATCTAATGTTTCTTCTGGTTCTATTTTCCAATTATATGATTTAAAAATTTCATCATTGAACATCCATTCGGCAGGTACATTTACTTCATTGCTATATAATAATGCTTTTATCTTAGATGAGAATTCTTGCCCGTTGCATACGTAGTATCCTAAATTTTTGTTTATCATTGACAGTACCTGGTAAATAACTTTATAATTTATTTAGTAAACAAAAATGAAATTTGTATTTAAAAACGGCAGATGTTAAATACTACTATGAACAAACAACAGCTCAATGAATTGTTTTGTGGTATTGGCTACAAGGTTTTCAAAGATGTAGTAGATCCTGCTATTATCGACAAGATTAATAAAAAAACTGAATTGCTAGTTCCACATCGTGGCCATGCCATGGACCACAAATACTACACTGCTGATAAAGTAGCAGAATGTAAAGACTTGGCTGTTTGGTGGAGCCAAGAACTAAGTGGATGGCCTGAAGTTCAAGAAGTTACTCGTCAACTCATCAATACCGTCGGAATACTTTTTGACGAACCCGATTCATATATTGCAGACATTATTACCAATGAACCAGGTAATACACATATTAAACCGCATATAGACAGTCCGTATCGTTTTCCCAAATGGTGGAACGAAGATGAATTATTAGGTATACAATGTATTCTACCACTGTGTGAATTTACATCCAAGAATGGCGGCACCGGCTTATTGCCAAACAGTCACAATACTCGCTGGGTGGTCAAAGATAGTTATGCTGGAAAATATAATGAAGAATTTTTGGCAGGAGTCGAACAGCCCAAAATGAGTCCGGGCGATGCGTTAATTTACCATCCTCGCACTCTTCACAGCACAATGCCAAATAACACTGATGTTTCACGCAGAGCATTACTTGTTCATATCACAAGTAAAGAAATGGCGAGACTGTTACAAGCAGAAGATACAATTTGGCAAGAAGAATCAAAAAAGATGTCATCTATGTCAACGAAATACTGAGCTACTGCGTTATATATATGTAGGGACAAAAATGTCGCCACAATTCATTAACCAAAAGGAAACTTAAAATGAAAAATCTTATCGCTACCTTAATCGTTGCATTTGCCGCAACATCCGCTTTTGCTCAAACACCTGCTAAGGTTGAAGAAGTTAAGAAGCCTACTGCCGCTACAGCAGCCGCACCCGTACCTGCTACACCAAAGGAAATGCCTAAGGTAGAAAAGCCAAAGACAAAAGCTGAAAAAGAAGCTGAAGCAAAGGCAAAGGCAGCTAAACCAGCAGACACTAAAAGTGCTACACCTGCTGCCAAAGCAGACGAAAAGGCTGTTGCTAAACCTGCCACAGCACCTACTAAGTAATTTAGAATTAGACGATGATGACTATGATGGTGGTTCCAACGACATAGATCTTCATCGTGGCTACAATAGACTTAGACTTATTACTGTTGATTTTGACAATGATGAAGTCAGTGATTATGTAGCAACAAAGTTGGCACTGGCCCGTGAAAAGGCCATGCAGGCATACAGAGAAAAATGGGCTTAATTGCCCATTTTTCATTTGTTGACATAAATTGATTTTGAGTATATAATCACGTTATGAACAAAGAAAAAGTAAACAATATCTTACAATGGACAGGCACGTTTTTCATCCTTGCGATGTATGTACTCATGAACTTCTTTAGAGAATTGAGATTAGATCCAGTCTGCGGATTACTAGGCGGATTGTGCTATGCAACTTGGGCATATCGTGTTGCAAATAAACCACAGATGTTGGTCAATGTTGTAGCCATTACAGTATGCGTTATTGGTTTGGTAAAAGCCTTTAATTGACACAAATTGGTTTTGGCAGTATAATATACACATAGTTTAACAAAATAGGAATCCAAAATGTCAGTAAATCTTAAAGAGTTAGTTGAAGCCGCTGTTTCACAGGGCCGAGTTGAAGCCGCTCGTAAGACAGAACAATTTTTAGCCAAACACGGTGATCGCGATGCCTGCGGTTTTGCTTGGGTTACTGTTTTTGAAAAAGGTTCAACTAAGTTGGGCAAGGCGCTGATAGCCAACGGTTTTAGTAAATCTTACAGCGGTGGCCTCCAGCTTTGGGATCCAAGCCAGTCGTTTACACAAAGCATTTCTGCCAAAGAAGCAGGTGCAGAAGCATTCGTAGCAGTGATGAAAAATACTTTCCCTACTATGCAAGTTTATGCTGGTTCACGCATGGACTAATTGACACAAATTGGTTTTGGTAGTATAATATACACATAGACAGCAAAAAAGGAACTTGAAATGGACTATGTTAAACACCTGGAAACTGTTACCAATTGGGGTATGTATCACAACATCCAAGGCGGCTTGTTAGAAACCTTGCAAGCCATGCGAGCATGTGGTTCTGACGAACTGCACCGCGATGAGCGCATGGCATTGCGTTGTTTGATGGATGGCTTTGAACAAATGCTTGCGCCGATGTAAAACGGTTGACCAATATTGCCCATTCTGCTATAATAAACACATCAACTCCAAAAAGGATACGAGATGAAACAAAGTCACACAATGTACATCTACAAAGCAGACAAGCGCACAAAAAGCGGCGAGCGACTTGTTAGCACCACTGTTTGGCAACATCGAGATGAAGCAGAAATGAAGCGTGAAGTTCGCGAACTGCAATATCAACTGTATCCTGTGAAGTTGGGTTTTCGCATTGAATTCTTTGCTACAATGAAAACTGTAAAGAATCTAATGACTGGCAAAGACGTGCAGATTGACCGTGACACTCCTTGGGCTTGTAATCCTGCCAGCGAAACGTATTGGTCAATGTAATTGACATAAATTGAGTTTGGTTGTATAATATATACATAGTTTAACAAAAAGGAGTTTATATGAAAGCACTTCAAGCATTTATTGTACAGAAGAATCATTGGAATTCATTCTTCAAAGGCGAACAGTTTGAGATCCAGACTGCCAAAGGTCGTCAGCGTGTTGCAGATATGATTGACAGCTCTTTGAGCCCTGAGAACTTGACCTGCGATGGAGAACTTCCCCGCGCAGAGGTCAATCGGAGATACAAAGAGCTGTCAACAGCCGCAAAGCAGTTGAAGAAATTGGACCCCAGTGTTACATTCTACGAGTGGGAAGCGGAGATTGTATGAGTGCAATGTCTAATATGTCAATTGAAATTCAAGGTATGCTTGAAGATGGTTACTTGCCCGTGACTATTGCTCGCCAACTTGAAATTCCCATTACTTGGGTCTTCGAGGAAATCGAACAAGATGAACTAAGTCCTTTTGAAACCATTAATTCTTAAACATCATGAACAAATTTGATAAAGAAAATTTAGAATTTTTTATGCAATCCGATAAGGACACTATTCGAGATTGGTGCGAATGGGCCGATCAAGTTAATATGGCGTATGCTATGAAATTGATCCAAACAGAACTTTCTCGATTGGCTGTACAGTCTTTGACATTGGAAGACGACGTTGCTCATACAGATGACGCAGACCGTGCTATCTTAGAGATGCTAGAGAAATTTGACACAAAATAATTTTGGTGTTATAATAACACTTTAATGGAGAGAATTATGAAGCGAGAAATCATTACTGCTAAAGTTCCTAAACAGAAACGCCGTGCTGAGTTCTTGTTTCATAACGGTGCTTATCGCCCGCAGGTCGTTGCTAGCCAAAAAGTTTACAATCGTAAAAAGTTGGCAAAAGTAATTGACACAAAAGGCGAATGAGCATATAATAGTGATACGGTGAATGGTTCATCGTACACATTTTTTACACACAGAGAAAGAGAAATCTAAAATGGCTACTACTAAAACTTTTAAAGTTATCGGCGTTTCAACACTTAATGGCAAGACTAAAGTTCGTTTTGCTAACGACTTTGCAGGTCGTATTAAGAACTTGGTGAAGAATGGTCACACTAATGTTGAGCTCTTTGAGCTCCCAGAAGTGATGACCAAAGAAGCAGGCCTAGCTTATGCTAAGGCTAATGCGTTGTTCGCTATCCCTGCTGACACAGACATCACCGCGGAAGACCTTGTCGCAGTCGCAGGCAAGTAATTAAGTAGGGGCACAGAAGTGTGCCCCATCTTTACCTTTCTTAGGAAATCATAATGAGTAGATTACAATTACATGGGCGTAACTATGTAGTGTTTGATGCCAGTAACAAGGAACATCGTAAGTGGTTTGCTGACTTTAATGCAACTCGTCGTTGGGGTAACTGCCCTGTGCGTTTTGTTGTCAACGATGATCACGGCGATTTGATCACCCAAGTACAGCGAGAACTAATCCAGTTCTACGTTGATAAAGAATTTAAACTAAACAAAGAAGTAAAAGCAAAATGACATATACTGCACCGACACCAATGCCTAAAGAAGGCGATAAAGTACGTAGTTCAACTGGCGGAGTCATTACATACACAAAGACAGGTTTGATCCACACTATGTCTAAGAATCGTTAATTGACACAATTAAGATTAGACGTTATAATACATTCATAGCAAAACATTTATAGGAGTATGCTAAATGGCAAAAGTAAATAAAGGCGGAGTAGGTGAACCCCGTACAGTAAAGATCACAGAAGCAAAGCGTCTCGTTCGCCATGCTATGAAGAAAAAGCGTCCAGTGTTCCTGTGGGGTCCTCCAGGCGTTGGTAAATCCGACCTTGCCGCTCAGTTGGCAGATGAAATGGGCGGCGCACTTATTGACGTCCGTTTGAACTTGTGGGAACCTACAGACATTAAAGGTATCCCTTATTATAACGCAAAAGAAAATGTAATGAGCTGGGCCCCTCCAGCAGAACTGCCTACTAAAGAATTTGCCTCCAAGCATCCTGTAGTAGTGCTATTCCTAGACGAGCTCGCAGGTGCGGCTCCTGCTGTACAGGCCGCGGCTTACCAACTTATCCTTAACCGCAAGGTAGGCACATATGAACTGCCAGACAATGTAGTTATTATGGCGGCAGGTAACCGCATGACAGATAAAGGTGTTACTTATCGTATGCCTACTCCATTGGCTAACCGCTTTGTTCACTTTGAACTTCGCGTAGACTTTGCAGACTGGAACGTTTGGGCACTGCAAAATCGTATCCATCCAGACGTGGTAGGTTACTTGAACTACCAAAAAGCAGACTTGTACAACTTTGATCCTACAGTACATGACCGTAGTTTTGCAACTCCACGTACTTGGATGTTCGTCAGCGACTTGCTCGACGACGACATGACAGACAACGAGCAGACAGATACTGTAGCAGGTTGCGTTGGTGAAGGTCTTGCAATTAAGTTTATGGCGCATCGTAAGATTGCCGCAGACTTGCCAACTCCTGCAGATGTATTGTCAGGTAAGGTTAAAGAATTGAAGACTAAAGAAATTAGTGCTATGTATTCTTTGACAACTGGTATGTGCTACGAGCTCAAAGACGGTTACGAGAACGCTAAGAAGAGTGGCAAGCTAGATACATGGCACACTAACTGTGAGAACTTTATCCAGTTTATGATGGATAATTTTGAGGCAGAGATGGTTATTATGGGTGCCCATACAGCACTTAAGAATTACAACTTGCCATTTGACCACAAGAAGCTCAAGAACTTTCCAGACTTCTTCAAACGCTATGCTCACTTGGTAGTGGATGTCAGCAATTGACATTGAAGACGAGCTCAAGGCTCACTTGGAGTATATGACTATAGACAAGGAAAGGGGTATCCCTTTCCGGTCTGAAATGTTGGAATTGATCTACGGCAATATGGATTATGTTAGAAGTGTGTTTGGACCAGGCGAACTTACACGAGACAGTATCATTGACTATTTCGACCTTGCAAGGACTACTTGGTCAGAGATAGACTACACAGATGGTCGAACAAGAAACGAGTTAATCAAATGGTGCAGGTCGATGAGTATCAAACCCTTGCATTACTATGCGCCATTGGGTACCAAGATCATTTGGTTTAAAGAACCAGAGTCAGCTTTTCTTTGCCGTTTAAAATTTGGTCTTTAATTGACATTAAATAAGTTTAAGTGTATAATAGATACATACAGGAGCAAATATGAAATTCACAACAAAAGATAGACTTACTAAAGCCCGTGTTAAGATGTTGCTTAAACATCCATTTTGGGGTAACTTGGCAACCCGTCTTAAAATGGTAGAGAACAGTGACTGGCTGACAACTGCCGCTACAGATGGTCGCCACTTTTACTATTGTGAAAAGTTTATTGAAAGTCTAGACGACGAAGAACTAGTTTTCTTGTTTGGACACGAAGTCGGACACATTGTCTATGACCACATGGGACGTCGTGGAGATAGAGATCCTCAGTTATGGAACATGGCCGGTGACTATCTTATCAACGATATGCTTATCCAAAACAATGTAGGCAAAAAGATTACCAAGGTGCCAATCCTTTGGGATCCTAAATTCCGCGACATGACAGCAGAAGAAGTCTATGACGACTTGTTTAAGAACGCTGTTAAAATCCAAGTTACTTTGGACATGCACATGGACGGTTCTGGTGAAGAAGGCGAAGAAGGCAAAGGCAGTGACGGCAAGAGTAAGTCCAGTGGCATTAAGATTGACGAAGAAACTGCCAAGAAGATGCGTGACGAGATGAAAGAAGCTATCCTGCAAAGTGCCCAAGCGGCAGGTGCAGGTAACGTTCCATCAGGTATCAAACGTCTTATTAACCAGTTTACTGCTCCTAAGATGCGTTGGCAAGACCTGTTGCGTATCCAATTAGAATCTAGTTTGAAAAATAACTATAGTTTTATGCGTCCCAGCCGTAAGGCTTGGCATACCGGTGCAGTATTGCCCGGCATGTTGCCAGCAGAAGAATTGGATATTGTAGTTGCCATCGACATGTCGGGCAGTATTAGCAATGAGATGGCACAGGATTTCTTGTCAGAAGTCAGAGGCATGATGGATTTGTATAATAGTTACAAAATCCATGTATTCTGTTTTGACACAGAAGTGTACAATCCCGTAACGTTCAGCGATGACTACGGCGATGACATCGCTACATATGAAACAATGGGCGGTGGTGGCACAGACTTTGACGCTTGCTGGCGTTATATGAAGGAAGAAGATATTAATCCCAAACAGTTTATTATGTTTACAGACGGATATCCATACGACAGTTGGGGTGACGAAAACTACTGCGACACGTTATTTGTTGTGCATGGTAATGAACAGATAGAAGCACCGTTTGGCGTTACAGCACATTATACTTTTGACAACGAAACCGTTTAATTTTATTATTTTTAAATAGGACCTTCGGGTCCTATTCTTTTGACTATGTGCAAGAAGTGTGTTATAATAAGAACATATGCTATAAATAAAATAGGTATATAATATATCAACCTTAAGGAGTATTTAAATGAACATTAACGATCTTTCCGTTTTATTTGCGGCTGTCGAACTAGCTGTCAAACGTGGAACATTCAGTATTTTTGAAATTGGTACAGTCGGGCAATCCGCTGACCGTTTGGGAGCATTTTTAAAAGAAGCTAACGAACAAGCCAAGGCTGCTCAAGAAGCAGAACAAGCTGCCGCAGAAGGTCAAGCACCTGCTGAAGCCGCGCCTGAAGCTCCAGTAGAGCAGGCCTAATTAGGAATCGACTATGCCTAAGTTTACTAAACATGTAGGGCAAGTTGTTAGCACAGGTAAGAAATGTGTTGTTGTATTTAGAACAATACCTAATGACACATCTTCTTGCCTTGTTATACAAACAGAAGATATTCCCAGTCTTTATCACGATGACTTAATCAACGCTGTTGAAAGTGATAGTGCTCAAGAAGACATGGATTTCTACAAATATGCTCAACGTACACAATTCCATGATGGACGAACTATACTAGAAGGTAGTCATCAAAGTAATTGGATGATCAAATATCCAACCTCTGAGATTATGATGCTGCCAACTTTAGAACATAAAATTCTACTCAGCGATCTTAACCAAAAATTAGATCAAGCAGGTAGAACAACCAGCGGTGACATTAGTCAACCAGCACTAGAAGGTAAACCAGCTGGTATTTTGGATGAAAAAGACATTGCTAATCAAATGCGCGGTCAAGCGGCCTTCTTTCGCAAGGAAGCAGAACGTTTACTTAAAGAAGCAAATGATTTAGATCCAACAGCGGTAACTGCCTCGCCCGTTGCTGAGGCTTCTACGCCTAAGCGAGCATACAATAAAAAAAAGTAAGTAAGGAACCCGAGCCATGGCTATTAGGAAAAAGGATAGAAGTTTTGAAGAAATCCTTAAGGATGTTGTCATGGAAGAAGTTCCTATAGAATATATAACACATATTCAACTTAAACTTATCAACGGAGATGTTCTTGAATTTAATCAAGAAGAACTAGAAGGCTTAAAAGATGCCGGCGAAATTCTCAAAGCACAGGGTCTAGAGCACTTGCGTGATAATATTCAAGACATCGAGGTTTTTATTGATAGCAGTAAAATCAAAAATCGCGTTATAAAGTATGTACGTGGTATATTAACCAGCCAATTTGGAGATGAAAGGCAGACATAGTACTAAATACGTATGAATTAAATGTTCATACTCATGTCAATAAAACCTGCTTGCCTTAATAAAACAACAAGCCCATTTGTGAAATCAGACGGGTCACTTCTTCCATGTTGTTGGGCAAGTACTAGTTCTGACACTATTAAATTTCTAGGCAAAGAAAAATATTCACAATTAAATTTATATCATCATACTGTTGATGAAATTTATTCATCTGATGCTTATAAATTAATAAAATCAAAAATATTAGGCGAAAATCCTTTTGATATATGCAAACAGTGGTGTAATGTGTTGCGGCGATCACAGCGACAAGACTACTTCATAGATTCATCGGAAATAGATGACTACATTAATAAGTATATTACTTTATAATTTTATGTATAAATTAAAGACCCAAGTAATAGAATTAGAACTAACTTCAAAATGCACACTGCTATGCCCTGAATGTGCTAGAACCATGGATAAAGAAGAAACTAAAAACAAATGGAATTTTGGTGAGTTAGATATAGAAATTATAGAAAAATTGGCCAGCCAAACTCCTTACATAAGAACATTTAATTTTTGTGGTGGTTACGGTGATCCAATTTATCATAGCAGACTATTTGATATAATTGATATTTGCCATCGTTATAATAAATCAATTCACATAGAAACTGCGGGCAATCTTAGAAGCAAAGAATGGTGGAATAAATTGTCATTAATCCTCGGTGAACGCGATTCTATTTGTTTCAGTGTAGACGGATTAAAACATAGTAATCACATTTACAGAATAAATTCCAATTGGGATAGCATATTGAATGCCATGACTATCATGAGTGAATCATCATGCCATACGAAATGGAAATGGATATTGTTCAAATCTAATCAAGATGATGTTTTGGAAGGTTACAAATTAAGCAAGAAACTTGGTATTAAAAAATTTGAGCTAGTGGAAAGCGGTAGAATAACTCCGGGGAATGAGCCTACTAAATCAGTAAAGCAGATTTTAGCAGAGTTAAGAGAATATAACGAAACACAAGGACTTGACAACTATATTATTTTAAAGTAAAATAATACTTTTAAAGAAGTTATAAATGACACTAAGAACAGAAATTAATTTTGAAACAGATAAGAACTATCTTCCAGTATTGGATCATGGTTTTGTAGGTCTTGTTGACTACATGGGCAGTGATAGCGCCATCGTTCAAGCCGCTCGTGTTAGTTATGGTGCTGGGACAAAACAAGTTCAAGATGATAGAAACCTAATCCGGTATCTAATGCGTCACGAACATACTACACCTTTTGAAATGTGTGAGGTAAAGTTCCACATTAAACTTCCTATCTTCGTTATGCGACAGTTGGTACGTCATCGTACTGCCAGCATGAACGAATACAGTGCTCGTTATAGTGTGCTTACAGATGAGTTTTACATTCCCGAACTAGAACAAATCCAAAAGCAAAGCACAAGTAACAAACAAGGGCGTGAAGATGCCGAGTGGGGCTTTGAAGAAAAGCGTGGCGTTCAACATGCCTTCCAACGTAGCTTTCATAATGCATACAAAGAATATGCAAGTTTGCTAGGTAAGGAAGATTCTGGACTAGCACGTGAGTTGGCTAGAAGTGTGCTTCCGGTAGGCGGATATACAGAATTGTATTGGAAAGCCAACTTGAAGAACTTTTTACACATGGCTCGCTTGCGTATGGATCCACATGCACAATGGGAGATCCGTGAGTTTGCAGGTGCTATGTATAACTTGGTTAAACCTTTGTTCCCAGAGGCTTGCGTGGCATTCGAGGACTACGCTGTTAACTCAGTTAAGTTGAGTACTGGAGAATATCAGCTTGTTAAGAGTTTAATCAGCAAAGAAAAATGGGCTACTATGGTTACAAAATACGGCAATGACGAAAAAGCCCTGGGACAAGACGTAGGGCTTGGTGCTCGTGAACTCAAAGAGTTTAAAGAAAAATTAGGCTTGTAAAGGATCAACGCTGATTTCATTTATATGAAACTCAGCGGGTTGTTCTAAAATCCATTTAATATAACTAGCCGCACCCTGAATAGGAATTGTTTTCCTGTCAGGGTGTTTTGCTTGTACATTACTTAAACTGCCAAAGCTAATTAATGTGACTCTGGGGTTCTTTGCCCAGACTCCGGACATGCCTAGACTATTAGCGTAATCGCGCAATGCTTTCTTTTCAGCATTATAAAGCCAATCTGTGGCTTTCATCACTCTGTCAGTAGTACTACCTATACAAATAATCAAAGTTTGTTTGCCTGCTAGTTTAAGTTTCTTGTATACCGCTTCGAGTAGCAAAACTTGATTAAACTTCCATAATGCACTATTAATAATTACTGCATCATAATCAACACTCATCTCGGCAAATACTTGTTGATTCTCTGCTTTAGTTAAATCTAAATCATGAGTTGTTCTACTTACAAATGTTAATTCATGTTGTGTTAACTCTAAATTTAGTGCCTCTGCTAGACCAAAATCTGGATTACCTGATATTAATATTTTCATAAGAATGTTGTATCTCCTGGGAACAAAGGTAATTTAGTGCCTGGCGCACGTTTTGGAATCTTACTGTCAGCACTACTCACACAACTTGTTCCGCCACAGGGCATTGGTTTATCGTATAACTTGAAGCCGGTTTCGATATGTCCTAATGGAACTTCACTACAACTGTAACTACGTTTTACTGTGCCATCTGGTTCGCGGATAATAATACTTCGATAGCCACTGCTACACTCCCAACCATTGAAGTTGTTAAAGTTGAATGCGTTAAAACGTTCTGCCTGATCCATGAACCATGGATTTCCTTCTTTATCAACAAATTCGATTTGATAATGAGGGTCAACATCGACTTGTTTTTTACGACTAGGATCGGCTCTATCAATTATAAAAGTAGGTTTTGGACGTTGAACAAGGCCTGCGGCTAATGCTTTTTCTTCTGTGTAAGCACGTTGTGGCATACCATTGTGTAACTTAGCCAACATCTCGGGTGTATAACCATCTACTACACGGCTTGCTGTGGGATCGCTTTGTGGCTTGAGTGTAACGTTAATACCTCTATTATGAAAGTATAAACTTAGATCATAAATCTCGTTGAACTGCTCTGGAACCATGACCATGTTGATAGTAATCTGAGTGTCATATTCTTGACACAAGACTAACTTGTCAGCAAACTCTTCAACCTTCTTATCAGTGTCGACGTGTTCACGATGACAACTTGCTGTGATACTAGCACGATGGAAGTGCTTGACTGCTGGTACATACTTTTCTTCAAACCATTTAATCGGTCGACTCATGTTACTGGTCATATGTACACTAGTATAGTTTGTGTTAGCCGCATCATTGTTTAAGTGATTAAGGATATCAATGTACGCAGGATGGAATGTGGGTTCTCCGCCACTTAAACTAAAGTGGAAACTATTAAATCCATTTTCTCTTGCTTGACGTTTGATCTCGTCCACAGTATGCAACATCAAAGGAGTGGGACGATGATCTTTAGTATCACTGCGAGCATAAGGCCAGCAATAACTGCAACGATAGTTACAGTAGCGTCCTAGTAGCCACGATACGGTAAACATATCGCGGTATAGCATTGTTCTTTGTCCAACTCTAACTAGATCCTTAAACGGAATCTTAGTAAAGTCATAATCACTGGTTTTTAAATCACTCATTTTGTTCGTAGATAAATTTTACGTCCTTGCCCGGACCGACTTCGCTGGGCATGCCACCGTATTGCTTGACATACCATTCTATGGCTGCGATGTACCAACCTTGACTGTTATGTCTACTTTCTTTGTTAAAAATATATATATTGTCGTTGGTTGCTGGCATCGTACTTATAATGCGGGCCGCTTCTAATTGTAATTTGCGTAATGGAAGATCTTGTATATTCATTATACATATTTATTTTTTGTTGCCATCAAATCTGGCATACACCAACAAGTGTTATAGGGACAGATTACTCCGGAAGTAGGTAAGTTCATAATATTTGATTCTTTCCAATTACCAAAATCTTCGTCTGTGCCTATCATACATCCACTACCCCTGCGTATTGTGCCATTGGCATCAAGTGTTATTTTATCAACTCCTATACCACAGCTCCAATCTTTAAATTTGTTTTGTTCATCCACAAGTATCTGTCCTGTGACTTCTTGCAAGCGTTGTTGCCTCAAATATGTAAAACTAGACTTATATATACTCTTTCTGGACTTGGCTACTTTTCTGTTTGCTTGTATATAGTTCATTTGTTCTTGTGTATATAATACTTTACTATCTGCAACAGCTTCGTATCTGTTATCCACTAATTTTAATTCGAGACTGGTAAACTCTTTGACATTGTTTAATATGTACTCGCGAGCTTCGAGTACCTTATCCCAAACTGCTGGCCAAGCAAGAATCAATATAGTCTTATATTCATTGTCCAATGCATTTATACTTTCCACAAACTTTTCTACACTTTTGACCTGTGTAGGATGATAACTGAACACCACCGAAGATACCTGTGTACCTATTCTACGCCAATAATCTTCAGGCATTACTCCATTGGTAATAAATTTAATATTACTATCTGGACTATTTTTTTTAATTATATCTATAGCTTCGGGTAGTTTTTTCCATATAGCAAGTTCGCCGCCCAGTAATGTATATTCAAGGCGCCGACTTTTTCCATAATGTGATTGTAACTCGCGTGTAGTGTAATCAATGCTGTCTAAACTAGGCCAGCCAAAACTACCATCATGTATTATGCTGGGACAATATTCGCAGGCATAGTTACATACGTTGGTCATTGTCCAATCAATGATTACCCAATCAGGATCTGCCTGTATCCTATCAAACAGTAAAGTTTTCATATAATTCCGGGCAGACATCCCGTAGACTTTGATTGCGTTTATTATCTAATAATGATGTAAACTTTTTAAAATCATGCCAGTTTGCACTTGTTTTTGTCATAGTAAGATTTTTTTTCATATTATCCAAAAAGAATTTATTAGCAGGATCGTATTTTTGTTCTACATACTCTATTTGTGCAAGAGCTTTTTGTTTAATACTATCTGGTGCTGTGGCAACATGCAAGTATTGTGGGTGTGTAAGTAATCTATATTCTATCCACTCGACGGGTCGTTTAATAAGAGATTCTGCCCAGTCGTAAAACTCTTTTACGTTTAGCATATTGTATATTTGATAGCTGGCATTGGGACTGAATAAAAAGTTCTTGTATTCGTTCCTGAACTTGCATAACATGTCTATTTTACCCGTGAGTTCTTCCCAAGTGCATTGCTCTCCGCCACGCATGTATTCGAATAACTTGCCCGTACCATCTACACTGATATTAATATTAACTGATTTTGCTTTGCGTAAACGTAATAAATGTTCTTCCCGTAGCAAACTACCATTGGTTGTTATACTCAGTCTAACATTCTTTAGTATACCCGAATTGTCCAGCACATCAAATACATCCAATAAATCATTGTTAATAAAAGGTTCTCCGCCGGTTACAGTTATCATACGAAGATCTGTTAATTGTGGCAATAAGTTGGTGACAAATGTCATTAAGTCATTTCTGTTCTTTGTGTAGTCTACATATTCTTCTCGCTTGAATCCATTGTCTCTCAGCAACTTATCGTCATTGATCCAACTGTTACTGAACATGCTGTTGCACATTCTACATTTAAAATTGCAGAGATTACTAGTATTCAAAAACAAATGATATATGTTATTTCCAGTTTTACTGTTTTCAAAGTCTTTACTGTCCCATATATCACCATTCCACCAACGCTCATTATTTTTCCAATTAAGACGCTGGCTTACCACGCCCTGTTTCTCTCGCTCGTGACAGGTATTACAGCCCGGTAGATTCCAAACTCCATCCACCATGTCTGTACGTAATTGCACAAACTTTCCATTGTCCCAGACATTTTGGTCTGTCATTAGTCCCATGGGCGTTGAACTCATCATGCATCTACTTATAAAACCAGCAGGATGTGTAGATATACTTGCAAATGGAATTAAACAAACTTTATCAGGTATCATTTAGTTCTGGTACTAGCTTGGATATAGCTTCATCTCTACTTGCATCTAAAGTTGTTGTGTACTTGACAAAAGCAGGCCATTTATTATTCCAGTCTTCTGCTATCATGTAATCTATTAATGATGTCACCCTTTTAATATTCAAATAAGGTTGCAGTCGTTGTATTGCCAGCTTTTTTAAATTTTCGGGCAGGATGCGTACATTTAAATAATCAGGGTGATCCAATATGTTTAAGTGTATATCAGTTATAGACAAGTCAGTGAGATAATCAAAAAACTTGTCTAATTGTAATACATTGTATACCTGTACTGTACAATGAACTTGAAGATCTATCTTGCCCTGTTCACTCATCTCAATAAAAGTAGCAAGATTCTTTTCCACCAAAGCCCAGCCTGTTGGATATCTAATATATCTATTGAGATCACCATGGGCATCTATGCTTGCATTGATTTTAATCTTCTTAAAATGTTGCCAATAGTTTACTAGTTTCTTGGGCAAATTAGTACAATTTGTATTGTACTTCAAAGTAATGTTTTTAGCAAGATCTAATTCAATTAACTTATCAAATAGTTTATATTGACTCAACGCCAAAGTTGGCTCGCCGCCTGTTAGATAAATTTCTTCAATAGTATTTGCCAACTTTAACAAGTTAACTGCAACTGCGTCGTCATTGGGCCAATCCATACTGCTAAGACGTTTAATTTCAGAATCATTTAACTGTTGCTCAACTAAATGCCATTCGTCTACCCATTGATTACTAGCATATGGATTACACATGCGGCATTTTAAATTGCACAAGTTGCCCAAGCGTATATCAATATATTGTACTGTAAGTTCAGGAGTTGCAGTAGGTTCATAGTCAAACATATACTTTTCATTCCAGGCTAGTCTTGAACTACGTACACCGCTGTCTTCCTCTCTAAAGCAACGTTCACACATTGCAGGCCTTTGATCTGTTAGTAGTTCACTGCGAATTTTCTTCATAGTGTCACTGTGCCAGAAATCCTGCATGTCAGGATCTGTGATCTTATACGCTTTGTTTGTTCCATTGCGTAGAATAAAGTTTTTACCGGGTGTACTATTACAGCATACTCGTAGGTTGCCACTGGCATTGGTTGCTAAATGCATCCATGGTAGAATACAGAATGTTTTACTTTGCATTTAATTCTTCTAATAATAAATCGTAACTTCTACACATGACTTCTGCATGTTTCTCCCCAGGCGCACCGTGTATAATCATATGAATTCTAGGTTCTGATCCTATGTGTCTAACACTATGACGTCTACCTATGTCTATTGCTCTTGCATCGCCTGGTTGCCATGGAATTAATCCCGCATCTTCCATGACAAATTCAACTCCATCTGGATTATTGATGGCAATATTGTATGCTGCCATTTTACGAACTTCGTAGTCAGCATGTGGTTTAATATAGCCACCCGGCAATAAAAGCATAAACCTAACACGATCGAAATGTTTGAAATTCCATGTATTTTTTAACCAGCCAACAGTTACAGGACAAACGTCTGCAATATCAGTCCACGTATACACTGGTTGTTCTGTGAAGTTATATACTTTACTGCGCCAGTCGTCGGTGGTGTATTTGTCATAGCCGTGGATTACAAGACTATGCCAGCCAGGATGCTCGTTGCCTCTGTGTTTTACAAACTCATCCATTAAAGATAACGCTTCGGCTTCTATTTCTTTTTGTGGTAACGGCAAGTCCAACTTAAGACTGGGGCAGTTGCTTTCTTTTTCTATCCAGCTAAAGTAATCTTTCATTAACTGCCTGTCTGATCTCCAATTAGAAAACTTTTCAGGGCGTGTATTTAATGAACTATAGTGTGAAAAGTCTTTCCACTCGTCGAAAAATTCTGTTACTTCGTTATCCATGGTAATATCTCCAGTGTTTTAACTCGGTGTAAGAATTGATCTGGATTGTCAAGTATTTGTCTAGGAGTTTCATTCCTCCAATTTGACTTGATTCCCGGCCTGTTTTGATACAATTGAAACGTATCCATGCCAGCATCAGAAAATTTATCAAGAATATCTTGTTCTAGTCTATACCTGGATACTGCACTGAACAACCAAGAAGTGTTCTGATAGTGCAATATATTTGTTAAATGTACATACGTTTTTTCACCGACATGACCGGCCAGAAGTTTATTTTTCACCTGATTAACGTCGAATAAATTACACGGCTCAAATATTACATTCAAATTTGGCCATACATTTTTAATGAAATCTTCTAGGCCCTGTGGCATCATTTCATTTATAATTTCCTGCATTCTATCTAAATTGCGATCAGCTTTCATCATAGGTATCAGGTCTAATTCTGTAAACAAGCTGTACAAAGTTGTTTTAAAATTTGAATAGTTGCAGTTGATTTCTCGAAGTCGTCGTTGTATTGCCAATGAAACTGGACTAAAATCAAAAACTGTGACTCGGCCGCCGGGTTTTAATCCAGCTGTGTATGCCATGAGCAATGGAGTTATACCACTTGCGGTACATATCACTCCCTGCATGTCTGTGTCTAATAATTTTTCTGGGGGCGACTCTGTGTTTGCCGCAAAGTGACCATAGCCTTGTAAACTTTCCAATACGTCTGAAATTTTAGAGTGAAAGTCTTTGGCAACTTCTGGATATATATAATACTTACTTTCTCTCATGGACTCATCGAAACTAACTACAGAGCTGCCAGACTTTAATGCAGTGTCGATTATGTTCCAGCCAAATCGTTTTCCTGCGTAATTTTCAATGGCATTGCCCTGAGCGATCCAATGTGGTGTATATCCATCATGCCAATTTTCTTCACTGCGTATTGGTTTAACTGTAGACCACGGTCCGCTAAATTCTTCTTTGCCTATCAATGGTCGACCATTTGCTCGCCACCAATCCATGTTAATAATAAAACATTGATGGTGCAATTCGTAGAACTTGTCGCCTTTGTCTAATATATGTCCTGCAACTGCAAAGTTGGGATTATTTTCTAGAAACTTTGGAAGTACGTGATAAAAATTATCATGCTTGCTGAGATTAGTGCCCATGGCTACAATCATCAAATATTTTAATCCGGCAACATCTGCCCATTTTAAAATAGCATCCGGATCTTTATTGCATGTTGTTGGCAGATAATAGTTTTCATTTTCCTGAACCCAGTATTCCGTTATGTTTTTAGACAGCGAAAGCGCAGTAGAGTCCTTGATATAATCAGTTATGTCCAGCCATGCCATACCGAAGCCGATGTTACTTAAATGTTTGTACTGGTAATATGCCATTAATTATTTCCCTGTAAATTTTTCTTTTCTTTTTACATCTAATATTTCATTGAATTTTTGAAACTTTTCGAAACTTACGTCATATTTATTTGTATCTATACACTCGTCTATCCAGCTTATTGCGTCAGCTATATGTCTCTTATTATTGATTTCTCTAATAGAATTTTCTTGCATTGATTCAAACTTTACAATCAACTTTGACTTTGCCGCTGTCAGCCTTTCTATTGGCAGAACATTTGCATGTAAAAAAGTAGGCCATTGTAAACGGCTTGTATGCCACATTATGTCAAAGTCAGTGTCTATTGCTTCAAATGTTTCAACTAAGTACTCTACATTAAGTGCAGATATGCAAGTACTTGCCTTTATGTAATCTAACTTATCACCCAAACTTTCTTTGGACTGTTGTATGTTTTCTTTTATGTCGTTCCATACAGAACCGTGTCTAATATAAGCATTAAGTTCGTCGTAGCCATCTATACTGATTGTTAAACGCACCGACTTGAATTTTTTCCAAAGGTCCAGTACATTGCGACCTTTCTTTGCTTCGAGATCTGTTAAATTTGTACTGTATTTTAAAATAACGTCACTGGGATCCTTGATACGATCCAGCATATTGTAATGCAACGGATCCATTAAAGGCTCGCCTCCGGCAAATTCGAATTCCTTGATATCATCGATGATCTCATACAAGTCCTGCACAAATGTATTGTGTGTCTCAAATAAATTTAACACAGGTTTTTTACGTAAGTCATTGCTGTCGATGATATTATTAATATACTCCCGTTCTCCAGGTTCATAAATTTCTTTAACAGCATCCCAGTCTTGTAGCCACGGTGTACTGTCCTTGGGCCAACACATACGGCATTTTAAATTACAAAGATTGCTTAATTTAAACTCGACAATAGGAATATTCCATGGTGATTCTTTTGTGCGTTTATATGTTGCAACTAAATGTGCATACTCTTGTGTTCTCTCGTAATTTTGACTTTGTCTTAAACTGGTAATACCTTTGTCTTCCATTGACCAGCAAGCATTGCAATGAGGATCTCTAATACCTGATATTAGATTATTTCTGACTATTTTATATTTTTTATGATTCCAAAGATCTCGGAATGCTATATTTTTAATATCCCAGATTTTAGTACTTCGACAGCACAGTCTAAACTCGCCATTGGTTGTGGTACTTGTGTGTATAAACGGCATTATGCAAAATGTCTTATCATCTACATCAAAACCATGCTGTTCTTTAAATAACTCGCTGGGTCTATAATCTAACAGGAATTGTTTTCCTTTTCCTTTAGCTTCATTCATTGCTGATCCTTAATCTCTTAATATTATTTAATTCTGCTTTACTCAGCTGTATGTCGGCGGCGCAGGTACAATTTTCTTTGGTACAAATAATGGGCTCAGTGGGCACCGAGAAGCCGGTGTGTATATCTCCTAGCTTGCCGCCCACCTTACATATGGCTCTCCAAACATTGCCGTCATTGTCTATGGTCAAATTCTGAACGCCTGCCCAGCACATCCAACCTTTGAATTTGTTCGTTTCGTTGGCCAGTAAATCATTGACATTGCTTTCTTCGCTGGTGCCGTCTTCATAATGAACTACTATGTTTGCCCAATTAGTTACTTTACTTGTCATTTTTTCTTATTCAACATAAAATCAAGTTCTTCTTGAGTATAGTAGTCATCTTTACATTTACCGTGCGATGTTTTTAATCCACTTAATCCCGGAACTGCCCAGATTTTTGTCTCAGGATCCAGCCTAGGTCTAATTCTTCTAATTACCCAATGCACATCATTTTCATTCATGATGTCGATTATCTCATTTGCTTCCGCCATTTTACCTGGAAGATACATCAAGTGGGTGTGTAGGTTTTGATTCTTGCGCTCTTTAACAAGTTTATTTAACTCTACGATAGTGTTAATTATCTTGTCGTGATATGCAAATTCAAAATGATAACTAAAAATATAATAAGTAATATACGGTAAACTATCAATATATTTTTGAAGTGGAACACTGCCGTTAGTAGTGACACTAATTTTATTAATACCATTGTTCTTTATTATTTTAAGAATGTCGATAATTTTTGGATGCACAAATGGTTCGCCGCCAGTTAAACTGATACGGCATTCTTTACCCTGTGATCGAGCAACATCTGCTATCTGCTTGACTGTTTTTTCAATGACATCTAAACTTAAATGCTGACTTTCTCTGTCATGTATGTCGCTACCACAGTAGCTACAATCATAGTTACAACGTTTACCTAGATTCCATTCAATGCGTAGCCATTTGTCTTTAGGCGCATGATTGTCTTCTACCGCAACCAGTTTATTCATTCCAATAATCCGTTAATTCGGGTATAACATTCAATACGTTTTCCTTTCGAATTTTATCCAACTCTACAGTGAATTGTTTGAATGTATTCCACTGTGTTTCGTGAATTCTATTAGATTCCAAACTACGAACTAATACCTCAAAGTCGGGTATTCCATACAATTGATCTACCATCTTTTTTCTTAGTTCAGTAGGTAGTACCAATGGACTCAGATACATCGGACTATTACATACAGTCTCGAATGCATTTGATGCACTAACTTTTTCAAATTTTTCTTCCCAACTTTTTAATTTTTTATGCAACGATTTTAGATTTAATAAATTATAGGCTTGCATAGTAACATTAAATCCAATCTCAACGTTGGGTAATTTATTATACATGCTTATTACATCTTCTAGTTCGTCAATAGTAAACTTACCGCCACGTATATAACTATACAGTTCACCCGTTCCTTCCACACTGAACATTAAACGTACATTTTTAAATTTTTCAAGCATAGATAAAATCTTCGGATTAACGATCGTGCCATTAGTTGTGTACTGCAAAGTGATAAATTCATTTTTCCCATATTTGATGAGTTCTTCCAAGTAGGGCACATGATTTTTTGCCATCATAGGTTCCCCTCCCTTAAAGTCTATACGCTGTATATGTTTCATATGTCTTATAGGTTCTAATAGACTACTTAATTCTTGTTGAACTATTACTTGTTTTTCTGGATTATTTTCCTTTTCAAATTTAGGATTAATTTTTGCCAACATCAAGTCTTCCTCAAACCATTGATTACTGGCCCATGAGCCACACATACGACATTTTAAATTACATACGTTACTAAGATTGACATCCATCTGAGTCCAAAATAATTTCTCTTTGGTCAAAGGACGGGTATAATCATAGTCACTGGGTATTCCATTTGTAAACTTTTTGTTAAACCATTGTCTTCTACTGGTTCCTATTAAATTCTCACGTTCCCAACAACTGCTACATTCTTCTGGTTTTTCTCCTTTGAGGAACTGATTTCTTATTTTTATAATTTTTTCATTATTAATAAAACTATCTACAATATTATCCTTACTGGCTGTTCCTAGAGACCCTTTAAACTGACAGCAAGGTTTAATATTATCATTGGCACTTATTGCAAGGCCGTGCCATGGCATTTTACAGAAGCTTTCATACTTTTCGCGTCGATATTCATTAAAATAAATTTCATAGTTACTGTAAATTTCTGGATCTAATTGTTCGAGACTTTCACCGCGTATTTCATCTAGCTCGTATGTATATTTGACAAATTCTTTAGGACCTTGCTTTGCAAGTCCCTTAACTTCAATTGGATTGTCTATTAAATCTTCCAGTAATTTTTTTATGTCATTGATATATCTTGCTTCTGTTATAGCACTTTTGCCATTTTGGTCGCCGCGAAAAAAATCATATTTGTCAATAAGATAATTTATTTGATCAAGACTCTTTTGCAGTATTTTTCCATTTAACCATTGTACGTGCAAAGTTTTGGGCCCTACTAATATTCTGTGCTCCATACTATGACGATGTTTGCTACTTGTTACCGGCTTTTCTTTATCCCAGCCATAAAATTTAATTATCCATTCGATAAATTCTGCAACGTTTAATGCATTAATGGCTTGGAAGGTCCCGTTAATGTTCATTTTATAAACGCCTGGCCTCGGTTTGTCACACCAATTTCTAATTAATTCTGCCTTCTCTATAATGCCATCCCAATCTATGGCGCCTGCACTTCTAATATAGCTGAAATATCCTCTAGTACCATCTAAACTAAGATTGATGTTGACATACTTAAAACCTTCCAATGCTTCTAGATGCTTTTCTGTGATAACGCTACCATTAGTAGTAATCATTAATTCAATTTGTTTGTCCAAGCCAGCATCACGCAACATGCCCAGGAATTCCATGAATTGCGGCACAAGGAATGGTTCACCACCTAATATCTCCACACGACGTAAATCCTTGCCATTATCCACTAATTCTCGCAACTGCTCTGTAGACAATGTATGTTTTGTTCTATCAAACATAGAACTTGTTCTAGCATAAGGACTGCCGGCTCCGCCTGATGCAAAGCCACGTTTTTTAAGTTTTTCCTCGTCACCTATCCATGCGTTGCTATATGCACTGCTACACATTCTACATTTAAAATTACACAAGTTATTAAAAGCAATATCCAAGTGTACAAGTTTATTACCCGTTAGATTATTATCCCAATCAATATCTTCCCACCGATCGTCAATTACATCCAGATTCTGCCAGTGAGTACGTTTGCTGGTTACATTTTTATCTTCCTTGCTTTGACAATTTTGGCAACCCAGTGTCCATTCTCCGTTGCGTTGGTCTTTTCTTAGATCTTGAAATGATTTGTTGTCCCATTGTTTAATAATAGAACCACTGTTAACATCACCCATTTCTGTTTCGCTCATATGGCAGCGAACCATTTTTCCAGTAGCATGTATTGCAATGCTACTAACAGGTAGCATACATATTGTAGGACTCAGTAGTTTATTTTTATCGCCTTGTTCACTCATAATTTAATAGCCTTGCCATTTCTGGGAATGTTTTTATAAAATCTTCATTTCTAGATTTATCTACAAAGAATATTTCTTTTTTTCTTCTAGCATCTATGTCGTTTGACCATGCATCTATACTGTTCATATAATCTAGTATTTCATCTATAGTATTGTGATACTTTTCGTCAACAGTTGCTTTGGTGTTTTCTAAATATGTCGTTAGTTCTGTCTTTATTTTTGCATTCAGCGTTCTTACATTATTTGGACTATCCATTGTTGTTACATAATGGGGAGTAAAAGATTTTATAAAAGGCATCCGTTCTAACTCTTGTAAAAAATTACCCAATGTTGCTATATTAAAAATATTAACCGTTGTATCAATAGTAGAATAGTAGTTGGATTTGCTGAAAAAATACTCCAGGTTATTTTTTACTTCTTGCCATACTGCACCACTGCGCTGATAATCAAATTTATCGCCAATGTCATCTATGCTTAAACTCCAATGCACTGCTTTGAATTTATCAAGTATTTTTTCTTGTTCGGCAGTTGGGATAACAGTTCCGTTTGTATTATACCACAGCCATATCTTACTTGCATCATAACGATTTATGATTGCTTTCAACATTTCGTAGTGTTCTTCGATCATCAAGGGTTCACCACCCATGATATGTATTACTCTGACGTTTTCGAACATATCGATGTTCTGCCAAAAATCGATGTTATCAATCCACTTGGCCTGTTGATTATATTCAAATTCATGACTAGACTTGAAGTCGGAATATGTTGGATCATTTAATTTTTTTAAATCAAATGTTTCTTTAAGCCATTTTGCACTATTCCAAAGTCCGCATATTCTACATGCCAAATTGCATCTATTGCCAGCTTTTATTTCCAACCAGATAAGTTGTTGTTCTGGAGTCTTTCCATACATTATTTCTTCTACAAAATCTGCCACTTTAGCACTACTGGTATACATATATCTGCCACTGAATCTATCTTTGGAATTTACACCCCAGCAAGGTTTACATGCAGGATGTTGCTCATTTTTAAGAAAAGATTCTCTAAACTTGATATGTGCGGGATGTTTTATAATATCTGCAATTGAACCATCTTCGACATTTAAAGGCCTGCCATCTTCTTTTATTAATGCATTACCTAAACAGCATGGGCGTATGTCCCCGTTTGATTCCACAGCTACATGGCCGAATGGCATGACACAAAAGTTATTTGTGTCCAGCCATTTATTTATTTTGTCTTTTTTTTCAAAAGATATATAGTTAGACATTGTTAAATATATCCTTCATTTCAGAAAAAGTTTCGTAAAAACTAGTGCCACGGTGCTCGTCTATTTTTTCCAAATACTCTTTCATTTCCGGTAAACGTACACTCCAGTCTTCACTTTTCATGAATCTAATTAGGCCGCGCAGACGCTTGACGCCGTAGTCATTTGCAAGAAACACGTCTTTGTCCAATGTTTCACTTTGCTTGACTCCGTTCATATAGTTGTCGGTCCACCAAGGTATTAATTCTTCTTCTATCTTACGTGCAACTTCGTCTTTAAATTTCTCAGGAAGAACTTTGACATTTAAGAATGCAGGCCAATATACAAAGTGGAAATTAATACCACCTGCACCCAAAGGCCACATGTTGATCTTCTTAAAGTTTTGTGTCATTTTCCACTTAATAAATTCAGGCAAGTAATGAATGTTCAATGCGTTAACGGCACAAGCCACTGTGACTTCTACGTTGTCAGTTGTCTGCGTATCTAATATATGAAATACTTCTTCTGTGCGCTTCCATTCACTGGGGTAACGAATATACTCGTTGTGTGCGCCAAAAGAATCGACACTGTAATGAAAACGTACAAGTTTAAAGTGACTCCATAGTTCAAATAAGTCCTCTCTCCACTCTACACCATTGCTATTATAACGTATTTCCATGTCTTTTGCAACCCCTTGTCGAATACATTCTTCAAGGATAGCATAGTGTTCTTCGATGATCAATGCTTCGCCTCCGGCAAAGTATAGTTGTTTCATGTGAGGAATTTGTTGATAGAACTGTTCCCAGAACACTGGATTGTTCTTATGCCAATTGTAGCTACTGCCATTGGTACTGCCTTTGTTTTCCCAGTTCCAAATTTCTTTTACTTTATCATTTTCAATCTTAGGGTAAACTGCTTGCCAGTCTTTGATCCAACCACTACTGTCGTGCGGGCTACACATGATACAGGCTAGCTGGCATTTTGTTCCGAAGCGTAAGTCAATATATCGTAGTTTAGGCGGAACACTGCCATCTTCACTGGTTTCTTGTACTAGTTCGTCGATGCTTACTCGCTTGCTCCAATATTCTGTTTCCCATTGGCGTTTACTTCTATGACCTGCGGCCTCTTCTTTATAACACTTTAAACAGCTTGAAGGCTTTTCACCCACCATCATTTGTGAGCGTACATTTTTCATATATGTACTGTTCCAGCTGGATTCGAAGTCCGCAACATTTAAGTTGTTGGGACGGCCTTCTTCGTCTTTTAAAATTCCAATATTGCCGCCATGTAGTTTTTCATTGGTAGCGCCTACTGAACTGGCATTGGCAGTACAACATACTCGCATTTGGCCATCGGGACGAGTACTTAAATGTATCCAAGGTAAAATGCACCATGTTTTACTAACATTGAGATGATTTTTTGTTTGGGAAGTTCGGTCTTTGTTAACCATCATGTCTTCGCCGGATTCGTTGGGCATAACGTTGTCGATCATTTTTTTAATTTCTCATATAATTGTGGAAAAGTTGTCTTCCAGTCTGTGTTTCTAATGGCATCTAATTTTGTTACTATATCTAAACATTTATCAACTAGGCCTGAGTTGCCTTCTATATTTGTTTCTAAATAATTTACAAGATGTGCTATTTGTTTTTTCTTTTTGTCAGTTGTTGCCCACGCATTATATTTAATTAAAATATCCTGTTTTACTTCTAGTGGAAGTATTGCAACATCGAAATAATCCGGACTGCTTAAGATTCTAACACTGGAGTTGTGTTTTTCAAATTGATCAAAATAATCTAATAAATTGGGTGTTGTGTATACACTTAAAACTTGCCACGTTACTGTGAAATCCATTTTGATGTTAGACATTTCTTTACTTAATGTGTTTACATTCTTACTTATTTGCTGCCATGTGGCGGGGAAACGAATATATTCAAACTGATCACCAAAATCATCTATACTAATACGTAGCCAAACTTTTTTAAAATGTTTCCACAAATTCAAGGCACGTTTGTGTATAGCAGTTAAATTTGTATCATATTCCAAAGTAACTTCGCCGGCTCTGCCACTGTCAATAACTTTTTGCAAGAAATCATAATGGGGTTCGATCAGCATGGGTTCGCCGCCCACAAGATATACTTGCTTCAAATACGGAATCTTTGCTTCTAATTTGGTCCAAAACTCTGGGTTATCCCACCAATCATATTCACCAGCATCCCTATATCTACCATCAACATCTTTTAAATTGATCTTTGTTCCACTGTCAGTGAACTTGGTTGTACCATTAAGTAAAACATAATCTTCATACCACTGACTGCTACTGGCAGGATGACACATGACACATTTTAAATTGCACAAGTTACCAAAACGTAAATCCCAGTAACTAGGTTGCCAATCTGTGTTACCGTGTTCATCTGTATGCTGTCTAGCAATGTCTACATCAAACTCGCCATCATACATCTTATTACTCACAGTTCTACGACTGCTTGCACCCATGTCTTCTTTGACCCAGCAGGTATTACAGTCGCTGTGACGCTGATCAGCAAGCATGGCCAATCTTATTTCTCTAGCTTTGTCGCCATTTTTAATAACGTCAAAGTCATCGCGGCCGAGATTGTAGGGCTTACCATTATTATCTCTTATTGTGCCTTGTTGACTGTCTTTACTATTGGTCATCAAGCAACAAACCCTGGCAGTGCCAATGGGCTTTGCTGCCATTTGCACCCAAGGTATAACACAAAATGTTTTATCCATTGAAATATTTCTTTGCTAAATGTTTTGCAAACTTCTCATGTACTTCTTTGTTAAAGTGAAATCCAGAAGTAAATGATTTATGATCTTTATCCATCATTCTTGCCATGGAGTCTATGCCGTTGGGAAACAATGATAATATCGTTCTGCCTAAATATGTTTCAGGATTTGGATTATCAATATCCATAGTCTGTTGGACATCGTTACATCCTTCATTGACTGTAGTATATTCTATTTCAAAAAATAAAGAATCAACCATTATTACTTCTATACCCAATGCTCCTTGTATTGCATTTTTATACATATTCACCGTTGACAAATAATTCAATAGTCTAGAATTCGACCACATATCAAGTTCTAATGCTTGACGATTATCTGTTGATAGGAAAAACTTTTCAGCTACAGAATAGTTATCAGCTATACTACTTCCTTGATTTAATGACCTAACAAAAAATTCATTATCTAATTTATTATGATCCAAATAGGCAGGTCTGTATATGTCGTAGGAATCATACCTAAATTCTTTTATATAAGCATGTCTTGTTCTACATGTGAACTGAATTATTGCTTTTTTAACATCTATTCCTTGTTTTCTTAGATTATATATATCATTGCATGTTCTTAAATAAATGCCATAGTTATCGCTGCCTGGGGCAGATTTATTGATAATTGTAGTGTCAGTGATGTCTTCCAGCAATGCTGCCCAATTTAATTGTTTCATTAATCTATTAGTTTTGCCTGCAAAATTTAATTCAGTGGTGCCTGGAACTATTTCTGCATATTTTAAATTTCTCCAATTCAAATACTCAAATACTTTATCTCCAGCTAAGTTGTTGTTGAAGCAATGTTTAACGTCATTGAATGATAACTCTTCTGGATATCCGTCCAAAATGTAATCGGCTATGTCTACTCCGTTGGTAAAACTACATCCGTTTACGTAAATTACTGCGCTCATCAAAAATACCTTTCTGAGATTTTTTTAGCAAACCTGTCATGTATTTTAGCGGTAAAATGTAGGCCCGCTGTAACAGTTGCTGGTTCATTTAAATCTATGCAATCCAACATACTTAATTTAATTTCATCATCTAATTGTTTTTTAAAATCCAGCAAATAGTCATCTTTATTTTTAGTTAACCAATCGGGGTGTAATAATTCAAAAGGTTTTTTGCCAAAAATAGAGTTAGGATAACATGCACTATCCACTAAAATTAATCTAGCACTGGTAATTGATGCTATTGCATGTTTAAACATATACATATTATATAACCAACGATATACTGACATTTCATAATGTTCGTTGTTGTTAAGATCGTCGATTACATCTGCATCCGATATCGGATTAATACTTTTTATATGGTAGTAATAATCATTTCCGTTATAACGCTGTGGTTCTTCACGGTCATGAGTTTCTTTAAAAAAACTGTATCTAGATGGTGATGTTACTTGTATTAATATATCTGTTATATTATAACCTTGTTTTTGCAATCTATGTAAATCTGCCAAGGTCCTGTGAATTATAGCACACATGCTACTGCCGCCGTGACTACTTAGATTATGAACCGGTTTACCTAATTGTTCACTGAGTTTATTAGACCATCTATTATTAACTTCAAACTGTGCTATTTCTTTAGCTAACAGTTTATCGTTGATATGTTTATTGAAATTATATTTTTGATCGAGCGCAGATATTTGATTGGCTCGAATGATATCAGAATCTGCGCTTGTTATTTCCTGTAAACTGTAATATTGTTTAAAAAATGGATATAAATGATCTGCTAGATCACATCCTTCTGTGAAGCTATCCCCATTAACATAAATGATATCTTTACCTTGGGTCATAGTCGTCCCACTTGACAGCGTTTTCCATTTGAAATTTATAATTTGATATTAGTCTTTCGAATGTCTCTATTGTAAAGCGCAAATTAAAGTTGCCGCCGTGTGTGTTAATTGTAAAACGCACAGCTGATATATTGCGTTTAATAACAACATACATTTTTATACCGCATTTCAACTGCAAATTAATACCTTCCCTGGTATTAGCACCTGCAAACATTTGTTTTATCTCGTCGTGCGTTAATCGGTAAGTTAACACAAAGTTATCGTTTACACGTAAACTTAGATCATTGATATCATATTTTTTGTATGCATATAACTTTAAATCTTCATCAAATGGTTTCATAATATTATTTAAACAACACTGTTTTATGATTAAGCATCTCTATTCTTTCATTGCCTGGTTCCCGCTTGGTGCATAACAATCTGCAAATTGGCAATGGATTATCTGATTGAACCATTGTTCTTATATTTGCCCAGGCCTGTGAATTCGTTATTTCTTCGTAGGAATAATTATTTAAATTTAGTTGGGCATACAACTCTTCGCCTAGAAATTTTTCTAATTCACCATTAGTAGTAGTATAACAACAAGGAGAGTATGTACCACTTGCTCGTACAAAGAAAATATTTTTAGTCTTATAGCATTCTGGATCTAGTTGCATTTTGTCCTTCTTCATGTACGTAATTATTTAATTCCGAAATTACTTCTTCCAAACTTCTGTCGGGTTTGTATCCAGGGGGATACTCTCTTCCACTGCTAACTACTAAGAATTCGCCCACGCCCAGCTGTCGACTTAATTTGTATCCTTCTATGCCATCATTTTCATTGTATTTAAAAATTATCCATTTCCATTGTATATCAGCCAGTGACAGAGAAGTCATAATTTTAATACCTGTTTCAATGCTGGACCATTCCGAATTCACCCTGTATAAATCTTTGCCGGGCAAGCCATCTATACTGAAGACAAACATGTCTCTCTGTTCGAACAAAGGAGCCAACGTCGTCCACCAAGCGGCATTTCTATAACTACCATTGGTGTTCACAGTTATTTGCTTGTCAGCCTTTTTTACAAGTTTGATTATTTCAGCAAATTTTGTATGATATATAGGATCACCATATCCTCCGGAAAATATAACTGACTTAATACTTGGCACCTGCATCATTTTTTCAATGACAGCAATGTCTAGTTCGCCGTATTTCCATTTGTGTTTCTTTTCGTCTGGATCCCTAGTCCGCGGGCATTCTGGACAAAATAGTGTACACTTGCTGGTTATTTCCAATTCTAAGCGCGACGGGTCAGTCATAATATTTTAAAAATATTTATTCATCTATTGTTCTGATATTTTCTAAAGGATTTAATTGATGTTTTTTAATGTTTGTATAATAGCCATCCTTATAAACAAATCCGTTTACGTCTTCTTTAGTGGCTCTGGTCAACGGATTGGCAACAGGCTTGGCTTTTCCTATACATACTGCGTAACCTGGTGCCATATGGTGTCTATTTGCCATTTCGTCGGTAATTCCAAATTCATTATATATAGAATGCAAATGAGCTTTTAATTCAGGTGTTTCCATGACGTTCCTGACACCTCTAGTACAACCATTGAATCCAACATCCAATCCAAGAAGATATGCTTGTTGGGCTAGAAATGCCATGTTCATTCCTATGTTAATATTTCTTATGTATCTGTCCCCCAAATCTGGTTCTTTTAAATAAGTTCCATCTGCATCTAAATGACTGAGATGATTGACAATAGGAAGAGCGGCGTTAGCTTCTAAATATATTACTACAGCAGGCGCAGTCGATATACCTAGTTGATATTCTGTTGGCATTACTTTACCCAACGACTCGCTGTATTTAGACACCATAAAAAATATATTGTCCTGCAACCATTCTTTATGTTCCTGCTTTTCAACAAGGATTGGTATAAAATTTCTATTCGAGTTCTGCGCTGGCGCATAATTGACTGCATCGATTAGCATTTGTCGTTGTTCTTTTGTTAGTTTTTGATCTGTAAAAACTTTCGATGTGCGTCTTGTTTTTAAAAACTCATTATATTCAATTGGTGTCATGATTTTTCCTTTATTTAAATTGTTCATTGAATGCATCGTATTTAGTGCCGCATGTCTTAGCACATACTGCCAACTTACCTTCTGCACAGCTAGGTTTATTCCAGCTATCGGGGATTGTTTCTTGCATATATTTACCATTGATAACATCATTTAAGTTGTGTAATCGCAGATCTAAACTGTCTAACCCAACTTTATTGATAGCATCCCAAATTTGACCGCCACGTTCTTTCCAATACCATACATACATTTGTCCCGCTGTCCAGCAACATGGTTGTAAGTATCCTTCGGCTGTGATATAAATGCTTTTCTCTTCGGCAACTTTACATTTAACTTCTACAGAGTCCCAATACTTTTCCATGTCTTTTTTCTTAGCAGGGTCTACGTTAAACTTTTGATTCCCAATTTTGCCTTCTAATTCCGCTACAGTTGATATAAAATCAATTTTAATTTCGCCTTTATCTTTGCTTAGGCTTTCTAATTGTTTTAGTGCGGCATTTTGATATTCTGGATTAGTCGGCATACTTAACATTTGAGTAGTACTGCCTTTACGGTTTCCGGCCTGATGATTTGTCTTGACTGCACCTTTGGTATTACTAAAGAATCTATTGGACTTTTTAACATTGAACTTTTCAAAGCCCATGCTGGTTGCCAATGCTCTGGCTTCTTCTACTTGATGTTCATTGTGTCCGAATACGATATAGTCCCAACGTGCTCTGCCTCCAGCTTGTATAAAGGCTCGAGCATTTTCCATGATCTTTTTCCATACAGTGCCCTGTCTATACAAATGATTAGTATCCTCTAATCCATCTACACTGAATACAACATAATGACTTTTGCCCATGGCTGCTGGCAACTTGCTCCACCATTCAGGAGTCTTGGCGCTGGCATTTGTGTGAAAACTGAGTTGCATTTTGGCATTGTGACTGCGAATATATTCAAATATTTCCAGGGTATCGTTGGCGCTGATAGGATCGCCATAGTTGCCGCACATATACAAACGTTTTAATTGTTTGATAAAATCAGGCTTGAGTATTGTTTGAACATCATCTAAACTTAATTCAGCATTGTGTAACTGCGGATTTACTTCGCCGCCGTTGATGTTACGGGCACACTGGGAACAGCTGGCATTACAGCGTTCAGTGACTTCTAAATGAACTGTGGTAATTTCAGAAGATTTATACATCATTTAACTCCGTATAACATATAACGTTTGTAACTAGGAAGAACAGTTTCTCCTCTAAAATACAATGTAGTTACTGGATATTTTTTTAAAAACACACCAAAGTCTTGACAATAATTTATGTGTTGGTAATCCGGACTGCTGTTAGATTGTAATAATACTGTGGTACCTGACTTTAACTTTTCGAACCAAGTATTATCCATGTGTTCTGCACTGGTGTTAATAACTAAGTCTGGATTAATTATACTGTCATTAAAGATGATATCGTTGTTTGCATCAAAACAATGTTCCATATTTTTATTACAGATAAATGCATTTGGATTCATAATATTAATCAAAGGATTCATACTGGCATCTGGATCGATACTGTACAAATGTTTATAGTTTATATCTTTTAAAAACAAACTATGATGTGTTAACCAGCCGCCGATTAATAAAATATTATCAAATGATAAATTGTGTTTACTCAGCGTTTCTGCCATCCATAATTTACTGAGTATTTGACTTTTACTAAAAATAGTTGCAAGTATACTGTCATTTAACAATGTTATTTTATGTAACTTCTGAAGTACAGAATCATCTGGCCATATTGAATTCATAATATAAATCAATTCTTTAGTAACCAATTTATCTTCGGCACAGATATTTGCATAAAAATTTAAACGATTACTTCTGTTTGAGTCAGGATATAGCTCATAGTCCGAAGAAATTAAATCTTTTAATGGCCATGGTTTAGAATTAGCTTCGGAATATTTCATATTGATGATATTCCTAATAAATTTCTTTTTTTCAGATTCATTGATAAAGTTAAAAAACTTTTCAATGCCAAACAACCATGTTAAATTATCATTATCCATTACAGCTAGTCCAGTCTATAAATTTATTTTTTAACCATTTAAAGTCATTGACCAGTGTAAAGTCGCAGTCTTTTGATTTAGCATAAGCAACACCTTGTCTGGCTCCGTGTACAGCGAAATAGCCGTGTTCTGTTTCAAGGCCAGCTTCGCACCACATTGTCAAACGTTCCTGGCTTTCTTGGTCATTGTTATTTTTATTAATGCCAGCACTTAGTTTAACTGCTTCACGGAATGCTGTTCGCCACGTAGCATACGGACTGTAATTAAATCTATGCTCTGTGGCAAGAACATTTACTTTAATATAACTATCTGCCAGTGTGGTAGTCATATCAGGCCGATCTAAACGTTCTGCACTAAAACAATCTTTACTGAATAGTTTAATTCCACCATGCCCATAAATCAATCCGTTAATGGGATTCTTACTGCGAAATACTGCTACACTCTTTGGAGTTAGTTCTATCTTCTTATCAAAGTTAAAACTATCAACTATCCACGAATCAGCATCCACTACATAAAATCTATCGATTTCGCACAAACTTGCAATATGTTTGTGACTTTCGAATATATTACCCACGGCTGCAACCGCAACTGCATGGTTAGTTTTAGTCTGTAAACGTTCCCAATTTTCGTTTAGATTTGCTTCATCTGTGTATAAAAAGTAAACGGGTGTCATATTAGTATTTAGGTAACTCAAATCCATACAACGGCAACGCACTTTGATTTAACAACGATGGCCATCCCTGTCCTTTCGTTGGACTAAAATGAACGTGTTTAAACCAAATGCTTTGATTGGCATCTAATTCAACTAGCGGTAATCCTAGTTTATGTGTTAAGTCTAACATTAGTTTATGGCTATGATCATTGATAAATTCTCCTTGTCCTAACTTCATAAGTTGCTCATCCCAAAATTTATCAAACCATGTATAGTCTGAAATTACACTATGATCAAAATTTTCAACATACAGCATATAAGCCCCTAGACGTGAGCCGTATATTACCCAGTCTCCATTTTCAACGTCGCGACCCACTGTCATCCATATTAACCAACGGGCAAAGTTCGCAGGGTACATCTTGTGTTTAAAATCTTCTGGTCTAACTTTAAAACCCTGATCCAGTCCCATTTTAACGCCTTCGCGAAAACCTGCTCTGAATGCTTGTTTGAAACTGGCATTGTTATGTACAATGCCATATGTATTGTTCATTTGTTTATATTGTTCAGGATCCCAACAAAAATCTACGTTATGAGTATTGTCGCCTTTTGTTGCGGCTTCATGGCTTTTCATATTATTGATATGTTCTGCATACCACAATTTAACGCCGCCATTGCCGTAGACTAAACCATTGACAATGTTCCTGCTACTCCAGCTCAATGTTGCATGTTTGATGTCATTGGTAATTTCAATGCTTTTTTTCCATATTTCTGCATCTACTCTGCAATCTGCATCTACAGTAAAAAAGCGTTTGCTGCCTGCTTCTTCTGCGGCTTTTTTATGTGCGGCATCAAAGCCTTTTACGCCATGCACACGTTTTACCAATTTAGGATTAGGATGATTATCTTTTAAAAAATTAAAATTTTCATCAGCATTGGGTTCATCAAAACTAAGAAATATAACTGGTATATCTTTTAGTTTTAATATATTATTGTTTTTACTTTCTAAAGAATTTATTAAACTCATTTTTCATCCATTCGTAATCATTGATCATCTTTAAAGCTACATCATCGTCTTGATATTGTAGACCATATTTTTTACCCTGCTGAGCTCCTATTATAGATTGCTCGCCAAATCTTCTTCCTGCGCCCACTGTGATCCAAGTGTGCAGTCTATGTTCTGCTTCGTTGCGTAATCTAGTAATTGTTTCAACGTCCAGCTTATTTACTAATTCTTTATTGGTCAAGTTGGCTGACAGTTTTGCACATTCTCTATATGCGCTTCGAAATGTGCTGAACTCGTCGTAGTTAAATGCGGTGATATTACTAACTTCGTCAAATACTTTGGTACTTAATCCAAAACCCGTTGTGAAATCAATGACATCTTTATCTTCGCACAGTAACGGCTGCTTAGGTAATATTTTAACACCTCCATGACCATAAATCAAGTCATTTATTGGATTTATACTCGACCATACACATATATAATCACATTCTGGCTTATACCACCATGTATTATATTTGCTGGGAGTAAAAGAGAAATTAAAGTCGTCGACAATAATTGCGTCACTGTCGACGACATAGAAATTATTAGTGAAACTTCTTCTAGCACATTCTTGATGCGCTGGCGCAAATCCTTTTATACCGTTTACTCTGCGAGCATTAGGGACAAGCTCTTTGAGTCGGGCATAATTTTCATCTGCATATGGTTCGTTGTAACTGAGGAAAAAAACATCTAGCATTATACTAGTATTTAATATTTTTACTCACGTTACTACAGGCACATTGTACTTTAAATAGAAGTCTCGGGCATGTTCAATATTATTAACCATTGGCTGGCCTTTAATATTTAGACTAGTGTTTAGTAACATTGGACATCCGGTTAAACTATACCAATCTTCTAATAGCTTTCTAAATCCAGGACTGTCATTTTTACTCACAGTTTGCACACGGCTTGTTCCATCTTTATGTATAATAGCAGGGAACTCTTCTGGCTTGGTACATTTAGCAACAAATTGCATGAACGGGCTGGCCGTTATGTTTGCAGGCATATCAAAGTATTCGTGTACATGTTCTTCTAAGATTGCTGGTGCGAATGGTCTGAACTGCTGTCTTCGCTTGATTGCGTTGACTGTGTCTTTGATTTCGGAACCTCTAGGATCCGCCAGTAGGCTTCGGTGCCCAAGAGCACGTGGTCCGAACTCAGCCTTGCCGCTAGCCACTCCCACAATTTTATCTCTTGTAAGTATACTAATAGTTTCATCAACTGGATATTCCTTTCCCATGTTTGTGCCAAGATATGCTCCTGGCCAGGTAACCTGCTCGCCAAAGAAGGCAGCAACTGCGCCAACACTACTGCCGGCATCGCCGGGGTTTGGCATGATCCATACCCGGTCCCAATCGCCTGTGATTTCACTGTTGGCCACGCAATTAAGGGCACATCCGCCCATTAATACAATGTTCTTACTGGGCATATTTGCTCTAGCCCAACGACTAATACCCTGCAATATTTCAGTGTAAACTTGCTGAGTAGCGGCAGCTAAGTCAAAAGTATCTTGTTCTTTTAATAAATCTAGTCGCCAATCTGGACAGCCGCGATGTAAGTTACGTTTAAACTTAACTTCGGGCCCATTAATTACACTAAAGAAATCTTCGTATACTGCGGCTTTGTATTTGTTGGCGTCGCCATAAGCAGCCATGCCCATGAGAATATATTCTTCTTCGTTGGGCTTTAGTCCAATACGCTGTGTCATAGCACTGAACCATAATCCCAGACTATTTGGATATCCCTGTGCATATACTTTCTTTAATTCATTGCCGGTGCCTTGCCAGACTGTCAGTGTTTCAAATTCGCCTATGCTGTCGATTACTACCACTGTGGCATCTGGCAATCCGCTGGTATAATAACCTGCGGCAGCATGGCTCTTATGATGTTCACCTATTACCAAAGGTTGGTTTAGGTTGTATTTTGCTAGATATGATCGTACATCGTTTTCCACTGTACGGTTGCCCTGGCCGGCTTGGAATTGACGGGCAGTTTTTAACACAGGATTTTCATACCAAACAATTAAATCTGGCTTGCCGTATTGTTCGGCATCTAAGATAATACCTGCACAGAGATCTCCGTCGTTTTTAATTCCAGAATATCTTTCACTGTGAGCTGCGAATTGTAATTGTTTATCATGCCAGACTGACACGGCAGCATCGTGACTGTTGGCACTAATTCCCCAAATGTTCATCTGTATATAAAAGGATCTCGTTTGCGTAGTTCTTCTAAGCGTTTCTTTAATTTGACTTGAAACTGTACTTCCGGATGTTCGTGGTCAAATGTTTTATAAAGATCCAGCAATGATGTAATTGTTTTTTCTAGTTCGGAATTAAACTTGTTGGCATCTATGGCTGTGATAATATCTCTGTATTCATCACTGTTAAAACAATAATGTCCACTGACACTCACTGCAATGTCCAAATCAGTAACACCGACTGGAACCCACCGTTGCCAATAATTTTTACTGTACACATAGTCTGCAAACTTAGACCATAGTTCCTTGGGTGCAAACTCTTTTAACAAGTCTGTTTGTACTTTGCCTAACTGCGGCGCAATATTTAAACTATCAACATCGGCATCTATTCTTTTTTGTATATCATCGGCAGTAAAGTAGTCGGCATTATGTTCTTTGAATAAAAAGCCTGCGGCACGTATTTGTTCGCCGATTACTTGATTACGTGCAACATCAAATGTGCCGGCTTGCCCGTCTTTGGTTAGACTGCCTGTTTGTGTTACAAAGAATTTAACATTATTTTTATAAGGATTTAAAAATCCCAGTTGTATGTCGATTCTAGCTAGACTACTATCAACATCTATACCCGTGTTGTCCTCACTGCCAAATTCCAGCATAATATCAGGATTCAAACTTAATGCATATTCAATTAATTGCTTTGCATAATGTAATTGGTTATCTTTAATACGACTAACATCAATATGTATTAAATCAAATCTAGAGGCAATATCAGCCGATATAGTTTTCATACAACGAATGATTGCATCTTCAATGGACAGTCCTCGATCTAAATCACTGAAGTAAGGCCCGCAATGATCTCTGCACAACAGCAAGTTTGGATTTTTATATTGTTTTACTTGTTCTGCTAATTCAGCAGTAGTACAAACATATCCTGTAACATAGTCAACTTGATTGCGGCTGGCAATAATCATCAATGGATAATTATTATCTCTTGTATGTTTAGCAAGGATTGATATAATTTCCTTGCTCATTGGTCCGAAGCCCAATTTAAATTGTTTCATATTGTCTGCTTTCAATTTCGTTGTAGAGTTCTTCGCTGGGTTTTATCCCAGTGTAAATCTCAAATTGTTTTAAGAATTGACTGCGATAAAACTCACGCCCAGATACATATTTAATATTATAATTCTGACATTGTTGTTTAAACTCGTTGTTCTTAATGGCCAAGTCGATTACCAACCTTGTGTCGGGGGGTATTTGTCCCAACATATATGGACTTTCATCAGTGCTTGTTCCCAATGCTGTACAGTTAATTATGATGTTTGCAGTCTTATACCGTTCATTCCATGTACTTAGATTCCTGGCACAAACATTTAAGTTTCCGTAATGTTCTTCTTCTAGATATTTAACGAACATACTGCCTATGGCTCCTGCACCCAAAATAGTTATTTTATCTGTTTTATTGATATGCTTGCAAACATGTTCAACGCCTGCTAGATCGGCATTGTATCCATGAGTCTGTCCTTTGTTTATCTTAATAGTATTACAACTATTGTAAAGTTGTACATAGGGATGTTTTTTATTCAAATATGATATAATGGACTGCTTAAAAGGCATACTAACACTGATTCCAGCGACGTCGTCTTCAATGGCCTGCGTTATTGCTTTTTCAATATCAGTACAGGCCAATGGTTCATATGTTGCATCTATATTATAGTGTTTAAAGAATTCTGTGTAAAAATATTGCCCAGTCTTTCCTGGAAATTTACTTAGACTTATAAATTTTTTCATCGTTTGTACGCTCTTATTTCTCTTATTTTATTATCTTGATCAAAGTCTATAACATCTATTACTGGAATTGCAACTTTATTATCTAATATAACTTTGATCTCTGCTATAACAGTATTATGGCCCATGGCAATTTTATCAATTTCTATTCGAATATTCCCCAACTGTGAAAACAATGTTTGATTAAATGCCAATACATTTTCTCTGCCGATCATTTGTCCGTCCCAGTCTGTTAATATTACATTTTCAGCAAACATTGTTTCCAAGCTGGTCAAATCCTTTTCACTGAATGCTTTTAAGTAAAGCATGGCAATCTGACTCTGTGTGGCTTTACCCACGATCTAACTCCGCAAATAGTTTAATACCCAAGTACCATAGGAATATATCAAATGGAGCAGTGTGCAATGGGCTCATGTTCCAAAAGATTATCGGTATTAATTGTTGTACTTTATTATAATCTAAATTGTTATCTACGATGTATTTCTTCAACCGCTGTTGATATACGGTGATATGATCGACATTCGGAATACTCAATGTTACACTGCTGTCTTCGATTTCTATGTTAAAATTATGATTCTTAATGTTGGCATAGTTGATGATCAACCCCCCGGCCATTTTAGCCAAGTCGTAGTATATATCACCGTACTCGACTAGGCCTGCGAACTCATGTCGCCAGTCAATGATCTTAAACTCTCCGCTGTCACTGATGACAATGTTATCAAACTGTAAATCACCGTGCAGGAATCCCGGGCGGGTAACTTGTGCAAAATATTCCCAGTCTATCTTATTTAAATAATAACTATGGTCTCGGACTTCTATGCCGTCGATGTTGGTCACTGGTTTTAAACCAGGATACTTTTCTAAAAACTTGTTGATACGTGACAGTGATTTTGTTTTATAGAACTCAATGCTGGCATCATGTATATCAGCATCTATGTCTCGCCACACATTTTTTTCCAGCCAATTAAGCAATTCATTGAATGCCACTGGATTGTTGAACTCGTATAATGTCTTGCCTGGAAAGAAATCATAGGCCATATAATTGCCGCTGTGCGTACAGTTGGCGGGGAAGACATGTGGATTAGCCAATACTTTGTCATACTTCTTTTTGGCAACTGTGTTATCTAGCCACCATTTAACTACACGATTGTTACAAATATATGTTACTTCGTCTTTTTTTGTAAAGTCGAATTTTTGGCTTTTACTTAATTCGGTTTGATATATTGTTGGACTGCCAAAGTCTAACCATGTATTAAGATTCGCAGTATCACTGCCTAGTTTAATAATACCAATAAACTCATTACTGTGACTTTGTTCCAAGTCTGCAAAAAATGTTGTATAGTCATTTATATACATCAGCCCTGTAAATGCCGACCAAGTTGCAGGAGTAGTTTCTTTAAACTTGATCTCTTGTATATGAAAACTATTGTTTTTGTTAAACATTGTATAAAGATGCGTGTCTTGTTCAGGCACTGACTTAACAAAATAACAATCCTTGTTTCTAACTAAATCTACCACTGTTTGGTCAAAGTAAGTGTCACAGGGTACATACCAAAAAGGTGCATCTATTACCTCTTTACATTGTAGCAATGTGTATCCGGTTCCTGATTTAGCACTGGTCCAGTCGTTGATGTGTAAAAATTCTATATTTCTGTCACTATATGCTACATTACAAAAATCTATAATTTGTTCTTTTAGATGTCCAACAGGTATAATAAACTTCGTATCCTTGGGAAAGTTATCTATGATATGTCCTAAAACTGGTTTATCTTTGTAAGGCAATAATGCCTTATTAAGATTCTTAGTATAATTGCCCATTCTACTGCCAAGCCCGGCTGTAGGAATAACAACAGTATTACTCATGTTCGTAGCTGATTCTACCATGTGTTCTACCTGCGTCGTCTTGTAATCGAATTACATCATCTAATTCTGTTGTGCTGGTTTCCATGAATTCTAAATCAGTGTCAGCGATTACTCTGTGTACATAGCCTGGTTGTACATTGAATACAACACCGGCTTTAAGTTCTATACGTTCGAATGTATATTCGTAGGCTTCTACTTGCCTAGACGTCATGCCTTGTTCTAAAAACTTGGCAATGTCCAGTGGTTCTCGACTGCGATGTAACATGCCTGTGCCGCTGAGAACGTAGTTAGTTTCTATCTTATATTCGTGTACTTGTAAGCTGGTTCTATTGCCCGCTTTGAATAAAATACGTTTACTGGCATACGGAGTTTGGCTTCCATCTGCAATCCAAAGCTCGTAGCCCCAGTGTTTAGTTACTTTTTTAATTTTCATCATGCCCATCCATTTTCTTTTAACTTTGTTAATACTATGTTATATGCTTCATTATGCCCGTCGGGTCCAGTATGCCACGTTTTAATTTCATCTGGATATTTGACACTTAATTCTCCCCAGGACAATCTAACTAAATTTTCTTCATCCATGTACTTAGCATATTCTTCTGGCTCTTGTGTCAGCATCAAATGTTTAATATTATGTTTCTTTAACAGTTGATGTGCCATGGTCATTACCCCAATACTTTGTAATCGATTTATCCTAGGGTCGTGTATAGTTGTGGCAAAGTCGTACAGTGTTTTCATTCTTTCTTTTGGTTCATTTTGAAATCTAGCATAATAGCCAGAATACTTGTCATCTTTTCTAAATGTTTCCCAAAAGTCAATTACACCCATGTAATTTTCAGTGAACATTCCGCCCTTGTACAAAGGATCATCTTGCATGGGATGCTTGTCTAAAACTTGATGATATGTTTCTGCTCTATAAGGAGGATATTGATGATAATTAACATCGACATTTGTTATTTCATGTCCGAATTTGTAGTCCATGGGAAACCAATCAACCCTGTCATAACTAGTATGACTCACTAATACAATGTCATCTTCTGATGCAATATTTTTTACTGCATATTCTGCCTGCAAGTAAATGCTTAGATTCGTACTAGATCCTTTGGCAAGATTAAACAACTCTCTTTCAAGGTTGTTTGCCAATAATACTCCATATGGTTCTGTATGCAAATCTATGCACCCAATACCAATATTAAAACTATCACCACATATTATTAATTTTTTAGACATCTTTATATTTCTCTTCCCACCATTCATTTTGTTTATTTCTCAAATCCTGAAAACTATGTTCATGTTTTATCATACCATTTTCAAACATATCATTTATATTATCTCTTAATATCACACAATCCATGTATCTGTGAAGTAAGTTATCTATAGTCTTGCCGCGCTCTATTAAATATCTTGCAAATAAACTATGAATATCATATTTGTTCGAAATAGTTTCGTTGTAATAGTATACATAATAATCAAAAAACTCAGACAGTATTTTAAACATTTCCCAATCTACCATTAGACACGTATCATTAGTGGAAAAATAATCGCTGTTTGGATCAGTGCTTAATCCGCCGATGCTGTGCATGTGGTCAGGAATAGGTAGCTGATTATTAAAATTTTTAATAGGCTGTAGATAACGAATATATAAATCTGGGCGCCATAATAATATCTTATTGTACTGTCTTACATGTTGCATTGACAACAAAACTTGATAAGCATATTTCCATTTAAATGCCATGCCGATTGTAGGGTGATATGCAAATTCAGGATTTTGTTTTAATTGTTGTTCCGTAAACATCATTTTATTATCTACTAATAAGTTTATTGATGAAAAGTTTACACTACTTCTATTAATAGTATTTGCTATAATATCAGTAGTACACTCTGTATGCATATCAGTTGACTGCGGATTATAAATTTTATTTTCAGTGATTAAATAATAATCAGCATCAATTATCCAACTGCTGGACGCTTCGACTAGATGTCGCATCACTCCAGAAATTATAATCGCAGTGTTAGACATATAACTTATGTTGCTTAATATATCTTACTAATTCATTAGCCCATGCTTCATGACCTTCCGGGCTAGGATGCCAGCCAGTCAAAGGAGGATTGACATTATTAACAGGATCTTCTATGTAACTCTTAAAAGTATTATTGGAGTGATCTTTTTTATAAAATCTAACAGGATCTATACTATCCCATAGTGCAGTATAATCATTGACGTGCAGTTCGCGAAGCATTGGATTTTTAGATTGTTGATATTTATGACCACCAATACTGCCTTTTAACTTTTTAACTTCGTCACTGACTTTTAAATCCTGCCAATCATTAGGATTGGCATTGGGCGTTTGATAGAAAGCATTAAAGCACATCCATTTAATATTATTAACTCTGCAAAAGTTCTGCAACTGCAAAACATTTAATACATATCTAGGAATATATTCTTCGGCATGCCATAGATATGCAACATATAATTCCCAGAATTTTTCCTGGGCAACTGCATCAAAGTGCGGGACCTGCGGCCACAATCTAAATAGATGCGATAACCCATCGTCTTTATACCAAAAGCTATTGCGTTCAGGACTTGTCCAGCCAATTATAACAAACAACTTATCAGTTGGAATATTATTTGCTATATATTTTTGAGAAATATAGTTAATAGTTCTACGTAGAATAGTACCGTTGTCATCGGCTGGCCAACTGAGATTAGTCACTGGAACTTTTAAAAGTTTTGCCAAATGTGTGGGGAAAATTTTAGGCGTTCTATAAGCATCATTTTCTTCTACAAAATCATAATGCCCCGGGTGTGTATCATCTGGATATCTTTTTGCAATATTAGGATCGACGATTTCACAGCCAAATGTCCAGCTGTCACCGTCACATATAATTTCTGGTTCTATGTTGACATCGATGATGTCAACCATTCGTTTAGATGTACCACTCAAACCATTTCCTCCTAATTTCTTCATAGTTATAAATTGAATTCAATTTTGCTTCCACTGCGGTGCTTCGCATCACTGCATATTCAAATGGATTTACGCAGTTTGGGTGTATGGATAATTCTGTCATGTAATTATATAATAAACAACCGGGTCCTAGCCATAATACTTTATCCAAGTTTAAACCACATTGATTCTTAAATTGATATTCCATGGGGCGGGAGATTTTATGAAAAGAATATAGATCTCCCATTAAATCCATGGTAGGACTATCACCATAAAATAACACATCATCAAAATTATTAGAATTAAATTCTGAGGCAAATTTGCTTACGGGTGTAGCTGTATAACAAACGCCTGGCCAAACTCGTTGTAAAGGAAATCGATGACTAGGGTTGTAAATGACATCCAATCTTGCCTTAATAACTAAGTCATATTGAAAACTTTGTTTCAATTCATAGTCTCTTTTAAGCATTAAACTTCTTGCAAAGCTATAGAACATTGGATCCCAGGCACGTTTGAATTTTTCTTTATCAAATTCTTGTTGTATAAAACCCTTTGGCTTATATGTTTCTATAATGGCATCTCGATCATTGTGAATCACATCAGTATAAACAGTGATATCTGTTTTGGGCAAGCGCCATGTATTGGTATCCCATGTATGAATAAAGTAATCAGTTTCTACATCCAAGCCATTTTCTGGGTGCGGATATTCGTGTTCAAAGAAACGTTTAATGTTGGCAACACTTTCCTGCCAATAACGTGCTTGACCACTGAAGCAAACTGCAATTCTAAATTTTCTTTTAGGTTCCGCTGATAGCGGCTCTGGTATTTCAACCTGAATAGGCGCACTACGCAAATTGCCAGTAAGTGAGTCTATTTCAACATTAAATAAGCTCATGTCCACCTAATTCTCCTTCTAATCCTGATTTTATTTTTCTATCTAAGTAGTCCTGACTCCTGAATATTTTAGGATCAACTGACAATGGGGATATTTCTATGTTTAACATCTTTGCATAAAAATACAATGCGTGTTCTGGGCCCACTAGATTATTACTGTTAAAACTTTTCTTTCCTATAATCGGCAACCATCTATAAAATTCACAGATGCGGTTAAATGTAACAGTGTCAGCAAACCAAAATACGTCGCCCAATCTATGAAAAGGAAATTGTTCAGGATCTTTTCTAGTATGACAAGTATAAAAAGTATTAACTTCTGGATACACTAGATCATATCTTACAAAATGATCAATTTGATAATCATCAAAAAACATGTCGTATCTTATCTTGATGCATAAATCATAATGAAAATCATTTTCGAACTCGTGAATTTTCTTTAAGTGAGCGGCTCTCATCACGCTATAGAATTGGCCGGCGGCCCAATCTAATTTAGTTTCACCGTGCTCATTGAGATGTACAGCATTTTGTTCGCGCACATCTTTGATTTTATTTTTGTTAGAAAATTCATCTTCAAATACACACGCTTTGGGTTTTATTATATCTACAAATCTCTTCTTTTCATCATCAGATATTTTGTCTCCGGGCACGGTATTATAATCCCAGCCTTCGTGCATTAACAAACGATGGGGCGGCGAATTATAATCCCATACATGACAAAATATGTCTATGTCATCGACTTCGTATGATTGTTTGATTTTATCAATTAGTTTAAACCACGTATGATAACATTTTTCCCATGTTCGGGGTTGTCCGCTGATACAAATAGCCACTTTCATTTAGCATTTTTCCATTTAGTATAGTAAGGTTCAAACTCAGGAAATGTAGCCAAAAAGTTTGTTCCTCTGCGTTTGTCGTGCTCATCCACAAACGCAACTAGATCCTTTTGATATACTGTAACTTCCTCTGGATCTTTTTGATTCATTGTTAATTCATATATACGTTTAAATTTTTCAGCTTCCCATTTGAAAAATCCTTGATTAGCACTTCCATACCATTCACCGTTTTCTAAATTACGATACATCATTGTTACTTGATTGAAAATATATTCTTTTGCCCAACTTTCTGGCATAACATGAAAGATGCTTTGGTGCGCTGGGTGCCTTAGAAACGGTGCATCTAAAATTAACGGAGCATGAACATTGTTCCAGCCACCGAACTCGTTTTTAATATCTAATACATCTTGTAAGAATAACGAATATGTAGGTACACTAAGAACATTGTAGGTACTCATGATAGTAATAGTACACTCTGGGATTTCTTTTAATACCCTGCGGATGTTACTTAACCAAAGTTCATAATTCATACCATCACGAATATATTCTGCAGCCTTGCCATGAGCATCACAGCTTGTAAAGATTTTAAACTTTTTAACTTTCTTTTCTTCGCAGATAATTTTAACTTTTTCAAGGAATCTGTCAAATAACTGTGGTGGCACACACAAATTGCTGTTAATGCTCAGGTGTATATCTGGATTAGGATTTTCAATGACATAGTCAAGAACTTTAAAAGTATCTTTACTTAGTAAAGGTTCTCCGCCAGTTATCCTAAAGTGCTGAAGTTCTTTATAAACAGTGGGCCACCATTTCCAGAATGCTTCCACATAAGGATTGTATTGATTGTGCGGAATAGGCATTTGATCAATTTGTTTAAGGCCAGCAATATCATTGAAACGGCCGTGTGTTGGATATGGGCCATGTTGTTTAACTTCTTCCATCCACAGACTACTGACCTGTGGACTACAATAGCTACATTTAAAATTACAGACGTTACTGAAACTGACTTCCAGATAACTAGGAACAACGTCACTGTCCCATGGCAAATTGCGAACTTCGTCAAAGTGAGGCTTTGCCCATACATCATAGCTCTTATAGATTCTATCGCTGAGTGCATCTGGTGCGCTGTCCTCTACTTTCCAGCAATAGTCACATTCTTTAGGACGGGCACCTTCCAACATTAACTTACGCTGTTCTTTTTTAAACTGTGTATTATGTAATGCACTGGGATTAGCGGCTAGTTCGTCTAAAGGAATTTTGTGCGTAGTGGGATGGTGACAACTGTGGTTGTGACCTGTTTGCAAATGCAGAGTTACCTGTTTCCACTTGGCAATACAAAAACTAGGACTAACGTCGTTAATCTTTTTTTGAAATGCAATGATATCTTTATTGTGTTCCATATTAATTTATCGAGTTATCTACTTGATTTTCTTTGACCTGGGCACCAAGTCTGGGTGGATTAATCCAGCTTTCCTTGAACATTTTACTTCCGTTATAGTCAAGTTCTGCAATCTCTAATCCTAGGTTTGTTCTCAATGATTCTCCTAGTTTGAATATTTCGTCTTGTAGTTTTTTCTTGTCATATGTCCAGCCACTGGCTAAACATTTTTCAGACTCTCCGGCAAACTGTGGACGGACAGCATTTTTCCAAAAATCATCATGCCATTCAAAATCTCTCACCAATGTGAAATCAAAGCCATCTCTGTCAATATTAGACATATAGCAACCTAATCTAGTTCCGTACATGGCCCATAGTCCATTGTATACATCAGCACCTACACTAGCCCATACCAGCAAACGTTTATAATTTCTATCGTGTACTCGTTGTTTGAGTTGCCTAGGATCCACGGTTACTCCGCCTTCTAATGCTAGTTTAACACCTTCACGGAAGCCTGCGCGATATGCTTGGTAAGCACTGGCATTATTAAAAACGTCACTGTATATGTTATTCATTTGATGATAGTAAATGTCCCAGCAAAAGTCAACTTGTGCTTTGGGATCTTCTGCGGCTTCGTGTGTACGCATTTGTTCTACCACATGTTTGGGCCAAAGTTTAATGCCGCCATTGCCATAAACTAAACCGTTGACAACATTCTTGCCTGCCCATGATATAACGTCATGTCGACTAATTTTCGACATATCCAATTCAATGCTTAAAAAGTCATCACGTACAATGTTATCTGCATCCACAGTAATAAATCTATCTGTTTCAGCGGCAGCGGCAGCGGCTTTGTGCGCGGCATCAAATCCTTTTACTCCATGCACACGCTTGGCCCATGGAGCTTTGTTACATAAGTCAGAATAGTTCTTATCGGCGTTGGGTTCGTCGTAGCTTAAAAATATAATATCAAAACTGGTAATCGGTGCTAGCATCTTCTTCCTTTGCATGTAAATGAAAATAGTTACATACTAATTTAACTTCTTTTTCACTTGTTAATTTTATCTCAAAATTATTATAGTTGTTAAGTTGGTTACTACTTAACTTGATAGAACCCAGCATCATTGTCGGGTCATGTTTTTCACAAATGTATAATTCTATGTCTTCATTTAATCTAAATGTGTTGATGTCTTGTATTGTACTTTGTAATTTTAACACATTACCCGTCTGTTTGTAAAGCAAATTTGGAAGATAATCTAAATTATTTTCTGCAACTAAGTTTTCATTTGATCGGTAGTCGTATGATATAATTTGGTTGTCGTTGTAATATAAAAATCCAATGTTTTTCAATCCCAACACATCGTCTGGCAACCATCTACACTTAAAACTAATATCGTGTTTTTCAAATAATTCTCTAGTAGACACAGTGAATTTTCCAAACAGCTTGGATCTTTCATTTTTATCAATACAATATATTTCTATGTAATCGGGCAATTCTTCCAAGTGTTTTTCTGAAGTTTTTTCCAATAACATATTCAATTTAAAAATATTATAGTCAAAAATTAGCTGTATTTTTTTAGTTACTACATCACAGTGTAAGTGTATAAAGGACCGTTCTGAATTTGTGGCGAAAATAAAGTCAAATTCCCCTTTTCTGCGTTGCTTGTTATGTGTTAATTCAAATTCATTGGTTGTTTGATTTTTTTTAACTATGAGCTTAGACAGTGATAATTTGTTTTCGAATAATTTTTTTGTTAATGTAGAAGCAGTTATAACAGCTATCGAATTTCTTTTCTCTGATGGAACAATTTCCATGGGTGATGCAACAACAGGCAAACCTGTAAGTCTATTATATTCGACATACACTTTTTGTTCGTTATTTGTATTTCTACTTTTAAGAACTCTTTTTTGTATGTCAAATTCTTCGACTTGATCGTCATCACTTACACAGTTGCTCATTTATTTTTAAAATTTTCTAATATTTCATCAGTGAGCCATCCCTTGGATTCATATTTAACCAAACCATGTTGTACAAAATTTTCAATTTTAAGAGTACCTTTATCATTAACCCAGTAAGTTAAAAATTCACTCCAACGCTTGGTCCAATTGTTATTAATATAATTATTTTCTTGTTTTGACAGATCTATGCAATGCATAAAATCAAAGGTTGATATCTTCTTTTCAGTTATAGACTGCAATAAGGATAGCACCCAACTGGGCCATATATATTTGGGAAACGGTGGCATTTCATGTTCTTTGTCTGCAAAGAAATTTATATAATTGTCTTGATCATAACTGGAACATAACACACTGGCCAGTCCTAGAATGTAATCACAGCCCTTGTCTTTGTTGAAAAATATTGCATTTGGAATACTGCTGACTCCAAAATTTTTAAATTCGATGCTGGCAGTACTGTACATCACTGGATTTACAATTTCATTATTAAACAAATAGCGATGTTTTGGAAGAACAATGGGATCTAAACTTCGCAGATTTTCCCATATTCCTAGATCAAAATAAGTCAACAATTGATCGGGCAGTAAGCCAATAGTCTTGGTATACGGACTCATTAACATTGATTTGAAATAGCATAATGTTGGATTCGTTTCATCTAAAAAAATGACATTGTCCGCTTCTATAAATTTTGCATCCGTACTATTAACAATGACACTGACAGGTCTAATAGAATCTATTTTTTTAATGCTTGTTATTAATAGATTTATTTCTACAGAGTTTTCATCAGTTCCATTAACTATTAAATAACCTTCACTCATAGATTAACTCCTTGAGTTTAGTGTAGTGTCTTAAAATTGCCATTTTATTCATCAAGTGTATGTTTTCATTTATTATTCTACTGCAAATATTTTTCCATAACTCTTTGGGATCTGGACATAATAACACGTAGTCATTGAGAGATTTAAACTCTACAATATCATCAATTTGCTCACTGAAGCGCATTACTTTTCCTGGCAGTACTGCCACTGTATTTCCCACTGTTTGGCCATTTAGTATATGTGCGGCAATACTGGCAGCATAGTCTGTTCTGAATAACACTCCGGGAAACTTGTATAACCACTTGTAATAATGATAGTTTTCTTTAACATGTTCCCAAACACCAAAGAACAAACGAGCAACTTCACTGTCATTTCTCCAATACACAACTGTGCTCCACCACATGTCTATGCCATCTGGATGAAGTTTTTGTTCCCAGATTCTGGGCTTATAATTGCGAACGCTGACAGCGTCTTTATACATTGCAAGTTCGTAGTCTGTGTCGAACACTGCATCTAAACTATCATTGCCCACAATGTAGTCGACATCTATCATCAATGTTTGTCGGTAAGGGCTTTTTTGAAAAATGCTGTGTTTATTTTTATTATTGAACTGTGTGCTGAATTCTGTCCAAGGACTGTCCCTGTGCATTCTTGTATTACGTTCGTGCTGAATATCTTCCACAATGATATGATCAAAGGTATAAGATAATTGCTCAGGTGTGAGTTCCGCAGTTAACGCATTAAGAGTGTTTAAATCTGTGAGCAAAGTGACATGATTGTTTTTCATGTGCAGTTTTACATTTGCTGCCGCTATTATTGCCAATCTTTCATAGGCTATTTTGCCGTTGTTATACGCAATCAGCAAAACACCTTTATCAAATTTAGACATCTAATCCTACCAATCCTTTAGTGTCTCTTTTCTTTTTTAGTTTTTCGTAGTCGTTGTAATATTCGTTCAGTGCTTCTGTGTATGCACTGAACAATTTTGTATGAAAGTCTTGTAATGCTGTTATTAGTATTGGGTTTTCGTTGTCATCTATAAAAACAAATTGTTCGACTTTTTTGTCTAACAAGTGCTGAATAAAATTGATTAGTTCCAGTGTGGCTGTGAACATTGAATTCGAATAGCCAATGGTTAACACGGTATTCATTCGCTGTTTAAGGTTTAGTTTTTGATTGTTTAAAGTTAAGCGATAGTTACTGAACTCTAACGCTTCTCTGAGTTTGTCATCCATTTTGACTCCATTATATACTAGTATAATGTATTTATAGTAGCAAAATGAAATATTTTAAGGAGATGTAGCTATTCCAGAAAAGGCAGGCTGGCCAATTGAAAATGTTGCACTACCGCTGGATTTTGTAGTAGCTTTATTACTTTCCACATACAAGGTGTGAGTTCCATTTACTTCTGTTGAATCTGCACTATGTAACACAACTCGCAACACTAACTGAACTGGACCGGTTGTATAGCTTCCGTTTGTTGCTACAATCGAACCATAAACTCGTATACTTCTTCTACTGCCGCCATATCCGTAGCCATATCCGTAGCCATTGCCGTAGCCATACCCGCCGCCATTGCCGTAGCCATACCCGCCGCCATTGCCATAGCCATACCCGCCGCCATTGCCATAGCCATATCCATATCCATATCCATATCCATAGCCATATCCATACCCGTATCCGCCGCCGCCGGCGCTGTTACAAGTTAGTAATAACTGCTCTGTAGAGTTCAAGTCTCTAAAGCCTTTATTTTCGCTGATAATATTTGCAGTAGTTGAAACTGTATTAGTTAATTTCAAACTTACAACTCCGAATCTAGCATATACTGATTGCCATAACCCAGACGCCCCGGATCCAGTGCCTGTTAAATTTAAATTAATGCTACTATCACTGTTGAAGAAATATCTAGCTTTATCATAATTTTGAAAATTTAAAGTCACAGTGTATGTTAAGTTAGAATTCCATGGTGTGTTTCTTGGGATGTTTCCCAAAGTAGCCAATGCTCGTTGTCCAATGGCTGATAAATTATGTCTTGTGTCAACATCAGCTGACACTGTTTCTATATCATTCCAGATGCTGGCAGTGACTTTTTGTCCGATTATAACACGATCTAGTTCGTAGACACTGCCTGTGTGTTCAGCGCCTAAATTAATACGGTCGATCATTTCATTGACCAGTGCTGCCGTAATTTTTGTTCCGGTGGTGGCTAAACTAGCGGATGTGTTTCCCCATCCGTAACCCTGTCTAATTTTATCAGCTAATACTGTTTTAGGTATACTACTGGGATAAATGTCGGCAAAAACTTTGTTGGTATTGTTAACCAACACATTATAGTCACTGGCTGTGATTAATTGCCCTTTTGATGCCAATTTATCTCACTCCAACAGCTACTTCTACTGTGCTAATACCATTACTGATTTTATCGTTTAATGCTCTGCCGATAATGTTTATTGGATTATATTCATTTGTTGCCATGCCAACGCCTTCGACTTCGCTGGAAACAATGCGCTGACCTTTACGTACTGTGCCTTTTACTAAACAAGGTACACGACCTTTAAGTGCCACAGGATAAGCATTTTCTTGCATTTTCATTTTGCTGTTTAACAAGAAGCCAGGGGCAGTTGATATAATACCAAATACTTCTTCGTCGTAGGCTTTAATTGTTTTAGTAATTTCCATTTCGCCGCCAAGACGAACAATGTTACCAGGAACAAGTTCGACATCACTTCTATATATTTCTGCCATGTCGGCAAATTCTGCTTCCATTGCACGACCGCGTATTTTAAAGTTACCGTATTCAGAACCAGCATCTTGGCCGTCATTCATATTGATGCCGCAGCCAATAGTTGGAAATCTATTTTGCAAACCAGTGTCTGCATGTGGAGTATATGTACCAGCATCACTGCTGATAATAGCAACGATTGTGCCGGTTGTTGCATTCAATGAAGCTCCGACTTGAATTTTAATAGCACGATGAAAAATTCCTGAAATATCTTTAATTAAAGCTGTGCTGAATCCGTCCACCGGACCGCCAATTAAATCAGTGCCGCCAATTGGATTCCATTTTACACCGTCATACACGCTGACAACTCGTGAATTACTGTTCCACCAAAATTGACCAGTAATTGGATTTGATGGAGCAACTGGGTTACTGAAGTGCTCTAGCATCTGAACTAGGTTTTCTGCCATTATTTCGCCGTAAGCGGAATAATTTTTACCCAGCAACTTAATAGGAGTAGTTGTATCTACTGTTCTATCTGCAACGATTGTTAGTCGTGTGCCGTCTGTTTTTGTAACATCATATGCCATTCTTCAAAATTCCTTTATTGTATTATTTATCTATTTTAGTTTAGTCTAATTCTTAAAGTATAAACAATCTGTATTACTCTGTTTGCAGACTTTTGCACTGGATCGAACACAATATGACTCAACAAATATCCTGTATTTTTGCCGTTGCTGCCACGGCTTTTTAGACCTAATTCGTTGAAAATATAATCCCCGAGGCCAGCCTCTGGTTGATTTTCTTCTATTGTGCAAGTAACTACCAAATCAGTGTAGTTTAAACCAGTGATATGATTTACAACTACATTATTATTGATATCATCAAAGTTATTTGCAGTGTCGGCCATGTCAACAACTTTGAAATACGTTGGATTATACAGGCCTGCTTGTAAACCTGTGGATAAATTATCAGTGACGTCGTTGTAAGTGATGTTTCCAGTTTCGTCTATGATCAAGCCGCCGTTGCCGAAATGCATTTCATATACGTAAGAATTATTGTTTCCTTGTAACATAGTGGCAATAATTAATGTCATTGTTTCAGGATTAATTGCGTTATGCTCACTGACAAAGACTTCTTGAGTCTTTGGATCCCAAATCTTTACGTGACCATCGATGTTAATATTTGTCGAATCTATCATTTTATTTCCTGTATACTGTATTTAACTGTTTCTTTAACTACTTAGTTAAAGACGGTGCCTTCTCCGGCAAGTTCGCCTCCATATCCAATGTTAATTTCAGTGTCTTCTACTGACAATGTTTCGTCCATGGACAAATTGGTATTTTCTATTAACTGTTTATTAACTGTGGAACTTCGAATTTTATCTCTATAACTTTTTACACTGGTATAAAAGTTTAAAAATACGTCAATGTCATCACGACGAAGTGTATTTGTTTTATCCAAGACGTTGTTTATTAAATTAATAGGTTCTATTGTGCTGGACTTTTGTAGCCAATCTACATTAGTTTGTTCGCTTAACACATATCTAAACATGGCACACATCATTTTAGAGTAGCTGACTTTGTATGTATCTACAAAAAGATTATTTCGTAGTGCTTCTGTTATTGCATAAAATATATTGCAGAAGTCAAAGTCCCAAGGAATGTTAATTGCGTTCCATTTAGAGCCATCCCATGTGCCTTTAGGATCGAACAATTCATCGCTGAGTTTAATTGCGCCACGCTGATTTGTTTTATCAGCAGTTCTATAAACTACTTTGAATCCTCCATCTACATCTTTTTCATATATAGATTTATCTTCCAATACTTTGATATATGAATTTGCTGTTACATAAGATGTATAAATTTCAGCCAATTTAGATACGGTCAAAGTTATTTCTTTTGTGGGATCATAGCCCTCACTTTGATAATCTACCAATGTCCAATATTTTGTCAAGTCAATCGTTTCATCAAATAATATATATGCTGTTTGATTTAAAATATCACCCCAATTCGGCAAGGAACTGATATCGACGTTTAATAATAACTGATTTGTTTTTTTAATAAATGTTCTTCTTGCTTCGTAGATATCTCTGAACCATCCCTGTGCATATGGTCTAATAGAATTTCCTAGTTGTGAATATCTATGTAATTTTATTACGTCAGGGATGTTTTTAGTAATATTAAACTCAAACGTATTACTATCTATATACTCTGCGCCGGTTATTAAATGCCACTTTGAGCTGTCAAATGTTCCCGTTGTTTGAGTATGACAAATATAAAAATTAGAATTATATTGCACAATGTCTCTGGGACGATGTGTAGTAGCTGTACTATAATCAACATAGTTTGCTGTTGATTTATAGTGTATGCCGCTGGCAATACTGTCTCGAAAACGTGTGTGTATCCACTGAGGTATAGTCTCAGAAGTGTTTTCTTCAGATACAAATAACCATTGTTGATGTTTTTCTTCGCCTTTTAATTTCTTCTTGATTTGAACTACTGTGCTGGAATTATTTAAAAGATGTTCAACACCTTTTAGCATGATGCTGTTACTGTTAATAGGTGCATACCATGCCAAGCCGGCTGCACTTGGATTTAATATTATTTTACTCAACTGTTTAGTAGAATAAATTCTCACAGCTTTGCTTTCTGGACTGATAGTGTCTTTGTTCTTTACCCAGAAATAAAACACATTGTAAATATTACCGTTGACATAGTCTTGTTCTTCAACCCAGTGGTAATTATCTTTTCCGGAAGCAGTGTCAACATAAACTTCACCCGAAGCACGTTGACCAAATGCAGAGCCATTGGCTTCTACTAACTTGTTCCATTGCGTTGGATGTACCGGGCTTTTTGTCCATTCATAGATATCTGGCAGCTTACTGTCAACAGTAGTTCCCCAATACCTTGCTCTTGTCAGTGCGTCGCCACTTTCATAGTCACTGAACTGTGTAGTACTAGTATCCCACCAGCGACGTCCTACATATTCTTCATACCATCCAAGACTTGCGTATGCACTCTTAAATTCGTCAGTTGTGCGAGTATATTTTGCAGGATCCACACGATTTATAACTTCTATGTCGTCTTTGAATACTTTTGGTAGATACATTTTTCTAGGATCGAATAATTCTAACTTGGCCATGACTTTATTAGAATCATAGTCGTAGATTATCAAATGTTCTATGTCACTGAGGTCTAATGGCAGCGAATCGGTTTTAACAACTGTTTTTCTAATAGCATCAGTTTGAATTATTTCATAGACTTTATAGTTTCCAAAGTCAAAGCTGACGTTGCCACTGCTATTGCCTATACCATCGTCGACGATTGCAATAGGAAAAGCGGCATTATATTTGCTGGGAGTAATCGGTAATGTAAAATTAGTAGTACCTATTGCGTTGCTAAAAGGATTATATTTTCTCTTCCACGCATATCCGTATGTTCCTGCATTTGCGCCTGTGGCAGCATTTAATTCAGCAAGATTTTTAAATCTAATCGGCTTAAATGCAAATACTTTACCTGTAGTAATAGCTTCTGTGACTCTGGTATTAATATAAAATCCAAAATTATCCTCAATTGAATCTACACGCCATATACCATTGACTGTGGCATTTGCAGAGCTTGCGTTAATAATTAATACATAATCACCAACTTCTGCTCTATGAGGGAAATTACAAGTAACTCTAGCTTTACTCACATCTGTAGGCCCTGGGCATATTTCTGTTACTGCAATATTTCTGTCTATCGTTTGTAATACTTGCCAAGTGCCGGGTGTGAACATACTGTTGCCTGTGCCCAGTAAATTGGGGTTGGGTTTATTATAATTTGCAACAAATATGTTAGGCAAAAATGGTTCGTTTATACGAGTAAATTTATCGCTGTTGTTAGTCCATGTATTTGGACTAACTGTAGTTATCGAATAGTACAAGAATCCGTTGTATCGAACCTGTGAATTTTTCTTATAAGATTTATTCGCTGAATATGATTCTATATTATATAGGTCAGAAAAATCACTGTACAATGCAGGCATATCATCTAATGTAGCAACACTAAAATTAGTATCTCCCTCGATGACAGGACCGCTGGTTTTTAAATCAGTATATGTTCTATCTAATGGTTTAAATGTTAAATTTTTTCTATAAGGTCTATGAACCCATTTCTGTGAGTTATCAGTTATGTAGTGAATATAAGGACTTACTCTATCATCATTGTCGGCTACGAAACTAATAACCTGTGGATTGCGGGCTAAGTCATCGGATGCCAATTCAAATTCATAGAATTCAATATTTTTAGTATTTCCAAACTCACCTATGCGTACCATGTATTCTTCCAAGGGCTTTGTTGAACTTCCGTCGCTGTGAGTCAGTGGCTCCAGGCCTGCAAATACCTGCTTGGTTCCTTTTGTATAAGTAATCGCATTTTTAAATAATGTTTCTGTTTCTTCTTGTAAAAACAATTGACGTAATTCTGGATTTCTAGCTAGACCAAATTGAGCTCTACTAGCAGCCAGTATTGTTTTGTCATCGACAACGTTTTCTATGTCTAATAAATTTCTTCCAACTTCTGAGAATGTGTCATAGTTAGGAATAATAGAATCATCGCTGACAACATACCCGGGAACAAAATATTTCCCATCCCAAATTTGGCTCTTTTTGCCGCCTATTACAAAACTACGCTTGGTTGTACACTGATCCGGCAGGAAGTATATGTCATTGAACACGCTGATAGAATCTAAATGTACAACCGATTCGTAGGTAGCAAATGTTAATTTAATACCATAAATTGGATTACTAGTATCCTTGGTTTTAACTGTGATATTATCACCGCGCTCAACTAATAAGTCTTTACTGAACAATGGTTTATTTTTGCGATCCACACATTGTCCAACGTTTTCGTTGGTGCCTTCTAAATTTTCTAATTGTCCCTGTGGTATTGTCAATACAATACCAGAAGCCGCTGGATTTAAATCAATGTAATTACCTGGAGCAATAACTTCATTGCTCCAATATATAAATTGACTTGCACTCAACTGCCAATTACGTAGATCATATGATTCAACTTCTTCGAATTTAAATCCCTGGCTTTCTAAATATTTTCCATAGCCAACAATAATGTCATATATTTCTTGTCTGCTCGAAAATTCTTGTCCGTAGGTCAGTGATGTTAGTTCATTGCTGTACACATTCTTTTCTTTGATTACAATATTGCCTATAGTTTTAGCAGTTAGTGAGCTGTTCGTTGCTGGAGTAAGATAATTAAAATATCCCTGTTCATTGGCAAATCCATGAATAGAATATGATGTTCCGTTCCAAATTATTCTCATTGCAGAATAGAATATTTCCCTATCTGAATAATGTTTAATTAATCTAACTGCGTAATTTTCTTCAGGCACAAATAATGTTTTGCGTTGACTTGCAATACTTGTACTTTCGATTCTAATATTATTATTATTACTGAATCCGCTTAGTAAGAATTCTTTGTTAACTATTAAATTGTTAAATTTATCTATAACAGTTGATTTAAAATCTCGGTTATTAAGCGCACAAAATTCTGCATACAAACTTTCTATACCAGCAGTATATGTTATGACTCCGTTGACAACTTTTCTATGATAGTTGTGTTCGATGTCACTTGTCTGCCAAAATTTACTAGTGGAATCTAATTTAATTCCCCATTTGTTGGTTGTTACTTGTCCGGGTACCCAGTTTGTATTGACATATCTAGCAGGGCTGGCTAAGAATTTTAATTTCGCTTCTGCGGCCAGACCTCTTTGAGTATTAAGGAATACAGTTTCGAATGGGCCTTGCTGGCCTACTATCCATCCATTGTCGATCAGTGGTACTGCATCTAACCACGATAGCTCCGACGGGGCAAGCAAGGAACCATCAAGAGCCACAGGAAAAGCTTCTGGATCATCGACATTGTTCACTCTAGCAAAGAACGGATTAGTCTTGGGCTGTGCTGGTGTGCCAGTGTTTCCTGTGCGTAATGCCTTTTCTAATGCTGTTCTCTTAACTGTGTCAGTCCAAGAGTAATAAGTATCCCACCACATTGGTTTTAAGGTATACCCCAGCATTTCCCATGGATGACTATGTGGACGATCTGTGTCGTACAAATACTTATAGACTGCTCTCCATGAACCAGTCATTGTAGTAGCATCGTCGCCGCTGCCTAGTTGATAAATGTAAGTAAAAGGATCAGCTTCTTCGTAGGCGTCATTGGACATTGTGAAAATATTATTTTCTGCCATCCATGATAAGACTTCGCTGTTAACCACAGTTCTTATTTCTGACCATGTGTATCTGCCTGATCTAAAATAGCCCGGCTGATCTTCCAGCAAAGAAGCATTGCTGTTATTTTCTATGTCATATGCAATACTTGACCACACAGCTTTTTCATATTCAAATAATAACTGTTCAATGGTGTTGTTTGGATAATTGTTTTCGTCTACGCCATCTTCTAAATATAAACGTGTGCCGTCGTGTTTGCACAAGAAGTGCTTTGTGCCGTTGTAACTTGTGTCTGTATAAATTTCAGGTTGATAAACTGGGCTCAATCCAATTTTTGCCAAACTGGCAGGAATCTTAGAATTGAATTCGTCAGTCCATTGTCTAATTGTAACTGGATTATCGGCTGTTCCTGTTCCTGTTCCTGTTCCTGTTGCAATAAACAATTCTCCGACAGTATTACTTTTTGCACCTATACTGACGAAGTTAGTATTTCCAACTACTTTAATAATATATTGTCTTCCGATTTTAAAATTTCCGGCGACGGTTTCAGGTATAGCTTTTAATTCAATTGCAGTATAATATCCGTCTTCCGACACTAGACGATAATCAACATTTCGAGTTAATATTTTGTTATCGGCAACGATGTGTAGTATAGTTTCTTTACCAGCACTATGACTAATAACATTCAAACTCATGCTTAATGGAACAGTTAAATCGGAGCCAACAGTTTTAACTGTTTCCGTATAATTAATGCTGTTGCCCCAGCCCAGCATGTTACTGTGATACCAAAAGTTCTCATTATTAGTTTGATTTAAAAAGATATTACTAACTGCTAAATTTAAAATATCTAAACTAGACATAATAGATGTGTTATTTTTATCAATGACTTGTTGGAGTTCGAATGTTAACTTATTTAAAAATGAGTCGTAGTGCTTGCCTTGTTTAATAATGATTTCACTGAAGTCATATGGCAAGTTGGTTGCAACAATTGCCGCTTTTGCCAATGGGCTATTATGTTTTAATAATGTGCCACCGCCCATGCCAGAGACAATCAACGAAGGATCAGTTTGCAATGCTTCTTTTGCATTTGAAGCATTCGACTTTAAATTAATTGTATGTTGATACAATGAATAATAATTAATAACGTCGAGTTTAGCATTCAACGGATTTGTAGTTAAACTCAACGGAGCTGTTTTACTCACTGGATCTGACAGCACAGTATCCAAACAAATCTTATCTCCGTATTTTGATTTTTGATTTAATATAGGTGTAGAAATTAATTGCTGATAATAACTTAATGAACCATCTTCTTGAGTTATATCGCTGATAGTATAATCGTAGCTTTCATAAACTGGATTAGTTTTGTCTCGTAGATAAGCAAATTGCAAAAATCTCCATTTATTTACAGGACGAATAATCGCGGATTTAGTTATATTGTTAGCAGTCCAGAATAATCTAGTAGTGTCTATGTTTAATATATTATCGATATAATTAGAATCTTCTAAAATGCTAGGGGACAGATCTAATTCGATGACACCATTGCTTACACTGTTATTAAAACAATATGGTTCTTCTAATAATACGGATCGAGAAATATTATCTATTACTTCTGTTCGATAAAAAGTTATTGGGTAAGGTAAATCATGACAAACTATTTTAAAATTGCTGCCAGATATCAAAGGCATGACTTGTTCAAGATTGTGAAATCCTCTTTTACTAGAAAATCTAATTAAACCGTGCCCTTGCACATTAAAATAGAATTTTAACTTTTCTGTTTCATCATAAAATATATGAATAGTATTAAATCCGTCAGCAGTGGGGATTATCTCTTCGCTCCACTGAGTTTCTGTATTATCATCGTAGAACAAATCCTGTGTTTGTTTTGTGATATCCAAACCTCGTCGAGGCTGATAAAATGATATTGCATAATAAGAAGATGACAAATATTTGTAGCCAAACGGCCCTTTAATTTGTATTTCTTCCCCTGTAGTTTCTTCATTATAAGAAAATGTTTTATCTATGTCAGTTGTAAATTTTATTTGATTGGGACTAATGTTCAGTGAATTATTTTCATTGATTATATCAAAGTCAATGCTACTAACTTGTACGCTTCTGTCCAAGGTATAATCATAAACCGGACCCGAAGCAAAGTCGAGAATAACCCCGCCTTTATAATCAATTTCATTAAATGTTTCTAAGTGAACGTCATTGCTAGTATAAAATTCAAATCTAGGGCATTGATTTTTTGTTGTTTTATTCTGTGCAAACTGCCATCTGTTATTTTTATAAATTAATCTATAGTACTTAATATTAGAATTAGCAACAACTAAAGCACCATCACCTGTTACAGTCGTGGTTGTTTGTACAAAACTTGCATTTGTCCCGGGATTGGAAACTGTATAAATTCCATTACTATTTTCAAATACTAGTCTGTCACCGTTGACCAATGTGTAACCATACAAATCTTTGATACCGGCTTTTCCTGTATAATCTGAAACTTCTCCTGTTAACATAGTTGCAACTGTAGTCTTAATATTATTAGGCCAGTTATATAATTTTGTATATCTATTAAACGTAATAATAGGACGTTTTGCTTTATTTGCTTCTGTTACAATGTTACTAACTGACGTATCTAAAAAATCTGCTACAGTTTTAATTAAATTAATATGGTACCAGTGATCGATTACACCCCAATGATTTTCATTAGCGATATATTTGTCCATGGTTATATATTCTGGCTCTGAAGTAACAATTTGACTTCCGTCCCATAGTTCGCTGTCCCACTTAATTGCAGGAGCATCTACAAGCGGAGAATCTTTGTCCCATGGACGCTTTTTAAGATAGCTATTAGGAATTCTCTTATCAATGTTTGTTGTCCTTAAAAGTCCAATATTTTCGCCTACACCTATAACAAAATATGTTTTGAGTTCTTCATCTAATGCTTTGCCGGTACCGGTGCCTGGACCCTTTGCAGTAAACGAAGTTCCTGCAGAAGGCTGAGTATATATTGTAGTCAAGCTAACTGTTTGACTAATGTTAATATTATATCTACCTTTGCCGCCTATAGTTTCTCCTGCTTGAAGAGGTAGTACTTGATCAACAATATGCGTTCCTGGTGCTATTCCTTGTCCGACAATGAAATTTCCTGACTTTAAAATTTGTTCTCCAATAAAATCGGTGTTGTCTTCTGAGTAATCTGTGAACTCGTTAAAGAATTTTGTAATAGTTAAAGTAGTCCCTATTATCGAACCAGTAGACTTAGAATTTGGTCGGGCGCCGATTGCTATAAAGTTTGTATTTCCTAATTCAGAAATTTCATATTGTTTTCCTACAACAAAATTTCCTGCATTAATTTCATTAAAAGTTTTATATGCAGAATCAACAAAGCCAGTGAAGTAAACAACCATGCCGTTTTGTAATACCAATGATTTACCAGTTCCATCGTCTACTAGAGTTACACTTGGCTTTCCGATAACATCAGTGGCCATGGAAAATTTATTTCCGCCGGCAATTGCTTCTGCAAAATGCAGTCTTAATGCAGGCAAATCATTGGCAACCCAATAGTATAAGTGATAGTCAGATAGTCTTCTTGAAATGATTGGTAGATCTACAATATTGATATCCTTGTCTAATTGAATGCCATCTTTTAGTTCCAAGCCTTTTACTCGGAAATAATTTTCAATGTCCAAGTAACTTGCTTTGCCTAAATAAGAATCTTCGCCGTCTCTCATAACAAGCATGTTATTAGCTTGACTTTCTCGACGAATTTCATTGCTTTCTACTTTGAAGAATTCAGTGACACCGTTTGTAGCAGATCTTAACCCCAGTGTTTCTTTAAAGTTAGATAATTGACCTTTGCTGGTCATTAAATCTAAACTAGAGTCTAACATTTTCTTGTTAGGCTCTGTGACAAATACCTGCGGTAAAAGGTTTACATTTTTAACCTTTTTAGCGGCTAGTTCTGCTGGCTTTTTTGTTTGCTTGCTCATCGACTGATCCTAATGTTGCTGTCTGTAATTTCACTAATAACAATAATATCGCTGACTCCTGCGACGCTGGTTACGACTTCGTTGCTGTCTGGTTGTATTTGAAATAACGTACCGAATCTACCTTCTGCACTTATTGGAACTATGACAACACTGTTGAGTTCTGTTTTTAATGCAGTGTGTATGTATGCGGCTAATTCTGTGAAGTAAAAGATTTCTCCAAAGCCAAAGTTTCCTGGAGTAAAGAAAGTATCTATTGCATCAATGACTTTACTTTTAATTTCACTGTCTGTTAGTTTTGTTTTAAGACTCTTGACTACTTTGAACTGTGCTTGAAATTCTGGATCTGCAAGTGTTCCAAATAAAGGTTTAAACTTAACAGGATGGAATATCACTTCATCTGTGATCATTTTATATTCAACTAGATTTGCAAAATTGTCTCGTAGTTCTTCAGTGGTAGGAGGTAGTGGTGCAACAGTATTTGCATCATTTTTCTTTTTCCATGATACATAATCATCATTGTATGTTTTAGTTAAAACATACGCATCTATAATATTAGTCAAGCTAGGATTCAACGTTTGGTCAATATTAGTATTGTGTTCCCACTTAAAAGCAAGATCCATTTTTCCATTAACTGTTTCTAAAATATTTTCGTTGGTAGTCAGTGGCGCTGGAACATTGTAAGAAAAACTTCCTTCTTCGTAGTTGATTAATGCAATTTCGCTGGCGCCTATGATAGCATTAAAATGGTTTGGATCATCGGGCAAAAAGTCATTGTCTAAATCCAATGGAGTTACTTTGACTTTACTGTTATCAGTGTATCCATCATCATAGACATAATATCCGCTGATGCGATATTTCTTAAGTACTGATAATTTGGAACTAGAGTCCAATGTAACTAAACTGATGTAATCATTGCTAACTGATTTAAAGTTAGGATTAAACGTGGCTGCAAAATTAATGTTGTAAAAACGAATCAATCCTTCACTGCCAAATACATAGTCCAGCTGGCGACTAGTAATAGTCCAGCCGTTGCTTTCTCTTGTTACATTTAATATCCAGCCTGTGCTGTTGCTGTTTGAATTATAATTGGCAGTTGTATTTACTGGCGTAGTTATTATAGTCCATTTGGGAGTTAAGTTGTCAAATTTTAATGCAAACGAAACTTTTTCTTCTAATTTTTCAATAATTAATTCTCGTGTAACAGTATCAAATACCCTGGCAAATGGCGGCAATATTTCAACAAGCCTTTCAGTGTCTGTGACAGATGCGTTAATTTCCACTGGACCATGGCCGTTAGACAATAAACCTGTGTAAACATAGTCGATGTTTTCTATACCAAGCCCATCGCCTCGAATGTCAGATACAGTAACCCAACGAGTATCACCTACATCATTCTTTAATTTAATTAATGACCCGGGTCGCATTGCTCGTAGCTCACCACCTGTAGTAAATCCCAGTTTCATAGGAACTTTAGATGCCAATGACTCTGATATAAAGCCGTTACTCGAAGTTAAATCATTGTAGGAATATCTCCAACGATAGTCGCCGACTTTAAATGCTTGTGATCCACTTGCGTGTGCCGCTTTGCTTGTTCCTTGCTGTGCTCGACGCACTCCTGTGAATGTATTTCCCAATGCCGATGCAGTGCCAGACCCAGAACCAGCGCCCGTTGCTACGAATGACACTCCTGTCGTATTCGAACTCGCTCCGATTGCAGTAAAATTAGTGGTACCTATACTTATAATAGTATACGTTTTTCCATTAATGAAACTTCCTGCGTTTACTGTAATAACGGGTATACTAGTATATGTAAACAATTCATTATCTATTTGTAACATACCGCCATCGATGTCAAAATTATCAAATGCGTTAAGCGTGTTATAAAGACTTTCTACTGGAATTGTAATTATTGTCGATGTTGCATCCATAGCATCAACTGTAGTGGCATAATATATTGTTTTTTCTAATTTTACGCTGGGAAAATATTGTGTGCTAGTACTACCAGTGATTCCTGATAGATTTAACTTGCCGTAATAAAAGTTTAGTAATCCAATGTCTGTCAACTGTTTTTCAATGTATTCGTCTAATAAATCAACCGAGCGTTGACTTGCATCATCGGCAATATATGTGTTCTTGGACAGTTCGTCTTTGTACATGTAACCATCGTCGCCGAATTCGATTAATGGACGGCTCTTGCCTGTTGGGTCGCTTAGATCAACGTAACGACTGTGTCCACTGAATGTTCTATTTTCAGCTTTCATAATCAGCACATCACTGTTTAATGTGGGCAAGAATCCATTATAGTCATCGCCTGTGACCATTCTATTTTTACTGTAAAATGCTTCGGGCGCATTGCGTTTGATTTCATCAACGGTTTCACTGGGTAGACCAGTGATCATGTTGTCCTGTAGTTCCAAGGTTATTGTCAACGTCTGTGCTTGATTATTAGCATTGGCATAACCAATGTTGAAAGTAATATTAGTTACGTCGCCTGCTTTAACTCTTACAAAATCATTTTCGGCAATTCGATACCAAACTTTTATTTGTCCTGTTGGAACATTAGTAAAAGCGCCATCACCAAATTTAATACTTGTTATATCAGCATCGCTGTAAATTACTTCATACAAATCTCGTTCGCTGCCGTTGTATTCGTTGAGCACGATATTAGAAAAGTTTAAGTCGCCGACTTTTTTCCATGATTTTAATATTGCACCCGTGTCGTCGATTGATTGCACATAAAAATCTTCTTCACTGATATTTCCTGTGCTGGGAATATCGATGACTAAATTGGCACTAGGACTATAAATTTGTTCTACAATACTAACCAATGTTCCTTGTTTGACTAAACAGAAGAAACCAGTTTTTGTACTGCCCACGCCTTTGCCGTCATTTCTATACATGACACTGAATGCACTGTCTAAATTTGGTTCAGACTGAGTTAACATGCCATCCGTGCTGATATCAATGGGTAATATATCAAAGGTTAAATTTAAACCATCTACGTTTCCACCAATAGAGTAGTTTGTTAATAACTCCGTACCTAAATTATTAAAATTATAAACTTCAAATAAATTCCCTGTGGAAGTATTAGTGCTTCTTTTTGTGGGTGTACCAAACTGATTGTTGGAATTAAATGCCGCGTTCATTACTTTAATGAAACGTTCGTATTCTAATTCACTGGGATCTGCTCCCCACATAATTGTCTTATTAGAAAGATTCACACCAGTGCTGTCTAATATCGACTCTGACGTGTTGATTGCAACGACTTTCATAAAGCCTTGTGCTGGACGAACACGCTTGGGTTTATATGAAAGCATACGTGCAATACGCAACACACTTTCACGTTTTTCTGCTGTGTCTAAAATATTTTCTCTGGCATTTAAATCCATGCGGAATGCTAGATTTTGACCTACATAAGCAACCAAGTCTACCAATGCAATAAATTCGCTGTTTTGTGTATAATCGTTGAACTCTTCGGGGTAGTTGAATTGCACATAGTTGATCATCGACTGGCGTAGTGTGTCGAAATCGTAGCTACGGAATTCTGCGTTCTTAAAACTAGAATAGACTACTGTCCAGTCTTCTGCTCCGTATAAGTTTTCTTGTCTAATTGCCTTTGGCATAGTTTATCCTTTATCCGAGTTCTCGTTCAGCGGTCAAGTTTCTGTTAAACACCGCTACTAATTCTGTTTCTGTGGCAGTTGGAACATATCTTAAAATAATAGTTACTATAATTGTATGTTCGTTATCTACTATATCCATGTCCAATAAATCTAGTCTAGGATCTTTTGTTACAATACGCAGACAATCTGCTCTAATAGTGTCTATAGTTTCGTCAGTTAATGGATCAAACAATAGATCCCAAACAATGCTTCCGAACTCAGGACTCATTACTCGTTCACCTTTACGAGTATAGAACTCGTTAAGCAAGTCGCGTTTTGCAAGGTTAATATCGTAGAGTTTGAAATTTCCCCACGTTTTATCGACAGTACTGTAACCTTTGAATTTTCTCATACATGTATTTATTATAGAATAATGTATGTAGATAACGAGTCAACAAAAAAGGCACATAAAGTGCCTTTTTTTATCCTGTCGCTATAAGTTTATCGTTATAGCCCAGATACTCTGCCCACGCAGGATCCCGCATTTGATAAGGGTTATATTGTTTGACAACTTTGACCATTTGCCAGTAGTTTGGCTCTTTAGGCTTAGTCTTTGGCTCGATGGCTTTAGCACCTTTAAGCCAATTACAAGTACCACAGCAAGTGACTAAGTTACTCCATGAACTATCTCCACCTTTACTTTTTGGCTTGACATGATCCAGGGTTAAATCTTTAGCTTGAAACTGATCTCCGCAATACTGACAAGTATAGTTGTCACGCAAATAAACCATTTTTCGATTAAACAATACTTTATGTTTTGGTCTCACATAACGTCTAGTCATAATGATACTTGGCACAGGAATTGCCAGTTTTTGACTGTGAACTACCCAATCGTCGTACTCTTTGACCACACTAACTTTGTTTAGAAAAACAAGTTTAATAGCCATAGTCCAATCCACAACGCTGGGAGGTAACATAGATAGCGGAGTGCCGTCGCTGTTTAGTAATAGTGTATCACTCATATTTTTATTTAATCTTATAAATCGGTAAGCCGTAAAAATAATTATACAGCATTAAATATGTATTGTCAACTATGACAGTTTTTAAGGAGATTGAAATGGACATCGACTCACTGGAACATCACATCAGAACTGTGGACAATCGTCACACCCAAGTAGCAAGACAAATCGAACAAATCACAGCCCAAAAATCTTGGGACGAATATCAAGTAGAAACACTTAAAAAAGAAAAACTCAAACTCAAAGACGAGCTAGCCATGTTTTACCGGAGACGGCATGAGCTTATGCAAGAACATCACTACGAATAATTGACACAAATTCGATAATATTGTATAATACTTGCTTGTACCACACAAGCGAGTATTATATGAATGTAGCAAACTACAAACAAAAATATGCAAAAACAGGCTCAAGCAAATTAATTTTTCTTAAAAAAGACAAAATTAATAGCACACATAAATGGGTAGAGTATGCTTTGGATATTGTAGATATGTCTTCTATGTTAATGCAAACAAATAATTTAAAAGACAAATATGCATTAATGGATGCATTAGATACTGCACAACGTAAAAAAGATTGGCATTATCGCCAGGAAAACTTTCGTTTGCAAGATGCCATGCGTATTTTTGAAGCCGCTAGAGACGTAGCCAAAAAGTAATTGACACAAATTCACTTTTGTGTTATAATATACACTTGTTCAACAAAGGAGTTACTATGCCTACTTTAACTAATGCACAAAGCGCACAAATTAATAACACAGAAGTATACACTTTAGATTATGAAGCAGAAGCCCTACAAAGTTACGATGATACAGGCGATGATCTTATGGACGAGCTCGAAGTACGTGCAACTAATGTTATTTTGGAACAAACAAACTGGGACGCCCGAGAAGATTTGGGAGGTATCACAGTTTACTTCAAAGATAACACTTTAGTTGCATTCTACGATTACGAGCAGTTTAAAGGTACTGTTTTTAATTAATTGACATCTAGTCTCTATGCTGTTATAATATAGCATAGAGATTTTTTTTTGGAGACCAAATGTCCGATCCTTGCTATTATGTTATCAGCAGTTTAGAAGATCATAATCTTCGCACTAACAAAGAACAAATCATCCTTGCTCAAGCAGAAGCAGGCAACAATGAATTTTTTCATGGCTGTCGTCTTGCACTAGACAGCACAATTACATTTGGCATTAAACAAGTTCCAGAACGTAGCGGACCTGACGGTCCTGGTGTTGACTGGGAATCATTTACACTTGTCCTTACAGGATTTGTTAATAGAAGTCTGACAGGTAATCTTGCTCGTGACACTATTAACCAATTAATGTCTAACTGTACTAATGCACAATGGAACGATTGGTATCGTCGTATCCTTATCAAAGATCTACGCTGTGGTCTCAGCGAAAAAACAATTAACAAAGTAGTGGAGAAGAAATATGCTGATTATGCTATTCCTGTTTTTGGTTGTCAGCTTGCTCACGATAGTGCTAACCATGAAAGCAAAGTCACAGGGAAGAGGTTTATCGAAGTTAAACTTGATGGTGTTCGTGTTATCAGTATTATACACCCTGATGGTCGTGTCAATATGTTTAGTCGCAATGGTAAAGAGTTTGTTAACTTTCCTCACATAGCAGAACAGTTTGCCGCTATTGCAGATACATTGTTAGAGCCTTGGGTGTTTGATGGCGAGATTATGAGCAGTAGTTTCCAGGACTTAATGAAACAGGTACATCGTAAAAGTGATGTACAAGCCGAAGATGCCGTGCTACATTTGTTTGATTGTATTCCGTTGGTACATTTTGAAAAAGGCACATGGAATGCTACGCAAGAATTCCGCAGTAGTCATTTAACAGAGTTTATGCTTCATCATCAAGATTCATTGCCTAATATGACAATGGTAGGACAAGAACTTGTAGATTTGGACTCTGAAGCAGGACAACGCAAATACAAAGAGATTAATGCACTGGCCATCGAAGGCGGCTACGAAGGCATTATGATCAAGGATCCCAGTGCTCCTTATGAATGCAAGCGCAGTCATGCTTGGTTAAAACTAAAGCCTTTTATTGAAGTAAGTTTGGAGGTACAAGGTGTTGAAGAAGGTACAGGACGAAATGAAGGACGACTGGGTGCGCTCATATGCAGTGGAGACGACGGAGGCAAGTTTATTCAAGTTAATTGTGGTAGCGGGTTCACTGATAATGACCGCATTGACTATTGGACTAATCGTAATACACTTTTTGGAGCAGTGGTTGAAGTAAGAGCAGATGCTGTCACACAGAACCAAGACGGCACATATAGTCTGCGATTTCCTAGATTTCTACGATTCCGCGGATTTGAAGCAGGAGAAAAACTATGAACAAGGGTAAACTTGAAATTGATTTCGAAACCGCAGATCGAATTGCAGTAATTGTGCTCAAGGAACAGCGCCAGTACCTCAAGAAAGAACTAAAAGATTTTAAAAAAGGCGAATACTTGCACCCTGAAGATGTTGTGAATAATACTCGCGTAGTGCAGGCTTTAGATACTGTAATTAAACATTTTGGTGGCTAAAGTTTTTAACCTGGAGAAAAACTATAATGGGAAATCAAACTGATTACTTTGAAAAAAATGGATATATGCCAACATGGTACCTCGGAGATCGAGTGTTTGGTTATTGGAATAAAATTCCATTTATTGGAACAGTTGGCAACGACACAGTAATCAATCACACAGAAGGACCACGTATCAGTGTGCATTTGGATTTACCCATCAAGTTTGACAAACAAATACATCATGTTATAATAGTAAAACACAGGGATATTAAGGCCTTGCGTGAATACACAGATTAACGAACTGTATAAGGAAATATATGTATAAAACAATGTACAAAGAAGTTGAAGTAGATGTTGACTTGTCAGACTTTGAAACCGATGATTTAATTGAAGAATTAGAAAGTCGTGGTGCAGGCACCGGTGAGTTTGGTGATGGCAAAGATATCCTAATGGTTATCTATGAAAAGCGTAGATTGGGTCAAGACTATCAAACAGAACTTGAACAACTGATTTGGTTAGGTCTCGGCAAGTTTGTATGATAGCTATTACTATAGCTATACAAAATCCCAGCTTTCGGGATTGGAAGAGTTTTAAGAATATTCGTAATTGGTCCAGTGATACTCCTTTTAAAAATAAGTTCTGGGAGTTCGAGCTAATAAAGAATGACTGCATTGTTGAGATTGACTTTACTGTAAAAACTCGATGCGATCATGCTGGCGTCACACTACGTCTGGGATTGTTCGGCTACAGTTTTAATGCAAGTGTGTACGATAACAGACACTGGGACTATGAAAAGAACAGATATGTGATTTATGACAATCAAGGAGAGAGATTATGAAAAACTGGATACGAACAAAACTACATAACTTTATATGGCCAGAGCAAGAAGCATCAAGAGATCCTTATGGCAGCGATATAAAAGTGAATTCTATTAGTAGTGCTAGACATCACGGTCATAGTACATTAAGCGGTGCAACAGAACCTTTGAGATTTACAATATACAATGCTTCAGGAGGCAAAATTGTCGAAATCAGTCACTACGATCAAAAAACAGATCGGAACAGTACGAGCTTACATATTATTAACAATGACGAAGACTTTGGAGAAAGTATTGGAAAGATTGCGTTCATTGAGTTACTTAAAAAAGGATAAGGTCATGCTCACTGAAAAAGAAATCGGTTCAATACTTGCCGCACAGTTAATGGCTACTATCAGGAACAGAGACCAGTCTTATGTCAGCGGCGTCGGTGCTCAATACTCATATTTAGAAGCGCCTGGTAAAAAGATTATGGCAGAACTTACAGAAATGATGTTTATCAAAGCAGTAGAATGCGACAAGAAACGTAGACAAGATGATGTTGAGCAACTTGTAATGGATAATCTTAAAAAATGAAATGTACTACTTGTAGACAAGAGTATTCGATTCTCTGCAATTACAATCAAGGCCGATGTCCTCATCACGAACCTATAATTAATCTTCACTCATTAAGATTTTATAACTTTTTTCAAAGTATTAAAAATGTTTACAACAAACTCAAGTCTAAAGTATAAAACTTATAACAGAGACGATCCTGGATTTCATTTTAGTCCGGATAATATTATGCTGGTAGCTAGAGCAGGCCTTAAAATTGATACAAATTGTCCTAGAGAATATAAGATGATCATTGTCGAATGTATCAATAATGGATGGTTGCAGCCTGTGGCTTATCAACCCGTACACGAACACTTTATGGAAGAACTAACAAAATGACAAACCCTTTTAAAGACCAAGAACGATTTATGCTTGCCTGTGATCAGACAGTAGGCGAGTTTAATCAAAAACAATATAATTTATATCGAGATCTTATTTCCGAAGAATCTACAGAGCTCAATGCCGCTGTGGTACAAGGTGATAGGGTAGAAGAACTTGATGCTCTTATTGATATTCTAGTTGTTACTATCGGTGCCATTCATAGTTTTGGTGCTGATGGTGAAGCGGCATGGAAAGAAGTTATGAAAACAAACTTTGCTAAAATTGATTCAGATTCTGGTAAGGTTCGCAAGCGAGAAGATGGCAAAGTTCTCAAGCCTGAAGGCTGGACTGCACCAGCATTGGCGCAGTTCTTAAAAAATTAATAGGGCCACGGTCCTCGTTGTTTTCTAAGGACTTGTGTTATATCACCCGTTAAAGCATTTGCTTTAATAACAGAATTAGTCGAAAAACTTAAACCAGGTAAAGCAGTTCCGGTTTGTGCAAGATAGCTACTACCAAGGGCAAATGCCTGCTGTGGAGTTACTGCATTGCCAGTTTGTTTATTAAGCTGTCCTTTTCGTAGCAACTCAGTGGACTGTGTAAATCCTTGATTGATAACTTGCTCTTCTGAGGCAATTCTGCCATAGCTATTATTTGCCATCATTGCAGACTCTTGTATTCTTCTTGGACGATCTCTTTCATCTGCGGCGATAAAGCTGGCAGCTCTATCCCACTCACCGTTCTTATACATACTAGTTAAATCAATCTTTTCGCCTTTGACATAAGCATAACTAGCATCGCCTGTTTGATTTTGATAACTTACTAAACTGTCAAATGCATTTTGTGGAAGTTTACTCACACCTGCGCCTGCTAACATTTTTTTAACGTTTGCTTCATTCTTTGCTAAATCGGTGGCAAATAATTGATTTGCTTTGTCTGGTGTTACACCTTTAGTAAAAATTTCTGGGTCACTTGATTTTGAAGTCATCGTATCAAGTACTTTAGTACCTTGCTGTTCATTTTGTGCCTTAGCTACACTACCGTCTGTTAATACCCCTGACAACGCATTGCGTTCTGCTTCTGCATTTTGTCTGTTCAATCTTGCAGTTTCTGCATCCGTTTGAGTCGAACCTGATGCAGGGGTGTCTGCTACTTTACTAGCGAAGCCTGCACTCTGACCTTTACCGTCGTCGTGATTAACCGGAGAATATCCATTGTTTTCTTTTATCTTTGACTGTGCTTGATCGCTGGTAGTTACATTATCTACATCAACTTCTACTACTTCAACATTTGCTTTTGCGATAGGCGCACCTTGCTCATTATCTTTTGGTTGGCGAGGTGTTTGACTCGGCGCAGGATCTTTTTGCATTTGTTGATTTCCAATGCCTACAGGATTTATACTACTGCTATGTCCGAACCAAGGTTCGTGTTCTGGTACTGTTGAGCATATACTTTCAGTAACCCCTTGATTGACTATCAATGAGTTTAGTACTAAAGGATCAGTTTCACTAGCAGTCGGACCGTTCATGTGTATAACACCGGCAGTTTCATAGTGTCCTATCGAACTACTAATGTTACTAGACATCAAACTTGTTATAGTTGTATCCAGTCCTGCTCTTGTTCTTACGTTACCGATTGCTTCTCCGTGTATGTCTGCTCCTGCTTTGATATTAACATTCATCCCAGCTTCTATGTTCACATCTTTATCAGCATAAAGATTTAAATTTTCCTGTGTATGAATACTAATGTCTTTACTACCATAGACGTGTACTCTGCCGTCGGCACTGAGTTCCATCCAGCTTTCGCCAGCTTTACTGATGATATAAACGTGTCCACTGGTATCATCTAATAATAGTTGAGTGCCGCTGGTAGTACGAAGTCTGATCAATTTACTATTACCGTCTTTGTCTCCGTCATCCATGACAAATTGATGTTGCCCTGGTGTTAATATTCCTAATACCTTGCTCGGTGTTTCTCTAGTCACACTGCTGGTAGTTACTCCTCGAATAGTGTCGCCTTCGAGTCCTTGTTGCTTGAGAGCATTACTCATTGGTTTGTGCTCTACATATTTTTCTAAATCAGGATCAGAGTCTTTTCTATTCTTTGGAGCAGCTGGTTTATTTTCTCCTGTTAATGTATTTTTATAAGGAATTCCAGGAATACTAACTTGTGTGCCTCGTTGAAATAAACAGGCAAACCAAAAACCTTTATCTAACTTTCCGGCTGCAAATCCAACTAACACCCTGGCATCTAAATCCGGAGGCACTGCCCAAAAGCCATAGCTTTTAATAGTATCATCGTATTCTTTTACATTAGTACCTTGATCGTAAATGCTAGTCGATCCGCCGAATGGACTAGCATAGCTCACACCTATCCAACTAGCTTCGACATCAGGATCACCACCGAATTCTTCGATCCATACCTGTAGTCTTCCCATGTGTTGCGGATCATCATTTTTCTTAACAACACCGACATATATACCAGGACTACTAGCAACACCTTTATTATTAGTATTGCCAGTATAGTTTTGTGGGACTTTTTTCTGTCCGAATGGATTCATTGGACCTGTCATTTAAATTCTTCCTCTTTTTGATTTTTTAGTAATGTAATCACTGGCTGTTCCTTTCCAATCATTGGGTAACAATAATCTATCCTGACCTTGATTGCCATTTGACGGCACACCTATGCCAAAGTTGTAGTACTCTGTGGTTGCCTTAACACCATCATTGAATGTTTCGTACTTATTATAAGTTCCAGTTTTGACATCGAATCCTAGACCACTAGGATTATTAACGGCGGCTGGGCCTGGACGCTGAGTATTATTACGTTTCCAATCTTCTAATCCTCCGCTGCCACTTTTTTGTAGTGCTTCTGCTGTCAGTGTTTCTGCTGGGTACGGTTTATAATTGGAAATGCCTGCATCAGCATATGCTTCTGCTGATAACTTATTAGTATATTCAAAGTGAGCTTTAGTTTCTGCGATATACTGCTCTTTTGCCTTTGAGTATGCCATGTCTTTAGTTACTTGTGGCGGCGTTTCTGTTAAGGATTGTGCATTTACAACCGGGTCATTTACAACTGGGGGTGGATTATTTGCAATTTTTTCTCTATAACGATTTAAAGCAGTTAGTACAGGCCCAGACGAGTTGTTAGCATCACCGCGAACAACACCAGCGGCTCCCATACCTTCTTTACCGGATAAATTATCTCTGGCAGCATCGCCATTTCGTTCTCGTTTTGCCTGTTCTCTTAATTCGGCAACTTTGTCTGCTTCCCTTACATCACTGTTTATTGCACTTGTCATAAACTGTTCAAATGTAACTTCACCTACTACTCCCTTGGGCAGTATATAACTAGGTATAGTAAGATCTTTTCTTGCTTTTAATTTCTGAGTCCACTTACCTTCTTTAAAACTATTTGTCACTGACCAAACTTGGTAGATTCCAAGAATTTGATCTGTGGTATTAAACAGCATTGTGTCATTGCTGTCCCAGTCTGTCGTAGGAGCTTGACTATTAAAATAAAATAAGTTGGCACCTTTATAAAATTGTGCTTGGCCATAGTCGCCCCATGCATTGACCCTTGTTCCCCAGTCTGGATCTAAACTTGGCATTTTGTCTTCGATCAATGTTTTAATTTGTTCGTCATTGCTACTGGAAAACTCTATTTTGTCTAACTGGTCTTTACCCACTAACATAGCGTTGGGCATTCCTAACCAATAAGGATCTGCTATTATTTCCAACTCCATGTCGATCAAATCTCTCGGCGCTAACAACACAGTAAAGATTTTTTCCATGAGCTTTTCGTTTTCTGCTTTTGCAATATCTATGTCTTCTCCGATTACATCTGGTTCCATTCTAGGTCTTAGACTAGAATAATTAACAGATAAAATTTCATTGTAAATTTTCTTAAAGTCCACGTCTTCTGCAAACTTTGGAGCCATTGTTTCTAATAACTCAGTTCTGTTATTAATGGAATTGGTAGGCAGTCCAGCTTTTTCTTTTGCTCTCAACACATTTTCTTTTTCAAGTATGGCTGCATTGATTGTTTGTATGTATTGTTCTAATGCTGCCTTTCTTGCTTTGTTTGAACCTTTTCTGTTTATTTCAGCAGAAGCTACTATTGCACTTTGTTGTAGTTCCTTAAGTTCTTTTCTAGCAACACCATTTTTGTCATTTTGAACATAAGGAGTAACATCTTTTCTATAGTTTTGTACATTCATTGCTCCTGGTCCGGTGGTTCCTCGATCTGTCCATATCACTGGAAAACTAGGCAAACTATAACTTTGATTAAACTGTAGATCTACTTTAATAATATCTGTACTCAAGCCGGTGTAGTTATGATAATACACTTTTCGCAGTAATCCTTCTTGAATATAATATCTCAGCTTGCTAATAACTTTGTCTTTGCTTGATTGTCTATTCAATAAATCAAGTTCGTCAGGATACTGATACATGTTTGGTTGATCAGCCAAGAATATTAAAAAGACATGTTTAACTGCGTAACGTCCTCGAATATAGTCAAAGTTTTTATTAACAGTATAGGTTTCGATTCTAAAAAATTGATATGGTTTACCCATGTTATCTTCAATGATTTTTTTATTAGCTTCACTGCTGCCGCTGGCGCCCTGCTTTTGTCCTTCTTTTTTGCCGGGCATTAAATCGGAAACTTCTTTAGTACTCATTAACACTCTATTAATCCAAGAAATAATAGTTGTGCCCGGACGAGCAGTAATATCCCATTTTTGTTTTCCTATTCCAAAGCGAGATAAAAAAGATTCCTTTACTGCCGGATCTGCTTTGCCTTTACTTGTAAACGTAAAATTTTCCACGTCGGGCTGTACAAGGAAATGGTACTCGTCGTGAAATGGATCTGTTTCGGCAGGGTGTGCTCCGCCACCATTACCTCCGGTGCCTGCTTTTTGTCGTGCTTCAGCGTATCTGAATTCTTTGTTTTCTAATTCAATGCTAAGTTGTTCGAAGAATTCTTTGACATTCTCTACTTGAATCTTAGTAGTATCTTTAATTGGCTGTACCAAATCCGTTTGACTGTGATGATTTGCATGAATGAACTTTAATACATACTCACTGCCTTTTTCACTGACACTGCTTTTAACGTCTGTGCTTATCAACATAATAGGCCAAACGTATTTAAAAGGACTGTCTATGCCAGTTTCGCTGATAAAATCTTCAGCAAGTATTTCTATCTCTAACAAGAATCTTGCATCTAAATGATTATCACAGCCTACTTCAAAAGCGGCAGCTCTTATATAATCAAAGAATGTAAAACCCATGGGTTCGAAGATTTTTAAATCTCCGTAGCCATTGTATGCTACACTTGTTTGGAAGTTAGGACTTACTAAGTTATCCCAATTAATTTCCCCCATGACAAATCTACCAGTGGCCGCAGTTTCTGAAATAACTACACCTAACCTAGGATCTAATTTGTTTACGTTTTGTGGATTAACAATGGTTAATCTCGAATAATATGTATGTGCCATTACTTGTCGCCTAATTTCAATAAAGGATTTATTAATATACCAACATCCGATTTTGTTGGTCGAGGTCTTTTAGTACCACCCGGCCCTGTTTTATTTTTTTCTTGTTCGTTTTTCTTAACGGCATCGTTGATAACCGAATCATCTGGCGCAGTAGGTTTAGTAGTAGGTTTCCCGGGTCTGTTTTTTTCAACTTTTGCTGTGCTTGTCAATAAATCTCCGGAGCCTTTTTCAAAAGTAGCAATTCCTGCATCGTTCTTTGGATCAATGGGAACTCCATTTTTTCTAACTTCGTAATGAACGTGTGGTTGTTCATTGGCGCCAGTTGCCCCGCTATATCCTATCAATGATCCGGATGGTATTGTTTGACCAACTTTATAGCCTCCGGGATTGTTATCATCTAAGTGTCCGAACACATATTCTTTACTAGGATCATTGGGGTCTTTTACATATAATGCTTTGCCATATCCCAATTTTCCAGTGTCAATTACCCTAGATACTTTTAAATCTTGATTAGCATATATCGGACTGCCTACTCCTGCGCGAAGGTCGATACCTTTGTGATCGCCACTGCACGTCGGGCAAGGTGGTTTTCTTTTTCCAAAACCGGATGTAATCACTGCCATTAGTTAACTCCTGCGAGTTTTTCTAACAATGCCATATCCCTGGGAACTAAAACTGTTAGTCCTGCTGTAAAATCCCATATAGGATCTTTAATCAAATCTGCATTAGCCAACGCAATCATCCACCAATATCTACTAGACCCGTATTGTTGGTAACTGAATAAATCTATTCTGTTTTCACATTCTGTAGGTACCACTACGTAGTCACCATTAACAGTAGACATTACTGGAAGTTTAGCTACATCTAAATAAAAACTTCGATATCGACTGTCACGTAGATAACTTTTTGTATCATACATCGTTCCAGAAAAATTATTTACTGCCATGATTAAATGTATCCTTGACTGTTTAACTTACCAGCGGCAAAATCTTCTAAATTAAAAGTATTAACAGTTTTATATAAATTCTGTTGCACTAACAATCCAATGCTTATTGTAAAAAACACAGGGAGATAAATCTCTTTTTGTCGACTAGCAGTAACAACTATTTCCGGAACTTCACCTTCAGGAATGGCATTTGTTGGTACATTATTTTTTCTAACAGATTCAATGTCTTTATATATATCACTGCTTGGATCTATTTTGCCTTTAACATAATCTACATCTTCGGGAAATGTCATATTAAATTTACTGATGACCACAGGGATGTTATCAAATACTTGATTACCATAGGCAAAGAATCGTAGTATTCTCGGAGGTAGGCCGCGCAGTGGATCGGTTCTGCCATAATTCATTTTTGTATATGTACGCAAGAATCTCAACGCATACACACTTAAATTGAAATGTTCGCTGGTATGGGCACTGAACTTGCAGGTCATATTGATACTGGGATTTTCGGTTCTTCCATAACCATATGTTTGATAGTTGGTATGGCTCATAGCATAACTATCATATTTGACTTCTTGCCCGTATTCAATCTGAGGTGTATACGGGAAATCCAATTTCTTAAGATTTCCCACAGGGTTTCTTGGTTGTAGATATACTGTACTCATATCATTATTTATAGTGAAATAATGTATAGTTTTAATGAAAAGACTTGACAGCAGTAATAAAAATGTGTTATTATTAGTCTATGGCAACATCACAAGCAAACCCACTAGCAAAACAGTACTTGACCAACAAGGAACTACTTAAAGAAATTCATTTAAGTAAAAATCAATATAGCAGTTATTCTAAATCAGAATATTCTGACTACGATTTAATTCTACCCAGCGTAGATAAGATTAATATCAGAACTATTGCTGATGCTAAACGAACCAAGGCACTACGTCTTAGTCATTTAGCACTGACAGAAGCTCAAACAATTAATTCAAAAGCTAAACTAGCAGAAGTTGAAATTGACTATAAAAAAGTTCTTAAAACAGATGTCGTGTTTAGAATTATGACACACGATCATATACCTCTTGAACCTGGACGTAAAAAGACTCCTAAGAATCGAGGCGATCATCACAGCAAATGTAACTTTCCCCCATTCCAGCATTTTAAATTCAGCACAGAAGATGGCGCAGGTAAAGATGATTTAATCTGCGTAGGCAAGAGTCACTGGAAAGGTGATATGGACACTGGTGCATTTAATTTAGAAGGCAGTATAACAAAAAAACTAGCCAAGAGTTACATGTTACTCTGCGAACGCTACAGTATGCGCTTCAACTGGCGTGGTTATACTTACGTAGACGAAATGCGCTCACAAGCATTGCTACAATTATCACAGATAGGACTACAATTCGATGAATCAAAATCGCAGAACCCTTTTGCGTATTATACTGCCGCTATTGACAACAGTTTCACTCGCATCCTTAATATTGAAAAGAAAAACCAAATGATTCGAGACGACTTGTTAATTCAAACAGGTAGCAGTCCCAGTTTCACTAGACAATTCGAACATGAAACAATGATGCGTGACGAACGCGAACGTATCGCTAATCTTAAAACAGAGGATTTCTAATGGCAGATATGTTTAAGAAGGCGGCAGTCTTTACAGACATTCACTTTGGCATGAGACAAAACAGCAAAGCCCATAACGACGATTGTTTGAGTTTTGTCAAATGGTTCTGTGCCGAAGCAAAAAAGCAGGATTGTGACACGGCAATCTTTATGGGCGACTGGCATCACCATCGTGCCACAGTCAATGTCAGTACATTGAACTATACTGTCGAAGCCATTGATTATATCAGCAAACACTTTGAGCGTTTCTTTTTTATTGCTGGCAATCACGATTTATATTATCGTGAGAAACGTGACTTAACAAGTATTCCATTTATCAAAAATCAAAAAAACGTAGTTTTGGTAAATGACATTTACACAGAAGGAGACGTCAGTCTTGTTCCGTGGTTAGTTGGCGAAGAATGGACCGGCATGAAGAGATTACAAAGTCGTTATGTATTTGGACATTTCGAACTTCCTAATTTTAAAATGAATGCCAATGTTGCAATGCCGGATCACGGTGGATTGAATCGTGGGCATTTCCCTAATCAAGAAAAGGTCTTTTCTGGACACTTCCACATGAGACAGCACAGTGGCAATGTCAGCTACATCGGCAATGCCTTTCCACACAACTATGCTGATGCCTGGGATGATGACCGGGGTATGATGATTCTCGAGCATGGTGGACAGCCCAAGTATATTGCTTGGCCAGATGCTCCAAAATTCAAAACTATTGATCTTACAAGATTAATCGATGATCCTACAAAGTACATGGATGCCAATTCATTCCTGCGTGTTACCTGCGATGCTGACATTAGTTTTGAAGAAGCAAACTTCTTAAAAGAAAGTTGGCAAGAAGAATACAAGCTACGTGAGATTAGTTTGATTCCTGCAAAACGAGAAGAACATGCACAGGATTGGAGTGGAGACGTACATTTTGAATCCGTGGATCAAATCGTTGTACAACAACTTACAGCCATCGAAAGTGAAGTCGTAGATCGCCAAACACTGATTGACATCTACAACGGACTTCACGTATAATATACATTCATGATTAAATTAAAATCTCTAACAGTTAAAAACTTTCTCAGCGTAGGCAATGTAACCCAAGCACTAAAATTTGATCAACACGGTCTCACACTAGTATTGGGTAATAACTTGGACTTGGGTGGTGATGGTAGTCGCAACGGCACTGGCAAGACTACTATTGTCAATGCACTGAGCTATGTCTTATACGGCAATGCATTAACTAACATTCGCAAAGATAACTTAATTAATAAAACTAACAGCAAAAGTATGTTAGTTACCTGCGAGTTTGACTGCGAAGGACATAGTTATCGTATTGAACGTGGACGCAAGCCAAACGTACTTCGTTTCATTGTCGACGACAAAGAAACCGACAACCTTGAAACAGAAGAACAACAGGGCGAGAACAAAGAAACACAGGCAGACATTGAACGCATACTTGGCATGGGCCATGATATGTTCAAGCACATTGTTGCACTCAACACTTACACAGAGCCGTTCCTTAGTTTAAAGACCAATGATCAAAGAGATATCATTGAACAGTTGTTGGGTATTACTCAGCTCAGTGAAAAAGCAACATTGCTTAAAGATTTAATAAAGAACACTAAAGATGCAGTCAAAGAAGAAGAATATAGAATCAAAGCCATCGGGGACGCTAATACTAAAATTAAAACGTCTATCGAAGATTTGGAACGTCGTAGTCGTTTATGGCAGACAAAACAAACGGACGATTTAGAAAAACTTGCTGCCAGTATCAATGAACTAATGAACATTGACATTGCCATTGAACTAGAGAATCACAAGGCTCTTGCGTTGTGGCAGGCCAATGAAAAAGAACTTAAACGTCATAATAAAGATTTAGCTACACATCAAAGTACTATCAAAATCTTAAAAAGTAATTTATTGAAATTGGAAAGTGCTAAAACTAAAGCCGAAGCACATCAATGCCATGCTTGCGGGCAAGACATACATGACACTAAGCAAGAAGAAATGATGACGGAGATAGACGGTGCTGTTAACAATCTTAAAGAAGATTTAGTTGAAGAAGAAACTGCTTTGTCTAAAGTCACAGAAGATATCGCTAGCCTAGGTAAACTAGGTACAGCACCCGCAGTTCGTTATAGTAATATTGATGATGCTGTTAATCATAAGAGTACATTAGAAACAGCACAGGATCAATTTGAGCGCAGAGCATTAGATCTTGATCCTTATGTTGAACAAGCAGAGCATTTGAAGACCAGTGCTTTGGAAGAACTTAACTTTGACAGTATCAACAGACTAACAAAGTTAAATGAACATCAAGAGTTTTTGCTTAAACTGTTGACCAGTAAAGATAGTTTTATTCGTAAGCGTATTATTGAACAGAATTTGAGTTACTTGAATCATAGATTAGCACATTATCTTGAAAAGTTAAGTTTACCGCATGAAGTAAAATTCCGCAGTGACTTAGAAGTAGATATTACACAGCTTGGACAAGAGTTTGACTTTGATAACTTGAGTCGAGGTGAACGTAATAGACTTATTTTAGGCTTGTCGTGGGCATTCCGAGATGTCTACGAAAGTCTAAATAGGCCAATCAATTTGTTGTTCATCGACGAAATGATTGACAGTGGTATGGACGCCAATGGTGTTGATAACAGTTTGGGTATTCTTAAAAAGATGGCTAGAGAAAATCGGAAGAATATCTTCTTGATCAGCCACCGCGATGAACTGGTCGGGCGTGTAAATAACATACTACAAGTAGTAAAAGAGAATGGCTTTACAACATTCAATACAGATATAGAAATGGTAGAAGCATAATGACAATAGAATCAAAAGCACTCGATGCTATTAAAAAAGCCTGCGAAAAAACAGACGACGAAATTATTAATGCAACATCGTGGTCTGAATTAAATTTTGATAGCTTACAGACTGTAGAATTAATCATGCAAATGGAAGATCTATTTGATCTTACCATCGAAGACGAAGATGCAGAAAAATTAAAAAATTACAACGATTTAATAACTTTTATAAAAGGGAAAACAAAATGACAGAAGAAAACACAACTCCAGTAAATACACAAGAAGAACTTGTTAAACAATTCCAATTGTATATTGAAGAGAACGAAAAGTTCACGACTAAGAAAGTTAAAGCAGCCGCTGGCCGTGCTCGAAAGGCATTGCAAGAAGTTGCCAAACTTGTCAAGCAACGTCGCAAAGAAATCACTGAAGAGAAAGCGGCGTTGTCAGTTAAATAAAACTGATGACATGGCTTTACCAAGGTGATTTAATAGAAGAACTTCCTGAGGACTGTGTTGGTTTTGTTTATCTCATTACCAACTCAGTCACAGGCCGCAAATACATAGGCAAAAAATTGGCAAAGTTTGCAAAGACAAGTTACAAAGTTGTCAAGCAAAAAAATGGCATTAAAAAGAAAAAGAAAATTCGTTCAAAAGTCGATTCTGACTGGAGAGATTACTACGGGAGTAGTGATGAATTATCTAAAGACGTTACCACACTAGGCAAAGAAAATTTCACTCGTGAAGTTTTACACTACTGCACATCCAAGGCTCATACTTCATACTTAGAAGCAAAAGAACAATTCGATAGAAAAGTTTTAGAAACAACAGATTACTACAATGGCCAAATATCCGTTCGCGTCCACGGATCACATATCATAAACAGAATTTAAATCGGCACCGGCCACAAAGACACTACTGATAATGCCCGTACCGGCAAGTTAAACAAGGTACCCAATAACTGGACTCCGTGTCGCAGGGAAGGAACTTCTGAGCAGTAGCAGAGACATGATTGCCACTATCCTTAACAGGACGCAACACAAGGTATGAAACGTGTTGGCAAATGTATAGTACGACCAAAAAGAGTAGGCACTGCTGAGTCATTGCAACCTACATGAATTAAGATGTTTATCTATTGGCTACTTAATTCTGCGTTATAAGAAGAGCTACATAAAAAGGTACAGCGTAACCGCCTTTACTAGTAATAGTTGTAGTAATAGATTACGATAATGGGCCTCCGACAGGATTTTCCAATTTTTACTTTTCGTCCTTAACAGGGCGAAGTACGACTGCAAAACCTTGACAAGTATTATCTAAGAAGAACAATTGATAACAATGAATTATGTTAATAAAAAGAATTCTAAGATTTGTGTTTTACTGTAAGTAAAAGGTAAATCTTGTTGTTCTACGAACAACTTAAATCATTTCTTGTGTTAATGTATCTTTTGGTTTAATGCCTCGATCTAGGCTTATCTTATCTTTGAGTATTTTAAGGAATATCTTCTTCTCTTCAAATGTAATATTCCATAGGTCATTATAACTCTGTCCTGAGTATATAGCCAATGTTGCAATATCTTCTATTATGGCTTTTGATTCCTTGTCTAAAGAGTTTAAGAACTTTAGAATGTCTGGCCCAGACTTCAAGGATAAAAGCCTTATGCGAAAAAAGTCGTTGGATTAAGGTCTAAACTAGATTTAAATTCGGTGTTGCAATTTTTACAACTCACACTAAATTCTTTATCCACACCCATTGTACTGGTCATCATTATAGATAATTCAATTTTTGAAAAATCATTTTTGCTGAGATCGTTGATCCAGTCTTTGATGTTTGCATTATCAGTTACAGCTACTCCGTCTGGTAATAACACAGTGTCTATACAGCTACTGACAATTTCTATGTTTTTTTCAGTTAAAATTTGATAACTTCGTTGCATTAAATTTACTTTAGTTGCTTCGTCTGCATTATTTTGTTCTGCAAGTTGTATATTTCTAATCTGTTCAAACTGTACCCAATTTAAGTTCAATAAATTTTGCACAGTAACTGGTTTGATAAAAATTTTAATTCCATTATCTAATTCAACAGGCTCTAATTTTTCAACAGTTTTTATACTGCTGATAATTTGATTTAAGTTTATACTCACTTCGTTGGCAGTTTCGCAGGCAGTGCATTTACAATTAACATCTAAATTATCACCATACGTACAACGCTTGATACCAACTAAAACAGCATCTAAGTCAATGGCCGGCATGGACATGGGATCAGTGATTGAAGGAACACAGCTATTAATCATTTGAGTTATTGCGCTGCCGTTTAGTAAAGCATCTGCGTTTTTAAGCATTAGCTCATCTTTGGCGGTCAGTGGATAAATTGGGATCTCACCCATTTCGTTAAACTCTGTGGGTTTTTCTTTATAAAAGTTTCCTTGGCTGGGCAACTTAATCCATATTCCAGGCTTTCTAAAATATTGTTTTAACGGGTTGACTTGGTTTTCCATTTTTTCTCCAACTAAATAGTATATAAAGTAATTACTCTTTATTTATATACATATTTAATGGCAGATCCAATTAAAGTCTACGGAACAATAAATCAAGCGACCTCTGGCTTCGAGTTCTCTCTTGACGGCATGGCTAGTTACAGCCAAATGAAGAAGTTGTTGGCAGTAACTGAATCTATGGCTAAAAAAATGGGAGCAGATGCCACTGGCCCTAGTAAAGAAGAAAAAGAAGAAGTAGATTTACTTAAAGATAAAAACAAACAGACTAAGCAGTCTATTGATCTTGAAGAAGAACAACAAAAAAGATCCAATGAACTTGATAAAAAGTTTAGAGATTTAAGCAGGACTTCATCCTTTCTTCAAGGTAATTTAAGTGCCGCTGGCACAGGATACACAACAGGTTTAACATTATTAACCACTGGAGTAGGAACATTACTGGGTGCTTTGTCTGGATATGCTGACCAACTGCAACTGGGTTTACAACGAGGTATCAGTGGCGGAGTAATGGATTTTGCTATTGCTGCCAAAACAGGCGGTGTTAGTCTAGGATCATTTTCCAAAGCATTGGAAGAAAGTGGCGGCGCATTTGCCAGTCTGGGCGATGGAGCAACCAACGGTGCTAAGAACTTTGGATCATTAATTGGTAGTGTTAGAACAGCTACAGCAAGCGTAGGCAATCTAGGATTAAGCAACGATCAATTGGCATTGCTTACAGCACAACAGGTCAAGGTAGCTGTTTCACAGGGTTTTAAAGGCACTGCTGCTCAAAATGTTGTAATTAATAACACTCGTGCATTGGCTAAAGAATTAGATATACTGGCAAATCAAACTGGTAAGAGTGTGTTAGAAATGACTCAGGCCGCGGTAAAATTAGCACAAGATCCGTTAGTAAGTAGCTTTGTTAGAGATATTAAAACGGGCGGAGCAGATGCCGCCAAAGCATTAAATTCATATGCCGCCAACTTTACTGCATTGTTTGGCAAAGAAGGAGATAAACTAGCACGTGATACTATTGGTCCTGCACTGTCCGGACTGCCTATGATTATCAATGACACGGGTAAAAACCTAGCATTGGCCAGTCAAAGCACATACAATGAAATAGATAGACTAGCCCAAAAAGCTCGCAGTGGCGAAGCAATGACCGATGAAGATAGACAGCGTTTATCCGAAACAATTAAAAAAGAAGTTGCACAGCGTGGCCAAGAACTTCGATACATGTCTGAACTAGGTGGGCCAATGGGCGAAAGTGCTAAACAGTTTCTGTCATTGGCACAGGAAGTTGAAAACTATAATAGTGCCGCAGGTGAGCAACGTAGAAAAGAAGACAAAGCCGCACAAGAGTTTAATACGGCAATGAATCAGTTTAAAGCAAATTTACAAGCTCTTGCAATACCATTCTTGAATTTAATCAACGGTATTGATTGGACAGTTTTCATTAATACTCTCAGTGCATTTGCTTCAGGGTTAGGTACTGTATTACATTTACTTGATCCAATTGGTAAATTTTTAGGTATGGGTCCAGGCGGATTAATAGGTGCAATACTAGGCTTAGTGGCAGTTATAGCTATAGGAAAAACTGGATATGGCTTATTGAATAAATCAGTGACATCTATGGCAGCTACTTTTACAGAATCGGCTGCAAAAATTAAATTAGCTGCCGACAGACTTTTAGGCATTGGTGCATCTGGAAAACTAGGAAAGAAAGCACAGTCTGCTAGCCTAGCTACTGCAATTACATTAGACTCGGTAAGTAGTCCGTCTACAAGCAAAATTGGCAAAGGTATAGCCAAAGCAGGATTAGCTGGCGGCCTTGGTGGTATGATGGGCGGGGGCCTAGGCCAAATGGGCGGTGAATATGCTACAGAGAAACTGGGTCAAGAAAAAAACTCAGGCGGCGCAATTGGTGGAACAACAGGTGCATTAGCCGGTGGCATTGCAGGCGCAGCAATCGCCGGAGGATTAACAGTTGGCACAGCTGGGCTTGGCGCATTTGTTGCACCTGCAATTGTCACAGGCATGTCAGCACTGGGGGGTTTTCTGGGTAATGTTGTCGGTAATACAATAGGAGATTGGATGAGTGATGATTCGTCTAGTCTAGCAGAAACAGACATGGCAGCAGTTGATCAAAGTAACCAATATCAGCAGGCCAGCTTGAAACAAGGTCAACAATTAAACGCCAAAATTGATGCGCTAAATGAAAATATGGGATATGGTAATAGTATAAGTGCCAGGGGTGTAGCAGTTGCAGAAACAGGTAATAGACAATTAGCCAACTTACAATACGGTAATGCTTAATAAATACTACAACAGGATTAATAAACAATATGTCATGGCGTAAGCATTTTCAGATACCACAAACAGCCAATGAAGTAGCCAAATCAAAAGTAGCTACAGGTAACCATCACGGCAGTAGTAGTAAGTTCAGCAGTTGGCTAAAAGACGTATACGCAGGAACACCAAACCGTGTTGAGCGTTATATGCAATACGAAGTCATGGATCAAGACAGCGAAGTCAATGCCGCACTTGATACAGTTGCAGAATTCTGCACACAATTTGACTACGAAAGCAATTTGCCTTTCAGTGTTGAACACTTTAATGAACCAACAGAAGCAGAAGTAAATGTATTAACACGTAGTTTACGTCAATGGTGTATGATCAACGACTGGAACAAACGTGTATGGCGTATGATGCGTAGTACAATTAAGTACGGCGATGGCTTCTTTATTCGTGATCCAGAAACATACGAATTGTTGTATGTAGATGGTGCAGACGTTAGTAAAATTATTATCAATCAAAGCAAAGGCCGCGAAGTAGAGCAATATATTATTAAGAATATTAGTATTAACATTGCTGACAAAGTAGCAACCAATCCTTTGATTGCGGATCAAAACTATGGTCCAACACAGTTTAATAAAAGTGCTTTTACACAATTTGCCAGTGCTAACACAGGCAGCAACAGCAATACAAATAATGCAGAAACAGCAGTAGATGCAAGCCATGTACTGCATCTAAGTCTAAGTGAAGGCATGGACACTAACTATCCATTCGGTACAAGTATATTAGAATCAGTGTATAAAGTATTCCAACAAAAATCATTGTTAGAAGACAGTATCATTATCTATCGTGTACAACGTGCTCCAGAACGTAGAGTATTTTACATTGACGTGGGTAACATGCCAGCTAACATGGCTATGAGCTTTGTTGAGCGTGTTAAAAATGAAATTCACCAACGTCGCATGCCAAGTCGTACAGGCGGCGGCACTAGCATTATGGATGCCAGTTACAATCCATTGAGTATGTTAGAAGACTACTTCTTTGCACAAACAGCAGAAGGTCGTGGCAGTAAAGTTGAAGTATTACCAGGCGGTGATAACTTGGGTCAAATTGATGACTTGAAATACTTTACCAACAAGCTAATGCGAGCAATGCGTATTCCCAGCAGTTATATGCCCACAGGACCAGATGATGGCACAGCAACATATAACGATGGCAGGGTAGGAACCGCGTTCATTCAAGAATATCGCTTTAACAAGTATTGTCAAAGACTACAGAATCTAATAGTAAATCCTTTAGATAAAGAATTTAAAATGTTCTTAAAACACAAAGGCATTGAATTAGATTCTAGTACATTTAAATTAAGTTTCTTGCCACCACAGAGCTTCAGTGAATATCGTGAAATCGAAGTTAACAATGCCAGAGCCGCAGTATTCGGACAGCTTGCAGAAGTACAATACATTAGCAGACGTTTTGCATTAAAGAAATATCTAGGATTGACTGACGAAGAGATTGTAGAAAACGAAGCAAAATGGCTAGAAGAAAATCCAGAAGCCGGAGAAGGATTAACACCTCCGGGTAACGCGGCTATGGCCGCAGGCGACTTAACTGGACTAGGAGTAACTCGTCCAACTGAAGATGATTTTGGACAAATAGATCAATTAGGACAACAAGACCAGGCTGAGCCAGGAGCAGAAGCCGCAGGTCAAGTCAGTCCCTTAGGCGGAGCACCGGCCCCAACACCAGGTGGAGCACCTCCAGCACCAGGAGCAACTCGATGAAATTATTTGAAGTAAAACACGAAGATGGTATTGTTGATCCATCTAAAAACGAACTCGAAACTAGTAAAAAAACAGATACTAGACGTCCTAGACTAACACTAGAACACTTGGGAAAACTACGAAAAATGCGTGAAATTCGTAAACTTGAAATGGAATCCAGAAAGGATCTTTTTAAGAAGATTTACGCAAGACCTCCAGCAATGGAATAAATTTACTATACTTACTCTGTGTTTCTTTTAGAAAACTGGGTTTTTAACTCTATTTTAGCACTATTCTTGTAATCTTTCTGTAAATATAATACAGACGAATTACTTTGGCCAAAAGGAGAAACACAATGTCTAAACATACGTTAGAGCAAGTATTAGAAGCCCTTATCAACAAGGAAGATGACCGTGCAAGCGATTTGCTACATCAGTTCTTTGTTCAAAAAGGAAAGTCAATTTATGAAGAACTAAGTTCTTTTGACGAACAACTAGAAGAAGATGAAGAAGCGGATCTCGAAGAAGGTATTGGCGGTTCACCTGCTAGTGACTTCGAAGAAGAAATCATTGCCGATGAATCTGATCTAGAAGATGAAAAATTATTCAGTGAAGCAGACGAAGAAGGCGAAGATCCTATGTCTGCTGAAGAGCCAACAGAGCCAGAAGCAACTGCTGACTTAGCAATGGGTGGCGACATGCCAGCTGAAGAGCCAGCAGCCGAAGGCGAATTGCTACAAAAAGCAGATGACGCTATCGACGAATTAAAAGCAATCTTTGCTGAAATTATGGGCGCACAAGGTGGTGACATGCCAGCTGATGAGCCTGTAATGGGTGATGATATGCCTGCTGAAGATCCAACAAAAGAAAGCTTCCGTGCTTTCGGTGAAGCTGTTGCAATGAAAGCTGTTCCGGCACCAACACATGGTGACAACGGTGCAAACACACGTAGTCCAGTAAGTTCTGGTAGTAAGATCAGTGCTAACGGCGCAAGCGCAGTTAAAGTTAACAGTGGTAACACTGCCGGCGGTAAAGCTGATTCTGCTAAAGAAGACGACGCTGGTAATGTAAACAAAGTTGGTAATGCTAAGGCTCCTGCACTTAAAGGTGTAGCTGTTCCTAAAACTACTGATAGCGCAGCCAACAAAACTAGTCCTGTAGCGAAGTAATAAGATGGCCTTACCATTAGTAGAAGCTCTTACATTCGACCAAGCTGGTATCCGCACTCAAATTGTGGAAAACCAAACTGGCGGCAAAGACCTCTACATGGAAGGCATATTCATTCAAGGCGGTGTTAAAAATCAAAACCAAAGAGTTTACCCCGTGAATGAGATCGCTAGAGCATGTAGTAACATTGCTGAAAAAATTAAATCTGGTTATAGTGTGTTAGGCGAAGCCGATCACCCAGATGACCTGCAAGTTAACTTAGACCGTGTATCACACATGATTACAAACATGTACATGACTGAAAACAACGGTATAGGTAAGCTAAAAATTCTACCAACCCCAATGGGTAACATTGTAAAGACTCTTTTAGAGAGCGGTGTTAAACTTGGCGTGAGTAGCAGAGGATCAGGTAACGTCAACGAATCTGGTGGCGTTACTGATTTCGAAATTGTCACGGTAGACATCGTGGCACAACCTAGTGCTCCGGCAGCATATCCCAAAGCAATCTATGAACGTGTAATGCACGATCGTAGACGCCACGCCTTATTAGACGTTGCAAGCGCAGTAAGACATGATCCAAAAGCACAGAGATACCTCCAGGAAGAGGTTCTTAGGTTCATCACCAACTTGAACAAGTAAGGGGAATAAGATGAGCACATTAAAAGAACTATTCGGCGCTGAGGTTTTATCTGAGGAAGTAACAAGCCAATTACAAGAAGCTTGGGACTCTAAAGTTAAGCAACTACATGAAGAAGTGGAATCAAATCTACGTGAAGAATTTAGTCAGAGATACGAATCTGACAAAGGTCTAATCGTTGAAGCCGCTGACAAAATGATTACAGAAGCAATTCGCAGAGAAATCGCCGAATTTGCCACTGATAAGCGTGAAGTTGTTGAAGCAAAAGTTGCATATAAAAAACAAATTCGTGAACATGCTCAAATGTTAAACAAGTTTGTTATGGAACAGATGGCTAAAGAGATCAAAGAACTCAGAGAAGATCGTAACACACAAAAAGTAAACTTCGGGAAACTAGAAGAATTTGCTTTACGTAAGTTAAGTTCAGAGCTAAAAGAACTAAAAGAAGATGAAGACAAACTAGTACAAGCTAGAGTCCACTTAGTAACAGAAGGTAAAAAAGTTATCGCTGAAGCTAAAGCTAAATTCATCAAAGAAGCAGCTACAAGAGCTGAGAAATTACTAACTGAAAGCCTGCGTAGCGAGATTACTCAATTACGTGAAGACATTCAAATTAGTCGTGAAAACACTTTCGGTCGTAAGATCATGGAAGCGTTTGCAGGTGAGTTCATGGCCAGTGGCTTTGCCGATGGCACGCAGGTTAAGAAGTTAGGCGATCAAATCGCTACTTTGACTGCACGTTTAGATGAAACAGCTAAAACTGTTACAGCTAAGGACACTGAATTAGCTAACGCACAAAAGAAAATTCGCATTGCAGAAGACGCGGTAAAACGCCAATCTATTATGCAAGAATTGGTAGCACCACTTGGTAAAGAAAAACGTGGCATTATGGAAGATTTGCTAAAAACAACATCTACAGAATCTTTACGTGAGTCATATAACAAGTATCTACCAGCCGTTCTTAACGAAACAGCTTCTGCTACAAAAGCAAAAACTGTAATTAGTGAGAGCGCCACATCGCAGACGACTGTGATGACTGGCAACAAAACTTCTAGTGAAGGATCTGCAGGCGCAGATATTATATCACTACGTAAGCTCGCCGGAATTGGAAAAATTTAAGGAGACTATCATGTCTGAAAAACTTTTCGAAGCCCAGAACTGGACTGCAACAAAAGACGTTCTACTAGAAGGCTTAAATGGCAATAAAAAAGCCGTTATGGAAACTGTGTTAGAAAACACAAAGAAAAATATCATGGAATCTGCTAGCGCAGGTGCCACACAAGCTGGTAACGTAGCCGTGTTAAACAAGGTAATTTTGCCTGTTATCCGTCGTGTTATGCCAACAGTTATCGCTAACGAAATCGTTGGTGTTCAGCCAATGACTGGCCCAGTTGGTCAAATCCACACATTGCGTGTACGTTATGCTCAAACAGCTAATGGCGCAACTGCTGGTTCTGAAGCACTAAGCCCGTTTGATATTGCTACAGCATACTCTGGTGCTAGCAATGGTAAAGGTGAATCTACAAGTACTTTAGAAGGTACACCAGGTAACAAGTTAAGCATTCAAGTATTGAAGCAAACTGTTGAAGCTAAAACACGTAAGATGTCCGCTCGTTGGACATTCGAAGCCGCGCAAGATGCACAAGCAATGCACGGTTTGGATGTTGAAGCAGAGATCATGGCTGCTTTGGCACAAGAAATCACTGCTGAAATTGACCAAGAATTGTTAGCAAGTCTAGCAACATTGGCTGGCGCGGCTACACACACGTTCGATCAGGGTTCTGGTTCATTCACAGGTACTGCAACTTACGTTGGTGACCAACACGCTGTTTTGGCTATCCAAATCAACGACGTTGCTAACCGTATTGCTCAACGCACACGTCGTGGTGCTGGTAACTTCGTAGTTGTTAGCCCAACAGCTTTAACAATTCTACAAAGTGCTACTACTAGTGCATTTGCTCGTACAACTGAAGGTACTTTTGAAGCTCCAACAAATACAAAGTTTGCTGGTACATTGAACAGTTCTGTTAAAGTTTATGTAAACAGCTATGCGGCAGCTAACGCTCCGATCCTAGTTGGTTACAAAGGCCCTAACGAAATGGACGCGGCTGCATTCTATTGCCCATACATTCCGTTGATGAGTTCTGGTGTTGTTCTTGACCCAGCAACAATGGAACCAGTAGTTTCTTTCATGACACGTTATGGTTATGTAGAATTAACAAACACAGCATCATCTCTTGGTAATGCTGCCGACTACTTAGGTAAAATTGACATCGGCACAGTTAAATACATGTAATCCGTTACATAGTATTTTTACTATTAAAAAGGACTCTTCGGAGTCCTTTTTTAATGTGTGATTAAAATAAATACTATTATGCTAAAAACAGTAAGTGAAGAAGTTAAATTGTTTCGATTAGATATTTGTAAGAGTTGTGACAATTTCAACAAAACAATTAAGATTTGCAAACACTGCGGATGTTATATGCCAGCTAAATCAATGTTTGCGTCTGCTAACTGTCCTGAAGATAAATGGACAACCAGTCGGCCCAGTGAAAATCTAATAAATAAGATAGAAGAAATGATTCTCGAAAGCTGGAATAAACAATGACCGACATATACACAAAATTGCATGGTACAACCACTGATAGATTTAAAATAGGCTTAAAGAACCAACGTGTAACTTTGTCCGGAGTCACAAGTAATACAGCAACCGCAGAATTATTAGACAGGGATAGTTTAAAATACACAGTTGAATCCACAGTATTTTTTACAGCTTATATTATAGGACAAGGCGTAAACGTAGCCGCTTATGAAATAAAAGGTTGTTATCTTCAAGGTACAGCAACTATATCGGGCTATGTTACAAATACATATGTAGACACAGCAGATTTTATAGAACCAACAATAAATTTCAACTCATTGGGTGAAATGACAGTAACCTGTACCGGTGCAGACACTGATAATATTAACTGGACAGCAGTTATTGATTTTGTTTCAATATAAGAGAGTAACATGGCAATTAAAATAAATCACTCAAAAGAAACATTTACACCTGAAAGTGGTGTACTAGCAATTGATAGTACAGGAGCGATAAAAATACCAGTGGGTTCATCTATCAATCGTCCAACAATTGGCGTACAAGGATATGTCAGATTTGCAGAAACTGAACCAGAGTATCATGACGGCACAGAATGGAAATCTTTTGCCAGTACAAATTATGTACAATCTCAACTTAATCTCAGTGGACAAACAGTGGCACAAGCAATCGCTAACTTGTCATTGGATAGTTTAACTGACGTTACAGTAAGTTTTCCATCAGAAGGTCAAGTATTAGCATATGATGCAATGCTGGGCCAGTTTAGAAGTCAAAACAATGTATTAACACCTATAACAAGAACATTTACTGCTGATGGCGCCACACTGGAATTTGATATTATTAATTCGGTTAGTTCAGTTAACAATTTAGTTGTAACAGTCAACGGTGTAACGCAGGAACCTTTTTACAGCTATACTATTATCAATGGTAATATTGTTGCCTTTGATGAAGCTCCTGAAGACGGTGATAGAATACAAGTAAGAATATTAAGAAGTAATACGACAACTGATAGACCGCGTCCGAAGATTCTTGATGTCATTTATGGCACTCTTAGCAACTATCACGTAATTACACTAGTTGCCACAGATATCACGTACGGCACTGGTGTTAGAATTGGAGAAGTACCAGTGACAAGAATTGACTATATCAGTCAAAATACCATTCAACTCATGGTTGAAAACTCGATTTCGATAAATACATTACAGGGCAAGGACCTTACGCTAGTTGATACTAGTGGAAATGAATTCAGATTTCCTAATCTAATTAACTACGGTACTAATGTACCATATTGGACAAATTCCAATTCCTACATAGGAACTTTCTCAGGCGGTAATGCCATTAACTACACATTGGGTGTAAGCAATGCTACAAATGTAACATTGACCGCTGCAAATGCCAGCGAACAATCCTTACCATGGCTCATGGTAACTGGAACAAATCTAACAGGTACTGCTCCTAATAACAGTAGTCCCAGCAGATATGAAATCACAGTAACGGCTAGCAACGGAAGCGTTAATATAACGAAAAACTTTTGGTTGCTGGTAATTTAAAATTTATTCTCAAGTTGGCGGCATACCAAACTTAAAAATGCTAATAAAGTTTCGATAGAAACTGGTATAGAGGATAATATCATGCCGATGATTAAAATAAGATCAAGTTCTATTATTGGAAGTGTGGACCTCGAAGGAGTTCCAACTGCGCCAACTGCACCGGCTGATACACAAGATTCACAGATCGCATCAACTCAATTCGTTGAGCAAGCTATCAGTGAATTAGTTGATTCAGCACCCTCGATATTAAACACATTAGCTGAATTGGCAGCGTCGATGAGTAACGACAGTAAACAAACTTAAAAATAAGTTTCAATAGAAACTTAATAAAAAAGGAATTAATAATATGCCTATTATTAAAGCAAGGTCGAGCAGTATTATAAGCTCGGTCGACTTACGTGGTCAACCAACAGCCGCTACAGCCGCTGCCGGTACAAGTACTACACAAATTGCGTCTACCGGTTTCGTTCGTCAAGCCGTAGCAGACTTAATCGCTTCAGCACCAAACGTACTAGATACATTAAATGAACTAGCTGCCGCACTTGGTAATGATGCAAATTTTTCAACAACAATTACAACTGCATTAGCAGGTAAAGTTGCATTAGCTGGCAGCACAATGACAGGTCTATTGACATTGTCAGGTGCTCCACAAGATGACTTACATGCCGCTACTAAATTGTATGTAGATCAAGCTATCAATTCTCAAATGATTTATAGCACAGACGACGTTGATGAAGGTACAACAAACGTGTACTTCACAGAAGAACGTGCTCGTGCTTCTGTTTCATTGACAAGTGATAACCCTACAGTTATTACTTATAATCAAGCAACTGGTGCATTCACTTATGTACACCCAAACAGTGACGGTATCTTGGAAGGTACAACTAACAAGTATTACACAACAGTACGTGTACGTAATGACATTGGTTTGACCAGCGACGACAACCAAATTTTAAGCTATGGTTCAAGTACAGGTACATTTACTTTTACAACACCTGATACTGATAAAATCGTTGAAGGTGCAATTAACCAATATTTCACTACAGTTCGTGCTCGTAATAGCATCAGCAACGGTGCTAACATCGACTATGATGCAGCCACTGGTATTATTAGTACACAGGCCGCTGTTTGGAGTGTTAACACACAAACTGGTGATGTCGTATTAGATACAGACAACGTTGATGAAGGTGCAACAAACTTGTACTTCAGTAATGTTCGTGCAGCCGGAGCAATCACGTTAACAACCAACGATTCCAGCATCTTGTCATATGCAAGTGGTGCGTTTACATTTGCCAAACCTGACACTGATAAAGTTGCTGAAGGTGCAACTAATCAATACTTTACAACACTTCGTGCTCGTGAAAGCATTTCTGCAACTGGATGGAATATTTTAAGTTATAATGACCAGACTGGTGTTATAAACATTACTGCTCCGACTACAACTAATGTCACAGAAGGCGACAACTTATACTTCACAGATCTTCGTGCTCGTAACGCAGTTAGTGCAACTAAAGTAAGTGGTGATGGTGCATTCAGCTACGACAGCGCAACTGGTGTATTCAGCTATACTGGTCCAGATGATGCTGACTATCGTCAAGCAGTTAGTGCCAACGCCGCCAGCGGTGATGGTGATCTGCAATATAGTAGTTCGACAGGTGTGTTTACATATGACGGTCCGACAAACTCTGACTATCGTGGTGCAGTAAGTGCAGTTCGTGCCAGCGGTGATGGTAACCTTGCTTATGACAGCGCAACTGGTGTATTCACATATACAGGCCCAAGTGACAGCGAAGTTCGCGCTCACTTCATGGCTTACAACAATGGTGGATATGGTAGCATAGGCTATGACTCTGCAACTGGTATCATTTCATATAATGGAGTTACTTCTGCAAATATTCGTGGTGAAATCACTGCAACAACAAGCGGCTCCGGCCACGGTGGTCTAACATATGACAGCGCAACTGGCGTAGTTACATACGCTAAAGTAACAAGTGCAAACGTTCGTGGCGAAGTAAGTGCTTTTACAGCTAGCGGTATTGAATATACAACTGCTACTGGTACATTCAGCTTAAATCAAATTCCTAATACAAGTTTGACAAACAGCGATGTAACAATCAACGGTTATGCTATTGCTTTAGGTACTAGCAAAACATTGAACGCTGATGATATTGCTGAAGCAGTTGGTGGTACTAACAAGTATTTCACAGAAGCACGTTTCGATACATCTTTGGCTGGTAAAACAACTGATGATGTTGCTGAAGGTGACAACCTATATTACACACAAGGTCGTTTTGACACAGCATTTGCTGCCAAGTCAACAACTGACTTAGCCGAAGGTACAAACGAGTACTTTACAACAACTCGCGCTCGTAACAGCGTAAGTGGCGGTACAGGTGTAACATACACTGCTGGTACAGGTGTTATTGAAATTGGTCAGCCAGTTGCTACAACTGACAACGTTACTTTCGGTGACGTAACAGTTAGTGGTGACTTAACAGTTAATGGTACAATGACTGCTGTAAATTCTACAACAGTTACTATTGCTGATAAGAACTTGACATTGGCAAGCGGTTCTGCAAATGCTGCTGAAGCCAACGGCGCTGGTATTACCATTGAAGGTCCTACAGTTCCTGCAACATTCATATACACAAGTGCAGATGACAGCTGGAACGTAAACAAAAATGTTAACGTGACAAGCGTAGTTGTTAGTTCAACTGTTACAGCCACACAAGGCTTTATTGGTGATTTGACCGGTGATGTAACCGGCGACGTTGATGCAGCCAATGTTAGTGTAAGTTCATTAACTAATGGTCGTGTAGTGCTTGCTGGTGTTGCCGGAGACTTAGTTGATGACGATGCATTGACATTCAATTCAACTACTAATATTTTATCAGCAGTAGGCGTACAAGCGCAAACAGTTGGTGTAAGTACTATCACATCTGGTAGCATTGTATTTGCAGACGGTTCTTCTGGCGAATTGATTGGAAATGCAAACTTATCGTTCAACAAAACTTCTGGACAATTGAATGCAACAACATTTGCAGGTAACTTACAAGGTGACGTAACTGGTAACGTAACTGGTAACGTACTAGGTAATGTAACAGGTACAGTTAGCGATATCAGCAACCATACAACTGACACATTGACAGAAGGTGTAACAAACTTATACGCTACTGCTACTCGTGTACGTCAAGCATTAAGTGGTGGCAACAGTGGCACTGGTTATGGTAGCCTAAGCTACAACAGCACAACTGGCGCATTCACATTTGCTAAAGTAACATCTGCAGACGTTCGTGGCGAAGTAAGTGCAGTTAAAGACAGCGGCGATGGTAACTTCAGTTACGACAGCACAACTGGTGCATTTACATACACTGGTCCAACTGACGCTGATTACCGCGATGCAGTTAGTGCAAATAAAGTAAGCGGCGACGGTAACTTCAGCTATGACAGTGCAACTGGCGTGTTCAGTTATACTGGTCCTAGTCCTACAGATGCTCGCGCTCACTTCAGTGCAGTTGATGCTGGTGGTGATGGTAGTTTCGGCTACGATCAAGCTACAGGCGTATTCACATACACTGGTCCAAGTGCTGCCGAAGTTCGTGCTCACATCAATGCAGTAACAGCAGAAGGTGCTACATATGATAGTGCAACTGGTGCTATTGGTTTAGCTAACGTTCCAAACGCAAGTTTGGCAAACAGCAGTATCACAATCAACGGTGCTACTATTGCCTTGGGCGGTAGTGATACATTAGATAGTGATGACATCGGCGAAGGTGCTGTAAACCAGTACTTCTTAAACAGCCGTGCTCGTAATGCTATTAGTTTGACAACTGGTGACAGTAGTGTATTAGCCTACGATCAAGCTACAGGTGTATTCACATTCAGCTTGACTGGTATTAACAGTGATGAAGTTCAAGAAGGCAGTGTAAACTTATATTTTACAACACTTCGTGCCCGTAATAGTATCAGCAACGGTAGTAATATCAATTATGATCCAGCAACTGGTGTTGTCAGTACATTGGCAGCAGTTCATAGTGTTAACGCACAAACCGGTGTTGTTGTATTAGATACAGATAACATTGATGAAGGTGCAACAAACTTGTACTTCAGTAATGTTCGTGCAGCCGGCGCAATTACTTTGGTAACTGATGACGCCGACATCTTGAGCTATGCTACAGGTACAGGTACATTTACTTTTGTAACACCTGACACTGATTCTATTGACGAAGGTGCAGTAAATCAGTACTACACAGTTGAACGTGGCGAAGCAGTAATTGCGGCTGCTAGCGTATTTGACTTAGCCGACGTTGCCAGTGATGGCGTAGTAAATGACGGTTATTCTTTGGTTTGGAACTCTGCATTGCAGACTTTCATTGCACAGAACATTGCAGTTACAGTAAACACACTAAACTTCACTGGTGATGGTACGACAACAAGTTTCAATACTGAACTTGAAATCAACACTATCAATGACGTTCAAGTGTATATCAACGGTTTGGTACAAGCACCAACATACTCTTTCACAATTAACACAGTTAATGATGAAACAAGTATCGTGTTTGATGCCGCTCCGGAAGCTGACGATTACATCATGGTTCGCGCAACACCAACTGCACAGTTAAGTGCTGGTGGTATTTTGAACGAAAACAGTACAATCGACGGTGGTACATATTAATATCTAACGGTATTAGTAAACTAGGAAAAGGTGCTTTCGGGCACCTTTTCTCTTTTGTAAATCTACATAAATAAACTATAAAATATCGTTTTACAACGACAGGAATATTCTCAATGCCAATTTTTCGAGGTAAACAATTCGTCAGCGCAGAATCCGATTATAAGGACAGCGCAAGGGTTGTTCAACGAACAAATATTAATCTCAACACTTTAATTTATACCATTGATAATGTCAATCTGGCGCATAAAAATAGAGTGTTATTGGTGGGTCAGACTACTGCTAGTCAAAACGGAATTTATATGTGGAATTCATTGTCTTCTAAATTAGTAAGATCCGATGATGCCGACAGTAACAATGAAGTTTCAGCAGGACTTAAAGTCTATGTTGAAGAAGGCGATGTAAACGCCAAAACAACTTGGGTATTGATTACTCCTGGTATAATTACTTTGGGTACCACTGCACTTACATTTGTTAGAGAAAATAGACTAGGGGCTTTAGAAACAGCAGGAACTTATGGTTCTGGATCAAAAAGTGTGGTTTTAACCATAGACGAATACGGAATGATAACTCAAGTCACTGAAGTTGACATCAATTTGGATGCCGGCGAATATTAAATCTGCGCTATTTATAACATAATTCAAAGTAATACTCAAGTTTTAGATAAATAATCTAGAACGGTAAGATCGAATATTTTATCGTCCCTTAAGGGAGTATATACTCAATGGCAAATCAAATTATTTTAAAGCGTAGTTCTACGCCGGGCAAAGTTCCAACGACAGCCCAGCTAGCACTAGGTGAAATCGGCATTAACACATATGACGGTTTAATTTATATCAAAAAAAATGACGGCTCTGACAGCGTTGTTCAAATCGGCGGTGTTACAAGCGTTAACACTAAAACAGGCGCCGCAGTTTTAAGCACTACAGATATTGCAGAAGGAACTGCACAATATTTTACAAATGCTCGCGCACGTGGTGCAATCAGTGCAGGAACTGGTATTTCTTATAGCAGTAGCACAGGTGCAATCAGCACAGCACAAAACTTATCTACAGCAGGCACTCCTGAATTTGCAGGTATGACATTAACTGCTGGCATTTCTAGTATTGCTGGTAGTATTGTTCCAAGTGCAGACGTTACATATGACTTGGGTAGTCCAAGCAAGCAGTGGAAAGATATCTACGTTGGTCCAGGTTCTTTGTATGTTAACGGACAAAAAGTTCTTCAAGACGATTCAGGTACAATTACATTCTCAGCTGACCTAGACGAAAACATTCGTATCAAGACTCTTGGTACAGGTATCTTACAGTTGGGTTCTAGTACATCTACTATCCAAGTTGACAGCACATTGCAAATTTCTGCTGGTAAGAACATCACTGACAGCGCAGGTATCAAGGTTAACTTTGGTGACACTATTGAAATGAACGGTAACAAAGTTATCGGTCTTGGTGCTCCAAGTAGTGCTAATGATGCAGCCACAAAGACTTATGTTGACACAGCTATTGGTAACATCAGCACAAGTACTCTTACTCAAGGTAACAGTAATATTGCAGTAGTTGACAGTGGTACTGGCACAGTTACAGTTACAGTTGACGGTACAACTGCATTGACAGTTGATGCAACTGGTGTTGTAGTTGCTGGTAACTTCACAGTTAGCGGCACAACAACAAGTGTTAACTCAAACACAATTAACTTGGCCGACAACATCATTACTTTAAACAGTGATGCCACTGGCGCACCAACACAAAATGCTGGACTTGAAGTTGAACGTGGTGATGATGCTAATACACAAGTTCGTTGGAACGAAGGCACTGACAAGTGGACATTCACTAACGATGGCGCTGTTTACTACCCAATAGCAGTTAGCACAACAGACTTGGCTGAAGGTACAAATCAATACTTTACAGATGCTCGCGCACGTAGTGCATTAAGCATTACAAATAGCACTGGTATCAGCTACAACAGTGGAACTGGTGTATTTGCTTTAGGTTCTATTCCAAATACTTCTTTATCAAACAACAGCATCACTATCAACGGCACAAGCGTGGCATTAGGTGGTACACGTACTTTGGACACCGATGCAGTCAGCGAAGGCGTTACAAACAAGTATTTCAGCAACACATTGGCACGTGGTGCAATAAGTGGCAGCACTGGTATTAGTTATAACAGTTCAACTGGTGCAATTAGTTCTACTATCACTCAGTACACAGATGCATTGGCACGTGGTGCAATAAGTGGCAGCACTGGTATTAGTTATAACAGTTCAACTGGTGCAATTAGTTCTACTATCACTCAGTACACAGATGCATTGGCACGTGGTGCAATAAGTGGCAGCACTGG